CCTTTTGATGGAAACATTGGTTATAATTTAAGCAGAATTGCTAACGGTGGTAAAAAGCAACATACAATAGAAGATATAATTAATGGTAAATCTTCTTTTAATATTTAGCAATTTAATTAGGCTATTGATATGTTATGTAACACAACAGATAGTTTTGGAAAGATAAGTGAAAAAACAGGTATTAAGAAAAGTACTATAAAGCGGTTTTATTATAAAGTTATTATGCCTGATTTAATGAAAAGTTTTACTTTTCTTCCAAGAACTAAGAATAAGAAATTAGAAAAAATAGCTTCAAATCCAGATGCACTTAAAGAATTTAAGGAATTAATAATCACAAAAAGTCGGCAAAAAGAGCTAAGGCGAAAATATGATTGTGATATTAGTACATTAAGAAATTGGTGCAAAAAGCTTAATATAAATACTGAAGTAGAGCTAGAAAGTAGATATATAAAACAAGAAGAAGTTTGTTAGTACACTTTATTGGGAGAGATAATTAAAACTTTTCCAGATGTTTATTGTGCAGCAATAGAATTAAATATTAATGCTGAAGCAATCAAAGGAGCTTGTAAAGGCGTTCAAAAAACAGCCGAGGGCTATTATTGGTCTTATGGAAGGAAAAATTTTCCTAAACCAACATATTTAGATTTATGTTTGGGATAGTATTTCGATTTAGACAAAAGATTAAGTCCGATAGTAATGTATGATGTAAATCATATTCCTGTAGCTTTTTATTCAAAAATTAAAGATATAGAGAAAGATGGTTTTCTTGAAGGAGAAATTTACAAGAATTGTGCTGGACAAATTGAATGTTACAAAGGTTATTATTTTCGTTATGCTAAAGATGTTCCAGAAAAAGATTTAAAATATTTGTATAAAAAGCTTTACAAAGCTTTTTAAATAAACCTATTGACACAAGAGGTCAGGGTTGCCAGAGAAGTTGTATATTGGGCTACCATCCAGTGATGCAATGGAGGCTTATTAGGGTTGTCAGGTTTCCACAGGGTAGCAGTTAAAACTGTCCGACCAACATACTTTCATGCGTGGTTTCAAACGGAAGAGAAAGGCGTTTTAAGGTGTCGGCATAAACCTTATCACCTTATATACCATGTTGTATATTTAGGCCAGCTACGAGGCATAGTCTTGCAGCTTTTTAATGTGGTGTCTATGAGCACAGGATGAGGACTTAAAGAAGACCAAATTTACGGGTTCGTAAAGCGAGTCTGAGCCACATATCTCATGTACCATGTGTACAAGGAGTTCCTTAAGACGTTAGAGACTGGCTTTAGCGTTTTTATGTAATGAAAAGGAACAGGACAGGGATAGCTACCTTTTGTTAAAATCCTGTTATTTAGCAATTACTGTTCCTTTGAATGTATTTTTTAATAAATTAAAAGGATTAAAAGGTATTAAAATGGATAAAATTAAGAATGATACTTTAGATGATTTGTTTTGTTTAGAGGAACTTGGTCCAGAAGCTAATTTACAACTTCCAGACCCTATTTTAGTTTAGAAATATAGGTCACTTAAAAATAGGGAACTGTGGATAACCAAGGATATTGATGAAACTTTGTTTCAAGAAATGTAGCAAATTATTCGCTGGAACAAAGAAGATGCTGATAAAGATATTCCTATTGAGAACCGTAAAAAGATTTTTATTTACGTCCATTCTTATGGTGGAGATTTGTATTCAGCGATGGGCTTTTTGTCTGTTATGAAGCTTTCTAAGACGCCTATCGTCACCGTTAATCTTGCTTGTGCTATGAGTTGCGGTGCTATGATTCTTATTAATGGTCATAAAGGTCATAGATATTGTTTAAAGAACTCTACGGCACTCCTGCATTCTGGTAGTGCTATGCAACGGGGTGATTTTAACGCCGTTCAACAGCAAAATCAACAATATAAAAATTTGATTTCCAGAGTTCATAATAATATTATAGAAAACACCACTATTTCCAAGGCTACCTTAACCAAGAAATTAAAGACGGATTGGTATTTGGATGACGCTCAACAGTTGCAGTATTCTTTAGTTGACCATATTGTTGATGACATTTCACAGATTCTTAATTAAGGAGATTTAAAATGGCTTTAGTTACAGATAAAGTACCCGAAGGTTATCTTCGTGAAATGCGTCAATTAATGATGGATATTTCAGATGGTGACGCAACTTGGAGTAATGCAAACGATATTCGTAAAAAGTATGGTTTACCTTCTCTGACTATTGATACAATTCGTAGAGGTGCGCTGCTTTATTCTGAATTTAATGCTTCAGGATGGGTTAACGAACCTGTTAATAAAAACATTCCTACCAAGAATACTACTACTTTAGATAGTAATGGTGTGAGAACAAGTGAAAAATTCGTAGCTTTGTCAGAAGATGAGCTTACGGATAAAACAGCTCTTTTAAAAGCACACGGGTATAATCCAGTTCAGTTTGAATTGCTTAATGCTAAAAATAGTATTTGGCAACAGGGGGACGGAAAGGGTGGTTTGAAGAATCTTTATTCTTCTCGTATTACTGTAAAGCCTACTGATTGTGGCTTAGATTTAGAAGAGCTTAGAAAATATTTTGAAGGTTTCAAGTCTCCTCGTAAGACAGAACATATTAGAGGAGATATTAGTAATAAACCAAATGTGGTTTTCTTTAGTCATCTTGATGTACATTTTGGTAGAATTTCTCAGCCCTATGAAACAGGGGTCGAGTATAATATGGAAATTGCAAGACAGAATATGCTTTCTACCACTAAGAAGATGATTGATTCTGTACATTGGAATAATGTGGGAAAGATTATTTATATGGTTGGTAACGATTATCTTAACAGTAGTTTTACTGGTTACACAACAAGTCAATCTCACATGCAGGATAACGAAGGAACTTTTAATACTATCTTCAAAAAAGGCACAGAAGCTTTGATTGAAGTTATAGATATGCTTAGTAGAGTGGCGCAAGTAGAAGTTGTATTTGTTTCTCGGAATCACTCTCGATTTGAAGAATTTGCATTAATGCAAATAATTGAAGCGTATTATAAAAATGTAGAAGAAGTTAAAGTTGATGCAAGTCCTTTCCCAAGGAAATATATTAGAGTTGGCAAGACTCTTCTTGGTTTGACTCATGGTAGTGATGAAAAAGACCGTATTAATGGTTTGATGCAGACCGAAGCCAAAGAAGATTGGGGGAAGACATCTTATCATTATTGGTTGTGTGGTCATTTACATCACAATGATTGGGCTTTGAGAGAAAATTATGGCGTTTCTATTTTCATTCTTTCCGCCATGACAAAGATGGATAATTGGACTACAAAGAGTGGATATACTATGGCTGATGCTGGATGCATTGCTTTTGTTTTTGATTATGATAAAGGACTTAGTGATATTAAGTTCTATTATGTTTAACTAAAAATAAGAGAGAATTTATGGGTAAGAAAAATAAAAATTAGGCTTTTGATTAGTACAGAGATGATGAATCTGAAGAGAGAAAGCCGGTTAAGAAAAAATAGATAGTGAAGAAGAAAAAAGAAGAAGAGATTTTTGAATTCGAAGAGGATTACGAAAAGACTCGAAACAGAAATAGATATGAAAACCGTAAAAAGAAAAAGAAGCATTATGAAGATAATGACTACTATGACGGTTGGAATTAATTGCCCTTACTTAAAGTTTGTGGCTTAAAAAAGTTTTGAATGATTGAACTGGATAATCAACGTTTATGGGAAAGGAGATAGCTTAACTGAGTAAGGTTGGGCTATCTCTTTTTTTCCCATTCCAAAAAGGTTAAAAGAGGTGAAAGATGAATAAAGGAAAAGCTTTTGAAAAGGATTTTCAAGAAGCAGCTAAGAATGATGAACTGTTTGTGTTAAGGTTACATGATACTTCTTTATCTTGGCAGCATGAAAAAACTTCAAGGTTTCAACCTGAGAACCCCTGTGATTTTTTGGTATATGAACTTCCCAATTTATTTGCTATTGAGTGCAAAAGCACTTGTTATAAATCTTTAACTATACAGAGAGATATAAAAGATAAAACTTCCAAGATGATTAAAGCTCATTAGATTAATAGTTTAGTGAAATTTGCTCAATAGGAAGGGGTATTTGCTGGTTTTTTATTTAATTTTAGAGATGATGAAGACATTTCAAATAATGTAACTTACTGGTTATCTATATAGAATTTTAGCAAATTTTTATGTGAAAATGATAAACAATCCATTAATAAATTAGATTGTATTCAACATGGAGCAATTATAATTGAACAAAAAATAAAGAGGACTCATTATACTTATAATATAAAGAAAATGCTTGAAGATATTAGAAAGGAGGAAATTGAATAATGGCTCGTCAACAACCTTATAATAAAATTTTTGACGAAGAAGAATATAAAAAAGTAAACCGAGAAAATAAAGATTTACTTGATGATTTTATAATTGAATGTAAAGCGACGAAAAAGAAACCATCAACTATTGCATAGTATTATAATGATGGTAGAATTGTATTACTTTATATTAAGCAGAAGCTTGATAATAGAAGTATTTTAGAATTAAGTAAGAGAGATTTTCGTAATTTTACACTTTATTATTCTGAAGAATTGGGAGTAAGTGCGGCACGTATTAATCGTCTTATGTCAATGGTTAGAACAATGCTTGAATATGCTTCCAATGAGCAGGATTATAATTATTTAATTAATAATGCTTCAAAAGTTAAAGGATTGCCAAAGGAAGCTGTTCGTGAAATTGAATTTCTTTCTAACGATACAATTATGAAGCTTTATAATTATTTTATGGAAAATGAAAAATATAAAGACGCTACTTTATTAGCTTTGGCTTATGAAAGTTCAGCAAGAAAAAATGAATTGTCTTAGGTTCTTAAAGATAGTGTTAGAGATGATAGAAATTGTTCAAATATTGTAACAGGGAAAAGACGGAAGCAATTTCCTTTAATTTATTTTGATTACACTAAAAAAGCAGCAAAGAAATATTTAGAACAAAGAGGCGAGGATGACATTCCAGAGTTGTTTGTAAATGCAGAGGGAAAAGCTGCATCACCACGGAATTTGTATGAATGGGTGGTTGGTTGGAGAAAGATAGTTGAGCAAATGACTGGAGAAGAGCAATCTTTTAATGTTCACTCGTTACGTCATAGCGCACTAGAGAATTATTCTAATGGTACGCATCAACATTTGATTGATAATAATATGCCATCTATTCCAATCGAAAAACTCAGGCTTATCGCAAGACACGATAATATCAGTACTACATAGGGATATCTTGCCCCGAAGGATGATAAAGAGCTTGAAGATTTATTTGGTATTAGTATTGATAATTAAAAGGATTAAAAGGAGAGAATAAAAATGGCAGATGAAAACAAACTTTTATCTGATGAAAAACAGGTCGATTTGACCCAAAATGAACAGAAAGATGAGGAAAAAGTTGAGAAAATTACTCTGGAAGAGCTGATTTACAATGCTTCTAAAATTATTTCTGGTAAAATTAAACAAGAAGATTTGAATGCTTTTGGAAATAAATTAACAGTTCGTACTTATCTTCCAATCCTTGATAAGATGAGAGCAATGATGACTCTTATTTTTGATATGAATAATCAAGATGTTGAAATGGAAGAAATTAGAGTTGTTTCTTTAAGAAAAAATATGTTCTTTAATGTTCTTCTTGCGGAGTATGCAATGATTGATGTTTCTAACAAAGATTTGCAAACTTATCAAACTTATGATTTACTTTATCCAATTTTTGCTCCTTTTATTTTGCAATATTGCGAAAAAGATTATAATGAGATGAAAGAAATGATTCAAGAATCTTTAAATATTTATGCAATGAAAGATTTGGATAGCTTGTTGAGTAATATTAATTATCAGGCGCTTGCTGAATCCGCGAAGAAGAATGAAGAACTTTTAAATAAAATGGCGAACGATAAAGAAGCTCTTAAGGAAATTAGAGAGCTTTACGAAGCATTGAGTAAATCTCAAAATGCAGATAAAGCTACAGAAGCTATTAAGAAATTAACTCAATTACAAGCTATTAGAACTGGTAAAGAGAAGAAAGAAAATAAAAAGGATTAAACCACATTAAATTGTGGTTCTCTAGCTAGAGATACATATTATATATCTAAAAGAGGGAAGTAAAATGCTTCCCTCTTTAATAGTTTAAAGAAAGGAAAAGAATATGAGTGATTTATCAAATACAGTTTCAAAAGCATTTGAAGATGCTTGTAAAGAAATTGTAAAAAAAATAGAAAAACAAATGCCTCAAAGAATGGCAACCATCAAGAACGAAGTTTCTTTTGAATATATGTCTTTAGTCAAAAATGTTTTTGAAAGTGTTTTTGATAATTATTACGGGGACAATTATGATAAAGATAGTTTAATGGATTCTTTATTTTTTGTTCCGAGTACAAAAAATTTGTGGCCTGATTTGACTTATAATAAAAATAAATTAAAATTTTTAAAGCCGATAGAAAAAGAAAAGAAAGCATTTAATAAAAATGCAGTAAGAGAATCTACAATAAAACAATTTAGCGATACAGATTTAGTTTTTGATATGGCTACAACTTTATTTAATGAGGCAGAATTCGAAGAGGATTTTGCGGGTTTTGATTCACTATCTTAGTGGGAAGAAGTACAAGAATTAACATTTGATTTTTGGAATATGACAAGAGCAAATAATAATAGAAACAATTTAAGTCTTTCTCCTATTGAAGAGACTTATAAAATAGCTTATACACGAAGTCAACGAGAATTTGAAAAGCGTTTTAATAAATAGATTAAACCGAAAATGCTACAAAAATATGGCATTAAATTAGGATAAGGAGGAGATTGAAAATGGCTCAAAATCAATACGAAGTAGAAATAAAGCTTGGCTTGGACAAAAGTACTTAGCTTTTAGACCGAGAAATTGAGAAAATAGATAAAACACTTACTGATAAAATGAGTAAGTTGAACAAACAATTTGAAGAATCTATCAAAGGATAGAATTTAACTGCACAAGAAAGATTCGCAAGAAGGTCAGATTTCTTACAAAAAAATAATAGTTCTACTTAGTCTTTACAGTCACAAAAAGAGACTCTTCTTAGTAAAAAAGCCCAAATTTCTAAAATGTCTGGGGAAATTTCCAATATTGGAAGTGTAAATAGTCAATTTGACACTATTGGAAAATATTTAGCCGAAAGAGTTGATTTTATTAAACAATTAGATTCTTGGATTGGGCAATATACTAAACAAATCACAGAATTTAAGCCTGTTATTGTTGCTGCTGAGCAACAAAAAGCCTATCAACAAAAAATAAAGAAAGAAAGAGAAAAGGCAGCGAAAACAGGCAAAGTAGACTATAAAGCTGAAACCATGGCAAAAAGGAATTTAACCGAGGAATAGTATAATAAAGAAATTGATGCCATGAGTAAATATTATGAAGCTAACGCAAAAACTAATTAGGCGGAAGAAGATAAAATTACTCGACAGAAAGAGGCTCGTTTTGCTGAGGAAATGAAAAGGATTGTAACTTAGCAAAAGAAATCTAAAATGTCGGATACGGAGTTTGAGAAACGCCGTCCACAGATAGAAAAAGATGTCAGAGCATATGTAGATAAGACTCATGCTGGTGGCACAAGAACTTTAGCTGGTTCTGATAAATGGGGTCGAAAAATAGAAGTTAGAGGCTTCCAAGAAGGTTTTGTAAAAGATTCGAATGACCACTATGTTGATGCTAAAGGCCGTGTTGTAAAAGGTACTGACACTTCTGTTTTAAGAACTACTGCATTTGCTCCTTTTATTAATAAAGAAGGTGAGTATGTTTCCGCGACTAATTCTGAAGGGCGGCTTAAAAATTCTATTAGAGTTTATGACCCACGTTTAAGAAATATAGGAAATGTTGGACGGGTTGGAGATTTAAGAAATCAAACTTATACAGGAATAGAAAATGCATATAATTCGTTGTTGAATCAGCTTAAGATTTTAGAAAATGGTGGAAAACAAGGAACCGAGGAGTATCAAAAGATTTCTCAATTAGTTTCTTTGATTCCTGAAGTGATTAAAGATGCTTATGCCAATACTTCTTCCAAGGAAATTAAAGCTGCTTTTGAAGAAGCTTTAACAGGAATGAAGAGTGGTATCACTGCTCTTGAATCCGAAGAATCTTCAATTGGAGGAGCTTTATATAAAAATAGTGAACTTAGTGGTATTTTAAGAGAACAATTAAAATTAAAAGGTAAAGTATCTAAAATTCAACGGTGGGAAGTTGGGGAATTACCTGAAGCTCCTACACAAAACAAGACGGACAGAACAGATGAAAAGCAAATAAAGAGAGAGCAAATTAGTGACAAGTAGAAAGAAGTTATTGACCAAAAACATAAAGATGAACTTTGGCAATCAATAAAGAATGCTAAAGAAAGCACCTATAATGATAAGGGAGAGCTTTAGCAATTGGGCATAAAAGATTTCTTGGCTGGATTATCTGATAATAAACAACAACTACACGAAGCTGTCTTATTATTAATAGAACAAATAGTTCAAACTACTGGTGTTGATATTGATGCAAAACAGCAAATGAATGAGGTTATATCTCAGCAATCTATTAATGTTCCTATAAAATATAAAGGAGAAGAGCGGAGCAGTACGTTAGAAAGTGCAATCACTGGAACTTCAAGTGCTAAATATCAAGCTGTTTTAGAAGAACAAAGAAGTAAGATGGCTGGAGGGTTATCTGAAGGATTCCAACGTATTCAATCTGCATTAGCATTTCAACAAACTGGAACAGCAGGGGATGAAGCTGTCAAGCAAGCAGTTGAGAGAATAAATTGGCTCGCTGATATTGTAAGTGAAATAGGTGGCAATTCTGAGTTAGAAGAAGGACTTCGTAAAATAGCAGAAGGTAATCCTCGGTTTACAGGAATGGATGCAAACACTATTGCAAATTCTATTTCTAAAATTTATGCTTTTTCCGAGGGGATGGACGCATCTCTTTCTCATAATTTAAATAATTTGAACCAAGCAAGATAGGCACAAGGACTTAAACCTATCAAAGAAGAAAAATACAGAGAAAAATTCTTCAAAGAAAATCCTGAAATTGCCCAAAAATACGAAGAATCTAAAGCTGCAAAAGAGCGTTATGATTCAGTTGAATCTGATAAGGTAAGTGATAAATTACAAGCATTCTTTTCTGTGGTTGGTCAAACAGAAGAAGGGTTTAACAAATTTATTACAGTTCTTGCTAAAGCTTACGAGAATTTGAACGGAACTATTTCTAAAGTTGTAAAAACAGATGAGGGAGACCGTAGAGTTACTGCTCCCGCTAAAAATTGGGTAGAAGACACTGTGGAATATAGAGTAAGTTCTTCTGGCAATACCCTTAATCCAAACAAAGGAGTGAATGCTCCTTATTATCAAAGAGAGGGTATCAGAGGTTAGGATGTAAACTGGGAAGAAATTACAAGTAATCCTTCTCCTGCTTTAACTACCAATTTGTAGAACAAAGCTGGTTTAACTGGTAATATTTATGGTGGTAATAGTCCCCAAGAAAATGCTGAGATTGCAAAAAGTATTCTTGAACAGAAAAAGAAAGAGCTTGCAAGAGTACAAGCTTTAGTTGCTAATCCTAAGAGTGAAGCAAGCAAGAATAAAAATTTAAAACGTATTCAAGAAATTCAGGCCGAAATAGATTTTCATTATAAAAACTGGGATGAACTTGTTATGGCTCAAACTCCAGTTATTAGAAAAGGCAAAAAGAACACGGGAAAAGATGATTTTGATGCTCCTGTGGCAATACCAACGAACCCTGAAGCTGAAAGAATCAAGAATTTAAAAGAAAGTGTAAAACAATCTGGTTTTTCTCAAGGGTCTTCTTTTACTGCTAAAAATTCTGTTAGACGGACTTTTGGTGGAACAATTACTGGTATAAAAGGAGAAGGAGCTCGGCAAGTTATTGAAGCTCTTTTAGAAGACGGTAAAACTGTTAAATATACTTTTGATAGTTTATTAAAACAGCTTATTACTTATTCAGAACAAGCTGCAACAACAGTTGGGGATACTTCTGAACAAATTAAAACCAATGTAATTCAAGATTCTCAACAAATAGAACAAGCAATTGAATCTACTCCTACTATGGCAAATGAAACGTCTCAAACAGAAAAAGCTTTACACCAAGAAGAGGCGGCTATAACCGATGTTAATACTGCTTTAGATAAACATGAAACAGAAGTTTTATCTGCGGCAGATGCAGAACAACAAAAGATTTTAGTGTCTCAAGATTTAGTTAAATAGTTAGCTAAAGAAGAGGGCGCTTTAGATAAAGTAAGTGAAAGCGCTAAAGAAGCTGAAATTCAAAAAGGTGTTACATATACATATAAAGATTTGCAATCTTACGATGATGCAACACATACTTATACCGATACTAATGGTAATAAGTTAAGAAGTATTACTCAACTCGGTGGAGCTTTAAAAGGCTTTACTCCTTCTGCAACAGCTATTGCTGATGAAAAAGCTTTTATGGCTGCTGTTGCAAACACTCCTAAAGGAGAACAATTAACTGCTGAAAAGATTGGCATGACCGCGCAAGACTTCGCTAAGAAGAAAAATGCAATTATAAGCAGAGAAAAAGGCAATTTAGAGCACGAGGTTTTTGACCTTTTAAGTAAGACTGGATTTTCTGGAATTGAAGGTTTTGCTGGAAAAGATGTTGAGGTAAAATGGAACGGCGCTACAGAGGTAGTAGATGCTCAAGAACAATTTGCAAGGGTATTAAAAGAAAAAGCTGACCTTTTATCTAAGCTTGGTATTGACAATGCTGAACAACTTTTATTACAAGCTGTCGAGAGTTATACTAAAGCAATAAATAACGCTCATATTCAATTAACTCCTTTCTCTGAAACTCCTATGGCTGCGAGTTTTAGCGGCCCTAAAGGAACATTTGATTATTCCTTTACACCTGACTAGATTGCAAGGAGTTCGGATGGTTCTCCATAGAATTTTATTCTTGATACCAAAACTGGTAAGACTTATGGTACAGAAAGTTTTCAACTTGCTGGACAATTATATGGTGTTTTAGCTAATGCTCAAAATCCTGAATTCCAAAAATTATATCAAGAAAGTGGAATTGACACAGACAAAGATTTCTCACTTTTTATCGCTGATGTTAAAGATGGATTTACTCAATTAATTCAACATATGGCTTTAACTGAAGAGGAATTTTATGACCTTCTTGTTAGAGCAAATGATATTATAGATGGTAAGGCTGAACCTTTAACTAAAGATGAACAAGCAACTCTCATGAATAGAGAGATGACTACAGGTAGAATTTTTGGTAGGGCGGAACCTCATGTATTTGAAAAAGCTGCTAATAATAATTTTGTTTCTTATGCTCCTGATGAAAATGGTAGCATTGATAAAAGAGAGCAAGCTATTATTAATGCTTACGTTGGAGAATATCAAAAATTAATTACTTTACAAACTGAACTTAATAATTTACAAGAGCAAAAAAATACCTTAGCTTAGGATGGGGTAAATTTTACAGAAGACGAAAGTAATGCTTTAAACAAACAAATTGAAAAGCAAAAAGAAGCTATTTAGGCACAAATAGATTTGATGTCTGAAAGAGAGCTTACTCTTTCTAATGTAGATGATAATTCTGCCATAGGTAAAACCATTTTGTCTGCTAAAGGCAACGAAGATTTATAGGCAAAATTAAAGAGAATTGAAACAAAAGGCGAAGTTAAAGAAGCTAAAAATATTTCGAGTGTGACAACCGCTGTCAATACTTCTCAAACTAAAGATTTGAGTCAGATGTTAAAGCAATATACAGAATTGCTTGATTTGAGAAATAAATTAAAAGATTCTGATTTAAAAGCTGAAGGTTTAACAGGAGACAAACAAACAGCTCAACAAAAGTTAAGTCAAACTCTTCGTGAACAAATAGAAAATCTTGAACAAATTTTAACTATAAATGGGCAAATTGTTGATTCTAAAACTCTTGAAGAAGAAATTACTAAGGCTACTTATTTAACTGAGAGTGAAAGAAAAGAAAAGCTTGACGCTTTAAGAAAAGCTACTAATGAAGCAGCAAGGACTTCTGCTACTACTGATGTTAAATATGCTCAAGCGGCAAGAAACAACAATCCCACTCTTCAAAATACTTTAACGGGTTATTATAGGAATCTTGAAGAACAAGGTAGAATTGAAAGAGAAATTGCTAGAGCAGAAAATAAGGGAATGTCTTTAACTGGAAATGCAGCTATTGAAAACAAATCCTTTATTCATTCTCTGCAAAGTCAAAAAAACAATTTAGCAAACCAATATAAATATGATGAGCAAAAGAAAACTTTAAATGGTATTGAATTAACAGAAGAGCAAATTAACAAATTAGAACAAGAAAGAACTCGTATCTTAAATAACAATCAAATTGAGATGGATAGAGTTGGAAATTCTGTTAATCAAACTAAAGGCTTTTTAACTCAACTTAAGGATAATTTTAAAGATAGCTTTTCTCAAATTGGAATGGCTATAATGCAAATATTTTCTTTCCAGCAGATATAGAAAGTATTTAATGATTTTATTTCTGCTACTGAAAGACTTGATTAGAAAATGGTTGACCTTCAAATAGCAAGTGGCTATACCAAGAATAATATTCATGATATGATGCTTGAGTTTAATGATTTGGCAAAAGAAATTGGTAAAACTACCGAAGAAATTGCTGAAGCTGCAAACGATTGGCTTCGTGCTGGTTATGAAGGACAAGAAGCGTCTCAATTAACTGAGGCTTCTATGCAATTAAGTACGCTTGGTATGATTAGTAGCGCTGATGCTACGAGTTATCTGATTAGTGTACTTAAAGGATGGAAGTTGGAAGCAACCGAAATTCAAGGAGTAGTGGACCGTTTGAGTGCGGTAGATATGGCCGCCGCAATTTCTGCTGGTGATTTGGCAGAAGCTATGTCTCGTGCAAGTAACTCTGCACAAATGGCTGGCACAAGTTTGGATAGATATATTGCATATCTTACCACTATTACAGATGTAACTCAAAAGAGTGCTGCATCTGTTGGTGAATCTATGAAAACGGTTTATGCACGTTATTAGAATATCGCCGCTGGTAAATTTGTCGCTGCTGAATCCGATATTGAAAGTGAGAATTATAATGCTGATGAATGGGCTAATTTAAATGATGTTGAAAAAGCTCTTGGTGCATTGGGTATTAATATTAGAGATTCTGTATCTAGCTTTAGAGACTTTGATGATATTATGGATGAAATTGCTAGTAAGTGGAATACATATACAGATGTGCAAAAATCTGGTATTGCTACTTCTCTGGCTGGCGTAAGACAGCGTGAAAACTTGCTCACCTTGTTTGAAAACTGGGATGCTGTTGAAAAATTTGAAGAAATTTCTACTAATGCATATGGCACCGCTGTTGAAAAGATGAAGTCTTATACTGATAGCGTTGAAGCTGCTAAGAATAGAATTACTGTTGCTCTTGAAAAATGGGTTTTAGCTCTTAATCAATCTGATACTTTAATTTGGTTCTATAATGCTGTCGCAGAAGTTTCTGATAATCTTGTGGCATGGGCGGGTGCTATTTTATTAGCAACTGCCGCAATGAATTCAGTTGGTTTCGGAAGCGCGATGCAAAATGCATGGTCTAAATTTGTATCTTCTTGTATTAACGTTTCTATGAAACTTGATAAAATGGATATCTCAACTCAGGGATATTTTACTCAAGGTGGAAGGCAAAGTTTAGGAGAATCTTTAAAAGCAAATTATACCGAATCGTTTAATGTGGCTCTCAAAGAAAATTATGCAAAGAGTTTAACTAATACTATTAACAGCTTAGATAATTTAACCGATAGTACTAAAAAAATATTGGTAGATGGCTATGTTCCAATGCAAAATTCTATGCTTAATTACAATGATAAAATTAAAGCAAACATTGCCAGCATTTTAAAAAATACCGAGGTCACAGATGCATAGGCGGCATTACAGTTGCAAGAAAATTTGGCTGACCAAAACAATGCATGGGTAGATGCTATGTTGTCTACTATAGATTAGGAAGAGCTTCGTTTGAGGACTGAACAAATCACTCAAGGTCAAAGAAGCTTGACTAATGAAGAAAAGCTTTAGATAGCTACAGAAGAATTAGCAAGAAGACGTAATGACGCAGCAGTTAGAACTATTGCAGATGATTTAGAGGGTGCTTCTAGGACAAGTCCGCAAAGAGCGGCTTTAAAAGGTGGCGCTACAATGGTTGGGTCTGGTCTTGGTGCTTTAGCTGGTGCGGCTATTGGAGAAAATCTTCTTGGTGGAGGCTGGGCAACTTCTTTAGGAACCATGATAGGTATGGGTATTGGCGGAAAAGCTACTTCTACTATAGCTCTTACATTTGTTGATTCTATGAAAGCAGGAGGTTCTATTTTTACCGCTATGAAAGCACTTCCAGCAACTTTAGGACCTGCTCTTGGTATTGGAATTGCAGCTTTAGCTATTGGAGCTGCTTATGCTTTGTATAAAAAGCACCAACAAAAAATGATAGAAGAAGCTAAAACTGCTTTTACAGATGCGGCAGAGGAATTAACTAATGCTAAATCTTTACAAGCTACCGCTTAGAAATATGATGAGCTTTCTAAAGGGGTTGATTCTTTAGGAAGAAATGTTTCTCTTACTGATGAAGAATATGAAAAATTCCTTGATTACAGTAATCAATTAGTAGAAGCATTCCCTGAATTGCGCGTTCGTACAGATGAAAATGGCAATGCTATTGCTGATATGGGCAACGAAATGGAAACTACTTCTGACAAAGTTAAGGGGTTAATAGATTCTTTACAAACATTGGCAGATTAGAGAATGGTTATGGGTTCTGATGGTGAAAAAGTATTACAAGATACTTTAGATACTGCGGCTCAGGAATATAAAGATGCGCTTTCAGATTTGAATAATGCAAGGGCTGACAGGGCTAATAATTATACCGATGTAACGGCTTTACAACAACAAAGAGACCAAGCACAAGAAGAATTAGACAAAGCCCGTGAAGATTACAATGATGCCGAAATAAAACAGCTTCAAGATGAATTAATCAATGCACAAAATAAATTGGCTGGATATCAGCAAAGACAAGCAAACGGAGAAAAGAATTTAGGTAGTGTCATAGTTCTTGCGCAAGATAATGTTGATAGAGCTAAAAGAGCTTATGAAAATAAAGTTGGACATCAAGATATTAATACACTTGAAAATCAAGTTGCTGACCTTGACGTTAAGATAAAAGAAGCTCAAGCTGAAAATAACGCTGGTGAAGCTGCTGTTGATGCAGCTCAAAATGCTTATGATAGAGCTATTATAAGTGCTAAAGAAACATTAAGTGAATCTGGTAAGGCTTATGCAAGACTTATTGGGGCTTATGAAGATGTTGATGATGTAACCAGCAACTTGTTTGATAATGCTATTGGTTCTATTGATGCTGTTGATAAAGCTGGAAATGCCTTGTCTCCTGAAATGTATAAGCAAAAAGTTAGAGACATGATTAATTCTGTCAATGGTCTTGTTTCTGATGAAACTGTAAAAACTTTAATTGAAGCAACAGATGAAAAAATAAACACTGATATGACTGTTGCAGATGCTAATAAAGCTAGAACACAATTAAAGAAATATCTTGAAGATACTTTCCCGAATATTGAAGATGATGAAAATTTGATGAAAATTGTGGTTGGAATTGGATTTGAAGTCGTTGATGGTGAAATTGTTGATAAATAGAACATAGCACAACAATTTAAAGACAAGTATGGATTTAGTAAACAACCACGGGGTATTACAGAGGATTATTTTAATTCTCTTACTGTTTCTCAAGGTCAAAAACTGTTTAATTGGATGGGTACAGATGGTTATTTCTCTAATGGAGTGAATACAAATCAAAGCATTGTTAATTCTATGTTTTACGCAGATAGAGAAACTCCAACTAAATTAACTGGTGAAAATGGGTTAATTAATAAATATCTTGAAGATATGAATGCTATGAATGACCTTGAAGCTAAGATTGATGAAGTTTTTAACGGTGATAAATACGATTTAAAGAACTCTAATCTTAACGAACTTTTCGCCGAATTTCCTGAAACTGTTAGGAACAGTTTAAGTCAAGTATAGGAAGCCCTTAATAATGGAGACATTGATAAAAATGGATTAGCGGATTAGCTGAGGGCGACTTATGATAATGCTTATTCTACTGTTTTGGACGAAGGTAAAAAGATTGCTGAAACTATGTCTTCACAATATTTTTCTGATTTGGAATTACCTGACGGCTATATCAAATCTTGGTCTGAATTAAAAGAAGCTTTTTCTGATGTTTCTAGTATTTTTGACCAACTTGCTGATGCAAGAGAGGAAATGGCCTCTTCTGGCAGATTAAGTATCGAAACCACTCTTGAACTTCTCTCTACAAATGCTGATTATATTAATGCTTTGGAGATTGAGGGAGAGAATATTGTGCTTAAAACTGACGCCGAAGAAATAATGAATAAAGTTAGACTTTAGACTATTGCTGTTAGTTTACAAGCACAGATTCAAGAAGATAATTTAAGAGTTGAACAATTAAAGAATCAACTTCAAACTTTAATGTTGTCTGGTACTTATATTGAAACTTCTGATGCTTTGGTTGAATCTACCAAGGCTAAAGTTTATGCTTATGATTCAGAAGGAGAAGCTCTTGCTAATTTAGCTAATCAATATTTAACGGCTGCGAATGCTGCTTCTTTGTTGAATAGAGCCCAAAATGGAGAAACAGTAGATATAGGCAGTGTAAAAGCTGTTAAAACTATTAAGTACACTCCTACAGATAAGTCGGCTTTGGAAAGTAAGACTATTGATTTATCTGGTAATACTGAAGCTCTGCAAAAATAGATTGAAGTTACCAAGTCTGAGTTGAAAAGTTTGGTTGGTAGTTTTGACGAAGTTGTTACTACAGATAAAACTGGCAAGGTTACTGGTTATGATGTTAAATTTAAGACCCACACTGATAAAGATGGAAATATTCATTATGATGAAGGTAATATTGCTATGCGTGAGCACTTGCTTTATAGTGTTTAGGATATGCTTGAGTCTGGCAATTTAGCTAAAGCGTTCAAGAAAGGTTATACAAAACCAATAAAGAATGCTGGCAAAGCCGCAAAGGACACTAAAGATAAAGTTCTCGACCTTCTCAAAGCTTATGATTCTTTAATCGACAAAGAATGGGAAGCAATGAAAGTATTTGATGAAAAGACTTTAACTCCTACTGGATATACCCAATATTTTGAAAAGAAGAGAGCAAGCCTTGAAAAATTAGCGGCTTATTATGAAGGTATGATGCAAAATACCAATCTCACAGAAGAAGAAAGATTAGATGCAGAAAAGAATTATATTGAGAATCAAAAAGCTATTAATAACCTTGATGATGAAGAGGTTGAAGACAAGTATAAGATTCTTGAATTATATGGAGCTTCTATTAATTCTTTGATTTTGATGAAGCAGCAATTAGTTAAGACTTCTGACACATATGAAGAACTTCTTGAGAATCAGAAAGACCTTAATAGTCTGCTTCAAGACGAGATTGATTTGCGTAAAGAGGTTTCTGAATGGCAACAGAAGTTAAGTGACCGTGAACTTGATTATGTAAAAGGAAGCGCGTGGAGTAATAGTTCTGCTTATGATGCAGCTATGAACGCTTCTCTTGCAGAAATTGAAAAGCAGATTGAAGCTACTAAAGCTTCTATTCAATTTAATTTTAGTCAAGCTGTTTATGGTTATATGACTGAAGGCATGAGTGAAATGGAAGCTCGTGCTCATGTTGCATTTGGTAATAGTGATTATTCCAAGGCATATCGTGAAGCACAGCAAGAATATCTTGATTTAATTGATTCTAAGACTGAATATGTTGTTAATAGAACTTCTGCACAAATTGAAGAACTTTCTAATAAATTACAACTTCTTGAAGATTCCAAGCCTCAAGAGTGGATTAGAATTTCTGATATTGAAAGCTACTATGCAAGTAGAAGTACTTTATTGCAAAATCAAGTTAGTGTTTATCAAAAGGCATTGGAAGATGTATCTGATTTAACGGATGAACAAATTAAAGACCTTGTTGATGGCTTAAATGAAGCTACGGTTGCTTTACATGAAGCCAAGATAAATGCTTTGGAAGATAAGACTGAACTTCAAGAAAAGCAATATGATGCAATTGTTTATAGAATTAATCTTTATAAGGATGAGTTGCAAGATGCTATTGATGCTATTGAAAAGGCTTATGAAGATGAGATAGCTCCGCTCCAAAAAGCTAATGAAGAAAGAAGCCGTGCTATAGAACTTGAAAATCTTCTTTTAGCAAAGAAAAATGCTAATAAAGAGAAAGAGAGAGTAAACCAAAATATGCTCTCTATAAAGATGGCTATATAAGTCAAAGGCTAGAGATAGCAGAGACTTAGGAAAGACTTAATATGATTTAATTTATTTTTAAAGAAAGGAGGAAATATGAGTTTAATTTATAAAGCTACTTTTCCTAATGGAAAAGTCTATATTGGACAAACAACATAGACTTTAGAAAATAGGAAGTATCAACATAAAAGGGATGCAATAGATTTAAATAGAAAATCTCCATTCTTTTTTGCAATTAGAAAATATGGCTGGGAAAATATTAAATGGGAAGTTGTAGAAGAGGGAGAGTTTACAGTAGAAGAGTTGGACGATAAAGAAATTTATTATATTTCTTTTTATCATTCTTGTGTAAAAGATGAAAATTGTAATGGATACAATGTTTTAAAAGGTCGGCATAATGATGATTCTTTAAGAATTCGATTAAAAGACATGAAACCAATTTTAGATAAAATTATACAAATGAATAAAGATGGTATTGAAGAAAAAGAAATCGCTAAAGAAGTAAATTTAGATGTCGATACAGTAAAAAGAATTCTAAAAGGACGCACGTGGCGGTATTATACTGGTATTAGTAGAGTCCCACCACAAATAAATTATTTATCTCTTTCTGAAATTGAAGAAATTTTACTAATGCATAAAAATGGGAAATCTTTTCAAGAAATTGCGGATAAGATAGGAAGAAATAAAACTACTATTTGGGAAGTTTTAAATGGAAATACTTATCAAGAAATTACTAAAATACCCGTTTCAGAAAAAAGTGAAAGAGAAACTTTTACATTAGAAGATATTAGTCAAATAATGCAAATGTATAATGATGGTTTTCCATGTAAAAGAATTGCTGAAAAATTTGGCTATAATATAAAAAATGTTTGGAATATTGTTTCTGGTATTACACATAGTAAAGAAACAGGAGTCCAAAAAGCAAGAAAAACAAAAGGGTTGATGTCTCATGAACAGATAGATTATATTTTAGAATTATATTCAAAAGGTAATAATGCTACAATTATAAGTAAAATAGTGGATAGCAATGTTACAGTTATTGATAGAATTTTAAAAGGGCTATCTTATTCTGATTATACTGGAATTAAACCTGTTAAAATGTCAGAAGTGCGTAAAGAAAGAGATGAAAAAATAATCGACCAAGTTTTCGCTTTGCACAAGGAAGGTAAAAATAATAAAGAAATTAGCCAAATTTTAAATATTGGCGAAACGAAAACTTCCAGAATATTAAAAGGTAAAATTTATACTAATTATATTATCTCTCATTACAAAGATGAGATGAAAAAATAAATCATATTAAGAATCCTAAGAGACTGTAATGGTTTTTATAGTAATATAAAGACCTTCGCCATCGTATTGTTGAAATATACAATATAAGATACAGTCCGAACTTACGATATAATCTTGAAATAATAATGAAACGTAAGAGATAGGAAGAAATTCCTATCCGCTATTATTTTTATTAATAATAGTCATTAAAGTAACAGAATGGTATAGAAAAGGCCTTGGTTGGGTGTTCGAATCCAACCCAACAAAATTGCGTCAAGCAGCCGATGATTTGGAAGATTTTTACCGTCAGGATAAGCTTGATGACCTCAACAACACGAAAGATGCAGAGCAACAAATTCTCCAAGACCGTATAGATGCTTGGGATAAATATCTTGAGCAGCTTGAATGGGATTATAAGGAGTATGAACGTCTTGAAAATGAACGCATACTGAAAGAATTAATGAACGCGAATTCTGAAGAAGAAATTCGTGCTCGTATTACAGCGGATATGCAGAAGTTTAATTCTAATATTCAATAGAATTATAAGAATTATACTACGATATTCCAAGACAACTTGCTTACACCTTATCGTCAAGCTAATGAACAGTTGGCAGAATTGCGTAGACAGAGACTTGAATTATTAGACACTTCTGATTTCTATAATAAGAACAATAATCAGAATGGTTATATTAAAGAAGATGACCTGAACACTTATGATTTCTCTGACCTTGATATGAACACAGACTACGCCGCAAAAATGTTGGCTGCAAGGGATGAAGGAGAATTTAAGAGATGGGCTGCTTATCGTGATGAAAAAGCTCGTAGACAAGGTATTACTCTTGATGGCAGTGGTTATGGTTATGACAAAGCTGGTAATAAGTTTAGGTATCAAAGTAATAATGAACTTTATCAGCAATGGCTGTCTGGACAGGGAAGAAATAATTCTTCTAATAGTACTCCAAACAGAGTTACCTCTTCTTCAAACAGTCCTACTTCAAGTAATTCTGGTAATAGCCCCAGCAAAAATAATTCTGTGCGTCCTTCAAGTTCAAGTGGTAATAATAAAAAAAACACTCCTTATGGAACAAATTGGTCTGCAAATATTGATTATGGCAAGTTAATGCTCGTTGCTAAAGATGACAATGATTTCTGGCGTTTAGCTAAATATAGAACAGATAAAGCATATGCTATGGGTATTACTTTAGGTTCAGCGGGAGTTCCTTCTAATCAAGAATTGTATGAAAGATGGAAAAAGAGCAAAGGTTACACTTCTTCGGCTAAACCTAGTGGGGGCAAAAATCAAAATAATGTTGCTCGTTATGCTACTGGTATTGAAGAAGGACCAGTAACTTATACAGGGCTTGCAATGTTACATGGTACTCCTTCTAAGCCTGAGTATGTTTTGAATAGTGACCAAGCTTATAATTTGTTACGCAATATGGCAACCACAAGACTTCCTGAGATGGAACGCACTGGAACTGACAATAACTGTGGTACACAGTATATTGTTCAAGGTGATGTTGTACTTGAAGGTGTTAATGACCCTGCTAAGTTCTGGAGTGGAGTAACTACAGCAATGGGGTCAAGGTGGAATGTAACTCGTAAAACCAGAGGATAAATTTACCCAAAATAAAATCCTCAAAAAGAGGATAAAAATTTTGGAAAAGTTTATTGACAATTAAATAAAAACAGCTTATAATAAGAGCATGAAAAAAGGGGTGTGGTGTGGAACAAAAACTCGCCACACCTCATCCCTTAGACGAAAAAATAACGAAAGGAGTTAAAAGAAATGATATATAAAGCATCTTCGCTAAGTCCAAACCTGAATGAAATAGATATTTTATCTACCGCTCGGAACCCATTTTAGGCTCAGGTTAACACCCTTGGAACATCTGTAAAAGCTTATTCTGTCAATTTTTTGTCAGGAGATGGTGCTACAACGATTCTTAATTAGCCTTCTCAAGCATTAGGGTAGGAAATTAGGAATAAAGAGCAGCTTTCTTTAAATTTAACTGTAGATTCTTCTGGTAATTTTGTTACTTTTAAAGAAGAAGGGAAAAAAGGATTGTCAGCGACAGCTTAGTGCGAAGAAAATTAGTCTTTTCAAAATGGAAAAGATTATCAATGGAACATTAGAATGTACGAAAATCATTCTCCAAGAACAGCAGATGAAGACCCAACAACTTTAGTTTGTTCTGGGTTTACCGTTGGTTCTACTACTTCTGTTATTTGGGTGGATTTAAGTGGCATTAGCAGCGAAGAAACTAAGAAATTAGTTAAAGACCAGCTTAAATATGATAGATGGATAGAGATATCTGCTTCAAGTAAAAATGATGGTATGATGACTATTACTCTTCCAAATGAAGATAATTTGGCTTATCCTACTACTTGGCCTTATAGGGAACGTAGACAAATTAACTGGGTTTATACAGATTTAGGTTGGAATAAAGATGTTATAAAAATTGAACTAACCGAATCTTTTACATATAATTATACGAATGGAAAAACATTTACTCTTTATAATGTTTCTGATTAGCATACTTTAAATAATTTTTATGTCGAGCCAAATGATGATATTGAATTAGGCAATTATATTTCATTAAATAGCGATGATAGTGTAAAAAGAAAAATTATTGGATATGGACAAGAAACTGGTGAAATTAGATTATAGGAGGGTTTTGCAACCGTTCCCAAAAATGGAGATACTTACAAACTTTGGACAAAAGATTTGACTTCATCTTCTTCGCAATTTTCACAAAAAACTTACCACAGTTCTGCCGAGAGAAAAATAGGTGGCACTCCTATTACGAATCCCAATTTTAAAATTATGACTTCTTATTGGAATAGTGAAGCAGACCATCAAATTTTTGTTCAACCAAATATAAATATTAAATCAGATGCTTTAAATCCTCCTCAAATTGTTTGGGAAAATGGCGTGAGATTAAATATAACACAAAAAATTAGTACATTAGGACAATATGTTGCAGGAAAGAAAACTGATATTACTTTTAATAAACTTGATAATACTCAATGGTTGTTAAAAGGAAATTGCAAAATTGCAACTCAAAGTACAGGTGATATTTAGCAAATAATTGTTCCTCAAACTGATTATATAGTTTATACTGATTTTATGGATTCTATTCCAAATGCTGTTTTATATGCTCGACAAGCTCCAACATTAGGGATTAAATATAAAGATTACCGTGAATTGGATTTAGAAAATATACCGTATATAAATATTGACTAGTCTGTTCCTGCTCCATGGAGAGATGTTGCTTTTTTGGGTACGTGGAATTCTATAAATAATGTTGAAATTAAATATTATCATTATTATTTGTATTCAATTGACAATTATAATAATGAAACTTTAATTGCTGAATCTGATGATATTTATGACTCTTCTCTTGAATGGAATTTTAAAGGTTTTGAGACAAACAATTTTTATAAAGTTAGAATAACCATTCATGATAAATATGGTAAAGCATATAGTGAAGAAGATACTTTTTATATTGAATATGCAGTTTATAGCTCTGTAGTTCCTTTGGCTAATTCTTTAATTTGTGATGAACAAGCCATAAAACTTGAGGTAGTTAGTCCTGTTTATGTTATTTCTACAGACAAAGGGTCAGAAAAAACAATTACTTCAAACGATGTGTATTTAAGTAGTAATTCAAAATATTATTATGCAGATACAACTTCTGGAAGGGTGTTAAATTATACTCAAGTTGCAGATGCAAATAATACCCCTATTTAGATTCCAGAGATATTTTCTTTTTTCACGAGATTTAGATTTCCATATGTAACTTCTGATAATAAGATTGGTTTCTTTAATAACATTACAGGAACTGATTTAAAAACGCTAATGGAAATTGCTCATGCAAGTTATACTCAATTTTATTTAAGTTAGGTAGACACTGTTCTTTATAATGAGCTTTATTCTACTTTATATACAAGACAAGACAATCAAGCTCTTGCAGATGCAATTCCACTTTATCCTGATGGAATTTCTATTGTTTTATATTCAGATGAAACTACTCCTATAAAAGATAGTGCTGGTAAAATTGTATATTATACTTTAAGTAGTTATACAATGTCTTCCACTAAAATTGTCGTAGAAGAGAAAATTGATACTCCTGTTACATCTTTTGACCATTATGTTTATTATGATAAGGTTACTAAAGATGAAATTGGCTCGTCAGCTTCTTTAAACAATGGATAGCTTGATAGACGTTCAATTTATCTTTCTATTTTTTCAGATGAAAATTCTGCTGATGAATATAAAAAACTTCTTTCTTATAATAAAGAAACAGGAGAACTCGTTATTGAAAGTAGCTTAAAAAGTGATAGCTATAATAATCTTAATTATAAAGCATACACTCTTAAGTCTGCAAATAATTATATCCCGCTTCCTTCTTCTACATCAGGGGATATATCTCTTGGTGGAGATGTTTATACTGTAAAAGTTGGAGGATTGGATTTACTTCTTGTTGACGAAAAAAATAAAATAATTCGTAAAAATCCTAACATGCTTAAAATGCAAGTATTTAAAAATGGTTCAAATGAACCTTTAGCTTGTTTTAATGGGGGTAAATCTACTAGTTATGATATACAAAGCATGTTAAGTAATATGACCGTTCCTGATAAATTTGGTTTTGCTCTTCAATATAAATATACAGATTCTAACAAAACTACATTAAAATATATGCTTGTAGAAAAATTTAAAGAAGAGCCTGATTACATGGATTAGAATATGATTTATATTTTAACTAAAGATATTGTTTTTGCTCCTTTTGGAAAAGAAGCAAAAACTTATTATGTTGGTCAATATAAATATACTGTTAATACAGATGGTTCTGCTGACTGGATTCTTTAGGTTGATACAGAATATTTGTATCTTGATGAAAGTGGAGATTACAAAGATGAAGAAGGTAAAGCTATTGATGTTGTAATTGATAGAGATTTAACTGAAGGAGAATCTTCTGGTGGAAGTTAGATTTATACTTCTATTGCTACGAATGAATATGATACTACTTTAGCTAATGCTATAAATGCTACTGCTGATAATAAAATATTTACTACTACTAACTATGATGAAAATTTAGTAACTGCTTTAAATGATTATTCTAATGTGTATATAAGTTTTTTAACTACAGAGGGAAATATAACAGATGAATATACTAATAGTGCAGGAGAAATAGTTAGGATTCAACTTGAATCTTATACTGGAAATGTAATGACTTTAATGGAATCTTTTGGATATACAGGTACAATTTATGGATATATCGCATATACTTATAGTTCAGTAACAAGTCGTTTTACAAAAATTAGAACTATTGATGGTACTACTAATCAATTAATTCCAAAAACTTCTTATGTATATCTTTCAGTGATGAATGGCACAATAACATTAATAGATAAAAAGAAAATTTTAACCTACACCGCTGATAAAAAATTAACTATTGAGGGTGGAGTTTCTATTTTACTTTCTGATTCTGACCTTAATTCTTTAACTTATACTGCTTATAATTATATTAGCAATACTTACACTGAATTAGGGAAAACTGGTGACGGTAAAATTATTGCAAGTGACCCAACAGGAGGTACTGTTAGTGGACCTGTTAAGTATCGTTGGGGACCTAAAAACGGGTCAGGAAAAGAAGAATCAGATTATATTTGGATGCCTGATTCTCAAGCTGTTAAACAAACTAATATGGCTTAGATTTCTTAGAGATGGTTTGATTTTAATTTAACAGTAGATAATTCTAAAGAAGTTCCTGTTAATTGTTCTATTGTTTTAGTTACAGAATAAAGAAAGGAGGATAATTAATGAATATTAATAGCTATATTTATTATGCGCCACGGTTAGAAATTCGAGATGTTGGTATTGATACCGATATTACAAAATCTCCTGATACTATTCGTAAAGAAGTTACTGCAAAATTGAAAGCTAATCCTTATTCTTCGCCTTTGTCCTCCGACTTGATTTTGTACAATAAATTTAATTTGAAGGATTAGGGTACTGGAACTTCAATTTTAGCTTATTATTTTCAAAGTTTACTTGGGTCAAATGGTGCTCTTTCTGTTTACAAAAAAGCTCCCGAAGATAGTTTTTATACATATATTTGTGATATGTATGGTAACTATAGTATGTTGGATTATAATATTAAAGCCAATGCATTTTATCATTATTTAGTTGCTTATCGTCAAAGCAGTGGGTCTTATAAAATGTATGAGGATACCATTGTAAATCTTGACGGTACAACCTCTCCCGCTTATATTTCTACTAAATGGGATTCTTGGACTATTTGTGATATTGAAGAGACTGAAACTGAAAAACTTTATGTTAAAACTGGCAACATTTGGAAACTTCGTTATAATATGGACAATGGAGAGCTAACTCAAAATAATAGCATTTCTACTTGGGATACTTTGGGACAGTTCCCAAAATATTCTAAAGGTAAGAAAGATTATATGAGTTCTACTGTTACTTGTTTGTTAGGTGATATTTCTGACTATTCAGAAACAGAAGCTATTACGAAAGAAGAAAATGGTTCAAGTATTACAACCTTCAAAGTTAAAACTGCAAATGGTTATACAGAACGAGTTAATAAAGAAGATATGTATTCTCGTGAAGTAGAAAAATATAATGCTTGGAGAGAATTTATTAATAATGGTAGTTTAAAATTATTAAAAGATTACAAAGGAAACTCTTGGGTTATTCAAGTAACTTCTGCTCCTACTTATAATATAAATATGCAATCTAATCTTTTGCAAACAACAATTTCTTTCTCTTGGTAGGAAGCTTTAGACGTAGATTCGATTTCTATTGTTTCAAGTGCCAGATAAGGAGGAAATATGGCTGATAATATTTTTGGCGATGTATTATTAAGGGATGAAAATGCTATTCCTTTTAACACTTTAAAAAGAATACTTGAGAGACCTGTAATTCATCCTCGTTATAGACTATCTATTCTTACTCCTGATGAACAAGTATCATATATTATTCCAGAAAGCGATATTACTTTAGATGGCTTAAATTATACTGAATCTTATCAAAATGGGCAAAGAAGAAGTATTACAGTTACTTTAGCAAACGAAAATGGACAATATACTCCTAATATTAATGGTATTTGGGTAAATACAAGATTTGGATTTGATGTGGGTATTCAATATCAAGATACAACTATCTGGTTTCCTAAAGGAGTTTATATTTTAGGAGATGTTAGTTTGACAAGGGATGATTCAAACAAAACTATTCAACTTCAACTTTCTGATAAATATGCTGTTTTTGAAGGCAAAACAGGCACTCTTGAGACAGCATATGAAGTTGAATTGGGTAGCAATATTATTGATGCTGTTAAAGGGGTTTTAAATTTTTCTCTTGGAAATGGCTATATCTTAGATTACAAAGAACCTATTTTTGACCCAAGTTTTATTGGATTGAAAACACAGCAAACAATTAGAGCGGAACAAGGAGAGACTTTGGGTTCGATTTTGGATGCTTTAGCAACACAATTATCTGCTGAATATTATTATAATACAGTTGGTAATTTATGTTTTTATCCAATTAACGAAACAGTTGATGACTCTGTTAAACCTGTTATTTGGACTTATCCCAAGCTTAGTAGAGATTTACATAATATGGATTTGCAATATCAAAATGAGCAAATTATTAATTGTGTAAAAGTAGTGGGAGATAGTGTGGATTCTACTATTTATACCGCTACGGTTACAAATAATAATCCTTCTTCTCCTATTTGTGTAGAACGTATTGGAAGGCGTATGGATGCTCCATATACATCTTCTCAGGTGTGGAGTGATGACTTAGCTTATGATTTGGCAAATTATTATTTAAGGAAATCAAGTTTTGTAGGAGTGCAATTTTCTGTTTCTGTTAGTTTCAATCCAATTTTGACAGTAAATAATTTATGTGAAGTTGAAGATGAATTTTTATCTTTACAACGAGAAAAGTTGTTAATTACTTCTATTTCTTATAATAGTAAAGATGGTAAAATATCATTAAGTTGTTGTAACACTTCTGACTTACCTACTAATACATCCGAGAAGGAAAGTCAGGGAGAGAAAATAAGATGGTGATTTATGATAAACCAAAATAATAATTATGACCAATATGCAGATGAAATGCTGAATAGAATACTTTAGTGCGTTACGGCAGAAATTAAAAGAACCTCACCGAGAATTGAAAGTGCTACGGTGACAAATGTAAATAGTGATGGTACTGTGGATGTTATTTTACCACGGGAGCCTGAAACAGAATTTACAAGAATTCAAAATCAAACTCCTTTTGAATTAAGAGAAGGAGATTCTGTTGAAATAATGCTTAAAAAAGGAAGCTTTAATAATTGCTGGGTTATGGCAAAACATGGAACAACAAAACGTTTTGGCGTCGATGATAATGGACTAACCGATTAAAAAATTTTTGCCAAGTACTTGACAAGATGAAAAAACTATGCTATATTTTATTCACAACCAAGGTAGGTTGATTTTTTAAATAATTAGGAGATAGTAAAATGGTTAATAATCTTGCGTGTGAAGATTGTCGTTTTTTGGTAAAGTGCTCGGCGTATGCAAAGCTTAAGCCTTTTCTTGAGGACGCTCGAAGAGATTTGGGTGTTACTTTGACGTTTGAGGCTTGTAATGATTACAAGTCTATTGACGATGATGACAATGACAACAACGATGAAAATGAAAATTAAAAATTAAAAGACAAAATTAAAGGAGTACAAAAATAATGGCTACAAAAAATACTGACCAGATTCGTAGATTGACAAATAGCGTGACTCTTGCGGGTTATCTTGCTGATATTGAGTCCAAGTAGGGTGTGGACAAGAATGGTGTTGATTACATTCGTATTCGTGGGCAGATTCAGTGCGGCGAAGAAAGTGTAATGACTCGTTCTTTCACATCTTTTATCAAGGCCAAGAAAGCTGATGGTACAGACAGTGAGAACTATGAAAAGGTTCTTGATTGGGTTAAGAAAGCAGTTCCTATGACTAAGGATAAGGAAAACGCCACTATGGTGAGACTTGTTGGTTCTCTTAGTGCAAATGATTATGTTGGTTCTGATGAACAGCTTCACGAAGGTACTGTTGCTTCTATGCAATTCTTTAATGATTTTGAGGAATTTGCTTGTGACCTTGATATTGAGGGATATATTAAGAGTATTACTGATGAAGAGCGTGGTCCTGAAGATGATAAGAAGCCTACTGGTAGAAAGCGTTTAAATCTTATTAGTATGGATTTTTATCATAACGCTCTTGATATTAAGAATATTATTATTCCAAAGGATTTTGTGGATGCTCTTGAAGATAATGGCTATGTTAAGGGTGCTACTGCTAAGATGTATGTTAGCTGGAAGCCCAATGAAAAGAGTGAAGCAAAGCCTAAGACCAAGGGTTTTGGTCAGCAGAGAGTAACTGAGGGTAAGAGCTATCTTGAAATGGTTCTTACTGGTGGTGATATTGCTTATGATGAAGATGAGCAGGAAGATATGATTATCACTCCTCAGATGTGTAAGGCTATGCTCAATGAGAGAGCAAGTCGTTTGAAGGAACTTGAGGAAGCTGGATATCAGGGCTCCAAGGGCAGTAGTAGTTCTTCTGCGCCTACAGGCTTTGGTAAGAAGGGTTCTGGAAAGATGTCTCCTGTTGTTGATGATGACGATGATATTCCTTTCTGATTTCTAATCGACAACTAAAAACAATTTAAAATTTTTAAAAGGAGACATTTAAATAATGGGTATTGATATTTTTAGCATTAAGCCTAATGTGGTCACTCGTGACCTTAGTGGTAAGAGTTTTCTCATTTATGGAGAAAGAAAAAGTGGCAAAACTACAAATGCTTGTAAATTTCCCAAGCCTATTTTGCTTGGCTTCGAAAAGGGCTATGGTTTTTTGGATGGCATTATTGCACAGCCAATTAACACTTGGAAAGAAGCTCTTGAAGTAAAAAAGCAGTTGCTTAAAGATGCAGATGCGGCTGAAAAGGAAAATAGAGAAACAATCTTTAAAACGGTAATTGTTGATACAATTGATATTGCCTACGACCTTTGTGAAAAGTATATCGTAGACAAGGAAGGTGTAGATTATCTTGATGAGACTGAAAAGATGCGCGGCTATCGTGCTTTGTCTCGTGAGTATGATAAGTTTTTCCAAGAGATTGTTAAGGCTGGTTATACTTTGATTTGTATTTCTCATGCCACTACTAAGCAGATTAAGGAAAACGGTGAAAAATATGATAAGACTATTCCTACTGTACCTGACCGTGGATTCCTTGTTGTTTCTCGTCTTGTTGACGTAACTGGTTACGCTTCTTATGAAACTGATGAACAAGGTAATGTTCATTCCATGCTTACTATGAGAGGTAACAAGCATCTTGAAGCTGGTTCTCGTAGTCCTTATATGTCTGAATGCATTCCATTTACTTATGAAGCATTGCGTGATGATATGGCAAAGGCTATTGACAAACAAAAGGCTAATGGTGCAACAGTGGTTGATAATGAGGTCAATCTCTTTAAGGATAACGAAGTTACCGAAGATGAAAAGAAGAGCGTTGATGAGCTTATTGCTGAAATCGGTAGCTATGTAAAGGCTATTCATAATACTGGTAGTACAGAATATAAGAAGATTATTGCAGAGTATCTTGGAAAGGGTAAGAGTGTAAAAGATTGCGATGAATCTCAATTGGATATGCTTTTGCTTATTCTCGATGATTTGAAGGATTACTGTACTGAAAACAATATTACAGTAGAATAAATAATTATTGGGGGATAGTAAAATTGATTACTATTCCCCTTTATTTTCCGTCTTAATATTTTAAGAAAGGAGTGAGGATTATAGCACCAAGGAAAAATAAAAAATGCAGTGTTTGTGGCAAGATGTTTCCTACGGAAGAAATTATTACTGTAAATAGTAAAAACTATTGTTCTATTTGTGGGAAATAGCCCGCACAAGATGCAAAAGATTATAAAACTTTAACGGATTATCTTTGGGACGTTCTTGGGATAAGAGATTGGGTTAATGCACCTCTTATTACAACATATATAAAAAAGATTAAAGAAAAGTATGGGTTAACTAATTCTCAAATTCTTTATACTTTATATTACATGTATGAATACGCTGACAATCCAGCTCCCAAAATAGAAACAGAGTCAGATATTTTCATGGTTGTACGTTATTTTGCAGAATCAAGGGAATTTTGGCAAAAGTACAAAGAAATGAGAATGACAAAATCTGAATTTATTGAGTACATTTTAACAAAACCGCCTATAGCAATAGATGTAGCTCGTTCTGAAATTATTAAAAAACAAGAAGAAGACGATGAAAAACGAGATAAACGTAATCACAAAGAAGAAATTTCTGCGGATGATATCGTTGATGATGGTATTGTTAATACTGATTTTATTGGAGATTATAATTTTAGAAAAGAGTTTCAAAAGCAAAATGGAAAAGATACTATGTATTTATCAGAATTACAAAGAGATATTCAGGAAATAATGTCTGAACATCCTGAAGAATGGGAGGTTTAACTTGGCGGATTATAGAGATTATCAAAGTAAATCTGCAATCAAAGAAGTTCTAGGTTGTTTGCTGTAGAATCCAACTTTATTAACAAGTAATAAGATTGACAAAAAAGATTTTGTTGAAGCTTTCCATCAGCTTTTGTTTGTAGCTATAAATAATCTTTTCTCACAAGGCGCTGTAAAGCTTGACCAATATATTATTGATGATTACTTAAAGAATAATTTGCAATCTCTGTATAATATTTATACAAGAAATAATGGTAATCTTTATGTAGAAAAGGCTAAAGAATTAGCTACACCAGAAAATTTTAATACTAATTATCAGGAAATGAAAAAGTTTTCTTTACTTCGTGCTTATCTCAAATCTGGCATTGATGTAGATGAAATTTTTGACCCTGATGAAGAAGACCCTGAAATTTCAGATGAGCAAAGATACAAATTTAGTCAAATGACTATTGATGAAATTCTCAATCATTTTAGACAAAAAGTATCTAATATAACTCAAGAATATAGTCCCAAAGTTGGGCGTGATAGTGTTAAAGCTGGTAGTGATGAGGCTCGAAAGCAAAAAGAGGAATGGAAAAAAACTCCTGCTTATGGCTTGTCTTACGCAAGTAACTATATGACAACTATAACAAAGGGAATTCAACCAAGGAAATTTGTTGTTTCTTCTGCTGGCACTGGCGTTGGAAAGACGAGATTGACAATTGCTAATCTTTGTCATTCTTTTACGCCGAAGTATTGGGATTCTAATAAGATGGAATTTGTAGAAAATCCAAATGGTACTCAAAATGCTGCTCTTTATATCGGTACAGAAATGGAACTTATTACAGAGATTGAGCCTATTTTATGGGCTTATATTGCAGATGTTCCCCAAGAGCATATTATGACTGGTAGATATTATGGAGATGAAGAAGAACGAGTAGATGAAGCTATTAGAATTCTTCATGAAGAGGGGCATATTTATCTTGAATATGTGCCTGATTATGATATTGGTACTTTAGAGAATATTATTGAACAGCACGTTCTTCAGCATGGGGTAAGAAATGTTTTTTTTGATTATATTCATGTAACAACTGATTTGATTAGTGAATTTCAAGCTAATGCCAAAGCAAGAATGCAAATCCGTGAAGACCAAGTTCTTGCGAATTTAAGTTTAAAGTTAAAAGAGCTTACTCGAAAATATGATATTAGCATAGATACTTGGACACAAGTTTCTGGTGATTTTAAAAATGAACAAAACCGTGACCAAACTATTGTTCGTGGAGCTAAAGCTATTATTGATAAAGTTGATACAGCTTCTATTGTATCAGAAGTATCTAAAAAAGAAGAAAAGTATTTAGAGAAGGTTATCAAAAATAGATTTTTAAAATACAAACCTAACAGGTGTATATCTGTATATAAGAATCGTGGCGGAGAATATACTAAGTGTAAAATTTGGTTGTATGTTGATTATGCTACAATGAGAGTGCATGATTTATTCTGTACGGATTATGATTACGAACTTTTAGATATTCCTCAAACATTTACTCGTGTTGAAGAAGACCAAAAAGTAATTTTTACAAATGATAAAGATGCTATTCGAGGTCAAATTATAAGTGATGCTGTTGATATTGCTGAAACAGCTAAAGAAGAAGGTACGTTTGATGTTTTTGAAGATACAGAAGAAATTGCGAAGAAAATAAAAGAGACTATTGAGAATGAAGAAGACCCATTCTTAGAATCTCCTGAAAGTAAAAAGTTCCGAATGGTAGAAGATGAAGATGAAGATGAAGAAGAACAAAAATCATCTTCTAAAGAAGAAGAAATAGATTATTAATAGAGGTTGATTATGATAGATAAAGATGAACTGTTGAAGTTGGTAACAGAAGATGTTGTTATTAACATTATGGAAGAAAATGGTTCTCCTTTATATTCAACTTCTACAGATGGAAGAACATAGCAAAAATGTCTTTGGTTTAAAACAATTTGTCATGGTGGAGATAGCCATAAATTATGTTTTTTTACTGAAAGCAAGGATTTTTTCTGTTATACAAATTGTGGACGAATGAATTTTTTTGAATTTATTAAAAGAATTCGCAACGCCAAAGACGGAGAATTTTACAGCAAGGTAATTGTTTATATTGCTAAAAAAGTTGGTAAATCATTATCTCGAAGTCGTATTGGTTTTGGAAATGACGTTTCACCAGAGTTGCGTGGACAATTATCTGAAATGGTAAAACAATCAGAAGATATTGAAAGAAGACAACAATTTCACGAAGCTAAAATTACGAAGTTTTATGATGATTATAAATGTCTTTTTAATTATTTTGATTGCAATACTTTTTATAAAGGTTGGATTGATGAAGGAATTAGTATTTCTTCTATGGAAAAATTTGGTATTGAGTGGTATGAATATCAAAAATATATAATTATTCCTCATTATAATATAGATGGTCATTTGGTTGGTATTAGACGAAGAAGTTTACAACCAGAAGATTCTAAAAGAAAATATATGCCTCTGTTTATGACTGGCAAAGAATTTGACCATCCTCTTGGATTGAATTTATATGGTCTTTATGAGAATAAAGAAAACATAAAAAGATTTAAGAAAGCAGTTATAGTTGAGGGTGAAAAAAGTGTTTTAAAAGCAGACACTTATTTTAAAGGTAAAAGTTGCGTAGTGGCAACTTGTGGCTTTAATGTTTCAGATTGGCAAATTAGGGCTTTAGAAAAACTCGGAGTAGATACAGTTTATTTAGGTTTTGATAAAGACTTTGATGATAAATATGAAGAAGTTTATAAAGCTGACAAATTGTTATATGACAACTATTTAAGGTATAATGAACGATTAAGGACTTTAGCTCAGAGATTTGCTTTAAGCTTTAATGTCTTTCTTATTAAGGACACCCAAGGATTGTTAGATATCAAAGATTCACCTCTTGATAAAGGAAAAGATGTTTACAATCAATTAATAAAATTAGCAAAACCTGTTTATTCTTACGGGGAAAGGCAAAGTTCTACGAGTATATTTTTAAGAGGTAATTAATGGAAAAATTACTATGGGAGACAAAGTTTTAGAACAACTTTGATGATGAATATGATTTTCTTGAAACCATTTTAAGAAGTTATGATATTTAGGATGTAAAGAGTTTTCTTCATCCTGTAAAAAACAAGGTCATTAATGACCCCTTCCAAATGAAAAACATGGATAAAGCTGTATAGATTTTCCATGATAATGTTAACACTGGAAAGAAAATTGCAATTAAAGTGGACCCAGATACAGATGGTTTAACAAGTAGTGTTTTAATGAGTAAAATCATTGAGCATTTCAATCCAGAGGCAAAGATAGAATATATTTTTAGTTTTAACAAAGAGCATGGATTAACTTATAAAGCATTAAATGAATATTCAAAAGATGAAATCGGTTTAATTATTATTCCAGATGCTTCAATGCTTTGCAAAGATGCAATTCAAATTACTAAAAATTATAATTGTCCCATTCTTGTGTTAGACCATCATTTAGTTGAAATTGAGTATTTAGATACTAACACAGGTAAATGGATTCCTAAAAATGAAGCAGATGAAATTAAAGAAAAAGAACCAGATAGAATTAAAGAAGACAGTTATGTTAATTACTGCATAGCTGTAAATGATACTGATAGTCAGTATCCTAATCCTACTTTATCTGGTGTTGGTGTAGTTCGCAAATTTGGTGAGGCTTATTGTGAAAAGTATCACTGTAGTGATAGTTGGCTTGATGACTACCTTGATTTAGTTTCTCTTGGTATTATTGCAGATAGTATGGACTTGAGAGATTTAGAAACAAGATGGTATGTACTTGAAGGTTTGAAAATTGAAAATCAAAAAAATGATTTTCTTAATGAGCTACAAGAAAGAATGGCTGATGAAATTCACTTTGGTAGAACTATTACGAATGTCGGTTGGGTGCTTGCTCCAAGAATTAATGGCGTAGTACGTTATGGTACAGAAAAAGAGCAAAGAGATTTATTTAGAGCTATGGTCGGGGAGCAAGAAACTGTTATTTATCAACCGAGAAGAAAAAGAGCTACCGACCCGAAACCTCTTCCAGAAGAACATACACTTCAGTGGGAGATGGCGAGAGTAGCTAACAATGTAAAGTCTCGTCAAGATACAGCCGTTCGTAAATTTATGGAGCAAATTGTTGATAAAATTGACAAACAAGGATTAGATAAAAATACCATTTTATTTGTCGATTGTACCGACATAGTTGATAAAAAATCTGTTACGGGACTTTGCGCAAATAAAATAGCCTCTAAATATTTACGTCCTGTTGTCTTAATGAAAGAAAAAAATTCAACAGAATTTGGAGGCTCTTGTCGAGGATATGATAAGGGAAATATTAAAAACTTGAAAGAGTTTTTAGAAAAAGCTGGCTTGGAAGTAAAAGGTCAATTTGGCCTATCACACCTTTTCCGCTAATCAACGGGGTATTCTATGAATGCTAACGGGGAAACCTGACCATTAAGTTGAAGGCAATCCCGTGGGAAATGTTTTAATTAATAAAGTAAATAGAAAGGGGGAAATTATGCAAGAATGGTTAATATATTAGCATATAAATAAAGTTAACGGTAAAAGCTATATTGGACAGACAACTAATCTAAAAAGGCGAATTGGGAAAAATGGTAAAGGTTATTTATCTAAAAACTCCAAAGGAGAATACAGACAAAGAAAATTTGCATATGCAATTTTAAAATATGGATGGGATAACTTTCGCACGGTAATTTTAAAAGAACATTTAACTTTAGAAGAAGCAAATTATTATGAAGCTTTTTATATTGAATAGTTTTAGACCATTAATTCAGATTATGGATATAATATAAAATTAGGAGGAAATAATTCTTCTCCTTCTAAAGAAACAAGAGAAAAAATGAAAGAAGCTCGAAAAAACTGGTCGTAGGAAGCCCATAAACATTGTAGCGATGCTCAAAAAGGAAAAAAGCTTTCTAAAGAGACCAAAGAAAAAATTAGTGAAGCGGTTTCTGGAGAAAAACATCCAATGTATAGAAAACATCCTTCAGAAGAGACAAAAGAAAAAATAAGAGAAACAAATAAAATTAAAAGCACTTTTGTAAAAAACAATCCAAGAAAAAGAAAAGTTGTTTGTGTAGAAACTCGGGAAATTTTTGAATCCTGTAAAGAAGCATAGTAGTATTTTTGTCCTACTGCTACAGATGGATTAAAAGTATCGGAATCTTGCCGAAAAGGGCGAAAAGTAAGAACCATAAATAATTTTCATTTTAAATATTTAGAAGATATTAATTAAAACAATAATCCTGTAACGACTATTCCGTAAGGAAGTAGAATTATTATTGATACATAATTCGAAATGGGTGTGCTCGAAAGAGTAAGAGATAGTCTGTACCATTGGAAACAATGGAGTAATACGCATGAAAATGCCGCAGGAATCAACGTTAAAAAGAAAAATGTTGATGAGGTAATTGAAAAGTGTAACGAAATGCTTCCTCTTGACCAACTTAAAACTATTTATCCAGTTGATTGGGAAATTCCTGCTAATGAAATGCAAGTAAGATTTGTAAAAGAAGTAGCTGAAAATTATGAAGTGTGGGGCAATACTGTTCCTACTCCTACTTTTGCAATTACAAATCTTCATATAAATGCCAGTCAAATTAATGGCTATGGCGAAACTAAGAGTTTTATTAGATTCCAGCATAATGGTATTACTTATATTAAAAAGTATTGTCCTGCTACAGAATTTGATATGATGACTCTTAAGGATAGACATACCTTTGGCGCTAACAAAAAGAATTTGGTAATGAATTTAATTTGCCAGTTCCAGTTAGAGTCTTGGGAAGACAAGATTTATCCAGAAGTTAAAATTCTATATTATGATGTTATGGAGGATAAAACAAATGAGACTCCTGATTTAAAAAGTAAGACCAAATCTGACGCTATTCTTAATTCCAAAACGACATCCTTAAATGCAAAATCTACTACAGATTTTGATTGGGGTGAAATTGAAAAGCCTAAGAAGAGAAGAGTAATGTTAGATAAGGATTTAGAAGATTTAGATTTTTAAGGTTGACAAATTAAAAGTAACATGATATAATAAGACAAAAATATAAAGGAGAGTAATGCCGTGTTTGTAGGTGTACATAATCACACAGACATAGGCTCCAATACGAGAGGTTTCCTTGACAGCACTAACACTGTCAAGGGTCTTCTCACATATACTTAGGAGCTTGGTCATAAAGGTGTTGCTATTACAGACCATGACTGTATTGCCGCACACGTTGAAGCATTAACTCAAATAGACGATTTGCGAAAGAAAAATCCTGATAAGTGGAAAGATTATAAACTTATTTTAGGCAATGAAATTTATCTTTGTAATCGAAAAAGCATTGAAGAAGATAAAGAATATATTTTTTATCACTTCATTTTGTTGGCTAAAGATGCCATTGGACATAAGCAAATAAGAGAATTAAGTACAAGAGCATGGATTGACAATTCCTTTACTTATGTTAATATTCGTACTCCAACTTATTATGAAGATTTGTTTGAGGTGGTTGAATCTGATAGAGGTCATATTATTGGTTCAACTGCTTGCCTTGGTGGTCGTTGTCCAAAATTAATTTTAGATTCTTATAAACAAAATCCTTTACAACCTGATTATACGGGTGTTAAGAAATGGTTAAAAAGACTCGATAAATGTTTTGGGCATGGTAACTTCTTTTTGGAATTACAGCCATCAAAGAGCGAAGAACAAATTATTGTAAATCAGGCTTTGATAGAATTGTCTGCTGAACTTGATATTCCATATATTATCACTACCGACAGTCATTATCCCAAAAAAGAAGATAGAAAAGTACATGAAGCTTTTCTTAAATCTAATGAAGATAGTGGTAAAGAACGTGAGGTTGGAGAGTTTTATGCTACAACTTATATGATGTCAGAAGAAGAAATTCATTCTTACATGGATGAATTTTTGACTCCAGAAGTTGTACAAAAAGGTTTAGATAATACCATGTTGATTTATAACATGGTTCAAGAATATACTTTATTCGCTAATTTGGAAATTCCTTATGAGCCAGATGATTTAACTGAGCCTGATTTGGGTTTATCTAAAAAATATTTTAAAGATATTCCTATGTTAGAATGGTTTTTTAATTCGGATTACAATGCTGATAGACACCTTGTTAGAGAAATTGTTAAACGTCTTGAAAAAGATTCCGATGAATTAGCAAATAAAGAAACTTATGATGCAATTCAAACATGTCTTGAGTCTATTAAGGCAAGTTCAGAAGCTAATAATGCTCATTGGTCAGCTTATTTGTTACAGACTCGTGACTTGGTAAATGCGTGTTGGGCTTGTGGTTCTTTAGTTGGTCCTTCTCGTGGTTCAGGTTTAGGATTTATTCTTTTGTATATTTTAGGAATTACTCAGGTTAATCCTCTGAGAGAAGATGTTCCTTGTTATCATTGGAGGTCAAAGGTAAAAAGGCTTCCTATCTATGGTGACATAGATATAAAAAATCTCGTGAACGCCTTAAGCAAGCGGTGTGAACTATATAGTTTGCTAACGGTGGAATCCTTTATGGACAATACCGTGCCAAGCCTGTTTTTAACTTAAAGCAGGAAGGTGTAACGACTATCCCTGATGAGTGTAAGGGTTAGGGTGGAGACGCTTCCATCCGAAGTGCGAGAACTCTTTATAATGGCCTCTTGAAAGGAGGCTAATGTGGGTTTTATTTATAAAATCACTAATACAATTAACCAAAAATGTTATATTGGACAAACGGTAAAAACTTTAGAAAAAAGATTTTCTCAACATCAAAATAATTATACTAAACCATATTTTTCTCAAATTGTATTATATAAAGCTTTTAAAAAATATGGAATTGAAAATTTTATTTTTGAAAAGGTAGAAGAAGTTTCTGATGATTTATTAGATGAAAGAGAAAAATACTGGATAAAATTTTATAATAGTTATAATAATGGATATAATTCTACTATTCGGGGCAGAGATATTTCTTTGTATGATTGGGATGAAGAAGAAATTATAAATCTTTATCATCAAGAAAAATCTGCTAGAAAAGTAGCAAAAATAATTCGGTGTGACCATAGTACAATAGATGCCATTTTAAACAGAAATTGTGTAAAACGTTATACTCGTGCTGACTAGGCTTCTAAGCCATTGTATTTTAGGAAAGATAATGAATTTTATGAATTTCATAATACAACAGAAGCAGCTTAGTGGTTAATAGACAATGGATACGCAACTATAAAAGATAAAAAAATTGTACGATAGGAAATAACAAGAAAAATAAAATTGCACCAAAAGTATTTTAATTTTGAGGTTAATTATAAAGAGTAAGATATAGTCTACCCCATTAGTAATAATGGAGTGTTTTAAATCCTAAACGTGTTAGTCCGTTAGATATCGACGTGGATTTCGAGAATGCTTATCGTGATGATGTTATTCACTATCTTCAACGTAAGTATTGTGGAGATGACCAGAGAGCAGGAAATCGTCGTGTTATGAAAGTTCAAACACTTTCTACGATGAAAGCTAAAGTTGCAATTCAAACCGCTTGTCGTGGTTTAAGTTATCCACCTGAAATTGGACAGATGTTAAGTTCACATATTGGCCAAGAACGTGGTATTCAGTTTACTTTAAAACAATGTTTTTATGGTGATGAAGAAAATAATTTACGTCCCGACAAAGAATTTGTTAACTTAATGACTAATGAATATCCTGATGTTTGGGAAGTTGCTCAAAATATTGAAGGGTTAGTAAGTGGGGTTGGTTCTCATGCTGGTGGTGTAGTTCTTTCAGCAACAGATGTTGTAGACCATGCTGCTTTAATGAAGACAACGAGTGGAGATATTATCACTCAGTTTGACCTACACGCTGATGAAAAAGTATCTCTTATTAAATGGGATTTGCTTTCTATTGATGCTCTTCAAAAAGAACATGTTTGTATGAATCTTCTTATGGAAGACGGTAGGCTTGAATGGCAAGGTGATTTAAAGTCTACTTATGAAAAATATTTAGGCGTTTACAGGATAGAAAGAGATAATCCAGAAATTTGGAAAATGCTTAATGAGCATAAAGTTATGTCATTCTTCCAGATGGAAAAACAAACTGGATATCAAGCTGTTGCAATAGGTAAACCTGAAAGCTTAGTAGACTTATCTGCTTTAAATTCGGTAATGAGACTTATGGCTCCTTCTCCACGGGCAGAAACTCCTCTTGAACGTTTTGGTCGTTATAAGAAAGATATCACTCTTTGGTATAAAGAGATGGATGATTATGGTTTGACTAAGCATGAGCAAGAAGTTGTTTGTAAATATGCTAAGAAGAGCTATGGGTTATTACCTAACCAAGAAGATTTTATGATGGCAGTTCAAGACCCTGAGATTGGTGGTTTTGATTTACTGTGGGCTGATAAGCTTAGAAAAAGTATTGCTAAAAAGAACCCTAAAGCTTATGTTGAATTGCAACAAGAATTTTATAAAAATATAGAAGAAAAACATCTTTCTTCTAAATTGTGTCATTATGTATGGGATGTACTAATTTCGATGAATCGCCGGTATGGTTTTAATAGTGCGCATACATTGGCCTATTCAATCGTTGGTTTGCAAGAAGCCAATCTTGCTTATCATTATCCTGTTATTTATTGGAATACTGCTAATTTGATTTCTGATTCTGGCGGTGAAGATGGAAATACCAACTATGGTAAAATTAGTAAAGCTATTGGTAATATTAAAAAAGAAGGTGTTACTGTAGCATTACCTGATGTAAACCGTGTTAGATTTGGTTTCCATCCTGACGTTGACAAAAATGAGATTGTTTATGGTTTAAAGCCAATTCAAGGTATTGGAACTTCCATCGCAAAAGCTATTATTGATAATCAAACTTATTCTTCGATGTGGGATTTTTATGAGAAGATGCAGAAATACAAATCTGAATCTAAAGAAAATAAATTTGGTGATACAGCTATGATTTCTCTTATCAAAGCTCGGTGTTTTGATAATCTTGAGAAAAAAGATAGAAGAGCAATTATGGAAGACTTTATTAGATTTATCTCAAGTCCTGTTAAGTCGCTTAATATTTCTAACATTGAAGATTTGGCGAATCTTAATTTATTAACTGAAAATCAAAAAAAGTTTGAATTAAGATTATATAGATTTAGAAATTATGTTTTCCAGAAAAAATTCTTTTATAAACAAATAGGTAAAAGTGCAAGTACAGCTTATTATATCCTTGAAAATAAATTTGCATGGCCATTTTTTGAAAAATATTTTCTTAATGACATGGTTGATAAAAAAGATTACGACTGGAGCGATGAGGGACAAAGAGTTGTTAAAAGAGGTAGTTTAGACCGAGTTTTTAACAAGCTTATGGCAGATTTTAAAGACGATATTTTAAGCGACCCTAAAATGCTTGTGGCTGTAAATGAAGCAAAATTTAAAGCTGTATGGGATGAAAAAGCTTCTGGAAGTCTTTCTAAATGGGAAATGGATTCTCTTTGTATGTATTATCATGAACACGAACTTGCTCATGTAAACAAGGAGAAATATAGTATAATACCTTTTGAAGAACAGCCAGAAGAACCAGAAGTAGCTTATAAATATTATTGGCATGACCAAGAAAAAGCTCGTTTTGTTCTTAGAAGAATTTGTGGTACTGTTCTTGATAAAGATACCAATAGAAATACAGTTACATTATTAACTCCTGATGGAGTTTGTGATATAAAATTTTATAAAGGTCAATTTAATTTTTATAATAGGCAGATTTCTCAAATAAATGAAGATGGAACAAAAACTGTTCTTGAGAAATCTTGGTTCCAGCGTGGAACTAAACTTCTTGTTACTGGTTTTAGAAGAGGGGAAAACTTTATTCCAAGACAGTACAAAGATAGTTTATATAAACATTCTGTTCAGTTAATTAAAGGTATTGATGATAATGGAGACCTTGAAATGATTTCTGACAGAATAGATGTAGAGAGGGTTGACGATGAGTGTTGATACCGAAGAAAAATTTGTAAAAATAAAAGCGTCTCATTCTAAGACCCTTTATCCGAGTACTGGAATTGGGTCAGACGGTAAAAATTGGGGAATAGTTTCTTGGAATATTCTTGAAGTAGAACAAGGAAATCCTACCATGAGTGTTTATGGTGAAGTTACTTTTACAGGGGAATATACTGATGGAATTGACCCCAATTCTGCCTATGTATTGTTAGGTAAAGAAGTTGAACATCCTAAATATGGTGTTCAGTATCAATTAGTTTATTATAATAAAGATATTGATTTTTCTAATCAGAAGAATCAAAGAGCCTTTTTAAGAACTTTCTTATCAGAAGGTCAAATGGATGAGTTGTTTGCTGTCTGCGATGACCCATTACAAGCTATTGCAGACCATGATATAGAAACTTTAAAGAAAGCTAAAGGTATTGGAGATTATATTTCTAACTGTATTATTGAGCGTTTTGAAGCCAGTAAAGATATGTCTACTGTATATTTAGAGCTTGATAAGGTTGGTTTTTCTTCAAATTTTATTTCTAAACTAATTGAAAAATATAAAGCTCCACAAAAGGTAATTGATATTGTAAAAAACAATCCTTACCAGTTAGTAAAAGATATTAAAGGAGTAGGATTTTTTACTGCGGATAAAGTGGCTTTAAGGTCAGGTTATAAAACTTATGACACAAAGAGAATTAAATCTTATATCTTATGGTATCTTGATGCTCAAGGAGAAGAAGGTCATTCTTGGGTGTCCGCTGGTGAATTAATGGGTTCGTTATATGAAGACCTTGGCGGAAAACAAAGTTTAATAGTAGAAGATGAAGATGGTAATCTTGTAAATAATGTTGGTAAAGCTATTAAAGAACTTCAAGATGAGGAGTTAATTCGTGTTGAAGAGGGCGATACTAAATCAGGTCGAAGAGTTTATTTAATGAGCTTTTGGAATCTTGAAAAAGATATTGCTTATCATCTTAAAAGATTACTTCAAGGTAATAATTATTTTGTTGCCAATGATTTTGAAGAGAAAATAAAAAAAGCAGAAGAAAAACAAGGTTTTCAATTTACTCAAGAGCAAATAGATGGAATTAAACTGGGAATTGAAAAACAAGTTTGTGTAATTTCTGGTTTAGCTGGTTCTGGTAAAAGTTCGTTAGTTACAGGTATTTTGTCTGTGCTTGATGAATATACTTTTGCTCAATGCGCTTTAAGTGGTAAAGCAGCGGCAAGATTACAAGAGGTTACTGGTAAAGAAGGTTTTACTATTCACCGACTTCTTGGATATACTGGTGGTTGTGGTTTTTCTTATGGAGAAGATAATCCATTACCTTATGATATCATTATTTTAGATGAAGTTAGTATGGTTGGTGGAGAAATTTTTCTCGATTTAATTAGAGCAATTCCCACAGGCAGTAAACTTTTAATGCTTGGTGATATGGGACAGCTTGAATCTATTGGTTCTCTTAATTTAGCTGCGGATATGATTAATAGCAAAGAAATTCCTACTGTTGAACTTAAAGAAGTACATAGACAAGCAAAGGCTTCTGGTATTTTAACTACCGCTTATAATGTAAGAAATGGTATTCAGTTATATCAAGATACTGATTATGAAGGTGTTGAAATTCGCGGAGAACTGAAAGATATGGTACTTGATATTAGAAATGAAAAAGATGATGATAGAAAAGATACCATTGCTTATTTTGAAAAATATTTTAATAGCCCTCTTGTAAATGGTGATATTGAAAAAATTCAAATTATTTCTCCTGTGAAAGAACGTGGAGATGCTTGTGTTTACAATTTAAATCTTGATATTCAAAAACTAATTAATCCTGTTGATTTGAATGAATCTCGTCCAAGAATTTATGTTCAAAAGATGAAAGATGCTTCTGGAAATGATAGGTCTTTTTGGATTCAAGAAGGCGATAAAGTAATGTGTATTAAAAACAATTATAAAGTTTTTGATACAAGTGGAGCACAAACAGCTATGTATAATGGGTGGACTGGTGTAGTTACAAGTATTGATTATGAAAATGCCATTGTTGATTTTGATTTAGGAGATGCACCTATTATTTTAAAACACAAAGAAGTCAAAGAACATTTAATTTTAGGATATGCCTGTACTACTCATAAATATCAAGGTTCTGGTTGTCCTGTAATTATTGGAGTAATAGATTATAGTACTCCTCCAATGATGCTTTGTCAGCAACAGATTTACACTTTATTAACTAGAGCTAAGAAATTGTGTGTGCTTGTAGCTCAAACTAAAGCTTTACGACGCTCTATTGATACAAATTTTGTTTCAACAAAAAGAACATTCCTACCTGAATTTTTAAAATAGGAATACAGATAGCTTAGAGAATAGTATAATGTGCTTCATAGAAAAGAAGATGAAGAACGTAGAGCTTTAATTAGGCAACTAAAAGATTGGAAAGAAAAAGATGAAGTACAAGAGGAATAATTTTTATTATCCTCTTGACAACTTCATTTGATTATGTTATTATATAGATGATTCAAAGGAGTAACTATGAATCGAGAAGAACGTAGAGCGGCTGTAAAGAAGCTCACTAAAAAAGGTTTAACAAAAGAAAGCGCTATTACTTTTGTTAAAAGAATGGATAGTTTTACCATCAATCCCATTACTGCATGGGAGGGTGAAAAAGTAACTTTAGATTATAATCGAATTATTTCCTATCCAGATTGGAAACGAATGAGAGAAGATTATAGAAATTGGGTTACTGAACATAAAAATGATGTTTTTACAGTTGAGTTTGACCCTTTGAAAAAAGAAAGACAGACTGTTGATTATAATAGTTTTGTTCAATTTGTAGAGGATGAAACTAAACCAAAATGGCTATTTTGGGCAGGAGATTTAATTCCTGTTGAGGGACAAACAAGACCTGATACTGAGGAAGAAAAACGAATCAAAGAATTTAACGAGAAGATTGATAGTATTCTATCTAAGATGGAATAAGGAGGACAAAAATGGAACACACGAATTTTATGATGATGATTGGAGTTGTTGAAAGTGGCAAATCTACTCTTGCTCAAAAACTTAAAAATATGTTGACTAAAATGGGTCAGCCTACAATGATTGTTTCATCGGATGAAATTCGTGAAACTGTTTTTGGAGATGTAAACGACCAGACTCATAATGATGAGGTCTTTAAAGAAGTTCGTCGCCGTATTAATAATTGCGTTGACAAGATGAATATTATTGTTGATGCAACTAATATTAATGTTAAATCTCGTAAGAGTTTATTGGATATTGTTCGCAATAAGGAAAATGTTAATAAAGTTGCTTATGTTATGACTACTCCTGTCGCTGTTTGCAAAAGGCAGAATAAAGCGAGAACTCGTACAGTTCCCGAAGAAGTTATTGATAGACAGATTGGCAAGTTTGAAATTCCTTTTTATGAGGAAGGTTTTGATACAATTAATTTAATTGGTTGGAATTTTAATCAGTTTGAAGTAATTGTACCTCAGTCTAATTGGACTACTGACGATGATTATATTATGAGTTTGATGAAAGGTTTTGACCAGAAAACTTGTCATCATAAGTATACTTTAGATGAACATTGCAGAATTTGTGCGGAAGAAGTTGCTAAAAGAACGGATGATAAGATTCTTTATAGAGCTGCACAAATTCATGATTTAGGTAAGTTAACTACTGGACAGCCCAAGGAAGATGGTTCTGGAGATTATAGATATTATAGTCATCATAATGTAGGAACGTATGACCTTTTAGCGAATCTTGATTGTATTGGATTTACTAACATGGACGATATCTTAAAATGTCTGTTTTATGTTAATTTCCATATGCTTCCATTCTTTCTTGAAACTGAAAAGTCTAAAGCTAAATGGGAAAAGATTATGGGAAAAGAAAACCTTGATAAGCTTTTTTTGTTTAACGAATGCGATAAAATTGCAAGTGGAACTTCTGAAAGATAATTCAAAAGATAAAAAATTAGTAAAGGAGAGTTTAAAATGAATTTTCATTTTAAGAAAGAGTTTCTTTGGCATCCTCTTTATGAATATGTTATGACTGTTAAAAGAAAGTATATTCAATCTTATACTCTCCTTAACAACGAACCTTGTCCTGAAAATTATAATTTTAATGACTGGCTCGATAGAGTTTTTGAAGCGTGGGAGAATATCACTCCTAAACTTAATGAAAAGTTGAGTAAGATTTTTGACCCTCTTCAGATTACTTGCTATGACCATTATGTACTTTTTAAGTATAAGGGTTTTATTGAATTGTCTGATGATTATGATTTAGGCTCTTTCTTTGAATTATATAATGGTCTTTATAGGGAATGTCGTTCTTGTGTTTTTGATGTAAAGAATGATGAAATTGCTCTTGCATCTTTGGCAAAGTTTAAGAATTATGGCGAGGATGATGGCGATTGGTCTCCTAAAAATATTAGGTCTAAATATAATTTTGCTCATTCAATTTTTATTACTAATAAGCTTGATGGTTCTTATCAGCAATATAGATATATTGCAGACGAAGACAGAATTTTAGGTTCTGGTTCTCAGGCGTTAGACCCAGTAGAATCTTGGAGACTTGCGGCGGGGTATAAGCTTTTATCTGATGGACAAAAAGAACTAATTAAGGATTATCCTGATTACACTTTTATTTTTGAATATATTTCTCCCAAAAATCCTATTGTTGTTAAATATGATGAATCTCAAGAAGGATTGTATTTACTTGCGGCAAGGGATGTTAAGGATGGCAAGGAAGTTTCTTTTGATATTCTTAGGGATATGGCTGAGGAATATGATTCTAAAATGACTCAATGGTATTATAATGCTACTTTGTTTAGTGTTTTAGCTGATACTGATAATTATCTTTCTTCTGAAAAAGAAGGTTGGGTAGTTGATATGGTTGATGGACATAAAAATCATTTTAGATGCAAAATTAAAACGTCAGATTATGTCTTGATGCATAAAGCATTATCTAAAAATATATCTCCTAACGCAGTTATTAATGCTATTCATGAAGATAGATTTGATGACTTTTTAGCAAACTGTCCTGAAGCGTACAGAGAATTAATTATGCAGTATTATAATACTGTTCATGAATATCTTAATCTTTATAAAGAGCTTATTGATAAAATTTTAATTAAAGGAAATGCAGAATGTGTAGATTTTTGGAATGATAAAAAAGAAGCAATGCTTTGGATGGATAAACTTCCCAAAGTGTTAAAGGGCAGAACAAAGACCAAATATCTTGGACAGGAAAACGATTTCTTGTTAAAGAGACAGTTTTGCTATAAATATTCTGAAATTACAAAAGCCCTACACAATTTAAAGCGTTTTAAAAATTCTATGGTGGAAGGGTAACTTTCCACCATTTTTATATATTATACAATAAAACAGAAACAAATTAAAATTAAACAAAAAGGATTGACAAATATGGATGTAAAGATTAAATTGCTGTCTAAGACAGCTAAGATGCCTGTTAAAGCGCACGAAACTGATGCTTGCTTTGACCTTTATGCTGATTGTCCTGATGATATTTATTATAGTTGGGATATTCAAAAAGATGTTGCAGGAATTAAGATTCGTCCTCATGAAACAGTAAAAGTAAAGACTGGTATTGCAACTGCAATTCCTGTTGGATATTGGGGTGCTGTCTTTGCTCGTAGTGGTTTGGCTACTAAGCAAGGTTTGCGTCCTGCTAATTGTGTAGGCGTAATTGATGCAGACTATCGTGGTGAATGGATTGTTGCTCTTCATAATGATAGTACTGAAACACAAATTATTAGACATGGGGACAGAATTGCGCAAGCTATGATTCTTCCTGTGTTTCTTACTACTTTTGAACAAGTAGAAGAACTTCCTGATACTGAGCGTGGTGCTGGTGGGTTTGGAAGTTCTGGTAATTAAAATTTAAAGGAGAAAGTTATGTAGGATTTTTGGAAATTAGCCTTAGAAAATCTTTTAGCTGCTTTGGTAGGATTTTCTATTTTTGGCATGGCATATCTTTCTAATGTTAGTTTCTCTTTGTATTATAATATTAAAATTGCAGGAGAGACTTTTGAAAAACAAAGATTAATAAATAGTCTTTATAAAATTTTAGCTTTTGCTGGTGGTACAATGTTACTTGTACTTTCTACCTCTTTAATTATTCCTTGGGCAAATAAAAACAATCTTCCTATTCCTGCTGAATATAGTACTGTTATTTCAACAGTGGCAACTTTGGGAGTGTGTTTATCTGGTTCTTTGAAATATATTGTAGAAGCTTTTAATAAGATGAAGAAAATTCTGTCTATTAAAGATGAAAATAATACTGTTGAAGCAGCAAGAGTAAATGCTCTGAAGTCAAATAAAGCTGTAGAGGGAGAGTAATTATGGCTCTCCCTAATTATAATAAGCTCGTTATAGGAGATACTGAAACTACTGGATTTAAAGAAAATAGAATTGTTAGTATTGCAATTTTAGTGTATGAAAACGGCAAAAAAATTGCTGATAAATATATATTAGTAAATCCGTAGACATAGATTGAAAGTGGAGCATCTAAAGTAAATGGTATTACTTATGATACTATAAAAAATTGTCCCACGTTTGATGAAGTGTGGGAAGAAATAAAAGATTATATGACAGATAGTGTTTGGATTTTTCACAATGCCAAATATGACGCTAACAAAGTAATTTATCCAGAATTGGAAAGATACCACATTCCAATTCCAAATCATGCTGTTTGTTGCACTTTAGAAAATGCGAAACGTTTAATTCCAAAAGCAGAGGTAGCTAATTATAAATTAGGGACTTTGCTTGAACATTTTGGTTATACTTTAGAAAATGCTCATAGTGCAGATGCAGATACTTGGGGTTGTATGAAATTATATAATTAGTTAGTTAAATTATCTGATGGTAATTTAGATGTTACATAAAAGGACAAAAGGAGATTGATGTTATGGTTGTTTTGTATACCACTAATTGCCCTCGTTGTATTGTTTTGGAAAAGAAACTTAAGCAAAAGGGAATTGAATTTGAAGCCAGAACTGATTTCGATGTAAAGGAAATGATTAAAAAGGGTTTTGCTTCTGCTCCATTACTTGAAGTTGATGGAGAAATTATGGCTTTCAATGAAGCAAATCAATGGATTAATAATAATTAAAAAGGAGGAAAATTTTATATGGACATTTCACTTCGTTTAACAAAAGATTTTGAAAGATGTCTTGAAGATTTAAAAAAGAAATATGGTGAAGATTTTGAATATATTAATGGGGTTCATTCTAGCTAGTTAGATTTTTCAGAATTCTTAGATAAATTCGTAAATCAAAGCACAATGGCAGATGCTACTATCGACCCTAATGCAAATGCCAGCCATAGAGATATTCGTTCTTTTATGACTGAAAAGGGGAAGAGTGAAGATAAGCTTTTTGGTTTAAATAAAATTTTCCTTGAAATTAAGAAAAAATGGGGACTGCGTACTGCTAAAGCTTGGTTAGAATAGGAATTTAGCAAGGGTTTTTATCTTAACGATTCTGCTACGGCAAGTTATTTTCCCTATTGTTGGGCAAATGATTTAACTCGTTTGGCAAGAGAAGGATTGTTTTTCCTCGGAGGATATAATAATCAGCCTCCTAAACATTTGGACACATATTTTGATGATGTTATTGAGTTTGTTTCGTTCCTCAGTAACCGTCAATCTCGGGCCGTTGGTCTCCCAAATGTAATTATTTGGGCTTATTATTTCTGGAAAATGGATATAAAGAACGGACATTATTTTAAAGACCCAGATACTTATTTAAGACAATATTTTTAGAAATTTGTTTACAGATTAAATCAGCCATTCCTTAGAATTGACCAGTGCGCTTTTACAAATGTAAGTATTTTTGACCGTCCTTATCTTGAATCTTTGTTTGGTGGTTTGGAATTCCCAGATGGGTCTTTCGCTATTGACCAAATTGAAGAAATTATGAAGTGTCAGCGCTTGTTTATGGATGTAGTAAGTGATATTCGCAGTGAAAATATGTTTACTTTCCCTGTTTTAACTTATTCTTTACTTTATAAAGACGGTAAATTTGAAGATGAAGAAACTGCTCGATGGGCTTGTTATCATAACATTAAGTGGTCTGATTCTAATTTCTTTGTATCTGATAATGTTGGAGTACTTTCAAATTGTTGTCGTTTGCTTTCTGATACTCAAAAGCTTGATGCTTTTGTTAATTCTATTGGTGGTACAGCATTGTCTGTTGGGTCTTGTCGTGTGAGTACAATTAATCTTATGCGCATTGCATATGAGACTAAATTTAATAAAAAGAAATATATTGAACTTCTTAAAGACCGTGTGCTTTTGGATTGCAAGGCATTAACTAGTATGCGTCACATTTTGGAGCGTAATATAGAAAAAGGTCTGCTTCCTAACTATCAAGAAGGAGCAGTCGAACTTGATAAGCAATATTGTACTATTGGTATTCTTGGAATGTATGAAGTTATTGATTCTTTTGGATTAATTAATACTGATGAATTTGGTAATAAATATTATACAGAAGAAGGATTGGAATTTGCTTGTTAGATTCTTGATGCTATTAATGAAGTAAAAGATAGCTTTGAATGTGATTTTTCTTTTAATGTTGAATCTATCCCTCGGGAAAATTGTGCTGGTGTAATTTGCACAGCAGATAATCTTTTGTTTGAACAAGATAAGTATTTTATTTACTCAAATCAGTGGATTCCATTAACTGAACAATGCACTATTAAAGAAAAGTGTCGTTTAGGCAGCGTGCTTGATGAAAAATGTGGTGGTGGATGCATTGCTCACATTGATATTGAAAATCGTTTTGCAACAAAAGAAAGTGCTTGGGACATGCTTAATTATGTTGCTTCTAAAGGTGTAATTTATTTTGCGTTTACAACTAAAATTAATGTTTGTGAAGATAAACATTCTTTCATTGGAACTCAAACATGTCCTATTTGTGGAAAGCCTGTAGCGGACCAATATGCAAGAGTAGTAGGTTTTTATACCCCTGTAAGTAGTTATCAAAAGATTAGAAAAAAAGAATTTAATTTAAGACGTTGGTATAATGTTTTAGATGCAGATTCTATTATGAAAGGATAAATTTATGGAAGAGAAGATTCATCTTAAAGGTGTTGTCATGGAGGACTTTGTTAATTATGCGAAGCCCTCCCTCTTCCTTATCACTTGTAAATGTGATTGGAAATGTTGTCATGAAGCTAATATTCCAATTACTGTATGTCAAAATGAACCTGTGGTAAGACAAGCTACTAAAGAATTTTTAATTTCTTCTATTTATAAAGCTTATATAGATAATGAAATTACAAAGGCAGTCGTAATAGGAGGCTTAGAGCCTATATTGCAATTTGAAGAAGTTTTGTCTTTATTGGATTATTTTAGAAAGCAAAATTGTAACGATGACTTTGTAATTTATACGGGATATTATAAAGAAGAGATAGAAAAAGAAATTGAGCAATTAAAAAAGTATCCCAATGTAATTTTAAAATATGGTCGTTATAAACCAAATTCAGTTTCACGTTTTGATGATATTTTGCAAATTACATTGGTTTCTGATAATCAATATGCAGAGAGGATATCTTAATGTTAAAAATTGTATTGAACGATGATAAAGATTTAGTAGACGAAACAAACCGTCAGCTTGCAGAAATGAAAGAGAAATATGGAAAACAATATTGTCCATGCGGTTTAACTCAAACTGACGATATGGTTTGTATTTGCAAAGCCTTTAGAGAACAAAACTATGCTGGGGAATGTAATTGCGGAAAGTATAAAAAAATAGAAGTTGATTAAGGGGTATCATACCCCTTTCAACTTATTTCTTATAACTTCTTGACAAAACAAAATTTATTTGCTATAATGTCATTAAGTAAGAATAGATAAATGTATTTATATATTGTTACTTATTTACATTAAGGAAGGTAAATTATGAATTTAGAAAAGGTTAATAATAGAGTTCATTCAGATTATGAATTTTTGAGTGAACTTGGATATAATGTAGTCGGCGTATTTGTTTATGGTAGTAATAATTACGGAATGGCTACGGAGCATTCTGATGTTGACACAAAAGCAATTGTGCTTCCTCATTTTGATGATATTGTTGATTCTAAAGATTGGGTTAGTAAAGAATATCATCGAGATGAAGATGGAGGAAAACTTGAAGTTAAAGATATTCGCTTAATGTTTAATAGTTATTTGAAACAAAACATTAATTTTACAGAAACTTTATTTACTAAATATTTTGAGCTTAATCCTGAATATGCTGGACTGTGGTTAGGGGCTGTTGTTAAAAATAGAGAAGCTATTGCACATTATTGTCCTCAAAAAGCTGTATTAACAATGTATGGTAACATGAAAACAAAATACAAACAAATGCTTCATAGAGCTCCTCATAATGAATTTGATATTGATAATTATGGATATGGGCTAAAGGATTTTCATCATATCGCAAGATTAGCAGATTTTATTAAAAGATATATAGCAGATGAACCCTATGAAAAAATTTTAACCCCTAAAAATCCAGAATTGTTAATTAGTTATAAGACCACTCCTCTTCCAGTTGAAGATGCTAAAAGAATTGCAGAAAATTTAATTACCGAAGCGGAAGTTCTGGTAGATGAATATGTAATGGGTAAGCATTTTGAGACCAACAAAGAAGTAGAAGATGTTTTAAGAAATGTACAAAGGACAATGATTGCTAATTCTTTAAAGAAAGAGCTTTTAGAAAGTGAGACTAAATTATGAGTTATGCAGTAGTTGGTATTTTAATTGTTTGGGTTGTTTTATCTTTGCTTATTATGAGCACAATTGATAAGTAATGGAGATTAATATGAATAATTACGAAAATATTGCACGTATTAAAGAATTAACGAGTCTGTTAAATAAGTATCGAGATAAATATTATAATTATAGTGAATCTCTGGTTTCTGATGCTGAATATGATAAACTGTTTGATGAGCTACGTGAATTAGAAGCAGAAGAGCATTTTGTTCTGGCGAACTCTCCTACTCAGACAGTTGGCTATGAAATTGTTGATTCACTCAAGAAAGTTAAGCATGACCATTTAATGCTTTCTCTTGATAAAACAAAGAGTTGCCAAGATTTGCTTAATTTTGCTGGTGACAAGGAAGTAGTTTTGTCTATGAAGTTAGATGGTCTTACCATGTCTGTTAGATATGAAAATGGTAAACTTGTTTCTGCTGAGACTCGTGGTAATGGGGTTGAAGGAACAGATGTTCTTAATAATGCCAAGGTCATGAAAAATCTTCCTTTGACAATTGATAGTAAAGAAACTCTTGTTATTGATGGCGAATGCATTATTCTTAGAGAAGATTTTGAACGAATTAACGCAGAACTTTCTGATGGGGAACAGTATGCTACTCAGCGTAATCTTGCAAGTGGTAGTCTTTCTCTTTTGGACAATAAGATTGCTTCTCAGAGGGGCCTTCAGTTTTGGGCTTGGAGCTTGATTGAGGGGACTACTGGTAGCTTTAGAAGAGATATGAGCAAACTTCAATCTTTAGGTTTTACTATTGTCCCTTGTAATTATTTCAATGGCGATAATGTTGACATTTGGGGAGTTGAAGACTTAACTATTAAGTTAAAACAAGTCGCTGACAAGAAGGGTATTCCTGTTGATGGTTGTGTTATTACTTATGATGATATTGCTTATGGTTTAAGTCTTGGTAACACTGGTCATCATTTCCGTAAGAGTTTGGCTTTTAAGTATGAAGATGAAACTGCTGGAACTATTCTTAGAGACATTGAATGGGCAGTTGGTAAAACTGGCGTAATTACTCCTACTGCTGTGTTTGATTCTGTTATTCTTGATAACACAGAAGTAAGCCGCGCATCTGTTCATAATATTAGTATTATTAAATCTCTTGGATTGAGAAAGAATTGTTCTATTAAAGTTTTTAAAGCAAATATGATTATTCCTCAAATTCTTTCATGCGAAGACGATGGAGATGCGGATTTTGAAATTCCAAAGACTTGTCCGTGCTGTGGTAAACCTACTACAACTAAAATTTCTGAATCTGGTGCAGAGACTCTTTGGTGTGAGAATCCTGATTGTCCTGAAAAGAATTTGGCTAAGTTTGTCCAGTTTGTATCTAAGCCAGCAATGAATATTGATGGTTTAAGTGAAGCTATACTTAAGAGATTTATTGATGCTGGGTATGTTAAGAAGTATGCAGACCTTTATCATCTTGATAAGTATAAAGATGAAATTATTGAGATGGATGGTTTTGGTGAAAAATCTTATAGTAAGTTAATTGAATCTATTGAAAAGTCTCGCCATGTTAAACTTGAAAATCTTCTTGTCGCTTTAAGTATTCCCAATATTGGCAAAACAGCGGCAAAGGAAATCAGTAAACATTTTAATGGAGATTGGATGGCTTTTGAAGAGGCTCTTGATTTTAATAAGTTTGATTTCTCTACTTTAGATGGCTTTGGTGAAACAATGTCTCAAGCTTTGCATAATTGGTGGAATAGTGAAGATTCATTGTTTACAAATCTTATTTTTGAATTAAATTTAGTTTGGGATAAGCCAGTACAGATTGCAACGAATGAGTTTATTAATGGTAAAATTTTCTGTGTTACAGGTGCTTTTAATACTATGAAGCGTTCTGAAATCGAGAAGATTATTATTGATAATTGTGGTAAATTAACTGGTTCTGTTTCTAAGAAGACTGATTATCTTTTAACAAACGAAGCTAATAGTGGTTCTTCTAAGGCAAAGAAAGCGGCTGAGTTGGGAACTCCTATTATGAGTGAAGAAGAATTTTTGAAGAGGATTGGAAAATAATATGGAAGCAATTAGAGAATTTATAGATGCCTATGCTTTTCTTTCTAATTTTTATCATTCTCCTGTAAAGTATAGGAATCTTATTTATTTAAATGCGGAAGCAGCGTTTCAAGCTCAAAAAGAATCTTGTGAAAAAGATAAAGAGCAATATACTAGGATGAATCCTGCACAAGCAAAATTAGTAGGTAGAAATTGTAATCTTAGAGAAGATTGGGAAGAAATTAAAGAGCAAACGATGTATGAAATTGTAAAAGCAAAGTTTACTCAAAATAAAGCCCTCGCAAGACTTCTTCTTGCAACTGGTGATGCTTATCTTGAAGAAGGTAATTGGTGGCATGATACTACGTGGGGAGTTTGTAATGGTGTTGGAGAAAATAAGTTAGGAAAGATTCTTATGCGCGTAAGAGAAGAACTTGATGGAGGAATTTGGGAATGAATAGTCAGATGGCTAATAAAGTAGACCATACTATTGATGGTAAATGTTCTGGATGTGGAGCTTGTTGTTCTGCAATTCTTTGTGTAAGTGATGCGGAAGTAAAGAAAATTAAGAAATATCTTGGTCAGCATCCAGAAGTAAAAATGATTAATCGCAACACTGTTTTAGACAAAGATTTTAAGGATGTTTGTCCTTTTTTGAATGAGGGAAATAAGTGCCAAATTTATGAAGTGCGACCTGAAATTTGTTCTCGTTTTATTTGTTCTGCTTTTAAGGATACTTCTATTCCTCCTCTTAATCATAGAAATAAGAGAATTATTAATATGATTACTACATTTATGGGAGAAAAGACTTGTCCAAATGCTCCTGACCTCGTAGGATTGAACAAGTTTTATGAAAGTAAAAAGAAAGAGGTTTATGGAAAATGACAATTAAATATTGTTGTGAAAAGTGTGGCAAAGAATTTTAGTCTTTAGGCGAATGTTATTTACATGAGAGAAAATGTATTGATGGGATAGATGGAAAGAAAGCTGCTTTGATGCTTAACGAATTAATCTATCCTTATGGGCAAGATGTTTGTAAACATTGTGATAATCATTATATGGTTTATGGATGTGAACTTTCTTGTAAGTATGAAAAGTCTTGTAAAAAGAGAGATAATTATCCTTTTTGGAAAGAAGAGGAAAAGAAATGAATTTTCCAAAGAAGCAACCTTTAGAATCTACTAAATGGTTAAAGTACAGATTTAATAGAAAAGAAGATAATGTTGAAGATGCACAGAATAATTTGTTAAACTGGACAATTCTTGTTTATAATCCAGTTCATAAAGATTATGTTTTAGCTGGTGTAATTACTAAAGTTACAGAAGACTATGTAGAATTTTTAGGAGACCCTTCTGTTGTCGATACAAGATGGTGTCAGCAATCGTCTATTGGAAATAGTTTGGAGTGCTTGAATGGAAGGGAGAGTAATGTTTAAATGTCCATTTTTTATAAATTTACACTATGTTTGTAGAAGGTTTAACAGAATGTACGTTAAATATTGTTGTAATTATTGTGATAAAGAATTTTCTGACAAGTTAACTTGTCTTGTCCACGAAAAAATGGCACATATTGGCTATTCAAAAGATGTGGCAGAAATAATTTCTTGTGGCTATCAGCCTTGTGATTATTGTGCCAATGCTTATTTTGTATATGGTTGTGAACAAGATTGTTAGCACAAATCAGAGTGTATGGAAAAGCATAAGTGGGTTAAGTTTAAGTATAGTGAGGGACGAGATGAAAGAGCTTGAGTATACACATCACGAAGATGTAGCTTTGCAATATTTAATTGATGAAGAAAAGCCTATCTATGACAAGTATAGAAAAAAGTTTAGAGAATTAGCAGAAGAATTTTATGAAGAATTTGAAAAATTTCACGAAAAAAGGAAAGAAAATTCTTATGGTTTTAATCATCGTCATGTTTGTTCTTTTAAACTTTCTTGCTCCAATGAAAAAGAAGCTCATAAATGTTGTCGAGAATATTTGAGGCAAATCGGAAAAGAAGATACCATTGAAACAACACGTTACGGCTTTCTTAAGTTGAAAAAATGGGTATATACAGATTATTGCGATTATTGTCCATACAATAAATATATGCTTTCAGATTTTGATGGCAATGTTTTGTTTATTCATGGATGGGAAGATGAACTTGAGAATGAGAGATTTGGTGAGCCGTTATGAATTATTATATTTCAGATTTGCACCTTGGACATAAGAACATTATTAATTTTGACCATCGCCCCTATGACACAACAGAAGAAATGGAGTTTGACTTAATTTCTCGTTGGAATAAACAAGTTTCAAATGCAGACCATGTATATGTACTTGGAGATTTTCTATGGAAAGCAGGGTCAGATGAATGGATTCGTATTTTAAATAAGTTAAACGGTAATATTCATTTAATTCAAGGTAATCATGACTGTAAACAATATTCTACAGGAGTTAAGAAAAAATTAGCTGAAATTTGTCATTATAAAGAAGTAACTGAGATAGTTGATGGTAAACCTTATAGAGTAATTCTTTCTCATTTTGCGATTCTTTCTTATTATGGGTCTTGTTATGATAATTGTTTCCATTTACATGGACATACCCATACAACCAAAGAACAAGACTTGGTAGAAGATTTTGCTAAAATGGCAAAAGAAAAATTAGAAAATTCTAATGGAAATGAATATTTAAATAGAGCACAGATGATTAATGTTGGAGTTATGATGCCTTATATGAATTATACTCCACAAACTTTTGAATATCTTTTGATGAAATATAAGAAGGGAGAAACAAAGGCGTAATGAAAGTAACCCTTTTGAATCCTACTGTATTAGAGGATTTGTATAAAAACCACGGTGAATTTGCCTGTGAATGTTATAACACAGATAAAAAATATGCTGAACGAGTAGGCAAGAAATGTGAAGATTCAGGTCACATGAGTGGTTCTCGTTGTGAATATATTAAGTTTGAAATTGAAGCAGATAGAGGCACGTTAGAACAGATGATGCGCTCTGAAATTGGAGTGCGTTATGATAATCAGGACAAGTATGCTTATATGGATTTGATTGAAGCAATTCCTCGTGTAAGTCCTGATGAGATTGTTAAGAATCTTGCTTCATTTAGATATATTGATAAAAACAATTTTACTTATATTATACCAAGTAATATTGAAAAAAATGAGAAGGCCAAGGCTTTGTATCAAAATCTTATGAGTAATATTGATACAACTCGTAGGCTTATTCGTGATATCCTTACTGAGAATGGTGTTAAGATTAATGCCGCAGTAGAAGATGCTAATTTTGTTTTGCCAAGAGCAACTAATACTACTTTAGCGATAGGTTTTACACCTGAAGCTTTAATTACATTTATGCATAAGCGTTTGTGTACTCGTGCTCAAGAACCTATTCGTAAAATTGCCCTTGAAATGAAAAGACAAGTTGCAGGAATTAATCCAGTATTTGCTAAAGAACTTGTTCCTCATTGTCAATATCTTCTTTGGTGTCCAGAAGGCGATAAGTGTTGTGGTAGATATCCTACTCGTGAAGAATTGAGGGATAAATTATGGAAGCAAGAATTGTAATAATTAATGGTTCTGGTGGAAGTGGAAAGTCTACCTTTGTAAAACTTTGTCAAGAAATTTTAGAGGACAATATTAGTTGGGAAAATAACTGGGAGATATTAGAATTGTCTACTGTTGATTGGGTAAAAGCTGTTGCTCAATTTGCTGGTTGGGATGGAAAAAAAGATGAAAAAGATAGAAGATTCCTTTATCAGTTAAAAATGGCTTTGGAAGAATGGGATAATTCTCCTAATCAAAAAGTTTTTGACCAAATTAATTCTGTTATAAATAACGAAATGCTAAACAAAAAAAATTGGTTGTTTTTTGTAAATATTAGAGAACCAAAATGCATTGAAAATTTTATTAAACAGAACGAAATAGCGACAGGATTACCTTGCAGTACTATGTTGGTAAAAAATGCAAATGTAGCTCCTATTATTTCCAATCCTGCCGATGGAGATGTTCATTATTATCATTACGATACAATAATTAGTAATAGCTCTGATTTAGAAAATCTAAAAAAATGGGCGCACGATTATTTAAAATATGTTCAAAAAATAATTTAAAAAGTATTGACAATATGGTTCTACTTATGATATACTTACTCATAGGTAGAATCATATTTTTAATATGGAGCATATTATGAAGAGAAAATTAAGTTTTATCGCTTTACAAAACATGGATGGTCATACAGTATGGGTTCATGATTTAGCAAATGATTGTTATGACCAAGAATGTATTGTGAAAGTTAATGTTGTTAGGACTATTAATCCTTTTAAGAATCAAAAAAAGAAAATTGTTGAATTTGTAGAATCTATTGAATTAACTAATGAAGAGTTTAGATTCGTGTATGGTCTAAACGGAAAATGTTTAGATGGAGAATTTGAGGTGTATGTAAAATGATTTGTCAAGTTAATGCTTACCATTATGAAAAGGGTAATAAGGTTGTTGTTCCTCTTGGGTGTGTAGAAGAAAAGGGAACTGATATTATTCTTAACGCTCAATATCCAGAATGTTTTAAGCTTATTAAAAAATATATTGACAACAAAAGGTTTAAGAGCTATTATTATAATTGTCATGTTACTCCAGAAGGAGTTTATAATGTAGATTATGGTAGTTACTCGGATTTTTGTGAATTTTATAAGGTGAATGATGATGAGTAAAAAGAATTATAGTTGGCTTAATCTGAGCTATTTAAATAAATCTTATAAAGGATTGTCTTTTTTGCATCCAAAAAATTTAAAAGACCTTTATCCTATACATAAGCAGAGAAAAGATAGAGTTTTTAGGGGTTGGTGTAATATGGACATTTGGAGTTTTGATAGTTGGTTTCAACAAGTAGTCCCTGAAATGTTAGAAGAATTGGCTAAGACTCACGTTGGCTACCCAATGATTGATTTTGATAAAACTCGTCAAACGGGTAAACGAGAATATCGTGATTGGAGAGAGCTTACAAGAGAAAAGTTTAATTCTGATGAAGAATATAAAACCGCAGAAGAGGCTCAGTGTAAGGCATGGGAAGATTACCTGAAAGAAATTGCAACTCATATTCGTAATTCTACTGAAGAGACTTGTCCTAAGAAAAACTCTGTCCTTGAAAAGTATGACGGATGGGCAAATAAGATTCCCGAAGAAGAAAAAGAACAGTACTATCAAGAAGATGCTGAAATTGACAAGTATAGGCAATCTGAAATTGAAAAAGCTTTAGATATGATGAAGCCAATTTTCTTTGATTTGTGGGATTAATATGAGTAAAAAAAGAGTTAAAATTTTAACATATGATTCATTAATTTTTGAATCTCGTTTAAATATGTGGCTTAGTAGTTCTAAAAAGAATATTATAGATATTCAATTTACTACAAGATATGATGAAGTGTTGGGCAGGGAAAGATATACAGCTTTTATTAAATATGAGGTAGATAAATGATTTATTTAGACCATGCGGCTACAACTTTTGTATCGCCTGAAATCATTGATATTATTAAAGATGATTTAGCTGAATATTGGGGTAATGCAAGCACGACCTATGGTTTAGGGCGCAAGAGTAAAAATTTAATTGAGGAAAGTCGTGCAAAAATTGCACATGTTATAGGTGCTTTTCCAGAAGAAATTTATTTTACTTCTGGTAGTAGCGAAGGTAATGCGTGGGCTTTAGCTCAAAAAAGCAAATGTTTATGTAGTCCTTATGAGCATCATAATATCACAGAAAATCCCAAGTCAATAATTATTGATAAGAATTATCTTATTGATGCTGTTAAAGTTACAGAGAAAAGTGAAGAGTTGGGTTTTCTATGGGGAGATTATAGTGGATTTCTTTTGTCTTGGATGTATGTAAATAATGAGACAGGAGAAATTTTTAATCCTCGTGAACATATGGATTTAGCTCATAGACTTAATATGTATTATCATTGTGATATGACACAGGCTTTAGGTAATGTTCCTATTGATATTAGACACATGGCTGACATTGCTACTTTTAGTGGACATAAGGTGCATTCTCCTAAAGGTGTTGGCTTTATTTATTTTTCAAAAGACACTTTTCCTGTTGAGAAGATTAAGCCTTTAATTTATGGTGGGGACCAAGAAAGTAATCGTAGAGCTGGTACTGAAAATATTCCTTATATTCATGCTTTAGCTTTAACTGTTGATAAAGCTGTTGCACATCAAAAAGAAAAAGATTTAGCTTGTAAGAAAATGAAGAAAGCTTTCCTTGAAGAGCTTGGTAAATTATTTGAACCAAATGATTATATGATTGTTTCTCCTGCAAATAGTATTAATTCTACAGTGTGTGTTTGCTTCCACAATGTAGAGGGAGAAATTCTTCAATCTATGTTAGATGAAAAGGAAATTTATGTAGGGACAGGAAGTGCGTGTAATACAGGAGATATGAAAGCATCTGCTGTGTTAGAAGCTATGAAGATTCCAGAAGATTATATTCGTGGAGAAATTAGAATTTCTATGAATGAAACTCAGAATACAGTTGAAGATGTAATTGAGACTGCAAGAGTATTACATGAATGTTATAAAATGGTTAGGAGTTGATTATAATGAACTTTAAGCCAAGTACATATCAACAAGATATTTTAGATTTTTTTCTTAACAATCCTCAAAGTAACATGCTTGTAAATGCTTTGGCTGGAAGTGGTAAGTCAACAACTGCTTGTATGCTTTCTGAGCATTCAAAAACTTCTGATTTATATATTGCATTTAATGCAAGCGTAGTTGAAGAGTTTAAGAAAAAAATTAAGAATCCTAAGACTAAGGTTATGACGATGCATTCTTTAGCATATTCTATTATGCTTTATAATGTAGAACAAGAATCCAAGGATTCAGGAGAAAAGCCAAAAGGTTTTGGTTCTCAGCGCTCTAAAAGAACTGTGAGTTTAGATAATTTTAAGCCACATAAAATTCTTGATGAAGAAATCACAAAACGTTATGGTAGATATATTGAATTTGCCAAGCGAGTTTTCTTGAAAGATAATTATGTAAATCTTTATAATTTGTGCAGATTAACTCTTACCGATATGTCTTCAAATAAAGATGTATCTCGTTTAATTGATGACCATGTGTTATTTTTATATTATGGTGATGAAGGTTATTCTGCGCCCGATATTAGTGAAATTACTTCTACTTTGAAGATTCTTGATACTAAAAGTAGACAACAATTTGAAACTCAAGGTGTAATTGATTTTACTGATATGCTTTGGATTACTTTTAATAAACTTAAATATGATAATTGGGAAGTCCCTTATTGGGCTTTGTATACAAATATTTATTGTGATGAGGTTCAAGATTTTTCTAATATTCAATTAAATTTCCTAAAGTTTATTAAAAGAACCAAGGGTAGATATGTTTTTATTGGAGATTTTCATCAGGCCATTTATAATTTTGCTGGTGCTAATGCTCAAGCTTTTAATCAAATTCCTAAGATGTTTGCTCCTGTAGAAACTTTTGATTTACCTATTTGTTATCGTTGTGCTAAGTCTCATCTTAGTAGAGTAAATAGAGAATATGGGATTCCTATTCTTCCTTGTGATGATGCTCCGTTAGGATTCGTTAAAACTATTGACAAAAACAAAATTTCAGAGTATGCTAAAGCAGGAGACATGGTAATTTCCAGAAAAAACAAATGGATAGCTGAAGTAGTACTTGATTTAGCTCGAAATGGAACTCCCATTTTTATTGAAGATAAAGAGATGGTAGGGGCAATTAAAAGACAGATTTTATCATCCAAATGCACCTCGGTTGGCACACTCAAAAAATTCCTCCAGAAAGTAATAAGTAATTATAATAAAAAACTCTTTGAAATCGTTTCAAAAAATGTCCGTGAGGGGGGACACGAGGAAGAGCATTTGGAAGCCGTGACGGAAACAAATTCTAAGATAGATAACACGAGCTTTTTACTGGAGATTTTGGAGGGTTATCTTGAACATCATGCCTCTTCTGATAGTGTTTCTAAATTCTCTAATTTTATTGATAAACTGTTAAATACTACTCCTTCTCCTAATTGTGTTAGACTTTGTAGTATCCATAAAGCTAAAGGTCTTGAAGCTACAAATGTTTTTGTTTTGAATGAAGCTAAAATTAATTACGATTTTAGGAATAGTAAAGAACAAAATATTCAGGAAAAGAATTTAAGTTATATTGCAACTACTCGTGCAAAAGAAGGTTTGTATCTTGTTAAAGAACCTTCTAAGACAATAACTACTAGAAATACTGATTATCTTCTTTCAGATAACTATCTTCTTCCAGATAACGATGTCTTAAAGAAAAGGGAACAGGATTTTAAGAAAGCTATTGTACGAGAAACCATGGGTTGTTTTTAAGAAAGGATAATTTGATGGCTAAGATTGAATGTAAAGGTTGTACTCCTAATTGTCCTTATTTTCCATATATGGATGGAACAGTTGATTGGGAATATAATGAGGAAGGATTGAAAGTCAGAAAGAAAAAAAAGATTTTTGTTTGTTCTTATGACGGTCATCAAATTACAAATTGGACTGATGCGTGTCCAAAAGAATTAGATAGAATACTTAGTGAAAAAATTAATTAATTATAAAAGGAGTATTTAAAATGGCTAATATTTTTAGTCGCAATTACAAGTTTGATGAGCCAAAGGTAACTTCTACTCAGGATAAGGATTATTTTACTACCGCAGTTGCTTCTACTGATGAAGATGGTAAGATTGTTTCTACTTCTGGTTATGTTTCTGTTTTGAAGCCCAAGGTAATGCATTGTCCTGACTGTGGTTGTCCTCTTGTGGTGCGTGATGGCGAGCTTGAATTTGCCGATGAAGATGATGAAGTCGATGATACCAGTTATGAAAATCCTGTTGAATACGAAGAAGTAAATAAGGATATGTTCGACCTTCCTCCTTATTATAATATCTGTTATGGTATCCCCGCTGACCTCTCTTTGGGTAGTGATACCGCTCGTAGACTTGACAATTATTATCATATTGTTGATAAGATTCCTGATAAGTTTGATGAGCGTTGTGCTGGTGAAGCTATTTGGATTCGGAATTTATTCTTACTTATGATTGCTAATAAGAAGTATGAACCAATTACTATGACTAATCTTGAACATTGTATTGAGGACCTTGCTCAGTATTGTATTAATGAAGAGATTTCTTATCTTGCTATGCCTTTTATTGGGTGTGGTAAGGGTAAGCTTGATTGGGAAGATGTTCGTGAAATGATTCTTCGTGTTTTTACTGAAACGATTGAAGATGCTAAAAAGTTTGACGAGGTAAGCAAGAATTATAAGATTCATCTTACTTTCTGCTACCAGTAATTTAACTGATTGGATTAGTAAAAAATAACTGAATAAACCCTTGACAAAAGTAAATCTCTATGGTAATCTAATCATAGAGATTTACTTATAGGAGATGGAATTATGGATTATACTCCCAAATATTTAATCTTTGTTAGTCCTGATAATAAAGGTGTGGATTCGAATAAGTATTATCGTATGACACCAAATGGAGACACCTTTACTGTAGAATATGGTCGTGTTGGTGCTACTCCTTAGACTAAAACTTATCCTATGTCCAAATGGAATTCTACTCTTTCTTCTAAGTTGAAGAAGGGGTATGTTGACCGTTCTGATTTGATGCAGGAAGTTATTGCTGATTCCAAAGTTGAGGATAAGTCTAATGGAGTAGATGAATTTGGTTTGGTTCAAAATTTGTCTGTTCGAGAGATTGTTAAACGTCTTTGGGATTATGCTAATAAGACTATTCAATCTGCTTATTCTGTTCGTGCTGAAGCTGTTACTCAAGCTATGATTGATGCTGCTCAGGAAAAGATTGACTACATTGCAGCAAATTATAAAAATTGGTCTATTGAGGAATTTAATAAGAATTTAAACGAGCTGTTCATTATTGTTCCTCGTAAGATGAAGCGTGTTTCTGATTGTCTTGTTTCTAATTTTTCTGAATATGATAAAAAGCTTTCTGAGGAACAGAGCTTGCTTGATACTATGGCTGGTCAGGTTTATAAGCCCAAGGCAAAAATTGCTGATGCTGATTCTGAGATTAAAGCTTCCGAAAGTATTTTACAGAAGATGGGCATTACCATGGAAGATGTCACTCAGGATGAAGTTGTCAGAATTAAAAATATGCTTGGGCGAGATTCTGATAGATTCGTAAAAGCATGGAGTGTTAATAATTTAGAGACTAATAAAGCATTTAATTCTTTTATTAAAGATTATAATATTACAAACACTAAACTTATGTGGCATGGTAGCAGGTCTCAAAATTTCTTTAATATCCTTAAAATGGGTTTGAAGATTCGTCCCGCAAATGCTATCTATACAGGTTCGATGTTTAGCGATGGATTGTATTTTAGCACTTTAGCTCGAAAGAGTATTGGTTATACAAGTGTAAGTGGTTCTTACTGGGCAAGAGGAAGTAATAATACTGGATTCATGGCTATTTTTGAAGTGGCTTATGGAAATCCTTATACTGTTTATGAACATACTTCCGAGTGTTATCATTTTAATTTTGATGTGCTTCAGAAAAAGAATCCTCCTTGCCATTGTGTTTACGCTTCTCCTGAAAAGGGAATGCTTCGCAATCCAGAAATTATTTTCTATCGTCCTGACCAAGTAACTATTCGATATTTAGTGGAGATTAGATGAATGAAAGAGCCAGTAAAAGTTGGAGATGTTTTTGGCCGTTTAAAGGTTTTGTATAAATGTGATTATTAGTATCATGGTCCAAATCGGAAACGTGCTAATTTATGGCATGTACAATGCCAATGTGAAAATAAAACAGAATTTGATGTTTTAACACATAGTTTAACTTCTGGTAATACAAGGTCTTGTGGTTGTTTACAAAAAGAAGCTGCTATTGAAAGTGGAAAGAAAAGAAGAAAATTAAACAAATATGATTTAAGTGGAGAATATGGGATAGGATATACTTCTAAAAATGAACCTTTTTATTTTGATTTAGAAGATTATGATAAAATAAAAGAATATGTTTGGGTGTATAATAAAGAAAAATATCCTATTGCAACTGTTTATAAAAATAATCAACCTCATTGTTTACATTTAAAAAGATTTGTTTTAGATATTACTGACTCTAAAATAGATGTAGACCATAAAAACCACGTTCCTTATGATTGCAGAAAAGAAAACCTAAGACCTTTAGAACATTACCAAAATATTGGTCATTGTAAAATTTATACCAATAATACTTCTGGTGTTAAAGGCGTAAGTTATGATAAAGTGCGAAATAAATGGAAAGCTTCTTTAGTTGTAAATAAAGAAACTAAATTAAGCAAACGTTTTGATACTTTTGAAGAAGCTGTAAAAGCACGTCAAGACGCAGAAGAAAAATATCAACAAGGATTTAGATACAATCCTGATGAAGATTTGTATAATAGAGGATAAGTAAAATGATTGGTGAAATGCAGACTGTTTCTAGTGTAACTTTTGGTATTCCTTCTGATTTTCCTTCTCTTGTAGACTCTGTTGTGGGTTCTCTTAAAAAGGGATATAGAGATTATTGTTTTACAAATAAGCAACTAAAAGAAATTATTGAAAAATGCCACGAGGCAAATGTAAGTTTTGCTTATCGTAAACAGTTAGATGAAGATTGCAAGATTGAATATATTGAACTTATTCCTTGTACTTTTTATTTTGCAGAAACAGTCGAGGAAAATAAAGTAGAAAATATTCAGGTAGAAATGGAAAATCTTCCTGTAGCATTAATTTTTTGTCCTAAAAATAACAAGACCGATATTACAATTGATGCTGATTATCAAGAAAAGAACGAAACAAGAAAAGAACGAAAAAAGAGTAAAGAGTTATAAGAAGCTTGCATATTTTGATGATGATGGTTATCCAGTATATATTGAAGACCTTACGAGAATGAGAAAGGAAAAAGAAAATGGAGTATAAAACTTTAAGCGATAGAATGAAGGGTGCTTACGAGAATAGATATCGTAATTATCTTCCTGAGAATATCCCTGTTATTGCTAGGCTTGACGGTGCTCATTTTCACAATTTCTGCCGTGGTATGAAGAAACCTTTTGACCCTATTTTTGTTAAAACCATGCAACAGACTATGCTTAAGCTTTGTGAAATTATTCCAAATGTTAAATTTGGTTATGTTGAATCTGATGAAATTTCTCTGGTTATGATTCAGAGCGAAAGAAATTCTCAGCCTTGGTTTGACAATAACATTCAAAAGATTGTTAGTACGTCTGCGGCTCTTTGTACTCTTTGGTTTAATGATTATTTTGCCGAGAATACTATTATTGATACAACCTTGGATATCTTTAATATGGACCAAGATTCTTACGATTGGAAAATGGTTCGTAAGGGACAAGAAATGCCCACTTTTGATAGTAGAGTATTTGTTCTCCCTGCCTTTGAAGTGCATAATTATTTTGTTTGGAGACAGCAGGATTGTACTCGAAATTCTATTCAGGCAGTTGCTCAATCTTTGTATTCTCAAAAAGAACTTCATGGTATTAATACTACCAAATTACAGGATAAGATGTTTACTGAAAAGGGTGTAAACTGGAACGATTATACGACAGTAGAGAAACGTGGTACTTGTGCTTATCGTATTCCTACTACTGTTATTGGTAAAGATGGTCAAGAGACTATTCGTTATAAATGGATTCTTGATTATGAAATGCCAATTTTAACAAGTGAAGAAGGTAAAGACTTTATTAGTCAGAAGGTATTTACCAATGAGTCTGTTTAAAAATATTGCAAGAGCAAAACAATTAATTGATTTTAGTGGCTTGAATGTAAAAGGCACTAAAATTTATCCTACAGATACAGATTACTATATGGAATTATGGGATTAGGGCTGTGCTTTAGGAGAGTTTAAATATAATAATAAGCCCATTGAAAAAGGTCAATATCTTTGTTTATCAAGACATGTCAAAACTTATACAATGGCAGGAAAATTTGCAATTGGGTTTATAGCTGACCATTATATAAAAGACCCAGAAGACATGGTTCCTGCGGATGAATGTTATGTTAGAGCATATTGTTATACTGGTTAGTCTTTAAATGAAAAAGGGGAATACAATTTAGAGCCGCCTAAAAAGCCAATGACTGTAAAAGAATTACAGGATTGGTTTGTCAGAGAATGTAAATATAGACTTAGAGCAAGTTTAGATTAAATTATACAAATAAGAAAGGAGATTTTTCCGATGCAGTTTAAAGTTATGAGTCGTAGAGATTGCGTTAAATATAGTTATGGTTCTCATAAAGAATCTTCTGTTGTAATCAGCATTAATGATTCTGTCGAGATGGGAGTACGTCAACTTCCTAATAAATTTAATAATATTAAGGCTCAATTATCTCTTTTCTTTGATGATATTCAGCCTTATAAGGGTATGCAATACTGGAAAAAAGATGAAGGTTCAATTGTAGAAAATTTTACAAATTCTGATGGCTTTGTCTACGAGTCTCGTATTTATCAATTAATGACAAAAAATGATGCTAAGAAAATTATTGATTTTGTCAATAAATGGTATGATAAGGTTGATGTAATTATTATTCATTGTAATGCTGGTATTAGTCGTTCTTCTGGAGTTTGTGCTGGTATTATGAAATGTTTTACTGGGGATGATAGCCAGATTTATGATAATCCGTATTATCATCCAAATACTTTGTGTTATAATTTGATTTTACAAGAATATTATAAAGAAGGAGAAAAAAAACAATGATGACGCTTAACACAGGTCGAGAATATATTCCATGTGTTTGTTCAGGATGTGAAAACGAAGCAATTTGTAAGTACACAGAGGATGTGGTCAAAGCAGAAAAATCTTTTAATGAGCTTAAGAAAAGTATTAAAGATTATCCTGAGTGCCTTTCTGTAAAGCTTTCTTGCAAATATAAGAAGTATGTTACTACCAAGGCTGACATGTGGGGGTCAGATTGGGCTGGTTCTACTTATACTCGTACAAGTGCGAATTCTAATTTAGATATTACTCCTACATTGAAAAAGTCAGAATTTTAGTATTAAACTATTGACAAAACAGTGTTTGTGTGGTAATATAAATATACAGTTGGTTAATCGGTAGCTGTGAGAAAAGTAAGATAACTCATAGAGAAATGTGGTTCAACGGCCTTGCTTACTCAGGGTGCGTAATATGTTGCCAAAAGACACCTTCCCAACTATAAAATTAAAAGGTAGCGAGTGTACCATTTTAACGGTTTTGGGTACACATCTAAATAAGAATTTCAAGAAAAAAATAAAAAGAAAGTTTTATTAAAGCCTTGACAATTTGATGATTGTATGGTATGATTATCATGTCGAAAGGGAAAAGACAAACAATAAAAAATATGCGGGTATGGTGGAATTGGTAGACACCTTTGATTTAAGTTCAAATGTCTTGTAGACGTGTGGGTTCGAGTCCCACTACCCGTACCATTCGCTTTTACGGAACAAACTTGAGGCGAGGGAAGTTAGAAAACAGTAGTACCTGTACTACGAATTGATTTATAACTCGCCCACATTTCGAGGCGTAGCGCAGTTGGGAGCGCACTTGTTTTGTTAGAATGACAGAATGGAATTGTTGAAAAAATTGCGAGTTCGAATCTCGTTTCTAACACAAGGGAACAAGGGGTCGCAAGTTCGAATCTTGTCGCCTCGACCAAATTAAAAGATATAAAATTTGTTATAAAAAAGCGAGGAATTAATTATGCAGAAGAGTTGGAATAAGTTTGTTGCTAGTCTTCTTGTTGTTGTGATTTTTGTTGCAATTTTGGCACTGTCTGGTTGTAATAACAGCAAGAACAGTATTGGAGCTGATGTAGATAGTGTTCCTGTTGGTTTTACTGATACTGGTTATATGGTAAAGAATGAGCAGAATCGTGTTTATCATATTGTTTCTGATATGAATGGCTGGCTTTATTATTGTTCTGATGTTGAAGGCAATCTTACTCCTGTTCTAAATGCCTTTGGTACTCCTACTAAGGATACTACTCCTTTTGAGGAACTTAATAATGGTTGAAAATTATTCTCCTGATGAAAAGTTCCTTACTCAAGAATTTACTCTAAAGAGAGATGAGTTAGGAGACTGGCTTACAGACGCAATGTGGGAAGGTCTAAAAGATTGTTTTAGAACTCCTATTTGTGAAGAAATGACTTGTGAGAAAGATGTTGTCTATGAAAGAGTCGTTGGGCTTGTAAGAACTCTTTATGTTGACCCTGAAAATAATTTTGTAACATTTGAGGGGCTTTTTTGGCCCAAGTATTCTTCTAAAACTAAGGAAGAGTGGAATAATATTAAGCTTTCAAATGTTTCTTTTTATGTTATGGAAGAAAAGAATCCTGTAAAGATTCCTGTGTCTTGTTTTACAGTGTGAGGTAAATTATGTCTAAGAAGAGTTTTAGATATCGTAATTAGGTTACTTGTCCTCATTGTCATCAAAAGTATTCAACTAATTCTAATTATGAATGTCCTTATTGCCATACGAAATTCTATGATTTGAGTTTTGTTGATACAAAAACAGAAAATGGTTCGCCTGTTTATATAAGATATAAATGTAATGGGTATACTGGCTTTGCAGAAAATCCTAAAGAAGAGTATGATGTATTTATTACAGTAGCAACATTAGGGATTAATGTCGAAAACAATTTTAGTCATAATTATGATTATGTTTATAATTCTCGAAATGAATTTTATGCAAGACGTTTACAAACCTCTTCTTTTAATGTAAAGGCAGAAATGGAAGCATTAGCTACTTTAGGAGAAAATAATGAACCTATCCTCTTTGTAGTTGAAGCTGTTCCCAAAAAGAAAAAATAAGGTATGCGTCTATAGTCTAACTGGATAAAACAAATCTCTCCTAAAGATTAGTTCTGAGTTCGAGTCTCGGTAGGCGTGCCAGAAAGGAAAATATATGCCTAAGTGGTTGATTATTACAATTGTTTTAATTCTTAATCATATTCTGTGGATTTTCTTTGCTCGTGTAATGAAGTGCATCGCAGAAGAAGATGAAGATTATTGGGATTGCGCTTACCCAACAGAATCTCTTGGCGTATTTTTCTTTCCCTTGTTCGTATTTGTTTTTTCTGCTGCTAAGTTTGTCAGTAGAAAAGCTATTTATTCTGGCAAATTTGACGGTAGTGAAAAGTAAAGAAAATAAAAAATTCTTTTATTAAATACTTGACAGATTTAAATATCTGTGTTACCATATAAGAGAAGTGAGGAACACAAGTTGGAACTTTCTAAGAATAATCCTTCAATTAGATTTCTAACAGTTGTAAATGGTAAAGCTTGGTGTGATAATGATTCCGAAGCTAAAAAGTTTAAGTTAACTAATGCACCTCCTGAACCTTTAAGAAAAGCTGTAGATATTATTGCAGAAGATTTGGGACTTGATTTTCCTATGAGTTCTGCTGATTATGTTGCTAAAATTTATAAAGACTTTCTTGTAAAGCATTTTGATTCGTATCATCAGTATTATAATCAGTATTATAAGATGTTACATGAGAATTTACAAGAAACAGATAAAGAATAAAGGAGAAGGTTATGTCAGTGTCTATTATTCAAGGCGATGTCCTTAAGACTTCGGCAAAGTATATTTGTCATCAAGTTAATACTTTTGGTGTAATGGGTGCTGGTGTTGCTCTTCAAATTAAGAAGAATTATCCTCATGTTTATTTGGAGTATAATAAATTTTGTAGTTATCATGCTCCTGAAGAGCTTTATGGCAAAGTTCTTCGAATTGAAGAAAATAAGGATAAAGTTTTTCTTAATATGTTCTCTCAGATTGGCATTGGTGGACCAAACGTAAACACTAACTATGAATATTTTCATGAATGTCTTCTTAAGATTCGTGAAATGATTCCTATTGGAGAAGAAATTGCTATGCCTTATATGATTGGATGTGGTCTTGCTGGTGGAGATTGGTCTATTATTAGCGCAGATATTTCTGACACTTTAGGACTAAGCCATATTGTACGTTTGTATGATTTTAATGGCGTGACTTCGGTGAAAAAGTAATTATGAAAGTTTGGCTTAAATATATAGATTGTTGGTATGAAGATTGTTCTCTTGATGCTGTAATGACAGAAGAGGCTATGTATAAAGATAAACAGAGCTATTATCTTGAAGCGACTGTTAAACTTTCTGAGGATATTAAATATCTTACAAATAAAGTGGAAATTGCTAAAAAAGAAAGACAGCCTTATATTGAACAGCATAAAGAATATTGTCAGAGAAAGAATGAATTAATTGAATCTTTAAATTCATTAGCAACTCTTTCTGATGACCAGCAAAAGCATCTTTATATTTTACTTAAAGATGTAAAAGCAAAGTTGCGCAAATATACAAAAGAGATTGAAAGAAAAAGTTTTTATATTAAGGACTTAGAGCGAAAGATTGAAAAACTCAGAAACCAAACTGAAGAAGAAATTCTTGATTCTTATTTAAGAGAGAATCATATTGCTTACGAGAGCTGGGAAGTTCTTGAGCATTAAATATTAACAAAATCTCTATGAAATGTAGAGTTTGATACCATTCATGCGTGAGTGGTATCATATATGCAGGATTAGTGTTAGCGGTTAGCACGACGGTCTTCCAAACCGTAAGGGCGAGTTCGAATCTCGTATCTTGCTCCATCAAATTTTATTTAATAAACACTTGATAAAGCGTTTGTTAGATGTTATAATTCAAAATGTAAAAAGGAAGTACGAAAAATGACTGATATTACCCCTATCGTAGTTGCTGTAATTGGTTTGTGCTCTTTGATTTTTACAGTTGTCCTTATCCCTTATCTTAAGAAGAAGGGTAAGTTGGACGATGTTAATCATGCTCTTACTCAGGCAGAACTTATTCGTAAGTATGCTTTAATTGCAGTTAAGGCTGCTGAACAGATGTTCCCTCGGGAAATTGAAAAGCGTTTACAGGAAGCAACAAAGTATTTTAATCAGCAGATGGAAGCTCTTGGTATTACTCTTGATGCAGATGAAGTTCGTAAGGCTATTGAAGCCGCTGTTTATGAGGTGAATCGTGAACTTCATGATGAAAAGTTGAAGGAGAGCCAGCTTCAGAATAGCAATCCTGTTCCTTCAAATGACAAGATTGATAACACTGGTAATGTTATCCCTGATGAAGATACTGTAACTGAAGAAGCAGTAGGCTAAGATAATTTTCCTTTCTTATCTTAATAAATGTGTTGTTGAGACGCAATTACTCAGCGTCTATAAATAAGTTAAGTAACGTGAGGTTTGTTGGTAAAATACGAAAGTCCTTTTCGGAATGGAAAAACCAATATTATATGGGAGTATAGTTCAACTGGTTAGAATGCCGTCTTTACACGGCGGAGGCTTACAGGTTCGAGTCCTGTTATTCCCACCATCAGACTTAAATTTAAACAAAAGTTGACACTCACAGCAAATTTATTTTATGTTTTTGGAATAACATCGTGTAAGGTTCGACTCCTTATTAACAAATCCCTTGAGCAAGGAATAGTTAACCGTGGATGGCTAGAAAAAAAGTGTCAAGATTGCTCATTATGCAGATATGGAGTAATTGGCTATCTCACGGCTCTGCTACAGCCGCTTACCGCAAGGTAATACAGGTTCGAGTCCTGTTATCTGCGCCAAAACTCGTGGATTCCGTATCCCTGTAAAAAAGCGGAAGAAGGAGTATTTGAGGAAGGTTTACTCAAATTAAAAATAAACCGAACGGTTGTATGATTCCCCAGTTGACCTCAAGGATGAGATGTTTAACATAATGGAAGCAATGTTAAATATATAGGCATGGGAGTAGGTTTAAGAACGCCTATGGTCAAGAAAAGTTCTTTTATATCCCCATTAGTGTAATGGAGCATTCTCGTTAACTGATGTTGAGTAAACACTAAGGTAGCTCTTTAGCGATAACAGCCACATTGGGAGAGGAAGTTGGTTCGAATCCAATTATGGGGTCCAGTAACTACGATACCGTCTTATAAAGATGGAAGTTCGCCTAACAGATGGAGTATCGCTTAATGTTAGGATGTGTATATGGCGCAACTAAGTTCAGACCGTCCAGAACCTACAACCATATTAGCGGTGACAGCTTGGAGAGACAGCAAATATGCGGCAACTGGTGTAATAATAAAAGTAGCCATGGACAATATTTTTATTATGTTTGGAGTTCGATTCTTCTATGCCGCTCCAAAAGACAGAATGGTTAGATATTTCTTGATGTCTTTTCAAAAAACAAGAAATCCGTAAGATATAGTACGAAACTTATCTTGGAATACAGTTTAGCTGGTTACAATGTATTCGACACTAAACCGCCCTCCAAGTCTGATGGACTGGTAACAATAGAAAGACCGCTGTTTACTCAATCGGGTGCGTTAAGCCCTTATACAATAAACAAGACTGATGATGAAAATGACCAAGATAATTGGGTGCAAGTTTGCTGAAATATTTCTGTAGACCTCTCCCTAATCGAACCGAGGGCAGATAAGTGGAAAGCTGGTCTGTCAGTAATCATTAGTTCTTGTTTTATGTACCTTTAATAAAAATAAAAATAAGAGGGTGTTTTTATGGATTACATTGATAAGCAGTTTGCTAAACGTGGGTATAAATTAGTACGTCAAAATGAATATGGCGCTTATTATGAAAGAAAAGATAATAAGTTTAATTATACAAGTGAGCTTTGTATTATAGCTAAAGCAAATGGTAAACATCTTATTCAGTGTTATGATGCCCAAGTAGTTTATGGTCATCCTGAAAAGGATTCTAATAACTATCGTGTTATGAATCAAGTTGATGGAATTGATGCTTCTCTTTCTTTTTGGATTTGGTTAAAGTTTCATCAGCTTAAACACAAATATAAGTGGGATAAGGTGAAGAAACATGATTAAGAAATATATTAAGAAGCCAGTTACCATTGAAGCTATTATTTGGGATGGTGCTAATGAAACTGAAATTATGGAGTTCGTTGGTGCTCATTGCTGTGTTACTACTCAGCATACTATTAATGGTACTGTAACTAATCTTATCATTAATACTCTTGAGGGAGACCATTATGCGTCTGTTGGCGATTATATCGTTAAGGGAATTAAAGGTGAGTTCTATCCTGTTAAGCCTGATATTATGAAATTGACTTATGATGAGGTAATTGAATAATGGATACTTCTTCGTTTAAAATTGTAGGTCATTATTCTATTTGGACGGGTGAAATTGGCAAATTCCGAGTTGATGATATTCTAAGAGATAAAGAATTTAATTATTGGTATAAGATAGATTCTGAAACTATTGAATATCCTTGGGAAGTTCGCATTTTAGATGCTACTCAAGTTTGGGATAATGCCGAGTGTTACCAAAGTAGTACATCAGGTAAATGGGTTTATAGATGTATTCCTTATGATGGTTTAATCTTTACTCTTGAAGCCGATTCTATGACAGACTTGGTAGACCTTATTAGAGATTTTGTTTCTCCTCCTGAAGAAGATGAACTTGTTGCAAGTCCTAATCATAGTTACTTTACTAATCAGGTTTCGATGTACGCAAGAAAAAGTTCTGAAAAAAAATCTAATAAGGACTTGACAAAGATTTAAAAGTGTGGTAAGATAAATACATCTTAAGAGAAGAGAAAAATAAAAACTTCTTAAAAAAGATAAAAAAGCAAAAAGAAAATTTTAATAAGTGGTTGACATCTTAAAGATGATATGTTATAATAAGTGCATAAGTAAAACCTCCTGATTCATTGAAAAGTAGACTCTTACAGCAAATTTTCTAAAGGTTAACACAATTGTCTTGAAAACAATCATTAGCGAGTTCGATTCTCGTCAGAGGGCGCTCTGTGGTGAATAATACGCAAAAGAGTCTAGGTTAATTAATTTGGTCGGTTAGTCAAGTGGGCTAAGACACTGGCCTTTCACGTCAGTAGCACGGGTTCGAACCCCGTACCGACTACCATTATTCAAATCAGAAATCCGTTCTTATGATAGTGTGAGTAAGTTTTATCGGATTTAAATGAGGGGAACTTAAATCTATCGAAGGGTTAAGAAATAATTGTTTGACGAAAAGTTGTTTCTCCTTTCTCTCTATCTGAGATGAATAATTTCCTTTCTGTAAGATGATATTAATAAAGTAGAGACTAACAGCAATTTGAAAGTATGTTAAAAAACCAAACTCCCATTCTTCGGTTCGAATCCGAACGTCTTCAGTTGAAGTATGTAGCCAAGTGGTTTAAGGCAGGAGTCCATAACAACAATGTCTCTAGTAAAACTAAGGAGAATAAAATGCCAGCTAAAATTGATTTAACAAATTAGACTTTTGGAAAATTAAAAGTGGTTGAGCCAGCTCCATCTAAAAATGGAAAGACTTATTGGAAATGTTAGTGTGAATGTGGTAATTTTACTATTGTTCAAACTGGACATTTAAGGACTCAAAAAGTTCGTTCATGCGGTTGTCTTAAAACAATAAGACCTCACGGAGATTTGAATTTAGGTTTTAAAAAATGTGCTTTATGTGGGAAAATCTTTAATTCTAACAATTACAAGAGGAATTATTGTTATGAATGTTCTCCCAAAGGTTTAGATTCAGCTAAAAGATTGCGTTTTTTAAAAAGAAAAATTAAACATCTTTTAATTGAATATAAACGGGGGAAATGTGAAAAATGTGGTTATAATAAACATGAAGCTGCATTACAATTTCATCATAAAGACCCTTCCAAAAAAGAATTCAGTTTAAGTTAGGTTAATCTTAATTCAGAATTCACAATAGAAAAAATGAAAGCAGAAGTTGATAAATGTGCTTTATTGTGTGCTAATTGTCATATGATTGAGCATTTTAAATTAGACAATTTTGATTTGTAAAGATGCGTTTGTAGCCAAGTGGTAAGGCACCGCACTTTGTTGGATAGCATTAGGGCCTCGATAAGTTCAAGACTTATATCCAACCCCATAATGCGGGTATCGAGAGTTCGAATCTCTCCAGACGCACCAATAGCAGAAATGCTTATTTTGTAATGACTTCAATAGTAGACGCTTACAGCAATTTTAATTGTACTTATCTGTTAAATAAGAATACACAAAAAGCGTCTAGCCCCTTTCTAAAAAAGGGAATAATTAAATGGGTGAGTAGTGAATCGGCACCTTCCTCACCCACCAATTTAAAATTTAAAGGAGAAAATATTATGGGTTTTATGGGAGAAATTTCAGAAGATATTGGTTGGAATAATTGTATCAATTATCTTCTAAAAAATGTTGATAAATTTCAATCAACTTTAGAATGTGGAGCTTATGATTATTTTCCGAGTGACGAAATCAAAGAAGCTTTAAAGAAGCTAATTAGACCAGAAATCTAATAAAATTTTTGTTTTAAAACTCTTGACAAAATGAAAATCTTATGCTATAGTAAAAATATGATAAAGATACAAATTTATTTGTAAGCTAATTGTTCATTTTTTATTGTTCATAAAAGCATTCCTTTCAAGTAGACTCTAACAGCAACTTTACAATCATAAATGCTATGGGACTGTTTGTTGGAGGTTCGAATCCTTCACTCCCGACCATCGGGAGTTAGCTCAACTGGTAGAGCAACAGATTTTGTAAAAATGAGTCTAGTCAATAAATTAATAAATTGACGCTCCTATTTTTCTAATAGGCAAATATAAATTCCTTTCAAGTAGACACGTACAGCAAAATTACTTGATGCTTTAATATGAAAAATTAACGATAAGGTTCGACTCCTTAATCTTCTTTTGAAGATGCGTGGTTGCTGGAAATCAAAAAAAATGTGTCTAGGTTAAGTATGGCTGAGTGGCGAAATTGGCATACGCAGTTGCTTCAAGTACAACCCTCGAAAGAGATGTGGGTTCAAGTCCCACCTCAGCTACCAAAGTTACATCTCAATTGGCAGATAGCGAATGTAACTTATATTAAACTGCCCGATTCAGCAAGGATGGCTAAAGCCTTGTCGGTGTTCCATATATTTGAACTCATCTTTAATCCGTTAAGTTAAAGTCCTTCGGTGTTCTACATGTTTGAACTCATCTTTAGTCCGTTAAGCTAAAGCCCCAACGCCCGTCCGAAGTCTTGGAGTAGAGAACAAGTGAATGGTTCTCGAACGCAAAGTAAGCTGTCATAAGCTGAAAAAGGCTATAAGCCGCACATGGGTAGAACACAGATATATGGTGAGAGATGTTAGGGTGCGAATGTAACATCAAAAACCTACAGCGAAAAGCTATACGGAGAAGTCTGTGCCGTGTTTACGGGAATAGGTAGTTGCGTACCTATTCAAACAAAAACTCTGATTACTGCAACTAAATCGGGGTAGGTATTGAGGTTATGGGTCATGTAACCTTAAAACACAATAAGCCGAGCATACTGCTTATTGCTCCTAACAGGTGGTGCTGAGGATGAACAACAAAAGCCAAGTTATAGAGTTCTTGTAAAAAACTCTGTTGCTATTTGAAAGAATAGCTCAATTATGGGCCTGTAACTCAGTTGGGAGAGTGTCTGCTTTGCACGCAGGAAGTCGCAAGTTCAAGTCTTGTCAGGTCCACCATAAGAGTTAGTTGCTCTCTTAGAATAAAAAAAGCACCGTATTAACACGAGTTTACGATAATTAACTGGCCCTCGTCTGCGGGTAAACAGCAGTTTTAGGCTACTATAAGCCGAAGTTTTAAGGGCAGTTTCTTTAAAAAACATGCATATGGTTTTTCTTGTTATCTCTTTTTTATCCTAAAAATAAGACGTAGCAGCATGACTTGAGGCTATACATCAAACTCCTGAGACCGAAGAAAAAAAGCTTCCTGTATGTCAATGGGAAAATAATCTATCTGTTCCGTAATAACAGGTGGGAGGGAGTATTTTAGGTCGGCAAGACCACGAGAGGATAGCGCTGTTCTCTCAACCCTTTGCAAAGGTTGCTGATGGGTTTTCCAAACGGATGTGGAAATTAAATGAATGGAAGGGTATAATTTAGCCCAAAATCAGCTTTAAAATTAAAATTATATTTGGGTGTGTAGTTCAGTCTGGTCAGAACACTTGACCGTTAATCAAGGAGTCGAAGGTTCAAATTCTTCCATACCCGCCAAAAGTGGAGAGTGTAGGTTCGAGTCCTGCCCTGCTCGTGGGAAACCCTTGCAGGAAGCTGTTAGGTACAGCGCCACTTAGAATTTCTTTCACCTTATTACGCGAAATATGGGATTGAGATGTTGCTTTAGTCGGGTTCTTTTACAGCAGAAAATAAGAACGCACCTGTTTAATTGGGTTTTTCAGCACAGTAAAAACAAGAAAAACCTCGGTTGTTTAGAAATTTTCTTCTGATATTGAACGAAAACAAATAGAGAATTCTCTCATTGCAATGCCGAAAGGTAGTAAGTTACGAATTTACCCATAATAAATTACGAACTTGCTACCGAGTAGGGATAAGAGAGAATTAAACATGCTTTGGTAGCTCAATTGGTAGAGCAGTGGACTGAAAATCCACGTGTAGCTAGTTCGATTCTGGCCTAAAGCACCATTGCTGGCGAGTGAAACGGATATATAAATCACACTTGGCTCATACCCAAGTAATAGTGGGTTCGACTCCCATGCTTCAGCAACCAAAAAAACAAAAGGAAGTAAATTCTAATGACTGATTTTAAGACTTACATTTATTAGACCGCAAGTAATAAGAAGTTTGTTTATAGATGTCCTCATTGTAATAAAGGGATAATGCAAGTAGCAGAAATTAAAACTGTTAAAGATGAAACTAATATTTTATCTTGGAATTATACTTGCCCAGTTTGTGAGAAAAAGATTGTCTCTATTGAAAAAGATGGTTGTTCTTGCTTTAAAAGTGTGTTCCCTCCAATGACTCAAATTAGTGATAAAGAATTTACTGATATTAAAAAGGATGTAGGAGAAAAAGGTATCTATCTGTTCTCTGAAATATAAATGCAGGAGTGCGCAAGTGGTCATAAGCGCCTAGACTTGAAATCTTGTGTGAGCTAAATACTCCCGTGGGTTCGAATCCTACCTCCTGCGCCATTAAACGGAGTCTTTAATATGAAAATCTGGAATGGAAATGATTTTGAATATCTTGGCTATTTTGTAAAAAATAACAAAAAAGCTAAATATTTTGAAGTTTTTGATAAGAATGGTAATCTTCTTTTCAGACAAACTAATTGGGGTCATGCTTGTGTGACTTCAGTTAAACATAAGATTGAAGACTTTCATAAAAAATATGGACAGGAGATTAAAAATGAGCAATAATAATCCAATCGAAATCGAACGTAAGTTTTTAATCTCTGGTTTTCCTAAAGTCGATTTTGATGAAGTTGGAATTGTTAAAACTATTTATATTAATATCAAATATAATTCTGATGGAAAAATTTTACAGGAAATTCGTATAAGACGTTGGTTTGAAAGTGGCAAAGGTTATCGTCCAGATGCTCTTACTTTCAAATCTGGTGGTACTTTAACTCGTACTGAAATTGAAATAAATCTTACAGATAATTCTTTGTTTGACTGTTTTAATGAACTTGGTTATAATCCTATTGTAAAAGATTATAGAGGTCTTTACAATAATGGTTATTTAATTGAATTCAATCTTGTGGATGGCGGAACTGATAACGCCTTCTATTATGCCGAAGTTGAATTTGATTCCGAGGAAGAAGCTAACAGTTATGTTTGGCCTTTTCCTGAAGTATTTATTGAGGAAGTTACTAATAAGCCTGAATATAAAATGGCAAATTATTGGAAACGTACTCGTGGATAAGGACTATTGTTTAGTCCTTTGTTCGCTGGATTAGCTCAGTTGGTAGAGCGCCACTCTTGTAAAGTGGAAGTCGGGGGTTCAAGTCCGTCATCCAGCTCGTCACCATGTAAGAGCCTTCCCGTGGCGGTGATGTTTTTACTAATCTTACAAAAGGATATAGAATGGCATATATTTATAAAATTGTTAATGACATCAATGAAAAAGTTTATGTTGGTAAAACAGAGAATTCTATTAAAAAGCGTTTTTAGCAACATTGTTTAGATTGTTGGAAAGAAAAATGTGAAAAACGTCCTTTGTATTCAGCAATGAGAAAATATGGAATAGAACATTTTCATATAGAACTCATTGAAGAAACAGATTAGCCTGAAGAACGTGAAATATATTGGATTGAATAGTTAAATACTTATAAAAATCGGTATAATGCGACTAAAGGTGGAGATGGAAGACGTTATCTTGATTATGATTTAATAATTAAAACTTATTAGGAAATTTAGAATTTGGACAAAACTGCAAAAGAATTAAATGTAACACCAGAAACTATTGCTAAAGTTTTAAGAAGTAATCATATAGAAATTAAATCTAATTAGGAAGTTTAGGAAACGTAGTTTGGGAAAAAAGTAAAGATGTTCACTAAAGATGATGTGTTTTTAAATGAATTTCCTTCTCTTAATTTTGCCTCAAGATATATGATTGAAAATAAATTAACAAATTGTAAATTAACCACTATTAAATAGCATATTAATGAAGTTTGTACTGGTCGAAGGAAAACTGCTGGACGGTATAAATGGAGATTTTCTTTAGAGGAAAATCAAGTATAGGATGAATTTATTGAGGATGAGTAAAAAGAAAATTTAAAAAGTACTTGACAAGATGAAGAGTATATGTTATACTTAAGATGTGGTTGAGAGATAAATCAACCTTGCAGAAGTGGTTTAATGGTGAGAATAACGGCTTCCGAGGTCGTAGGTGCGGGTTCGATTCCCGTTTTCTGCTCCAATTCCTTAGTAGTTTAAAAGACGATAAACAAATTAAAATACCCTTCAGTCGGAAAGCCTCTAATGAGTATAGAATGGCACTCAAGTAGGGAGTTCTGGATGGGCGAATCGGAACCACCAGCTAAGGAAAAATATATAGGGGTGTAGCCAAGCGGTAAGGCAAGGGACTTTGACTCCCTGACTCGAAGGTTCAAATCCTTCCATCCCTGCCATAAGCAACAATTCAAATTATCGTTTACGTGTAGACGCTTACAGCAAACAATAATAAAATCAAATTCTGGTAAAAAAGATTTAGGGTATTGTTCCTTGCTAATTAGTTTATGATGCTTTCATGATTCTCCTTTGTTAGTATTATGCGTCTAGTTTATAAGTGCCGTACCAAGGTTGGGGTCACTCGACGGAGGGCTTAAGAAGGGGTTCGAATCCCCCACGGTGCAAGATTGAATTGTTTGGAGTACTACAAACAAGATGGTAAGTTATTGATGATTTAAAAGTAAACCCTTACAGCAATTTAATTACTTAATTTTTGCTTGAAAAAAGATTATGGATAGGGTTTAGAGTGGTAATGCTAACGATAATGTTAGTGACAGATTGATAATGTTAGAAGTAGACACTTACAGCAATTAAAATAAAAATACTGGGAAATATATTTAATTGGAATAAATACTTTTTTAGATTTTTTATTGTGTCTAGGATTTTATATGGGGATGTATCTCAATTGGTCAGAGGGCCCGACTTATGTTTTAGTAGTTTAAAAGTAAAACTTTCAATGCAAGTGCAAGACTTGTCTAAAGCACCAAATCGGGAAGTTGAGTGTTCGAGCCACTCCATTCCCACCATTTATAAATAAAAAATAAAGTAGACTCTTACAGCAATTACTTAGAGACTTGTGATTTGGGATTACAAATGTTTTGAAAAATGAGTCTAGCTTTATTAGCTCCTATAGCTCAGTTGAATAGAGCAAAGGATTTCTAATCCTTGGGTCGAAAGTTTAAGTCTTTCTAGGAGTGCCATGAGGAATCGGCTAACGGTCAAGTCAGGGGTCTCTATGAAAAATTGGACACTATTAAGGGAAACTTTTTTAGTGAATCTCGTCAAACTCGGTGGAACCCTTAGTTGCTTTTAATTAAGACAATACCGAGCCAAGCTTAATTGAAGGTGTAGAGAGTAGACGGCGAGAACCTAAACATCTTAGATGCATGGTTAAGGTGTACTCCAGCGCACAACATTTAGTAATAAATGGCTATGGTGACATAGAGTGTGAAAGAAAATCCTAGATGTGGGTTCGACTCCCACTTCCTCTGCCAGATATTGAGGGAATTAAATAAAAAATCTTAATTCCCTCTTTTATATAAAGGCAAAAACAAAGTAAACAAAAAACTAAAATAAAACAAAAAAACTAAAGTAAAACAAAGAAATTAAAGGAGACAAAAATTATGTGCGACAACTGCAAGAACGATATTTCCCGACCGTCTAACTCTTCCATTGCTTATGGTGTTTATGAGAGTGGTGGCGTAGTCAAGGCTGAGGTAACTGATACTGCATTTGATGCAATGCATGTTATTACTCGTCTTTGTGAAAAGGCTGATATGAAGACTATTTCTCTTGAAGGTATTTGGGAGAACACTCTTCTTGAAAACAGTTATCGTGGTAAGGCTAAGGTAAACCATGCTGATGGTGATAAGTTCGTTGAAGACATTGGTAAGGAGTTTGCTCGTGGCAAGGCTCTTGAAAAGTATCATCGAGCATTTGACCGTAAGATTCTTGCAATGCTTCTTGATGCACGAGTTCTGGTTGCAACCATTGAACATTATTGTGCTAAGAAGAGCATCAACACTGAAAAGATTCCTTCGATTGAAGCGATTTCTAAGAAGCGCTTTGGTTGCAAATAATTAAAAATAAAAAGTAAAACATCCAAAATTTTTATAAATTCACTCCAAAAAGAGGAAGAGGTCAAATGGCTTCTTCCTTTTTTTACACTTTTTTTGTAGAATTTTTTAATAAATGCTTGACAGGAAAAGATATCTATGGTAATATCTAAATAAATAGAAAGGAGAGTTGATATGGCAATTAACAACATTACATATGGAGAAGTTGAGGAATTTTACTCGGAGCTTACTTCTCCCACAACTCCTAAAGCTCGTAAGTATTATGTTTATGGTACTTATCAAAGAGCTATTGAGAAAGCAAAGGTTGAGAAGGAATTTGAAGATGTTTTCAAGAGTTCTGGTGGATATCAGTGGAGTTACAATGCCACCATGATTGGGGAAGACATGTGCGTTATTACTTGGTATGACAAGGGAGAGGTAAAGGGCTATATTCCTTGTTACAAGGATAAAGAAGGACACATTCACGATTCTTCGTCTGCTTTTCTTGATTTTGATGAAGCAGTACTTGGGTGTGTAGCTTTTAAGAAAACCAACGAAGTAAAGGCTGTTGAATGGATGTGCAAGCTTGTTGCAAACAATGATTCAAAGCATTAAAATTAAATTAAAACAATAAAAAATTAAAACAATAAAAAGAGGTAAAATAAAATGCGTAAGCTTAATACGATTCAGAAGAGAAACAACCTTAATACTGTGTACGCAATTGATGAAAAGGGCATTGGTAATGCCAACCATGTTTACAATGTTATTGTAACTGATGGTCAGGGTAATGAGACTCCATATTCTATTGCCTTCCAGAATGGTCCTCGCAAGGAAATGGATTCAATCCATGGACTTCTTGACACAGACCTTCTTGAGATTGTTCGTGACCGTCTTCAGGGTTTCCAGTCTGGTGAATTTGCTTGTCGTGAAAATGCCATTGCACTTACTCATCTGGAAGAGTGTTTATTGTGGATGAATTTTCGTGTTGAGAATCGTGCAGAACGTGGAGTGCTTGGTACTTCTAATAAGTAATTAAGATGGATAGAAATAATCTTACTGTAATTAAAGGGGGGAAGGATGAAAATTCTTCTCCTTCTTTAGAAAATAGACCAATTCCAAAGTGCAAATTCTGTTCTCAGCCAATGATTGCTGGAGAGAAAGATACCTATTATTGCACTTGTAAAAACTATGTGTCTTATTTGGGTTTATTAGAACAAATGCAAAAGTTGGAAGAAACTTATAAAACTAATATGGCTACTTATCAATCTATTGCTCGAAAGCTTTTGCAGGACTCTGATTACTATAAAAAGGTGATTGGTCTTACAAGAAAAAGACAGGAAAAAGAAAAAGAAGAAAAAAACAATCCCAAGAAACCAGTAAAGGTAATTAACTTTACAGAAATAAACAATAATAAAAACAAGATAAAAGCTGAGGACGATGATATTTTAGGATATTATTGGTTTCCTCCAATTAACTAAATTATTAATAAAACAAAGTAAAAAGAAAGGAGACAAAGAAAGATGCCTCAGTGGGAAAGATGGCAAGGAGAATTACTTCACAGTCTCCAAGATATTGTAACATATAGTCATTTAGGACTTGTATTCACTTTAATTCCAAACGAGGAAATTTCTATAGACCAAGAAGAAAAAGAATTGCATTTGTCAATCAAAGCAATGGTTTATAAGAAATATTATAATTCTATTTCGCCCCCAAGATGGACTTGGAATGATTCTTTAGCATCCGCAAAAAATAATTTGATGGTATTTATTAATGAATGGTTAAAGAGAAGGGGGTTGTTGTAATACAAACGATGGAAAATAATAATAAAAAGTTGCATGGTATTTTAGGATTAATTCTTAATGCTTTTTACTTTTTTATTGGAGCACATTATTTAACTACTTGTCATACGACAAGTATATTATCATATATTGTTTTAGTAGTAGCCTTCTCTGTTTATATTGGATATTGTTATACTTTTGGTGTTAAATGGGAGATTAAACATATTCAATACAACGAAGAGAAAATTGAAAACATAGAAAAGAAAATCGAAACAATGGAGAAGAGTATCAATTATCTTATGGAACACTCTCCTTTAGATGAGGAAAAATATAATAGATATTTAGATATTTCTGAACAAGAGGGTTTTGACCCAATTACACATCAGAGACTTTAAAAAATTTTTTGAAAAGTATGTAATAAGTACTTGACAAAATAAAAGTTAAGTGCTATTATATAACCAAGCTAAAGGTAACACTTTAGCGAACTAGAAAAGGCTTAAGACAAGATGTAGCAAGCATTATTTAATTGATTTGGTTGTAAAGCGTTTCACCAACGCAGATTGTTACGACGAACTAAACTTGCTTAAAGGTAGTGGGAGCAATCCTCTAAAAGATTTCCGATGGTGGTTTGGAACTTCTCTATTTGATGTAAGAAGGTAAATGGATAAGGCAACATTCGTGTTAGCGCTTATCGTGTAGGAAATTTTAGAGCAGATAAAAAGAAAGGGAAATACAATGTCTACTAAAATTTACGAAATTATTCCTTATGAAGTAGAAGCTTTGAAGTGGGAAAAAGATAATTGGGAAGAAGTTGTAGAATTCTTTAAAGCTCACAACGCTGAAATTAAAAATATTGTTAAATATTCTGAAAAGGCGCTTGAAAGTTTTAAAAAGTTTAATAAGACTTGGTTTGAAAAGAATATTGATAATGAAGGTAGACATGCTTTTGTTGCTTATAGACCATATGATGAATATGAAGAATTTGTTGAGCTTGGAGATTATTTTGTAATTGGAAAAGATGGATTAGTTTATGTAAAACACAGGTTCAATTTTGAGAATATGTTTAGGGAGAAAGAAAATGTTTGAAGTTAAGTTTCTTCGTCATAATAAAGCAAAATACAGAAGTAATGTTTCTCAAGAGTATTCTTTCAAGAAAACTTTTAATACTGTAACAGAACTTATGCAGTATTTGGATAAAGCTCCTAGACTTTCTATTTCAGTAGTTAATTATAGTGGTCTTAGCCATTCTGAATGGTATGCTTTTTGTCAAAAGAGGCATCAGAAAACTTGGAATGATAGACTTAAATATAAAAAAGACCATCCTGAAATTTCTTGGATTGACCAATATCTTACGTCTGAACACAAGAAAAGAGAATTCCATAATTTGTTAAAAGGTGGCAAGTTTGAGCCCTCTCATAATCTTCCAAAAAATTATTATAAGAAGCACAATTTGTAACTTAAATTGATTTAATATAAAGTTGTCAAGAAAAAAGGTCTTAGAACTTCTTGACAACTTTATTTTTTTGTGGTATACTTTATTTACAAAAAATATTCGAGGAGTTTTTGAAATGGAAAAGACTTTTAATATTAAGTGTACGATGGAAGAAAGATGGATTGATTCTTTTCTTTCTATGTTACGTTATATGGAAGCCTGTGGAAAGATTGGACATTCTACTTTAATTGGTTTCTATAGTGATGGTGATGGAGATTTTAGACCTCTGTTTGAACCTGATGTACAATTTAATAGAGATGACGGCTATGTTCCTGAAAAGGATAGTGGCAAAATCCCTTCGAGGATTTATGATGCTGGCTAAAAGTTAGCCAAGATTGGAGACTTTGATGATTGGAAGTATTGGAAAGTAAAACAGTTGTTCCTTTTACGCCAGAAGAATTTACTGAAAGAGCGCAAGAGATTGTAGATTTATGTCAAGGTGATGCAACTCTTTTAAATGGTTGGGGACATAGAGCAATGGATAGTTTAATGGAAGATGTGTTATGGTCTTTAGGTTTTGATAAGCGGATTGAAATTTTTGACCAATTACGTCGGGTAAGGTATTAATATGAAACAAATTAGGAAAAATGTTTTTGAGACTAATTCTTCAAGTGTTCATTCATTGAGTATTAGTGGTAAAGATAATTATGATTATACTCAGTTAGATGATTATATTGAAGAAGATTATGGTCACAATGGTTACGGTAAGTATTTAAAATTAAATTTTGAAGCTTTTGGATGGGGTTGGGATTCTGATTTAGATGACAATAGCGCAATAGCTAAACTTGAATATATTTTAACTGCTATAACTTGTTTCCAAGGTTATAATGTTAATTGGAGCAGCAAAGAAGATAAAGAAGAAGCTATTAAAGAAGTTATGGAATCTGATGATTTCCGAAAATTTGAAGATGATGTAAAGTACGCTCTTTCTAATCATGATATTCACATTACAGGAATTGAAATTAGTCCTGATGAAGATGGTTATGTAGACCATCAAAGTCTTGATTATTATGTTTTTGATGGGATGTATTATATTTTTGCAAGAGATGGAATTACATTAGAAGATTATATTTTTAATAAATGTTATAGTTTGATTATCGACAATGACAATCACTAACACAAAAATAAAATAAAACAAGATAGAATAAAAGTGAAATTTTATCGTATCAATTTTTATTAAAAAATTAACAATTTTTCTTGTTTTTTAATAAAAAAGTTGCAAAAACAGGGTGAAAAAACAATTAAGGAGTAATTAAAATGTCTAATAATAATAGTTGTATGTTTAAGTGTAAGAAGAAGAACTCAATTGATGGAAAGATTTATCGTGTATATCAGATTATGCCTCTTCCTAATCAGTTTGGTGCTCTTGGTCTTGTGGGTATTATGTATTGTGAGCAGGACAAGAAGTTTGACGCTAATGATTTGAGCCAGTTTGAAATTATTGAAGAGATTTCCCTTCAGTAATTAAATAAAAAAAACTAACAAAACAATTTAATAAACACTTGACATTTACCTCTCCTTATGATATTCTTTTAGTAGAAAAAAATAAGGAGAGGTGTTTTTATGAACCTTTGCAATCAGTATAATCGTTTCCTTCGTTTTATTGGTGATATTCTCATTACTGACCCTTGTTATATTATCCGCAAAGACCGTAAGATGAATTATAAGACCTATCCTAATATGGAAGATTATTATTCCAAATATAAAATTATTGGAAATGGGCATAAGGGTTATCCTACTCCTGATATGTACGAAGATTTTACTTGGGTTGATATGAAGAACCCTTGTGCTTCTATTTCTGCTTCTAAAAGCACTCTTTCTCCCGAGGAAGAACATGCTATTGCTGTAGCTTATCGTGATTGGCAGAATGGAGAACATACTAGCGACCCCAATATCCATAGAGTTCCTTTTTCTCCTACTTATGAAGCTGAAAATAAAGCTTACAACAAAGCTGTAGCAAAGTGGGAAGAAGAACAGGAAGATGATTGGGAAAAGTGTTGCTGTGGAGAAGCTATGGAAGAACTGGGTATTAAAACTTCTATTGTTTGCAACACTATTTATGGTGATTGGTCTTGTACTACTTATAATAGTTTGACTAAGGAAAAGCTTGGAGAGTTCTGTGCTGATTCTGGTCAGGTTGGTATTTTCCTTATGAGTGAAGTTCTTGAATATAACCCTGACCTTAATCTTCCCGAGCATTGTGCTACTATTATTAAAAACTTTGATGGACATGTTCGTGTCAACAAGAAGAATAATGGCAAGTACACTTATGATGGCGAAGAATATGATGATATTGTTGCAGAGGTTGAAGGTGTTAGCAACACCTTGAATTTCAAAAGTGCTCAGACTGGATTTTAAGGAGATAATATGAAACAGATTAGACGAAATGTTTTTGAAACTAACAGTAGCTCAAGTCATTCTCTCGTAATTACGACTGACAATGAGCATTATACTAGAGAAGAAATTAACAAAAATTTTTATATTACTAAAGAAGGTAAAGTAAGATTGTGGGAATCTTCTCTTGAATTTTATCGTTCTCCCTTTGACATGCTTGTAACTTTTAAGGATAAACTGAGATATGCGATTGCGTCTTCTAATGGCAATCTTGTAGATGACTGTAAAGAAATCTGTAAGAAATATGTTGATGGATTCACAGATTTTGAATTTGATACCAAAGATTATGTTTGGGATTCAGAAGTTAAAGATTATGTAGAGACAGATGAACCCATTCCTAACTATGGTGGTACTGATGACTATCAAATTGAGGGATGGCTTAAGCATTATAATATTTCTCTCGAGGAATTTTTGACTAATAAGAGATATATTGTAGTTGTTGATGGCGATGAGTATTGCGTATGGTCTAATATTAAAAATTCTGGATTGGTTGATGTGAAAAAAATTGTTCACGATAGCTACGAAGAATCCGAAGCAGAATGGCGTGAGCAATATTTAGCTCAACTGGAAAAGGAGAAAAAAGATGCAGAATCAGCAAATGAAAACTAAGCACCAAATGAAGCGTTATGAATTATCTGATTATTTTCTTTCTTTAAATACAGCAGAACAAATTAGTCTCCTTACTGATACAGGATTTAAAGAGGGCTTTTGGAGAGAACCTGAAAAGTCTAACCATCATTGGATGACTCATCATTTTTGCCTTTTCAACTCCGAAAAGGAAAAAAATTCGTATGAATTTAGCTTTGATGTAGCAATTGACCTTGATGACCTTAAATCTTGGAATGATTTTGATAATCTTGAAGTCATTGATGATGATTTTGGTCAACCATACTATGCTTTTTTCAGAGCTCAAGATAGCGGACATAGTTTTCCTTTTCTTGATATGATTATTAAGAAGTATGAAAATCAAATGAGTAAATTAGTAAAGTCTAAAATTTTAAAAGAGGTAAATTAAATGAAGCAAATTCGTAAAAATGTATTTGAAACGAATTCTTCTTCTACTCATACACTTGCTATTTGTACCGAAGATGAGTACAAAGACTGGAAAGATGGTAAATTGCTTTTTAATAAGTGGAATGAAACTTTTGTTAAAAACTCCATTAATATTACTAAGCAAGATAAAGTAGAAGCCGAAGAAAGATATAACACATATAAAGGAAAGTACTATAAAGATTGGTCTGAACTTACAGAGGCAGAAAGAGACGAGTATACTTATAATTATATTGCCCAGCAACGCAGACAAGAAAAGAGCTTTTCTTTTGAAGAGGATGGTTTGACCTATCAAGAATTTATGCAAAATTGTAATAATGATGGTCTTGAAACTGAAACTTCTCATTACACTTCCCCTAGTGGAGACAAACTTGTTATTACTTGTGCTTATGGTTATTCGTAATAATTAAAATATTTTAATAAGTCAAGGAGAATATTTTTTATTAACTCCTTGACTTATTTGTTTTTATAGGGTATAATTCAATTACTCGAAAGGAGATATGATTATGCTCGAAGGAATTAATATTATTAGTACAGAAGTAACTAAAGATGTAACCATTCCTATTTTTATTGTTTTTTGTGTGATTGCTTGTGTTTTTATGTTTTTGTCAATCCAAATTCTAAAAAATGGTTTTGAAATTACGAAATCTGCTCCGCACAAGCTCTTTAAAATTGTTTTTACCAGCTTAAATATTATTATTTTAGGACTTTGTCTTTTCTGTTCTTCTATTATAGTAAGCAAAGCTCTTAATGATTGTTTTTTCAATTCAGTTTATACCACAAAATATACTGTAACGATTTCTGATGAAATTAGTTACAATGAGTTTACTAAGAAATATGAAGTTCTTGAATACAACGAAAAAGATAACACTTATGTAATTAGGGAGAAAGAAAATGTCGATTGAAAATAATCCAGCTATTGAAATTCTTAATACAACCGTAACTATAAAGAATGGAAGCTTGTTTTTTTTAATTGCTTCTATTGTTATTGTGCTTTGTGGAATTGCTTGTATGTGTGTATTTATTGTAGATTGGATTAAAAGATGTGGGTCAATGGATGGATTTGGCGCTATTGTTGTAGCAACAGCTATTTTTTGCGGGATTGCAGGATTCAATATTTATGCAATGAAACATCCAGTTGAAGTCATCTCTTATGAAGTTAGATTTACTGACCCTGACCATTTTTCTTTAACTGAATATGAAGAACTTGAAGAAAATTATATTGTTTCCAGAGAAGGAAAAATTTACACATTAAAAGAAAGGGCTGATAAAGATGATTGATGGTGTTAATCTAATTACTACTGAAACTATTTGTATTTCTAGTGGTTTTTTAAGTAATTTAATTCCTGCTATTGTTGGAGCAATAGGCTGTATTGTTACAATTATTGTATCAATTTCTTGGATTAAGGAAGAAGGAGCATGGGGAGCATTTTTCTTTTGTTTGTCTATGGGTTTTGTTTTAGGTATTGTTTCTTTTATTTGTTTCGATGAGGCCTTTAATCCAAAATATGAAGAGCGATATCTTGTTCAGTTAGACAATAAAATTTCTTCTGAATTTATTGACAAATATGATATTGTAGAACGAAAAGATAATAATGTCTATATAATTAAAGAGAGGAATACAGATGATTGATGGCGTTGAAATTTTAACTTCTGAAAGTGTTAGAATATCTCCTGAATTTGATGGTTTAATTTTTGTTGGCACTCTTTTTGTATGTTTCACCTTAGTTGTATTTTATTGCTTTGGCTACTGTGTTAAAAACAAAGTTGGTTGGCTAGCTCTTGTTTGTGCTATATGTGTTATTTCATTTAGTTTGATTGCTGGTAAAATGTTTAGAGATGCTTTCTTTCCAACCTATGAAGAAAGATACATGGTACAATTAAAAAAAGAAGTTCCTTTAGATTTTATAAAGAATTATGAGATTCTTGAAGATAAAGGAAATGACATTTATATTGTTAGAGAGAAAGGAAACGAATAAAAATGAAGATTTATTGTGCATATGACCACCTGAATTGTGAGTCTGCTCCAAAGTCTCAGGAAGAGGTTCATGCTTGTGAATATTATGGTTCTTACCTTTGTAATGCTTGTCCCTCTCGTTATGATGGTGACAAGGTAAAGAAGTATATGGAGGACAATCCTCGCATCGAACATTAAAGAAAGGGAAAATAAAATGGATAATATTGTTACCTATCAGAACGGAAATTATACGGTGGAGCTAAATCTGGACAATGGAACCAAGACTCGTGAAAATGACCTTAGTTTTTTTAAGGCTGATTTTCCAGAAAGCGCAGATATTTGCATCACTAGATTTTGCCCCATTGGGTGTAAATTTTGTCATGAAAATGCCACTTTAGATGGTAAAAGTGGCGATATTATGGGAGAAAAGTTCCAAAATTTCCTTAAAAGCTTCCATGAGTATACTGAAATTGCAGTTGGTGGTGGAGCAGTAACTTCTCACCCTGATTTGATTCCGTTTCTTCGTAAGTGTAAGGAATTCAAGCTTATTCCTAATATTACTGTTCATCAGTTTGAATTCATGAAGAATCAAGAGCTTATTGAGAAGCTTGTTAGCGAAAAGCTTATCTATGGCATTGGTGTATCTCTTGTTGACCCTCTTCAGCCGCAATTTCTTAAGACTATTTCTAAGTATCCCAATCTTGTTCTCCATGTTATTAATGGCATTGTAACGATGGATACTCTTCGTGCTCTTAAGAATCGTGGGCTTAAGATTCTTATTCTTGGCTACAAGACTGTTCGTCGTGGCGAAGAGTATGTTAAGGAAGACTGGGCTAAGGAACTTGTAGCAAATAAGCAGAAGGCAATCTATGATAATCTTGGTCGTATGATTGATGAGAAGTGGTTCTCTGTTATTAGTTTTGACAATCTTGCTATTAAACAGCTTGAGCCTAAGCGTCTTATGTCTGAGGAAGATTGGAATACTATGTATATGGGCGAAGACTATGATAATATGTCTAGTGCTTCTATGTACATTGATGCGGTAGAAATGCAATTTGCTTGTAACTCTTGTGATGTAAATCGTCGTTATGATGTTGCCAATAAGACTGTTACTGAAATGTATCAGTTTTTGAGAGATTTGAATGGAGGAAACGACAATGAAACAAATTCGTAAAAACGTATTTGAAACTAATTCAAGTTCTTGCCATTCTCTTGTTATTTCAAAGGATAATTATGGTTCAGAACATATTCCAGCTTATTTAAATTTTAATGCAGATGAAGATTATGGTTGGGACACACGTTGCTACTCTTCCACAGAAGATAAGGCTTCTTATCTTTACACTGCCATGCTTAACTGTGATATGTTTGCTCAAGCGAAAGATTTTAAACGTAAACTTGAAGAAGATTTTAAGATTAAAATTTTTGTTCCAGCCTATAAAAGAGAAAAAAGTAAATATGGTGGTTGGGAATTTTGGGATAATGGCGGTTCTGTAGACCATGCAGGAGAACTTGTTCCTTTCATTAATGAAATTCTTGAAGATGATGACAAGTTAAAGCGTTTTCTTTTTGACCCAAAAAGTTGTATTTATACTGGCAATGATAATGGTTGCGACCCTGATGATAATTGTTATGTTGCTGATGTAGATGAAAACGGCGAATATTACGATTGGCGCACTGAAAAAAATGTTAAACATCCTCTTTGGGATGGAGAACATTATGAATATTACTTTAAGGGGAATTAATAATGAATAATACAGGAGATTATTATCCCGTTAAAGGGTATTGTAACGAAAAAGGTATTCCATGCGAATATGCCAATATTAGAGGATATTGTGGCTTAACTGCATGTTTGAAGCACAACTCCTATCAGTTAAATAACGCATCTGATTTTAGTTTAAATTTTTCTCGTTCAGAAAAATCTAAAATGTTTATTAAACTTGAGCCAAAAGAATTTAACATGCAGAAAAATTTTGATGATACAGTTAATTTAAATTTTACTCTGCCTATTGTAAATCAGGATTCTAATGAAGAAACCGGTACTTTAAAAGTAAAAATTCCTCGTGCTAAATATGAATTCGAGAAAGGTGGAATTAAAATTTTTCTCTTAAAATCTGAGTAAAGGGTATAACTGGGTATAAAAGGGTATAATTATGGTTGATATTAAGTGGCTTTAGACTCAAGAAGGATAGAAAGCTTATTAGACTTGGATAAGAAAATTAGCAAATAGAGCAGAAGATAGAACAGATATTCCAATTTTAGTAGATACCAATGGAGAAATTTAGGTTTGGGTAACAATAAACAAAAAATATCTATCTAAAGAGCAATTTGAAAAACTTGCTGATAAATCTGATGGTGAAGTTACTACAAAATTAGAATTTAAAACAAAAGATATTATTATAAGAGAGCTTATTTCTATTGCAAAAAGTAGAGATGTTTTAGCGGATAATGACGATGAAAGAGAACTTTTATGTCCCCTTGTTTCATTGTTTCAAGGAATAGAAGATGCTATTACTAATGATATTTGCTATAAAGCTCAAAATGCTAAACAGCTTTTTATAAACAACTTCGAAAAAAATTTAGGAAAAGACGAAAATAATTTTAATAACCTCTTGACAAACTAAGATACATCTGTTATAGTATCTATTGTCATAAGTAGTTAGACTCTCACAGCAAACTACAAAAAACTTTTATTTTGAAAAAAGGACAAAAAGAGTCTAGTCCTTTAGAAAAGGAGAAAATTATGTATAACTACAATAATCCTAACAAGAAGAATAACACTAAGGCTTGGGCTCCTAAGCCTGAAAAGCCTGTTACTAAGTCCAACCGAGTTAGCCGTAAGGCTTCTTTCATGGACAAGGTTGAGAATACGGCCAAGGGCTACTACACTCAGGTTGCAGTTCCTTCTCTTCCTGCTGATAAGCAGTACACTTCTAATGGTGCTATTGCCTACAAGTCCTCTGGTTCTGCTCTTCTTGACATCAACACTTCCATCTCTGCTCTTCGTAGCCTTCCCGATGGTGATATTGTGAAGAAGTTCCGTGCAGCTTATTGTGAGAATCCTCGTCTCGCTATTCGTTGGCTGTTCTATGCTGGCGATATCCGTGAGGGTCAGGGTGAGCGCCGTCTCTTCCAGATTTGCCTTAAGGATATGATGAACAATGGTGGTGCTCAGATTGTGGCGAACCTGATTCCTATGATTCCTGAGTATTCTCGTTGGGATTATATCTATGTTGTCATGGATAATCCTACTACTAAGCCTGTTGTTCGTGAACTGATTCGTAAGCAGTGGAAGGAAGATATGGCTAATATGAAGAAGGGAAAGTCCATTAGCCTTATGGCGAAGTGGCTTGATAGTGCTTCTTCTCACAGCCATGATACTCGTAAGCGTGGTCTTAAGACTATGGATATGCTCGGTCTGACTGAGCGTGAGTATCGCAAGGGTCTGTCTGCTCTTCGTAAGCACCTTGACGTTGTTGAGCGTAAGATGTCTTCTCAGAATTGGCAGAGCATTGATTATGAGACTGTTCCTTCTAAGGCAAACCTTAATTACAATAAGGCTTTCCTTCGCAACGATGAAGAGCGCCGTCGCGCTTATCTGAACGCTCTTACTAAGGGTGAGGCGAAAATTAATTCTTCTGTCTCTAATCCTTGTGACATTGTTCACAAGTACTGCGATGGTTCGTGGGGGAGTGTCCCTCGTTCTTATGATGCTGCTCTTGAGGGTATGTGGAAGTCTCTTCCTAATCTTGTAACTGATGATAGTTCTACTATTGTCGTTGCAGATGGTTCTGGTTCTATGTGCGCTACTGTTGGTCGTACTCGTATGACTGCACTTGAAGTAGCTAATTCTCTCGCAATTTACTTTGCCGAGCGTGCTAAGGGCGCATACAAGGGTCGTTACATTACTTTCTCTTCCCGTCCTCAGATGGTTAATGTTAATCATGACTCTTTGCGTGCAAACCTTGCCGAAGCTGCCCGTCATAGCGAGGTTTCTAATACCAACCTTGAAGCAGTGTTTGACCTGATTCTTGATACCGCAATTAAGAACCATTCTCCCCAGAGTGATTTGCCCAAGAATATTCTGATTATCAGTGATGGTGGTTGGGATTCTATGGTAAATATTCGTAATGTTAGCACTGGCAGTGGTTATAGTTATTGGGGCTATAACAGCACTCGTGCTACTGCTAAGGAAGCTCCTGCTTTCCTTAAGTCCATTGAGCAGAAGTATAAGAACGCTGGATATGAGATGCCTATGATTATCTACTGGAATACTACGGGAAATGGTAACACAAATAACGGTCTTCCTATGACCAAGAATGATTATGGTATTATGGTTAGTGGTTTCAGTGTAAATACGCTTAAGATGGTAATGTCTGGTAAAACTAATCCTTGGGATGCGCTTATGGATGTTCTTCTGACTAAGCGTTATGACGCTGTTGAGACTAAGGCTTTTGCCTAAGTTAAAAATAAATTAAGAGAGGGGTAATTCCCTCTCTTTTTTTTATTGTTTTCTATTGACAAGAAAGGAAAATTGTGTTATTCTTTATATACAATCACAATTATATTAAGTGAAAGGTGTATTATTATGGGCTATTTTCGTAATTTAACTAATGCAGAACTTTGGTCGGCTTGTTCAGAGCTAAAAGAGATTGAAAAAAAGAATCCTCCAAAAAACAAAGAGAATTGGCCTATTAAGTACGGAAGCTATTTTTCTAAGGCAGTAGATTATTATGACCATTTCGTATCTATGCCAGTTACAGTAGCAGTAAGCGAACTTAAATTTGAGGTAGAAAGACGAGGTATTATTAATGACTGTAAAAGAGTATAATGAATGGCGTAAAGAGTTTGGTCGCGTTCAAGTTTTACTTTATGCTTTTCCAAATGTTTTAAAGAAAATTGGCAATGAAGATTTAATCAAAGAGCTTAAGATTTTAGGTTATGATGAGCATACTCTTGACTTTCTTAATTCAGCCATGGATGCTTTAGAGAAAGCTGAAAAAGAAGAACTTATGAAAGATATGAATGTTCAACCTGACCCAAATACTACTACTCCTAAGAAAGCACCTGTTGCACCTGAAGAGCCTAAAAATCCTTCTATTTCTAATTATCATATTCAACCTTTTTATTGTGATAAGTGTATTCATAGTTGGGGCGTAGATTGTTTTAGAGACCCTGTAAATGATATACCTTGTCCTAATTATAGAAGAGACCCGCCCGATGGAGGTTTTTACGGATAATGAGAGTTTTATCTTTGTTTGATGGTATTTGTTGCGGTCATCTTGCACTTGAGAGAGCTGGAATTAAGATTGATTCTTATGATGCTTATGAAATTGAAAAGAATGCAATTAAAGCCACAGAAACAAATTTCCCTGATGTAGTTCAGCATGGAGATGTAACCATAGAAGATTTTACCAAATACAAAGGTAAAATTGATTTACTTATTGGGGGTTCTCCTTGTACAAATTTGAGCATGGCTGGTAATGGTCAAGGATTAAAAGGTTCTCAAAGTAAATTGTTTTATGAATATGCTCGTGCAATAAAAGAAGCCCAACCAAAATATTTTTTGCTTGAAAATGTAATTATGAAAAAAGAATGGGAAGATATTATTACAAATATTCTTGGAGTAGAACCCATTGAGATTAATTCTTCTTTTGTTTCAGCACAGAACAGACGTAGACTTTATTGGACTAATATTCCTAACGTAACACTTCCCGAAGATAAAAACATTACTCTGGAAGATATTCTTGAAGATATTGAATTTTCTAATCCTGCGGCGATTAGAGGTCGTAGATTAAATAAAGCCACTATTGTTGGTCGCAGATTAGATAAAAATGGCCATAGAAAAGATACGGATAAAACAATTCCTATTACACAATGTCTTGAAGTCCGCGCTACAAACACAGACAAATCAAATTGTCTCACTACTGTAGACAAGGATAATGTTCTTACGCCACTTCCTATTGGTAGACATCCAGATGCTTTTAAAAATAATTTACCTTTTAGATATTACACTACAAAAGAAATGTGTCGTTTACAGACTGTTCCTGATGATTTTCTTAATATGATTCCAGATAGTGCAGCAAGAAAGGCATTAGGTAATGGATGGACAGTAGATGTAATTGCTCATATCTTTAATTTTCTTCCAGATGAATATAAGATTCCAGAGGTAGACACATGAAATTTATTGTAACTGAATTACCCGCTTATTGCGGAGATTGCGTTTTTTGTTCTGATTTTTATTATGATGTGTGTAACATTAGTAAAAGGGATTGCCCATTATCAAGATTAGAAGACTGTCCTTATCTTGTAACTATAAACGAATATTTAGCTTCTAATAATGGTGAAAAAGGATTGGAGAATAATTAAATGAGCTACGATATTAGTTATAGAGTCCAATGTAAAGATGACCCCAAACTTTGGGCTGATGTTGGAAACTGTGAAGCAAATACAACTTGGAATTTGCGTGAAATGATTCGAAAGTCAACAGGCTTAGAATGGAAAAATGAAGAAGATAACGGTCTTGTAAAAGATGTTATTCCTTTTATCATTCATGGTTTAGAAGAGCTTGAAAGATTCCCAAATAAGTATAAACAGTACGAATCTCCTAACGGTTGGGGTACAATTAGCGGATGTAAAAATTTCTTTACTCGATGTATTTTAGATTGGACTACTTTTACAGAAGATAGTTGGACTTCTCCATATAAAGACATCGTACATTTTTGGATTGTATGAAATCAAATCGACATTTAGTAAATCTAAATTTGGCAAATTGTTTATTTTATTTATATTATTTTATTTTAATTGGAATAGCAGGATTAGATAATTCAACTGGAGAAATATTAACTCCTTTTTGTTTATTTATAAGTGGTTGTTTATTTATGATTGCTGTTCATTTTTTCAAACTTTATTTAAAGGACAAAGAAAAATGACGATTGAAAGACTAAGAGATATTCTCAATGATATAGCAAATGGTGCAAATTGGGAATTATACAAAAACTCATTAGTAGTAATTAGCGTAGAAGATTCTAGAAACACTGTGGGAAGTAGACCTTATACAAAAGTTCGCTCAGTAGGCATGGGCTTTGATTGGGAAACAGGTCAATTTAGAATTGAACCTGAAAATAAATTAATGGAGGTTAGTAAAAGAAAATGAACACTACTCAAGTTGCTTTGTGCATCATTCTTGCTATCGGAGTTTTAACAATTTTCTTTTTAGCAGGAACTATTATTGGTGGTATCCACGCTTATTCAAAAGCTTTTGCAGAAGCCGAAGAAACCCATAAAAATTTAGATGAGGCTAAAGAAAGTCTTATCAAATCTTTAGAAGATAAAGCAGAAGCACAAAAAGAACTTATTAAATCCTATGAAGAGCTGGTAAAAACTCTTCAAGAAAAAAAATAATAAACCCTTGACAGGAAACTAATCTTATGGTATATTAAGATTGTCCCAAGGGAAAGGATGAAAAAAGTGCGGAAAGGATTCCCACTGATTTGTACTACACAGGCCTGATAGACAAATCACGTTTTTACCTGTAAGACATACAATTGAATATTCAATAATAGCTGAGATGCAATGACTTCGAAAGAAGCACCCTTCATAGGAATAGGAACTATGAAGATACTAAGAGCGGCAAGCTCTCCATTTGAAAGTTAATGGTGGAAATTCTTGCAAGAATCACGAAATCCTACCTTCCGAATTCTTGCTCGGTAGTGTAGGTTGATTGCTAACTAAAGATGTTGGACAAAGAGCGTCGCATTTCTTTAAATGCTAGGACCGGAGGCTCATAGTGAGGTGAACGTTGTCTATTCCTCACCTTTAATAAGAATCCGATGGGGGTCGGAGCGCTTATTATCGTATTTGAATAACCTACGGGTAGGTTGTTCGCAGTTTTACAGAAGACTTATAAACACTTGTCCGTCGAAATGGGTAGACGCCAGAGGAAAAAGTCTCAATGAGTGTAGGAAGTAATATAACGGGGAATAACTTCTAAGTCTTCACAATTTATTGAATTAGCTAATTTAATAAAAGGTCTCATAATTAATTTAATATTGATTATGAGACTATTATTTTTATAATAGAGGTGTAACATGGAAAATTTCTGGAAGACATCACTGGAAAATAAGAAGAAAGAACTATCTGAGATTAACAAGGATTTAAATAATCTCACAAGAAAATCTTATGATGAATATATTATGAAAGAACTCGCTCCAAAGCTGATTGGGAATTGTTATATTCATCGAGGACATTATATTATGATTGTTCAACCTCCCAAATTGTTAGAAGGAAGATGTGAGGTTAATTATTCTTCTTCATGGGGTTGTATTGAGATTAACAATTTTGAAGATGAAACACCTTATGGTTGTTATACAGATTCAGAAATTGATGTAGCTCCTTATTATAATGAAGACATTGATTTGTTTTTCCTTTTAAATTATCCGAAAAATTTTGACCATTTTCAACCTATTTCTCGTAACGAATTTAATGCAAGAATGGATGAAGCGGTTAGGAAATCTAGGGAACTAATTGAAAAAATGGAGAAAAATATTACTCCTCGCAAATTTTATAGGTTTTAAGAAAGGGGAATAAAATATGTTTTTTAAGAAGCCCGAAAAAAAGGTTGTTCTCGAATATGAATCTTACCCTGCATCTGGTGTAGATTTTGAAGAATCTTCCAGTGAATCTTACACAAATAATCTTCCTAACCATACAATTATCGACAATCATACTTGGGAATATGAAAAAATGGAAGATGTTCCTTTTCCTATTGGAGAAGATTGGGAATGGATTGATTGTTACAAAGCTCTTTATAAGACCTATTACCTTTCTAATGACAAAGTAGAATATGTAGGTCCCAATCAAAACTTTGTATACGAACTTAACAGAGTCTATTCCTTACCAGAAGAAGGAGAATTTGGCAAAATTGATTACTGTGGTAATGGTTTTCATGCTTGTTTAACTGTAAAAGATGCTTTAACTTGGTATAATTACATTTCTTATGATACATTTGCTATTGATAGTTATAACTATGGGGTTGCTGTTAAACTAGTTGTTGTTGCTAAAGCAAAACTTTTAGTTAACAAAAAAGATTTGGCAAATTGCTATGGTAAAACCAAACTTGACGATGGTAAAGTTGTAGGAAAAGCTATTATCTTAACTGGTTTTGTTAATCCAAAAGAAGTTTATGATAACCGAAAAGAAGACAGATGTTGGAGCATTGGCGTTCTTAATGGTTACGCTTATGATTATTTAAAAGCCATCTGCAAAAAAGAAGGCATCAATCTTAATGTTTTAAAGAAGTTAATCGAAAAGCTTGAAATTACTTGTCCCTACTATGAGAAAATGCTTGGCTTTATTGATGATAAAAATATCTCTACAATGGCTTATGTTAAGGCTATGTTAGATGCCTACCGTATTAATAGCAAAGAAATTTATCAATGCTTAAATATGAATTACGGCAAAGTATTGACGGAAGAAATCGTAAACAACCTTGACTATCAATTTGCAATGCGTTTGGCTGATAATGATGATGCTTATAACAGAAGTTTATCTGTAGCAGAAAAGATGCAGATTCTTTATTCTCATCAGATGCTTTCTAAAAAATAAATTAATAAGTAGTTGACAAACTCGAAAGAGTATGCTAATATAATAATAAGAACTGTGGTACAATTTACCTCCTTATAATAGACTGGATTTGCTAATAAGGCCACCTCCTTTTTCGTATTTTGTTCATGTTTGTTTCCTCCAAAAACAAATTTTGTACCACAGTTCTTTTTTATTCCTTTGCAAAGGAGCTTACCAATGAGATTGAATGATGTATCTCTAATAGGTTTTGCTCTTTATCTTTTATGTGGGCTTGCAGTAACATATAATGTTTATAATTGTCCTGCTAATAAAAATGATAAAGAAGTAACCTTGTTGCATTATTTAACTTTGATTTTTTGTTGGCCTATTGCTCTTGTTATGGCAGCAATTTATTGGTTTAAGATTCAAAGTGAAATAAGAAAACAAAAGAAAATTAAATAAAGCTCTTGACAACAGACTCTTTTTGGTTTATACTATTGATAGTAAATTAGACTGAAAGGAGTCTTTTCTATATGTGTAAATGGTGTGAGAATTACAGATTCACTATTAACGCTACAAGTAAAAAGAATCTTATTGACCATGACGATTTTTATGTTCCTGCTAATTATTGCCCTGTATGTGGAAAGTTGTTGAACGAAAATCTCAAAAAGGACAATGATTCAAACAAGCGCTATATTATTCATATTAAGCCTAACGTAACAGGATTGGGAGTTCCTGTAAATGGACAAAACTATTATTATGCTGCGGAAGGTTTGACCCGCAAAGAAGTCATTTTTGAAACAAAAAATGAAGCTCGTTCTTTTAAAACTTATTTTGAAGCAAAATGCACGGCTGATTGGTTCTTCAAAGAAGAAGATTATGAAATTGAAGAAATTACAGTCCGAAAGCCTCTAAAAAAAGAGACAGAAACAAAAACAGAAGAGCAAGTTTATATTGCTAAAATTAATTCTGAGTTTGTTAAAGGTTCTAATCCCGAAGAGTGCTATTATAAAGGAATGAGTACTTTTGGAGATACGCCACTTGTTACAGATAAAGATGGAGCTAAATATTTCACTTCTATTAAAGCTCTCAAGAAAGAACTGAATTGGTTTTATAATCCAGAAGATTATGAGATTTTTACTACAACTCGTGTTGTTGTAGAAATGCCTGTTAAAGAAGCTAAGGCAAAACTTCCTCGTTTTACAAAAGAAGATTTTTATCTTCGTTCTGATTCTGGTAGTGTAATTAGTACAATTTACGATAGAAACACGAACAAAAAATACGAATTCTCTTCTAAGACAATTGATAAGTTTAATCAAATCATAGATAAACTTAACAGTCTATAATTAAAACAAAGTAAAGGAATGATAATATGATTAGTCCGACTTATGGACGAGTAAATATGAGACAAATAGCCAAAATTATTTTTGACTATATTAGAGAACGTACAGATGTAGCAGAACATAATCATATTGTCATTGGTACTGATAGTCAAAATCACAAAGATGAAACAAAAGCCGTCATTGTCATTGCTGTCTATACCGATGGCAAAGGTGGTAAGTTCTTCTATGAGATTCAAAAACTACCCATTATCTTAAATTTGAAGGTTAAAATTCACAAAGAAACTGAATTAAGCATTGCTTATGCTGACCAGTTAATTGATGAATTAGCAACTTTGTCCATTCAAGAAAATTTTGACTATGAAAAGTATACTAGCATTGGGATTCATGTAGATGCTGGATATGCTGGACCAAGTGGTCAAGTAATTCCAGAAATTGTTGGGTGGTTGAAAGGTGCTGGTTACGAACCAACTGTTAAACCAGATAGTTTTGTAGCAAGTACGATTGCAGATAGGATTAGTAAATGAAAAATTCAAAAGATTTTTATTCTAATTGTTTACTTGAAGCTATTAAAGCTAAAATAAAAAATCCTAAAATTAAAATAATGTATCTTCCTGCTTTTTTGAATGAAGTTCCTTGCCCACATTGGATGTGGCTTGATGAAGAAGGAGAGCATGATTTTCATTACAAGGGATGCTTACCTTGGTATAAATGGATTTGGCATAAAGGCTGTATCCGTACAGTCCATCGAGGATGCTACAAAGGCTGTATCAGCCAGATGATTGAGAAGAAATACTACAAAGGAGAAAAACAAGATGGCAACTAAATGTTTTTGTGATAGATGTGGAATGCCTATTTCAAATCTTTTCAATATGAAGGTTTTGAAAATTAAAAGACATTTTGAACGTGGCGGCGAAATTTGGGATGATTATCAATCTTATGATTTATGTAGTAATTGTTTAAAGAATGTGGAAGAATTTCTTCAAAAAAGCAATTCTTAAAAATACTTTCGAATAATGGAAAAAGAAGCCATGGAAAATTTTAAAAATAAACTTCTTGGTTTTTGGTATTATATTAAATTCTATTATATTCATCCTAATAAACCTTATATGGATAAATTAAAGCGAGCAAGCGAAGTAATGAAAGCAAGTCCTTATTCATATAAGCAGTGGGCTGAATTTTTAAATAGGTCAGAAAAAGATGTAAGAAAGATTTTTCATAAGAGATTTTTCTTAACATGGAGAGATTACCAAATTATTGCAAATAAAACTAATACTACAGTAGCATATTTAATGCAAGGGACTACTGCTAGTGTATATATTAAAAGGAGTTAATTTAAAGTGAATTTGAAGAAAAGCTATACTTATTATATTGTATATATGGGCTTGAAACCCGAAGCAACTATTACAACTTATGGTAACGAAGAACGCACTCTTGATAAAGAAATTGACAGCATGGATGATATTGTTGCAATTCAAACAAAGCTCAATGAAGAATACGGCTTTGCTGATTGCGTAATTATGTTTTATAAACTCCTTAGAACTTCTTACAACACTGTTCAGAATAATCCTAATGGTATAGCTAATATGATGAGCGCTATGGCAGGAATGATGGGTAATGGACTTCCTCAGACTGCTACAGAAGTTTCTGCTGATGAAGTAAAGGATGAAGAAAATGTCGAAGAAACAAAGGAAGAAGATAAAGCAAGCAAAATTCAGTGATTATCAATATAATGATAACGACCCTCGTTTTAAAGTTCTATTCCGTAATGGAGATTGGCTTGTAATTAAATTTATCAATGACGGAGCTTTTTATTCTTGTTGTTTAAACTGTAGAGAATATCTTCATGCTACCTCTATTTTGGACAACTTGGAATTTATTACAAGATACTCTCCTGAAAGAGAATTTACTTATTGCCCATTATACGGAAGTAAAAATCTCAAAAATAAAAAATCGGCGAAAAAGAAAAATTATTCTTATCTAATTGAAGAAAAAGCTATTCAATGGAAAGATTTACCAGAAGAATTAAAGTTGTATCCTTACAAAATTGGTAAGAAAACTTAATAACCACTTGACAACTCTCTTTGCTTGTAGTATTATATAAATACAAATTGAAAAAGTAAGGAGAGTTGTTTAACTATGTTTACTAAACAGGAATATCTTGAAGAATATAAAAACAATAACAAAAAAGCCAACATTACTAAACTTTTTGGCTATATTGAGGAACGTCTTGACCATAATTCCAGTTTAGGCTGTAACGTGGCTCGTTTTGAAAATTTTCAGCTCAGTCCGACTTTATGGAAAATTCTAACCAATGATAAACAATTTAAAGTGATTTGTAAATGTAGAGGATACGACCTTGCTTTTCAGAAGAATGAAGATGGTTCTTGGGTTGATATTACCAGCGCCAAAGCAAAAGAAAACGCAGAAATTTGGAATCAGCTTTTTAAAGATAATGATGTAAGTTATTTCTTTAATGTTATTATGGGGCGTCTTTTTGCTGTTGGTCGTAAAAAGAACATCAAACATCCTTATTATACTATTCATAAAGATTGCTGTAGTTCTATTGTTTGGGAATTGGCAAACAATAAAACTTTTCTTGAAAAGATTGTTGAAAATGGATGGGACTTTGATTGTGGTACTGATTCTATTCCTTATATTCAAATTAAGGGATAATTAAATAATGTGGATAGGAGAAAAAATGTATATTCCAAAAAGTAATAGATAGATATCTTTACTTCCTTTTACTGGTTGTGATGAAAAGAAATGCCCATGGAAGGATTGTGTAAGGCATCCTGAAAGTGGATTTACATATAATTCCATGGGACATTTATCTTATCTTTGTAAAAAATTTAAAGAAGTCCCGAAAGAGGTTGAAGAAACGAAGGAGAAAGAAACAAAGACAAATGATTCTTAAAATTATTATTAACCTTTGGCGATTTGTTTTTATTCTGGATGTTTTAGTTTTCTTTTATCTTGTCAGAGAAGTTACAAAATATGTAAACGATTTCTTTGACGCGAGAAATGTTAAGATTAAAGTATCCAGTACTGGTTCTGCAATTCCAATCATTCAAATTCTTATTCTAAGTGCTCTTCCAATCATTAATATTATTTTAGGTTGGACATGGATATTTAATTACCAAAAATTTATGAAATTAACTTGCATTAAGCTAAATGAACATCTTTATAAGATGGGCATCATTTCTGATGAATTAAAAGATGAATTTTATCATAAAGTCATTAAAGATTTTGAAGGGTCTTAATTGATATGAAAACTGAAAAAGAAGTAATTCCTGCTCAAGAAAAAACATATTGGGTTGCAGATGACGGTCGTAGATTTTCTACCGAAGAAGAATGTTTCGCTTATGAAAAAAGAGCAAGTATTCGTGATGTAATGGTTGAGCGCTCCTTCTTGGTTCCTAACCTTTACGAAGATAAAGTAGAGTTTTGGTTTATTTTAGGCGAAGAAGCTACTCCTACTTATCTTATTAGTTACCTTGAATATTTTTTAAGAATTTATATTAGCTCTTGGCAAAAAAAGACTTTGGCTCAAGTTTGTTTAGAACAGAAAAAAGACCAGAAGTATTATCTTATCGGTTTAAAAATTGATAATAACGGAGATAATTCTACTTTTGAAGTTCTTACCATTGATTTCGCAGAAGAAGAAACAAAAGAAGCCATCACTGATTACGAAAAAATCTTGAAAGAATACTCTGCTCTTAGAGAAAGACTGTCTATTTTTCCTGAAACAAATCAATAAATACTTGACAACTCTTTTTAGGTCTGGTATACTTTGAATATAAAGTAAATCGTTCCTGAAAGGAGTTGTTTAAATGTATAATCGTAATTTTCATAATAAGATTGGCTCGGATAAAATCAAGCTCACTTTCCACTCTCGTGACCGTGGTTTGGAAAGATTGGGTATTAAGAATGAAAGAGAACTTCGTCAGTTAGCTTGCAATGCTCGTAATAAAGGCATCAATCTTGATGCTGTAACTATTTACAACTACGAAAAGATTGGATTAACCAATGAAGAAATGTATGCTTTTAAGCGTCGTTTCCGTACCAAGTCCAACAGCGAACGTATTTATTATCACAAAGGTTTTGTCTTTGTATTCGCTGATAAAAATGCTTGCACACTTAAAACTGTAATTGAATTAAAAAATATTTGAGGTGGTATTATGATTTATAGTGCTAAAAACAATGTAGCAGAAAACAAAATTGTTACTTGCTTCCCTGTTCTTGTGGTTAAGTTTGATAACCATAAATGTGTTTATTTTATTAAGCATGACTATCTGTATTGTGTTGACAATTATTTCTTTTCACAAATTTGTGAAGAAGACAATATTCTCTGTGCTAATTCTGAAGGAGAAGCTTTGGCCTTGATTGGAGAAATTAAATCTCACCCAAATAGTGAACAACTAATTAACACTTTTATTAAAGCAGTTAAATCTTACAATAATTCTCCTAATGACCCTCAATATCTTGAACATTATTTTTCTGTTGTTCGAAAAGAACATGTTATTACCACTTCTTTAATGGACAATAAATACCACACTTCCCCTGAAAACTTTTAAGGAGGTTTAACATGGATAACTATGAAGCTATGAAGCCTTGGGAGCATGGAAAGATTGTTGAAATTCATCATGATATTAAGTCTATTTCTGTGTATCCTGTCGTTTATGAAAACAAAGATTTGTATGTCTGTCGAGTATCAGGTTCTACAGAAGTAATTATAATTAGAAAAAATTCTTATCAAAATTACGTCTTTGAATCTTACGAAAAGTATATGAGTTGGAGACGAAACAACCCTTTTGCTAGTCTTAATAGCAGACGTTTCTTTGTATATATCCCCAAGAATGGGAAAATTTCTTTCGCTGATAATTTTCCTGTTAGAGATTCTCTTGATGAAGCATTGGCTAAAGCTGAACACGCTTATGATGAAGAGGAGAAATCTTTTAAGCATTTGCAAACCAGCTTTGAATATTATGCCAATAGAATTGAAGACACAAAAGAAACTTTAAAACAGAAAATGTCACGTATTGAAAATATTAAGGCTCAAATTGCGGAAAGGGATAAGAATAAAAATGGTATTTAATATTACTGATAATGGTCTTGCTCATTCTAATATGGAGACTTATTATTGTATTGGTATTCCCCGAAAGAAACTCCCTCTTAACTATGGTGAATCACCGTCTTATGGTTTTGCTAATAGAGGTTGGTCTAATATGCCTTATCTCATTGCAGAAAATTTCACTCTTTCTTGTTTTTCTTTTGACAATGAAAAATGTGCTAAGGAATGGTGGAGTAAAAATAAAAAGTTTTTCCTTGAAAATAGAACTTATACCAAGGAATATGACTTTAATTATGCAAAGATTATCAAGGTAGAAATTGGTAGTAAGTATACTATTATGCGTTAAAGGAGAATACTATGGTTAACCTTAAAAATCAGCCTGTGTATTATATTACCATTAAAGCAAACCGAGATTCTGAAATTAAGACTCTTTATGCTGGTGAACACTTTAGTGAAGGTGGTTTTTTCATCAATTTCGATTCAGCAAAACGCTTTAGTTGCCCTCTTTCCGCCGAAAAGTGGTTTAAGTTTAATTTCGATGAAACCAATCTTCCTCCTGAATATTATGATTGGACAAGCATCACTATTGAAGAGCTTAAACTCGTTCCTGTTATGAATATCTATCTTTCTAAGGAAGAGACAGTTTCAAATTCTGTAACTCTTGAAACCACCACAAAGCGAGAAAAGCCTAAGCGTACCTACAAGAAGAAAAAGGTAGAAGACAAAACTGACACCATTCCAGATAACTAATTCATAAAAATTTAACAACTTAAATATTGACAAGTATCTTTTTTTATGTTAAACTAATAACAGAAAAGGATACTTGTCCTTTATTTTAATTTAAATTAATCTATTGAAATATATAGAAGAATGGAGATAACATGGCAACTGTTTAGTATCATTATGGTAAAAATAATTCTTTGCTTCGTTGGTATCATCCTATTGTAAAAGGGGTTACTTATAACAATGTGGTGGTAATTGATTGGCCTAAGAGTGAACTAAAGAGCGCAAGTATAGATATGTGTACGCAACCAAAGCTTAGTCCTGAAAAAATGTATAACCTTTATGGTTATAAGCCTGATGTTGTAACAAACGCTTTCTTCTTTGATACTGCAAGCGGAACTTCTATCTGGAATTTGAAAAGTAATAATAATGTTTATGCCAAGGATGGTAATTTCTCTAATGGCTGGGGCATTACAAATTCTGGAAAGATTATGAATGGCGTATTTAACAATGGTGTTGGTTGGAGAGATTTTGGTACAGAATATCCTGCTTTATTTAAAAATAAACAGCCTCAATCTGTAAAAAACTATGCTGACATTGATTATGAAGCCAAAAGACAGATGTTCGGTTGGACAAAGACAGATGGCAATCCTAAAAACGAAAAGTATTTTATTGTTTCTGTTGTGTCTGGTGGTATGAAACTTTCCACTGCTCAGAACTTCATTAAATCTCTTTTTCCTGATGTAGATTATTGTTGCAATCAAGATGGCGGAAATTCTACTTATACAAACTTTGAAGGAAAGCGTCTTTCTGCGTCTAGTTGGTTAAGACCTGTTGATTCTATTCTTGCTTTCTGGCTTCGCTCTAATGCTGAAAGAGAAAAAGCAGAAATAGAAGAAAAGAAGCAAGACAAGGCTAACAAGAAAGAAGAAAACCGTCCTAAGAAAACTGGTTATCGTTGTCAGTTAGGAGCATTTAGTAATGTAGCTCGCGCAATTACTTATAGAAATGAAATTAGAACTCTTACTGGCGTAATTGATTATTCAACTGCTTTTTGTATTTACGACCGCAAGACCAATCTCTATAAAGTTCAAGTAGGATTCTTTGCTAAAAAGTCTGGTGCTGAAAAGGTTAAGGCTGATTTGGCTGAAAAGGGATATAATTGTTATATCTGCTATGTGGAGGAATAAACAATGTCTACCATATTTACTATGCGAGAAGTAACTGAAAAATTAGATAAAATAGCTCAAGATTATAATTCGTTAATTATTTCAGCTTATCAAAACAATGATGAGTAGAAACAAAAGTATTACAAGGCAGAATTCTACAGGTTAACTTTTGCTTCATCTGAATTGAAAAAATTTGAAGATTGGGGATTCTGTGCTATAACTTATACTCCTGTCTTTTAAAGATGGGCTTGTTTATTCCCTAGAAACTATAAATATATAGGTGGTAGAAGCTATCCTTATTCCGAAGATGACCCTCCTATCCTTTTTGTTAGCGGAGTAGTTGATGGAATTTTAGACGAATATTTATATAAGGAGTACACTCAAGGACATGAATGAGAAGAAGTATGAAGTGATTTCTGATATTACCTCTCTTATTGATTAGGAAATTGCAGATTTTATCCAACGTATTATTGACAACGATGAAACTTTAGCTACTTTAACTGATACTTTTTTTATCAGTTATGATTATGAGTATGAAAATGTTTATATTTGCACTACCTATCCACAGTATTTAACTGTAATTAATCACCAACTTTTTAAAGATTTGTGTGATATAATTAACGAGTATTATGGATTTTCTGTCTTTGTTAGAAAAGTTGATTCAATTATTAGCATTAAATCTAAGGAAAGCTAACAATTTAATTTAATAAATAGTTGACAACACCTCTCCTTTATGGTATATTAAATATACTAAAAAAGAGAGGTGCTTTTATGTTTGAGATTTTGTATGTTATTAGCGGATTTCTTTTTATTGTATTTGTTATATTTTCTTTTTGTCTTGCCCATATTGTTTATAAAGATGAAGATGATGGATATCAAAACACAATAATTGATTGGATTAAAGAATATCGTAAAGATTGGCGTAATTGGACGCATTTAAAGTTTAACGAATGGAAAAAATATTATATTTTAGCTCCTGATGAATGGAGATTAACATGGTTTGCTCCTAAGCGAACAATTAGAGACAAAAAGGGTCGTTGGGATACAGTTTATATTAACTTTGGTTTTATTGGAAATATTAGATATGTCCTTTTTAAGCATAACATGGAAAATAGACGCAGAAAGAATAAAGCTGCTCAAAGTTCTCAAGATAATTTAAGATATGTTCTCGAAGCTGTTCAAGGAGATATTAATAAAATCCAAAAGAAAGCCGAAGAGGAAATCAATAAAGCCAAAGAAGAAACAAATAAGATTCGAGAATCTTATTTAACCGAAGAATCTTATTTAAATAAAGAAATTGAATTAAAATCTACTGATAAATGGGAGAATTGATATGCCACTATTAAAAATTGCTATGATTTTACTTTTAGTTACTTTGGTTGGACTTTTTATTTGGTTTCTTTGCTTTCTTTTGCTTGGTCCACTTGTTTTAAAAGGAATCTTTGATGCTGATTTAGATAATATCAATGAAAAGCGCGAGCACGAAGAATGTACCAAGATGGATTTTGATAAGTGGTACGACATTTTTTGTTTAAACAATGAGAAATGGAATTTAGGTTGTCTTCCATATTGTCGTCTTGATACAACAAGACAAAGATTTGGAGAAATTATTATTACTTCAAATTATTGGAATCATAATTATTGTGTTAAAAATATTTATGTGGATTTTGGTTTTATTGGCAATCTAAAATATTCTCGTTGGCGTCATAAATATCTTAAAAATAAAAAGACCCAAGAAACTCAAGAAAGAGAATTAAAAAATCTTAAATTTATTCTTGAAAGCGCTCAAGAAGATATTGAAATTCTCAAAAAGCAATCCGAGGAAGAAATTAACAAAGCAGCAGAAACCACTAAAAAAGTCAAAGAGAATCTTGACAAACAAAAGTTACGAAAGATGAAAACAGGGTATGATAATGACCCTCCAATGTATTCCATCTTTAGATATGATGACGTAGAGTTTTAAATAAAAGATTTCTTTTATTTGATTAAAATGCTAAGGAGAATATTTAATGTTTATTTGTTATAATAATTGTTTATTTAATTCCGATAATATTAATTTTATGAGAGTTAATGAAAGAGATATCATAATTGGCTTGATGGGTGAAAATCATATTTTGAAGTATGAAAATAAAGACCTTGTAAAAAAGGCTTGCTCTAAAATTCGTGTTGCTATTACAAAGAATTCTTCTATTGTAGATATCTCTGAAAGTAAACTTAAGGAGACAACTTAAATGATTATTTGTTATGATAATCAAATTATTAATTTAGATATGGGCTGGAGAGCTATTCACATTACTGCCTGTAGAGATTTTGGCTGGGAAATTTCTCCCTCTGTTTATTCTCTTACTATTGAGCTTAATGATAAATCTTCTTATAACTTGGGTGTTTTTACAGAAGATGAATATTGTTTGGCAAAAATGATGATGGATAAAATTAAAGAGGGTTTAGCTAATAATATTTCTTTCCTTGACCTTGATGATTACTTGAAAATGTGGAAGAAGAAATTAGAAAAAGAAAAGGAAGCTAAGAATGGATAATGGTTTTAATTTAAAAGAAGATAGAATTACTTTTGACTGTATGCCAGAAGATATGCAAATGAGTGATGCAGGGTTTAACGCTCTCATGGGATGTACTATTCTTTGGGGATTGATTTGTAATTTCTTCATCTGTATGTTCCTTGAAACACAGGTCTTTAGCTTTGTATCGTCTCATCCTCTTCTCTTTATTTTGGGATATTTTGCTCTGGCTTTTCTTGGAGCTGTTATTATTAGTGGTACAGAAAACGCTGTAATTGCTTTCCTCGGATTTAATCTCATTTGTTTACCTATTGGAGCACTTCTAAGCGTTTATGTAAGTCAGTATACAGTGTTGAGTATTAGCTATGTATGTCTTCTTACTGCTATTATTGTAGTAATTATGATTGTTGTTAGCACAGTATTTCCAGAGTATTTTTGTTCTCTTGGACATATTCTTCTTGTATTTTTAATTAGTATTATTTTTATTGAGGGAATTTTAATATTCTTCCTTGGATATGAAGGCCATGTAATTGATTATCTTGTAGTAGCACTATTTTCTCTTTATATTGGTTATGATTGGTACTGTTCTCAGAGATATGCTGCTACACCTTATAATGCCATTAGTTGTGCAACAGACCTTTATCTTGATATTATTAATATCTTTGTTCGTTTGCTCGCAATTCTAGGCAAGAAAAAAGATTAAATACTTGACAACTCCTTATTTTTTTGGTATTATTTAAGTATCAAAGATAAGGAGTTGAATTTTATGGAAAAGAAAAAGTACACTTATGATTTAACTTTTGAGGAAGTCCTTGAAGAAATTTGGTATAAAAATTGTTGGTATCAGGGTAACAATTTTGCTGATGGTTCTGTTCTTGAAGTTACGCCTGATAAGGAAATTTATATAAAGACCTTTGTACGTACCGTTTCTCATTCTACTCGTGTATTTAGCTCCCCTCTCATTCTTACTGAGGGAGTTTATGAACAAATGTATCGTCGTGTATATACTCAACCTGATGCTGAAAGGAGAGTTTGATGTTATATCATCTCTCTTTTGAATAGGAGGAACATTATTAATGGAACGCATTAAAAAGGGACGCAGAGAACCTACCCGCGACAAGAGAGAAAATTGCAACGTCGTAACCTCTCTTCTTGATGTCAATGGTAACAATATTATTACTGGCAATTTATATGAAATTAAGGGTAAGAATCATTCCTATATGGGAAGGGTGTTTTATAATAGGTATCAGAAAGCCTTTGGCGTTTTTATGGGTTGCTGGTACGGAGATAGGAATATCTACAATCCCGATAGTTATGGTAAATTCGTAGCCATCCCTAAAGATAATGGCATGAAGAATCAAATTTTTCCTGTTGAAGAAATGGAGCTTTGATATGAAAATTAAACATATTAAATCTAGAGTTGTTTTACCAGAAGAAAATTACTGGTATGACATTAATTATAATACAGAAATTGCAACTTGTTCTCGTTGTAAACGTAGAGGAAAAATTAGAACCACAATTACTAAGTGGGGTGGTTACGCAATCAGTAATCCTTATTGTCCCGCTTGTGGTGCTTTTATGAAAAACGGCTGTAATTGAGGTATAATATGTCAAAAATTGTTTGTGCTGCTATTAAATTTACAAGCAAAGCAGATGAAGATAACATTATTGTTCTTCCTTGTATTCGTCATGGTGATGGATACAAGCAGTTTGCTTATCTTAATTTTGTATTAGCTGGAAATTATTCTCGTGGTGATTGGAACAAAGAAGAAGGCTTCGTTGACAACAATGGAAAATTTCATTCCAGAGAAGAAGCATTTCAGCTTGTAAAAGATTCTCTTCCTACTTCTCTTATTTACTTTAAAGAACAGCATAAAGAAACCGAACTTTACTCGGAGGACTTATATTAATGAATAATAAAAAACATCCTGATACCGTTTCTTATGGTGTCTATGAACAAGTTGCGTGGGAGAGAGACCTTGTAGAAGACCAATTGCATACACTTGGCTTTGGAGTAGGTAGTAAAGTAACATGCAGGAAGAACCTTGTAACTACATATTAAAAAGATGGACGCTATAATATTGCTCGAACCTTTGAAGTTTGTTCTGAATGTGGAGAACAGTTACATTCAGATATGAATTTCTGTCCTTATTGCGGAAGGAAAATTTTAGATGACTAATAATATTTTTGCTATGCCTGTTAGTCTTAGAGGGGTAAGTTCTGTTTGGCATAACGACACTAAAATTGGTATTTGTTTAACTTCTAATAACTCTCCTTTGCTTGGAAATTTTGTTCCTTTGAATGAAATTTCTGTTATGGATAATAAAGGTGATAATCCTTTATCTGAAAATGAACTTAAAACCATTACAGAAATTAGAACAGATATTTATGAAATTAACCTCGAACATGAAAGATATATGTTGCTTGATGCAGACAAAGAAATTTATCTTGGAGAAAGAGTAATTCATTTGTTTTACTTGTCTCATCGTGATGAATTTCTCGTAATTGGAATTAATTATTCTATTGCCGACCCCGAAAAAATTTGTTAATAAACCCTTGAAATAATCCTTTTATTTTGATATAATTACTGTATCAAGATTGAAAGGAGATAAAGCTGACATGAGCTTTTATCTAAAAGAAACCACAACTAACTCTTATATTCAGTTTGTTGGTAATCAGTACAGCTATATTTCAAATCCTGACAAGAAACATTTGTTTAAGGATGTTGACAAAGCTGCAAACATTGTTCTCAATCATTCTATTGTTGACAAGTTTTTGTCAAAGCGTGTGTTTTCTATTTATCATGCTGAAACCAACAACTTGGTATATGACAAGCTTGTTTCCGATATCGCAAATAAAGGATTAATTCGCTTAAATATTTCTAAAGCAGTTCTTAATATGCAGGAAAGTTTAAGTGAAGCACCTATTACAAGCGGAATCCCCATTGAAATGGAATTTAAGGATTCTATTTCTCCTGCTGTTTCTCATTCTGCTTGTGCAAAGATAATGATTGACGGTGATGACCTTCCTATTAAGGATTCAACCAAAAGGTATCAAGCAAGCGAATATTCCAGAAACAAAATTCTTCCTCCTTTGGAGGCTATGTCAAAAACTTTTGAAAATATCACTTCCGCTATTAATTCTCTTCCGTCTAATGAAAGTTTAGCAACGCAGTTGAGTGATTATAATGCTCAGGTAGTTGATATTCTTCATTACATTGAGTTTTCTCACCTTGATGCTTGCAATGGCTATCTTATCTTTAAAAAGCTTCAAGATGTCCTCATTGCAAGACGTACTGTTAAGGAACAGATGAAAATTATCAATAAACTTGAAAATTGTGGCTTGATTGCTGAAAAAATTAATGCCGCTAATAATCAAGCTAAAAAAATTCTTGAAGAATCTCGTTCCTACTGTCCTCGTAGTGACATTGATATTTTTGATTGATATTTCCTGCTAAAATTTAATAAACACTTGACAGCTTCTTTCTTACTTGTTATAATGTAACTACAGTAAAGATAAGACCTTTATTATTAGAATTGAAGATGCCGACAACAAGAAAGTTACAAAGGAGGAAATCTAATGGCTAATAAACCTGTACTGGGCATTATTGATTGCCCTTATTGTGGAAGAGCCAATATGGTTGGTTGGAACGGGAATTATAGATGCACCTGTTTCTACTGTCACAAATATTATACTATCAAAAGAACTCGCATGTATAATACAAAACCACTCATTCTTCCAGATGGAGATAAAACTCTTTCAAAGGAGGATTAAAATATGATTGGTATTCTTCACAATGCTTTTTATATCGAAAAGTATTTCCCTTGGGCGGTTCAGAAGTACAAGGATAAGGATGGAGAACCTACAAAAGCACTTTATGGTATTCCTGTAAATGCGTCATCCTGTAATTCTCTTTGGGGATGTGCTCATACAGTTGAAGGACTTGTTTATAGCAATTTTTCAGGCACACTTAATGAGTGCTATGTAATTAAAAGCGCACTTTTTGAAGGCGCTGTTCTCCCAAAGCTTTTTTTTAAAGAAATTATTGAAAGTCCTGTTCCAACTTCTACTCAGGAAGAAGAGAAGAAGTCTCACAAAGTTACTATTCGCAAGGTAACTAACGACCACGATTATTTCTGCTATCTTGCTAAGAAATACGGCTATAATTTGTCAAAGCCAGCTCATTTGCCTCGACGCAATTAATCACATAAACAAGTTATAAATAAGTTTGTTCAAATAAATTGGAGGATTAAATATGTGGTATAAAATTCCTAACTATACCATGAAGTGTAGAATTTATCCTAGTACTGCTCAACAGGAAGCTATTGATAGAATTCTTCATGGTATTCGTGTGGCTTATAATGTTACCATGTATGAAATGATTACCAATTTTAAAAATACCAAAGAAGCCAAAGATAAGAAAGAAGATAAAATTATTCATTTCCCTCAGTTTTCTTCTATGATTAAAAAAGAATGGCTTGACTACCTTAGAAACAATTACCCTGCCGTGAAAGAAGTTCCTGCTGGTTGTTTAAGTTCTTCTGTTTATGGTATTTTTGCCTGTGATGCTAAAAAAGCTTGGGAATCCATGGGTAAAAAACCTGTGGAATTTTACAAACCTTTCTTTTATTCGGCTAAAAAGGCTCGCACCAGTTATTCCTATCAAGAGACTTTTTCTAAGTTTTCTTTTTCAGAAGACAACAAAAATGTCCTTTATATTAATTTAAACAAACTTGGAAAAGTGAAAATTCGTGGATGGAATCAGAAAATTCGATTCGATGAAAAACATTCAAAAGATTTTGTTGATTTTGTAAAAGAATCTTTTGGTAAAACTCAATTTAGTCTTACTATTAGTAAAAATAATATTGGAGAATATTTTATCTGCTTTAAGCTTAACAATGTTTATAAATTTATCAAGGAATCAGATTTTAATAAGGAAGAACTTGGAATTGATGTTGGATTAAAGGATATCGCTATTTGTTCTAATGGGGATAAATATGAAAATAAGCATTTTGCTAAAAAAGAAAAAAGACATAAGAAAATTCTTAATTGTCAGTGTTCTCGTAGATGGGGTTGGTCTAATGAGGAATTTAGAAAGGCTCATAAAGATAATCCCGAAATCACGCCTAGCAAACGTTATGAGAAAGCTATGCTATCTATGAAAAAACTAGATAATAAAATTGCAAGAAAAAGAGATTTGTATAATCATGAAACCACTCTTAAAATTGTTTCTTCTGCTACCTCTCTTGCAGTTGAATCTCTTAATGTAAAAGGAATGATGGCTAATCATAGACTTGCTTATGCTTTATCCGATGCGGCTATGTATGATGTATTAAATAAATTGTCCTATAAATCTTTATGGTATGATAGAACTATTACAGCCATTGGACAATTCGACCCTAGCAGTCAACGCTGTAATAATTGTGGATATCAAAACCCTCTTGTTAAAAAGCTTTCTATTAGAGAATGGGTATGTCCCTGTTGTGGTTCGCACCATGATAGAGATATTAATGCTGCTAAAAATATTCTTTGGTATGCAAAACAAAAAAATAATAATACCTTGACAAATAAATAATTTAGTGTATAATAAATAATATAAAGGTTGGAGGTTCAACCCCGCCTTGGTGCGAAGTAGAAACTCACAGATTTTTCTGAGAGGTTCGCACCTAAAGTAGCCCAAATAACTCATAAAAAACTATCATAAATTTGATGGAGAGATTGATTTGGGAACTTCGCATATTATATAGTGTGTGCATGGATTGAAATGCGTGGGCAATTTTCATCATTCCGCTCAGTCGCAACTTACATGTGTGCATGGATTGAAATACGAGATGGTGCATTACTATTGCCATGTCCACGGGTCGCAACTTACGTGTGTGCGTTGATTGAAATAATTATGAAAGCTCCAAATCTTGCTCCTCGTTGTGCTCTTCTCTATAAGAATAACTAAAAATATATAATAAGAGTCTTATTTGTTGAGATTAAACCCTTGACAAATAAGACTTTTTGTTGTATTATATTAAAGAATAGAGGTGAAAGTATGGCAATGAAAGTAACCCCTCCCGAAGCAAATGTTATTAACGCAGTAGATGTGGTTGAACATATTTTGGGTAGGGATGGATTGATTGAACAAAACAAAGATGTATTGTTAAAACCAATTCTTTTTAATGAAATAACTCTTGATGTGTTATTTCAATATCGTGAGTGGTTTTTTGCTTTTGTTCCTACTTATGAGTATCTTTTAACTTTAAAAAATCCTCGTAATTTTTACCTTTTTCCTGATAAACAGTCAATTGTATTTAATAGTACATTGCTTGATTGCCAAAAAGAAAACTTCTTAGTTTCTTGTACTAAAAATTACGATAAAATTGTTCTTGATTACGGTTTAAAACCAGAACAATTGCATCAGAAATTTCTTGAATCAGGAAGTGCTTTATTTGAAGACACTGATAAATTAATTATGGATTTAAAAAAGCAAAATAAAAAAGACCTTTTCATTTTCTTATATTATACTATGGAAAATATTTTGACCGCTGTAAGTATAATTTGGGCTTTTAGAGATTTAATAAAAGAAAGCTATCCTATAGCTAAAATACTTAATAGGAGTTGTTTTGGTGCTCATGTTACTGACCTTGTTTCTTATTCTACAAATGAATTGAAAGTCTATGAAAACATTCTAAGGAAAAACAAATTTGATTGTAATCTTTTGCCTATTACACGAATTAGCAGAGACATGGAAAAGTGTGTTTATTATCACGGTTTTAACGAACATGGGGATGATTATTAATGGAAAATAAAACAATTACTTATGGGGATATTAGAAAACAATTTGCTTCTTTCTTAAATATTCTTGTCGAAACTCCTTTTAAATTTTTCTTTGACAATAAAGAGGTTTGTCCTGATAAATTCGCTGTATTATTTAATTATCTTGAACCGACTCTTCCAATACTTTCTTATATCACTATGCTCAGAACTGAAAATCCTTGTGTAACTATTCCATTTTTCGTGAATAATCCTTTTTTTGACTATGAAAAGAACAAAGATGGATTAAAAATAATTAAATTTAACTCTTGGGTTGGTTACTATGTTGAAATGAATACTTCTTTTTATGCGGATTTCATTGTTAAAAATGACGCCATTAAAAATTATAATCTAATGTATAAATATCTCAAGGCTTTAAAAAATTGTGTTTCAATTATAGATGATTTTTTTCTTATGCTTGATGCACCAAAAAGTTATCTTAATCCTATTTATAAGAGTATTTCTGCAAAAACTATTAGGATTTTAAATGAATTAATGGGGTTTTATGGCAATTATATCTTGGCAAAAAAGAATGGTGTAAGTCGATATCCAATAGACGATATGATTTACAATCAAACAAATAACATGATTTATATTCATTGCACTCAACCAAACACCCAAGCTATTTATAACCTTATTCCTGTTACAGCCGTTGGTACTGATAATCCCCGCCTCCCTGTTACTGCCGATTTAACTCTTGCTAGAGGTGGAGAAGGAACAAATTTCTTTGAAACCATTCCTCACACAAGATTTAATAATATTGCCGCTGAAATTATTGGGGGAGAAATTGAAGGAGAATTTGACAGAACTTTGCGTGAAAATGCTCACAGAGTTGTTGCAGAATGTACTGAATTATTGAGGACAGCCACATGATTTATTTAGATATGTATGGCATAGATGAATATCAAGACGAAAAAGCTAAAATCCTTTCTAAAGGTGAAAAGCCTAACAGACATAATATTGTTCAATTTATTGCGGCTATGACTTGCTTGACGAAAGATTTAGGTGATATGGATTTTGGGGAATTTGTTTATAAAAAGCCTGAGAACAAAAATGATTGGATGATTCTTTATAGCATTTCTAAAAAATTCGATGCTATTCTTGAATATTTCTATGAATTGATTGTATGGCAACCAAGTTGGTTTGTGTCTTTAGTAAGTAATGCTTCATTATGGAGTGGAAAAACAAGTCGAAAGCTGCCACAACCTTTTACTTATCTTAATGATGGTACATCTTATAACAACCTATTAAATAGTAAACATTTCCATATTACTTGGTTTGATATTGCCGAAAGAAAAGTAGTTTTTGAAGAAAATGAGGTTATTATTAATAAAGCATTTGAACGTGCATTAAACGGCAACAACAAAATTTGTAATAAGTATTTTGGAAGTTTGGGATTTTATATTACTCGTCATTGGCATGATTTACAATTTGCATTTGCTCTTTTAAATTATTTAACAATTCGTATTACTCTTGATAAATATGAAAAGGAATCTTGTATTTGGCGCACTTTAGAACAACATAATATTATAAATAATCCAAAAAATTGTAATGAAATAAGACAAACAATGGTTACAATTCACAAGCTTCATTTGTCTATTAATGCAGTTAATTCAATATTAAATTTTAATTCTGATTCTATTGCTACTGAAAAAGAAAGAGCGCGTAATAATTATTACAATTACTGGATTTAAAATAAATTAATTTAAAAAGGAGATAACTATAATGCCTAAATCTCGTATGGCACGCAATTTTAAAGCTCGCAAAAATAGTTCTATTAATTACACACTTCTTGCTCGTCAAAAGGAATTTCCTAAGTTGATTTGCAAGAAGAACCTTCCCACTCCTGATACCAAAGATAGTGACAATCCTAATAATGTCAAGTACATTCTTAAGGAAAATGATACTCAGTGTGCTATCTTCTCTACAGAGTTTAAATCTCAGGATAATCACAAAAACCCTCTTTATTTGATTGTGGGTGCGCTTACTGGTGTTCTTCTTCTTACTGACAAGGAAATTGAAGAGTATTTTGATTTGACTCCTATGATTGATAAGAAACTCACTCTTAAGGACGCTCCTTATAAGAATACTGGCGTTAAGATTGAGTATGACACTAATGATATTCCCACAGATATTGTTGACTTTAAGGGTGCTCCCATTAAGTAAAGGAGAATAATATGAAAAAGAATGATTTCCCCACTAACCCCGTAGCTTTTGCTCAATATGTTTGGGAAAATATTGAAGTTGGAGACACATTAGTTGATAGACTTCGTAATTTTTGGAAAGTAACCTCTTATGAAACTTACAATGGTCGTAAAATAAGAATTAGTATTCGTTGTATTGACAGCGAAGCTTGCGCAGGAGGCTATAATAATGGAGAGTACGAAAAACTAACTCGTTATGACCTTGCTCGCAAATATTATTTTTATATTAATAATATTGCTGTTGAGATTCCCGATGTTGAAGATTGGAATACTGGAACTTTCGTTCAAAATTATAATCTATTGTGGAACATTATTGACACAATGACTCCTATTACAAAAGAAGAAACAACAGATATGTATGCTTTGTTTCTTTTAACTCAAGAAGCAGATAAGATTTACGAAGAAAAAAACGAAAAGATTTCTACTATCAGGACTTTAAATGAGTTAAAGAACAAATTTGAAAAACGTGATTATTATGATGGAGACAAGATTCTAGAAAAATGTGTTAATTGTCTCCCAAAAGAGGACACAAAAATGACAGAAAACGAAAAAAATTACTTCCTTAAAAATAAGGGAAAAACGGGTGTCGATACCAAATTAAAATCCGCATTTTATTCGCAGGAAGAACTCGATGAAGCTATCAGAAAAATTGGTGACTTCCTTGAAACCCATACAAATACTGCTAAAAATACCTGTAAAGAATCCGTTAAGAAAATCTCTGACCTCTCTGATGAGGAACTGAATGAAATTTGTACGCGAGTGGTGGACACTTTTTACAATAGTGTTGATAGAGCTTCTGATTTCTCTAAGAAAACATTTTGTGACTTTAGAAATTGGTGGAGAGAAAATCATAAAGATGATGAAGTTAAGGTAAAGGAATCTAAAGAAGAGCCTAAACCTAAAACTGAAAATGTTAAAGTAAACAATAAGTCTGTTATTACCGTTGACAATAATGAGGTTGATACTAAAAAGAATAAAGTTAACAGCACTGATGTAGAAAAACCTAAGCCTGTCTTTAAGCTCGGTGATGTTGTCTATACTAAGGGAGAATCTGTTGGCTATATTTCTCGTATTGGGTATACTGATAGATATTGTTATTATTATTGGACACCAATTATCGTTTCTTCTAATGATAAGACACTTAAACATTTCATGGTGGATGAAGAAAGGGGCTTAACTTATCCCTATGAAACCCATTATAAGCGTATTGGCAATTACCTTATGTCTGACCTTAATTGCGTTAAGGAAATGGCTCGTATTGATTCTGTTTATAAGTTAAGTGAAGATAATCTTAAGCAGTTTCCTTATCTTGATAAATATGTAAATAACTTTAAGGATAATGAAGACGAAGAAAACGAAGGAGATACAGAAGATACAACCGACTTTATTAACAGACCTTTCCATATCGGAGATATTGTAATTGATAAAAATGGAAACGTAGGTTATATTTCTGAAATTTGTTCCAGAGACAATACTTGGTTTTATTATTATGTTCCTGTTGTTATTGAACCTAACCATATCGCTTTTAAGGTTCAAAAACCTCTCGATTCTACCCTTGAGAATTATATTCAAATTGGAGCATGGGATTTAACTTATAGTGGAGCAAGAAAAAATCTCTCTGGCTTTAAAGAATTTAAGAATTTATCTTTAACTTATAACAAGGAACTCCCCGAAGAACTTCTTAAAGAATTCCTTAATAAAAATAAAGAGTCCCTTAGTAAAAAGAAGACCGATGAAAAAGATAATAATACATCTACAACAGATAATGCAACACCTCCATCCAGCAGAAAAGTTGTTAATGCTGATTCACTTCCTAATTATCTTAGTAAGCTTCATCTTACTGATTCTGCTTATAGCTATGAAGTAAATACTAAACTTACTACCGACATTGTTCGTAAGCTGAATGAAGTTATCGAAGCTCTTGATGATGTTATTTGGTATCATCTTCAAGAAAAAGAAAGATAGAATGGATTGAAAGGCACACTACCATCATCTGAAAAAGTTAGTAATTATTCCTCAGTTTATGATACAACTCGAAAAATTGCCGATATTTCATGGCCATCATGGAAAAAGGAACTTTTTAATAATAGTTACGCTATTTCAGCCCACGCGAAAAAATTGTAATGATATTATAAAGAAGAGTCATTTTGGCTCTTCTTTTTTTATTAAATACTTGACCTTTACTTTGTAATTTGCTATACTGTAAGTACAAAAAGAAAGGAAAGGAAACTGGTGAAGCAATATGTGCAAAATTTGCCCTCAGTGCGGTGCTATCGCTGAATTTAATGCTTACTATGGTCGAGTAACATGTACTCGATGCAACTGGGAAAGTGAAGAAAGCAAATTAACTGTACAGTCTAAATCTGTGACTCATTACGTTATTAAGTTTGTTTGGAAGGATTTTAATAACTTCATTCAGACCACTTATGCTGGTTATGATTATAATATGACTCATTATAATTGGGGACCTACTCCTTCTTGTGACTTCAATGAAGCTGAAAAATTTGACAATATTGAAGCTGCTAAGAATTTCTATAAAAAGTATAATAGTTACTTCAAATTTATCACTGAGAGGGAAAATTCTTCCACTTATATTTCCAAAATCGTCATTAACACCGAAGACGTAGAGAAGATTTAAAGGAGATTAAAATGAAGAATCAGTTTATCATTGAGTTTACTTATTATGAAAAAGGTAAAATTCGTACCACTTATGCTGGCTATATCCTTTCTCTTCCTTTTCCTTTCCGTTCTTTCGACCAAGCAAAAAGATTTAAAACTATTGATGATGCAAGAGAATGGCTTGCAAATATCTTAAAAGACATTAACAACAATCCTGATTTTGCTTTTCCAAGAAGAAAGATAGAATCTGTTCAGTTCCTTTGTATTCAGGTCTTTGCTGCGGAAGATATTACCGAAAAATATATTTCTAATTCTGAGCGTTTTCTTGAAAAAAATTATCAGCTTAGATAATAAACATTAACAATTATAAAGAGGGTACTACAATGATTGAAGAGTATGGTTATGAGGAATATTTGAGAAACGCTAAAAACAATCCTACTAAGGAGAACCTTTCTAAGCTCGCTAATTGGTTTAATTTCTTTGGCGTTGAATATTGGAATGGAGAAGGCTTTGTCATTGATAATAACCATCTTCTTAAACCAATTTTTGACATTAATTCCAAAGAAGAATATAATTGCCTTCTTATTATTGGTTGGGAAATTGTTTAATCTAAAGGAGCTAAAACAATGAAAACTAATTATTATATTGGCGTTCCTGTTAAAAATGATAAAAAAAGATGCTACTTCCTTTGCAGTAATGATTGCTTTATTACAGAATACTTCTTTGAATCTGATAAATTCCATGCGCTCTCTTTTTCTGATGAGAAGTCCGCTCGTGAGTGGATTGAAGAATATTATCCCTTCCCTAATAATAGAGAAATCAATATTGTTTGGGACGATTTGTCTACAGAAGAAAAAGAAAACTTCGATTGGGCTACTTTCTGTATCCTAAAGGAAACTTGGGAAGTAATTGAACCTTAACTGCAAATTATTTTTATAACTTGTTTTAAACTTGTTTATCTCATATCGGATAAACAAGTTTATTTTTTTATTTTAAATTGTACTTGACAGCTTGACTTTTATATGTTATACTATATATGGATTAATAGAATTCGCCATATTGTGCAACTATTAATACTACTTATGTAAAGGAGATAATTTATGGCTGATTAGAAATAGAGCCTTTATCTTAGAGTTTAGGAAAAATTATCTAATGTTTCTACTGTTAATAGTTATAAAGAACTTTGTAAATTACTGGACGAACCTGATTATTCTCGTCCTTCAAAAGCTGCTCAACTTAAAAGACAAGAAAAAGAATGGAAGAAATGTTTTACATGGAGAAGAAAAAAAGAAAAATATACTTCAATAAAAATAGTTTCTCCTGATGAATATTATTTGGCTATTTTAAAACAGCTTTATCAAAATAGCTCTATTTGGGCTTTCTTTTCTTTTTTGAATGTTTATAGTCAATATACTAATAACGCAAGACTTTGTGTTTCTAAAGGAGATATTGCTTTAGCCGTTGGTTTACAAAATGAAAACTATAAAAATTTTCATGTTTCTTCTTATAGTTACGGTAGAAGATTAGAAGAATATACTTTAGGTTTAAAAGATTCTAAATATCCTTTTGTTACTACTCCTAAAAAAGAAATTAGAGAACAAAGAAAAAAAGATGATGAATCTGCTTACGGTTTAACTAAACGTACACAAAATTTACTCGATGATTATGATTCTCATACTTCTAAGCAAAATTATTATCAAGTTGAATCTATGTTAAACAAACTTGAAGAAGAAGGCGCTATTCTTCTTCATAAAACCTTTGTGGGAGGATTTATTGATAAAAAAGCACTTCCTTTTGATGCAGATTATTTAACTATATATGAAGAAAATGGTAATTTTTATTTACCTGTTAAAAATGGAGAACCTTTATTAGTTACTTATTATGAAAGAGCTTTAACAGATGAAGAATTGGCTAACTTCCTTAACTTGCGTGGTTCTATAATGGTTGATTTAAAATGTCATGGATTATCAGAAGTTTTCATTTCTGGTCAACAAGATGATTTTAATAAGAAACTTTCTAAATCTTAGTTAATAGAATTTGGTGCTTTATTTATTTACCCTTCTTATTTAATAAATTATTCTTCTGACCTTGTAGCATTAAATCAATCTTATTATAAAACTCTTATGGCTAATTTTTATAATGAATAGCTACTCAAGAAAAATTTAACAGCTAATAATAAAGAAACACAACAAAAAATACTTAAACTAAAAACTGAAAGATAGTCTAAAGAAAAAGGCAAGTGCCGAAATACTTTTACTAAGCATGACGGAACTGTTGTATTTTCTGATAAAAAAGAAGAAGAAGCAGTACAGCTTTCGCAATATTATGAAGCTTTCTTATACGAAAAGCTAAATAAAGACCTTATTCAACTTAATTTAGATAAACTTATACCTCAAAATCTTGAATCTCTTTCTTCTAATTCTACAGAAAAAAGCTCTACTTGGGAAAGCTTGTTTAATAAATCTTGGACTAAAATTAAAAATACTGAAAATTATTAGAAAAATTAGATTATGGTTCCAGACACATAACTCGTGAGCCTCTTTAATTGTCATTTTTCCCTTGTTTTTCCTATATTTAATTTTCTAAAAGTGTCCTGACTTTCGTAAGTATAATAACTATTTATAATAATAGAGAAAGTCAAGACACTTTTAAAATTTTTTTAGTAGATAAAATAAGGCTTTAATGAACTTTTTAAAGGCTCAAGAGTTTTTACTTCGGCACCGTTATTTTAAAAACCACACGACAGAAAATGAAAGAAAGGTTAGAGTTTGTTGAAGTGAGCCTTGCGAACGATTACAAACTCTTACTCCTTTCTTCATTTGGCAGTCGTAACCGCGAGAGGATGTTTGCATTATGAAAGAGAGAGCATTAGCGACGAATGGAGCGTAATGCGACCATCTTTCATAATGATACAAACACCGCATCACGGTGGATTATCGGCGAAGCACCTTTGTAATTATAAATAGTTACTCAGAAGTACCATTGTATACTTTTCTTAGTTTTTATTATCTTTTTCTTATTAAACTATTGACTTTTTGCTCTATATCTGTTATTATATCTATGCTGAGAAAGATAATTGATAAAATATAAATATCTATCTTTCGTAACACCAAAATTCTGGAAGTTCTTATGTGAAGTGGAGTGCTTGCACGAACACTGAACTTAGAACTTCCCCTGTGAATGGAGTTTGTATTATGAAAAATATTAAGTTGAATTCTTCTCTACAATATAAAAATAAGAAATATAAAATTAAATTTATTAGACAATTAAGATATAATATGCTTGTAGATGTTACTGCATTTTATGGTTATAAAGCTAATCTAAATACTCTTTTAAAGGAAGTGTAATATTATGAAGTCTATGAAGCTTAATACCTCTGCTAAATATAAAAACAATAAGTTCCAGATTAAGTATCTTAAATATGAGAGATATAATATGGTCTTATTTGCCACTTACTCTACAGGATATAATAACGATAATGTTTTTTTACATAGATACGAGCCTTTTATCTATTTTAATAGAACTTCAAGAACTCTTCATTATGTAAGTGATATTGACTATATTACTTACTATGGTGCTGATATTAATATTAGACCTCTTATGATTCGCTTTGGTATTAATGCTTGGAGATATCTTACTCAGGAATATAATGAGAATAATCATGAGTAATGCTCACGCAACAATAATGTGCTTGATTAAAAATAAAGGAAGTGTAATTATGGGTTCTATTCTTACTCATACGTTTGGTACTTATACTGTATTTCGTACTATTCATTCTATCTATGAAAATACTAATGAAGTCGCTCCCTTTGTCTAAGTTTACTTCTCTTATTCAAGTTTGCAGTGATGGATTTTTTCTTGATAGTACTTATGCTGTTATCTCTTGCCTATATACTTTGTGTAATGGCTTGAGTGTTCCTTTGGTTACTGAGAGCGGGTTTAAGTTGGAAAAGTTTACTATTTCCTAATTGGTATTAAAAATTTTTTAGAATTATTTAAGGGGATACTTTTATGAAGTGGTTTGTTGATGGATATATTCTCAATGTTCATTTTGTCTATGATGCATTATCTGATACTCTTACATTTGATGGACAGAGTAATAGTATTGGTTTAACTGGTGATAAAAGCCATGCGTGTGATGTTGTAAAAGAAAAAATTTATTGTGGTACTGAATATGTGCGTGATGTTAAAATTAGTAATGCTGAAATTGTAAAGGATAATTGTGAGCATTACCCACGCAATGATTATTTTACTTTTAACTTTTCTAAAACTGTCACGATTATTAAGGCTATACAGATTAAGAACTTTACAAGTACTTTATATAATAGATGGCAGAAATTTGAGAAAATTAAGCCCAATGAAAATCCTATCAATGAATCTTGGACTGATTATTATGATTATTATACTTGGTACATTTCTTTAGTAGCTACCTTTAGTAATTTCCTTATGCAGAATTATATTAAGGTTCAAGGTAAAAAGCCTTATAAAGAACTTGAATCTGATATTAATGCTTGGTTTGATTATATTAAGCGAAAGTATAAAGGTGAGACTAAAGTTAAAACTTTTGATAATATTATGAATATTGAAGATTTCTTTAGAGCTTTGATGTTCTTCTGCTCTGATTTTAAAATTTTTGGCTACATTGATGGCGGTTGGAATGAAGAGTTAAAGTTCGTTGACAGAGGTTTAATGTTGTGAAAGAAGATACTTTATTTAAAATTGTTTGTTTAATGGTAAGTTTTTTCTTTTTGGGTATGTATGGATATGCTTACTGGTATATATTTTTAATGAGGTAAAATTATGGTTGTTATTAGTATTATTTTTTGTTGTGTATTAGCTTTGGCTATTGCGGCTGGAATGTGAAAGGTAATTGCAAATGAATTATGATATTGCGCTTGCTATGGCGTTATTTGCTGTGGCTATTTTGTTGTTTTTGTAATTGTTGATATTTGTTTGTTATGTAAAATGTAAAACAGGAGAATAATAGATTATGATATATAATAATGATTTACTTAAAACCAAAGTTGTTCCTATTGACACAGAAAATAGAAAGAAGTTTATTCTCCCTTCACGTTATAGTAAAGTTACTGATAGCGCTTCTTTTTTAGAAGCTTTGTCAAACTGTGAACATAATAATGAAAAGGAAAATTTTATTATTATTGATAGTATTGATTTTCCTGTGAAAAGGTAAAGTGGAGTGAAATTATAAATGGATAAATTGGAATACCTTAAGCATAAGAAAGAGCAATTTGAGAAAAATCTTGCAAGTGCTTTTGATGAAAATAATTTACATGTAGTTATTTTTACTGATAATCAGCAGTCTTCTTGTTATGGGCATCATGAGTACTGTGATATGTATGGTGGTTGTGATAACACTTGGAGAGATAACATTAGAAATTTATTGACAGGAAAACTTAAATATTATAAGATGACTGTTAATAAGTGGATTACTTATAAATGTGATTGTGGTTGTAATACTTTTTATATTTATAAGGATTGGTTTGTGTGTTCTGAATGTTTTTCTGAACATATTATGAATGACTTTGTTATTACTTATAAAACTAAAGAAGATGTTGAAAAAGTAACTATGCCGATGACTGGAACAGTTGGAATGAATACATGGCATAGATTTGGTTTAATTAGTAAATATGAGTTTGATGAATTTATGAAGGATTGTACTAACCCTGAACAGGTTGTGTACTGGTAAATAAATTTATCAGAAATATACTATCAAATAAATTTACTAGAACAGAAGGTTTACTGGTAATGGATAAGATTACTTATTTAAGAAAAGCTAAAGAGAAAATTAACAAAGAGTATTTAGAAAAATTGCATGGAATAGATGAGATATTTAAGAGTGAAAATGTTCAGATTGCAATTTATGTCGGGAAGAATATTATTTGTAGTAATCTTTATCATGCTATTAAAAATGACGGGACTGTTTCTTTTGAAATTAATGAATTGAAGAGTTTATTGAGAGGTAAACTTATTCATACTTCTGATTGGTTTGTTAGTAGATGTCCTAAGTGTGGATGCTATTTATATTATCCATGTGCAAGTACAAGTAAAGGTTATCCTGAGTATAATAAACATGGCTTTGGTGGTATATGTGCTAATTGCTTTGAGGAAAGATTGATTGAGAATACTAAGGCTATTAATTTTCCTACTGAAAAGTCTGGTCAGCTTGTGAACTATAAATATTATATTAAAGCTGGTACTATGAATAGAAATGAACTTGAACAGTTTATGAAAGAACTTGGGAATAAAAAGTATTGCAATGGCACTTTAATGAGTATTGATAAGGATTTGAATATGTTAGAATTGGGAGCAATGCTCCCGCATTGAAATTATGTGATACTATTGATAGTGTGGAATGAAAAGTTTGAGTACTGATTTGTGTTTAGGGTAAAGAATATATGGAGAAAAACGTAGAAAAGTACATTTTGGACAGGGTGTGCAGATATTGGACAGTTGTGTAAAGTTTTTGGGGTGAAATGATATTAAGGCTTAAATTGTATGGGGAAAATTGAGAATATATCGGTAGTCGATATAGGATAGATATAGCTAATAAGATTCTTGTGAAAGTTTGAATAAAGCACAAGAAAGTTGTAAAGTTTGAGAGGGAATTATTGTTTAATTATGATTTTAAATAGGAAAAAACATAAGTGATATCACTTTGAAATCATTGTGAGGTTGTTGATAACTTTAAAGAATTTATTAGCGAGATTATTAGTGAGATTAAAAGATATTGAAAAACTTATTAAGAATTATGATTGATAAAGATGGAATAGTTTGAAAGATGACCTTGATTTGAGCCTTGAATGATATGGGAAAAATTGAGGTGTCTTGACACCTAACTTGACAGGTGTATAGTAAATTGTCTTGTCAGCCTTGACGTTTCGAAGGCCAATTTTGCCCATTTTCCCATTCTGGTGCTCCTTTAGGTAAGGAGAGGTAGGCACAAACACAATCTTTTTTTAAAAAATTTACAAAAAATTCATAATTTGTTCACAATTTAAACAAACCACCTCAAAATGTTCAAAAATTCACATTTCCTCCCTCATGCCCAAAAAGTAACAATCTGTAACCAAAATCTCATTAACTTCTTGACAACACCTCCTTCCTATGTTATAATACTCTCATGGTTGTATAAAGTAGGTAATAAACATTATTGCCAACGACCTAAGCGTTAAGGGTGAGTAATCTATTAAGAATCCGTATCTTAATATAAGTTATTCATCATATAGACTTAAGGAAGGAAACGATAAATGAAAAACAAGAAATATACAATTAAATATAGCAACACAAACATAAACACAAACACACCCACACATGAAGTACAACTCGCAAATACACATCCTCTAATTAAGACAAGTATTCGTAAAGCGATTGCAACTTGTCTCACATTCAGTTTAGTGGTAAGTGTAGTAGGGTATGCTCAAGCCTTAAATAAAACAGGCGAAGATAACTTTTCTAAAGATAATGCTTCAACTTTGAGTGAAACTGAAATCTCATCTCCTCATTATATCGCCATTAAGAACTTTCAAACACACAAAGAAAATTATTGGGACACAAACAATATTGGAAATATTAGTCTTGATAGAATTTTTTATGTGGACATGAGTAAAATGGTTGAGAACAATGCTGAAAATAATGATGAGCCTGTTTATATTTTTTCAGACATGAGCGTACAGTATTCTGGAAATCAAACTTCTGGAAACCAAACTTCTAAACCTGAGCACACAGAACCTAAAACCTCAACTTATCGCTACGCATATTTAATTCATCTGACTGATTCTGAACGTCATGTAGTAGAAAGCATTGTAGCTGGCGAGAGTGGTAATCAGCCCTTTGATGGTAAAAAGCTCGTCGGACAAGCCGTTTACAATGCGATGCTGAGAGACAATATGTCCCCCTCACAAGTAAGAAAGCAATACTCCTATGATGGATATAAGGACATTGATGAATTTGAAAAAGAATGTCTTAAAGCCTATGGCAACACAAATGCTGCTGATGAATGTAGACAAGCAGTAAAAGAGATATTCGATAATTATAGTATGCCTACAGATGATTTTGTATTATTCTTCTATGCTCCTGCACATAGTAAAGGCACATGGCATGAGAATGCTAAGACTTTAAAGCCTATTACTTATGTAAATGAAGATGGAAGTACTACTAATTATATTGGTGGTCATAAATTCTTTGCTTTGAAGAATGAACCTGTAATCAATTATACCAGAGAAGGTTAACAGATTTTAATAAAGCCAAAGATTTATAATAATATAATTTATTTGTAAGCAAGCTTAGGACTTGAGTACGGTCTGAATATAGTTTGAATATAATTTAATTCTAAAATATGGCGAACTTAATTTAGACTGAAAAGTAATAATAATTATAATTAAATTAAAAGAAAAAGAAATAAAAAGTAAAATAAATAAAAAAACAAATAAAAAATAAATAGTCAAAAAACTATTAATAATTTAATTATAATACATTACAAATACAAAAGTACAAAGCTACTAAAAATTAGTAGTATACTTTTACCCAAATGATGATGCAACAAAAAACAGAACGAAATTTATAAGTAATTAATATATAATTAATCCATAATTTTGTTTAGTTGTATATCTATTGCTCAAGTATGCTTTATACAGCCTAATAATGTCTGTAGTAAGTCAAGAAAAGTTATTAAACTCTTGACAAGCTACAGGCATTTTGTTATAATAATTAATATAAAGAATGTGAAATGTAAAGAGAGGTGCATGTGATGCCAAGAGGTAGACCGAGGAAAAATCCTCTACCTGTTACTGATACTGTCACGACAAACTCTAGTGGGAATGTTGTAAAGGAAGTTTCTAGTGAGACTACCAAGACAGAAGACGTTAATAAAATGGGATTAGAAGTAGAGACTGTCAATAAAGGCAGACCCAAGAAGGATGACACACCTCGATGCGTATGTTGTAAAGAACCTGTTTATTCAGGGCGTAGATTAAATCTATCTTTGCTTACAACACTTGCATCTTATCATTTTGCTGTAGAAGAAATGCAGCCTTATATTTGTAGTAGGTGTGCTTCGGATTTAGGTGAGGTTATTAATAAATGGCTCATTAATCATGGAGTAGAAGTTAAGCCATACTATAAGCCAGAATATATGGCTAAGAACTATGATGAGAATTTAAATAATTCAACTAAAAGTTTGAAGGAGGATAATTTAAATGGCTGAGACCAGTATTGATTTCATTCATGGAGAAGACGTTGCTGTATGGAGTTCTGATTATTTTACAGTAATTAGAATTATGGAGGAATATCTCAAGAATTATCCTGACGAAGTAAGTGTTGTATCTGATTACAGTGACAGTGATGGGCAGAATAGATGTTTGACTATTAAGATTCCTGCTAAGTGGATGAGAAATCCCAAGCCTCCCAAGAGTCGTAATTTGACTGAGGAACAGAGAGAAGCCATGGTAGAACGTGGCAAGAGAATTGCTGCTTCAAGATGGGGAAATAAGGAATAATATATAAGAATATATAGATATAAGAAGACCTGACTTTTATAAGTTGGGTCTTTTTTGTTTTGCAATTACGCTTCGAGGGCGTAAGATTGACGAAAGATGGGGGACTTATAGATAAATTATTTATATTTGAGCTTCAGTTTTAAAAAATAGGGATTGGGTGGTGTAATTTGATGGGTGGAAAAAGAAGTTGATTTTAAGATGAAATTTATAAAGAATTGATTATAATGAAATGGGGAGATGAAATTGCTGAATATTTGCTGGGAAGAGGTGAAAGTAGCGAAGCGGGAAAAAGATTCCCCTTTGGTGATTTAAAAAAACTTCCCCCGTTGCATTTTAAAAAGGGTGGGTGGGTTGGGAGATTAAAGTGAGAGAGAAACATAGTGGGACCTTCGCATCCGACGAACCTGAAAAAGTTTTGCCCTTTGATGAGGGTTTATTGAAAGGAAGGCGTTTTTCCTTTCGATTATCAATTTTAAATTTTCTGGGGTGGTGGTGGGGAAAACTAAAAAATCTCCCCCTTGGAAATTAGAAAAATCCCCCCTTTGAATAAGGAAAAAGTTCCCCATTAAAAGGGAAATAGATTCTCACTGAGTAAGAATCTTAACTTATAGCCACTGAGTAACTATAAATGCTAAGAAGTCTAACCCACCCTCCCTACCAAGACTTCACTTAACGGACACAAATTGAACCAATGTCTTCATAACGAACGACTTTGTATTCTTCTCGATTATTGTCACGAAGATGAATTTCCTGAAGTCGTTCATTCCATGTTACATAATCGCACCACATATCAGTGCCATCTTTAAGATAAACCTGAGTCACTGGATGTTCCCTCCTTATTTTCTTCCAAAAATATTTTTGCTGTTCACAGAAATGCTCGTATTCATATTTTTCATCCCTTCGACGGTATTCTTCATAATACTTTTTAGCCATAGCTAAAGAGTCGATAGATTTACCATCTTTAAACTTTCTTGCTGCTAAGATTGAAGTTTCATCCATTTTAGCAATTCCAATGAATGTGAGAATTGTAATAGGAATTACAATAAACCAAAACAAAGGAACTCCTGCAAACAGACGAATTAGAATTGCAATGGGAAGACCAATTGCGAAGTAAGCCAAAGTATCACAACCTTTCTTTAATTTTGATTATACTTAGGTTTCATCAGTAATTTTCCCTCCTCTCTTTTCTTTAACTACCTGAGCATAATCCATTTCATAACACCAAATAGAGCCATTGTCATACAAAGGCTTGACAACAACACTATCAGGATTCTGCAAATTATCTCTGACATAATTTACTTCTTTCATGGAAAAGAAATAGCGACTGGTTTCATCCTTACGCTTACGCATACAAAGCTTGTTGAAATGACAGATGCACTCTGTAAAATAAGAGTCAAGCATTTCAGACATAACTTCGGCGAAAATAGCAGCAGAAGAGATAGGAGTAGTGTTGTTGTTAAGACTCGTTTTCATGACAATAAATCCTTTCTAAAATAAATAATTTGGTTGTTGAAGTTAATTTAAGAAAGGGGAGATTTCTCTCCCCAATCTTATTTAGCTCTACCAATGAGCAACAGGATTGCAATTGCAATCTCGAAACAAAGTAACACACCTTCGACGGTTATACACTTCACCTCCTTTCATTAGATTTTAAAGAATCTACATATACATCACTTCCTTTCTTATTATAACATTAATGCTGCTGAAACACAACTGTTTTCACCTTCTTATTCCAACATTTTTGACAAATTGTACAAGTGACAGTCTTATCGTGCTGGTTAGGACAAGTCGTATAATTCTTGGGAAAATCAGGATTTTTAGACTTATCTTTAAAATCAACATAAGCCACAGGAAGGTTATACGGATTAGGAACTTTCCAATCCTTATCCCAAGCAGAGAAAATAATGTTTAAGTTTTTGGGAAGCTTTTCATTTTCAGAAAGCCATTCATTCACGATGAAATACTTCTTCGTAAATGCCATAAATTTAACTTTGGGATTCTTCAAAGCAATGTTAACCATTCCATCGAAGAAATCGTAATCAGGAATATCACCAGCGTCAAAAAATCTACAAAGACCAAGACCAGAATGCTTGAGTTTAAAATCAACCTGATTCCAGAAATCCTCATGGTCATTGTTGTAAATACGAAGATTGCGCAGATACGAAGCCTGAACGACAGCAATCTGCTGACAACCTTTCATACAATAACAACCACCCTTCTTACAAGGAGCATCTTCACGACAACAACAAGTCGGAACTGCCAAATCAATGACTCCCATACCAGTCTTGGAGTTCTTAGTAGTCATGTGAATCTCATTCGTTCTCATAGAAAGATGCTGAATGTATTCTTCACGAGACATGGTGAATTCCTTCTTGTTGTTAACAGACTTAGCCATAATTAAAACTTCCTTTCAAAAATAAAATGTTTGTTGGTGTGTTAGGGACTATATATTAACAGTGCTCGTGGGTGGTTTTGTCTTCATCCATAGCACTGATTGCCTTAGTAGAAAGGCATAAAAGGTCTTCATTTGTAAAAGTATGAAGCTGATTTTGTGCTTTGTGTTTGGCATCATCAAAGCTCTTTGCTTCAACGACAACTTCGAGAGTGCCTTTAACCTCAAGAAGAACGTCATATTTTTGAAACTTAGAAGACTGCTTGAGTTCTGTTGCATAATATTCTTTAAGAGTACTTATAGCCAGAATGAAACTAGACCTAAAAGCAAGACCAGACCAAAGGGTAATGTTTGTTTTAAGGTCAACAATCCAATAAACAGGAGGATGTTCAAGCTCCTCCTTCATTTCAGACTGCTCCTTGAGATACTTCATAAAATCTCGAAGATATTCGTACATATAAGCCTCTTTGATATGTTTGCCATCATAACGAGAAGTAGGCAAAGAAATGTTATCATAATACTCAGGGTCTCCAAAAGCAATCATGACAACGGGCTTATTAATATGGTCTCCACAGAAATAAGTTAACATTACGCACACTCCTTTTCAATTTCTTTGATGTGAGACAACATGGAATTTACAACATAGACAAAATTATGCGTATAAGAAAGCGCATAATGATTTTTCCAATCACGGCTATCCCAAATCCACTTGATAGAAAGCTTTTCAGTTTCAGGGTTATAGATAGTCATGATTCCAAGACATCTCTCAGGACTTTCATCAAGGATATCAACTTTGGGAGGATAAAACTCGATATAATATCTATGTTCTACGTTTGCCCAAGGTGTAAAGATTTTAAACTTGCCATACTTATTTTCGATATTGGTACGAACAGAACGAAGATTTAAGGTTGACATAGTTATACTCCTTTCAATTTTAAACGGTTTAACTTAAATGATGTAGGACTTATATTTTTCGTTTGTAAGCACTTTCTTTTTAATCACATCCTTATAATTCATGATATAGGATTCGATAGGCTTATTCCACTGCCAACAATCTTTACGAGTTTCCTGACCGATGCAAGATTTTGTTCCCTCGTAAACAGTGATAAAGAAGGGTCTATACTGATTACGAAGCATCTGAGAGATACGTTTCACCTCTGTCCAATCACAGATTACATTAAGGACATTGGAACAGATAAAGACATCTGCACTGGGAAAGCCATAACCCTCATCAGGGTAGTTTCTATATCCATCAGGATACCAATATGGGTCATAGCCAATATATTTGATATTCTTACATTTAAGGAAATCTCCGACAACTTCAGGATAACGACCACACCCCCAATCATAAACAATCAGAGGAGTCCCGAAAGTCTCACAATAGCTGAAGGCGTTTTTACACCAAATCTTGTCATATTTTAACTGACTCCAATCAATATGATTGTAGATACGGGGAAGTTTGGAGCTATTAACGGATGTGAACTTAGAAGTGATAAGCTGATTTTTCATAATTTAGACTCCTTTCAATTTTAAAAAAGTTTTTTATTGTTTAAAGGTAAGTAGGAGAATTTCGTAGCAATCTACTTGATTGGCTTCATGAATTTCGTTAATGTAAACTCCTGCATCCATAATTGCTTTGCAAGCTTTTAATTCTCCTTCTGATAAACATTCCTTATTAAACAAGGGATTTTCAGTGGGGAAATAAGCTATATAACATAAAGCAAGCTTAGGGAAGAATTCATATTTATGAACCTTAAAATCAACTTTGCCCTCCTTTACTAAAGAATTAAAGATATTAGCGTCCATACAAACTGCTGTGGACATACACTCACAGCTATTGTCTCCAACGCAGATATCTTCCCAAGAATCAATAGAATCTCCATTCTTGTCATAATAGAAAGTTATCTCCAAAACGCAAGTTACACTAAAAGGTTGAGGAAGACAAGCGTTTTGAAGTTGTGCCTGTTCATTACAGTAGCTGATACAAAGTTCAATAGCACTATCATCATCTTCCTCATCAATTTCTTCATCTTTTTTAATTAGTTCTTTGTCGTAGAAGAAGATTTCTTTCCCCTTTGCACAAATCCAAGGATGGACAATAGGGGTAGATTTTTCCACCCCATATTCCCCATTGATAATAGGCTCGATAGCAGATTCAACGCAACCATGATATAAAGTGTAAGACATAATTCATAACTCCTTTCAAATGTGTGTTGATTTAATTAGCAATCAACAGTTACAGTTTCTTCAATGACAAGAAAATCACCCATGAGTTTACAATCATAGGAGGTAAACTCACTACCAGCAACGCATTCAATAGGGACTTTATCGCTATGATAATTAAGACGTTTAAGAATTTTGTCTCCTTTGCCTTCATCAAGCATAGCGCTGAGTTCAAGATATTCTTCTTCGCTTTCAACTGCATAGATATGAAGTTGAGTTTTAGAGCAGGAATCATCACTGAGCCAATTGTAGAGAGTGGAAGAATTGTATTTCATAGTTAAACTCCTTTTAAGTTAAAACAAATTGTTTTATTATCAGTTGTAGTTATTGGAATGAAGGGGGTTAGCGACATAGTTTTTTGCAGCCTTGAGCGAAGAGAATGCTTTGATAAAAGTGTAAACAACCACACCATCAATAACACTTCTTTTACTCAATTCCCAACCTTTACGGGAGAAAATAGGACGAGAAATATAATATTTCTCATCCTTAGACATATAAAAGTTTTCTCCCTTTGTGCCAGTTACAGGCTTCCAACGAACGACGTTGTGAGAATCAGTAAGAATAATATTAGACATACAAGCACTTCCTTTCTTTTTGTTAGATTAATTTAACTCAAAAGCTTAAGAGTTCCTGTTTTGCCACAGCCACCACATCTCCAAGCAGAAGGATTAGACCTGATACCTTGAACCGTGCTACAATTACGCTGATAAGTTTTCACCACCTTTTTACAGCAATCACAATAGATTTTGTAATTGCCACTTAATTTAGCTTGCTGGTTAAGATATTTGTGATAATTGGGGTCATAACTGCATCTTTGAATATGTGTACCATAAACAGCATTGTATTTGGTAATGGCTTTATACCAGCCGCCTGAATGTTCATGGTTTAACCCATTGTTAACACAATGAGCTACTTCATGGATAATTGTACCCTGTACATTGCTATCATCTCCAACCTCAAAATATTTCTTGTTGAAATTGAGGAGAAAATAGCGCTTACCATCAAGTGACCGTTTAGGACAGCACTGCCCAAGTCGATTTTTAGCTCTTGTGTTCCATTCCGTCACAATTTTTGTATCGAACAATTCATGAAATCCAAGGTTGATTAGCTGTGTTCTTGCGAGCTCGATGTAATTTTTAACAGCTTCAATATTGGTGTACTTAGACATAATTCTTAAATCCTTCCTTTTTATAAATGTTGTTGTTAGTGCTCCAAAGCTTCTTGGTCTTTAATGTCCTGCATAGTGGTCTCGACTGTATTACCACATTCCCAAGAATAAAGAAATTGACCACATTCAGGACAAATGTAGTCAAATTCGCCATTAAAGGCAAGATTTACTTCAACTCCACAATCAGGACAACATTTGCCACTACCATTAATAATTCGCAACATATTATTCACCTCCTTTTGATTAATCCATGTGACCACAGTACCATTCAATTTCAGTACAGCCAACAATGGATAGATAATTCTTGATTTTATCAACCCACTGTTCCCAACTCCATTCGCCCAGTTTATTAGAGCGAGGAATCATTTTGTACTTCTGGTCCTCGTATTTAAAAATCATACCATATCCAATTGCACAACATCCCTTGTCCTCAGACATTTTACAAAGGTCTTCCCAAATCTGAGCAATTGCTTTAATAGCGGGGATTTTATTGTCATCATAATCTTCAGGACTGAAAAGGATAATAGGATAATTTTTATGCTCTTCGGTATCATCAGTTTCATAATCACTCCAAACATTACAAGGAGCGAAATAGAAGAACCAAGATGTAGCACACTCAATGTACATACCATACTTAAGAGCAAATTTCTCAAGCCATTCAGGAGCACCTGAATACATATAATCACACAAAGTTCCCTCAGAAGAGAAACTGATAATATTAGTAGAAGGAGCGTACTCGCAATACTTGGTGGGATGAACACCTTCAACATCATCAATCCAAGTATTCAGGGGGACATATTTCTTTTCTTCCTTATCCCATAAATTACGAATATAACGAGTACGCTTGTTGTTGTAATAAATACAAACATCATCAACGCATTCATGCTCGGCAAGTAATGCCTTAAACTCCTCAACGATATTGGCGATATCGGACTTGCTGTAATCATACTTCTTAGACATAATTATAATTCCTTTCTAAATAAAAAGTTTTAAAAGTTGTTGACAAAAATGAATTTGTGTGTTACAATACACACAGAGTTAAGAGACCCGTAACCTCTCAACTCTGTGTATTATGTTTTAGTTTCCTTATAGCTCAAGGAAACCAGTTAACACTATTACATAGTAATAAATGTTAAATTTGTAGTTTATTTGTTTTATTTTCTACATGGTCTTTCATCTCCTTTCTTCCTTAAGACAAGGGTTTCATTTATATGAACAGTTTACGGGGCTGGAGTTTTAGATAGGAACAGGGTCACTCCTGTTCCTTTTCTTTTTCTTCGTAAGGCTTAAGAGGAATATGATTGCAAGTGGAATATTCGCCTGTGTTAATATTCATCAAGAAATCTTGACCACTTTTGTAACAAAGAAACTTGATTTCATCTCCAAAATCATCCACTTCATATACACTCTTATCTCCACAATAAGGACAGCGAGGCTCACGATACTGGCCAAAGCGAATATCTTTCTGATACTCTTCAGACTGAGGTTTACTCCAAACCTTGACAGAGAAAGTATTACCAGATTTATCATCAGGGTCAATCTCTGCCATGCAAATATCCTGTTCCACATCCTGTCCATCACGAACAAAGACAATGTTTACACCATGATACCCTTCTTCCTGTTCATAATAGATTCTGAACTGACCATTGGGAGTATCGACAGAGACGTAAGGATAGGAATTATTCTTTGCAGAGTGGATAATCATTTCGTTAAAATTCTTGTTAGACATAGTTTTCTTTCCTTTCTTAAATCAAAAATGTTTGTAGTTACCAGCCGTAAACATTGCGAACTTGCTTACCAATAGCGCGGGTATACTTGGTAATATCCTTGGAAGTTGCTTTACCACGATATAGCTTCCAACAGAACTTGTCAAGCTGGTCAGAAGAGATTTCAGGTTTCACCTCCCTATATAAAATATAATTAGTGCCATCATGGTGAGTTTGCTTAGAGCGAAGATTGTTATGAGAATCAACCCACCATTCTCCATAACCACAATCAGCATCAAACGAAAGACAAGCTCTGATATTCTTTTCATCTTTAAGCTTGTAGCCTGTTCTTCTACCGTTCCATAAACCCAAATCAACGATGGCAATAATACGTCCTTCGGTGGGGATATTAAGATTAGCCTGTTCATCGTGAAAATATTCAGAGCTCAAAAGATACATTTCTTCAATGTAATCATCTTCGGTTTTAGTGGAAGAGTCAATTTCATTCATCTCCCACATCTCTTCAATACCTTCACGCCAGTCTTCAAGATTGAGGTCGTAGTTGCTCCAAATGATGTGCTTGTTAGGGTTCTTCTTAGCCATAATCACAATTCCTTTCTTTTTTGCTATAATTAGAATGCTTTGATATAGAAAAAGCTGGGGATTATTCCCCAGCAAATCCTTTGAAAGTTTCAACAATCTTGTTCTTTTCTTCAATGACCCTCTTAGTTGTACTTTTGATGCTGTAAATAAGATTATCCCTCAATGTAGAATAGATTCCATATTCATCCCATTTAGCAAGCCAACCATCTTTGTCTTTAAGCAGAGAATCAGGACAACACTCAGGAGAAGCATCAAGCACAACAGAATCGCAAACATAATTACCATTTCTCCAAGTGATATAATAACGACTACCTTGTTTGTTAACTGCGATACTTTCATCATTACCATAATCTCTATAATAATGAGCATGAAGATTTGTTCTTGAAAAGAGATTAACTTCTTCAGCGATTTTCACCAAAGAAAGAATTTGGTTAACAATCACAGTCCACTTAGCTCTACCGATTGCTTCTGTACGAGGGATATAATATTCCTTTGTAGCTTCACAAAGAGTTTTGGCATTCTGATAACGCTGAAGAAGTTCCAGCATTTCGGTGTCTTCGTTTTCCTTGCAAGTAACGGTAACGGTCATGTTTTCATAAGTCTTAGTGTTAGTCATAATATAAACCTTTCTCCCCGTATAGCCGTTGGGACAGCTTAATTTTATTATTTTCCTTAAAATAAAGATTAACCGATGATAGAAAGAATTGTGTTATAGATATTTTCTGTGTCTAAATCAGAGTCGTTTGACGGATAAGCATTACAAATAGCATCTTTTTCTGTAATAGTTAGCTCATCCCACTTCTTGTTGAAAGGATAGTTCAAAGAAGTTTCTTCTTCAAAAATCATATAATCTTTTACAGCTTGTTAAATTTCTTTTTTGTTCATTTTTATATCTCCTTCAAGTTATTTGGTAAGGGTGGAAGATTTGCTTCCACCCATATACCTTAGATATTAGTCACGAGGAGTAACACGAACTTTGAGCTTGTTTTTCTTGGCATACTCACAAATAGCTTTGTACTCATCCTCAGTGATACTACGGTTGGAAGCTCCTCTTGCCTGAACAATAGCTTCGTTTTCAAGCTCAATAGTAACCAAAGGCTTATCAGTATCTTTTGTCTTACGAAGGAAAACAATCAGGCAATTTCTCTTGATTATTTTGCTCAGGTAACTGTACACACAATGATTCAACGCAGAACCTTCGTGCTTGACATCATCTGCATTCTTAGGACGAACAATACTGTATGTCTTATCCTCCGTGACAAAAGACTTGAAATCTTTGTAAGCATTTTCAAACATCTCAGCCTGTTCCTCAGTAAGCTTAACTTCATAGTTGCGAGAAGTGATATCATGAGTCTGCTTAAGGTAAGAACTATAAAGAGTAGGCTTGATATCCATTGAAACGCACATATCAAGATAGTCACGAAGTTCACCCATAAACGAGTTTAAAGTTTTAAAGCCTTGATTGACAGCCTCTTCACAAACATAATCCATAAACTTACCAAAAGTGTAGAACTGATAAAATTTGGAATTTCTATAATAATTATTATTCCTAAGATAAGCCTGTAAAGTGCTAGAAAAAACTTTCCCACCATATCCGCCAATTTCAACATGATTGAATTCAAATTCTTCATCCCAATACTTTGCTTTTTCAATAATGTCAAACCATTCCTGATTGGTGTAATGACAGAAATCTTCTAAAGTCATGTTGCCATTATTACCGTAGTAGTAATTTTTACTATCCTCTTTAAAAGCGGAAGTGACAATGTTTTGTAAATTCATCCAATCATCAAGGATATTTCTATCATTAGCTTCTTTATACTCTGCTTTGGTAAGATGAATAAGTTTATAAACAGGTTCAGCGGTTTCAACTTTAAAACTAAGAAGAGCATTTTGAATGGATTTAGGAGCAGTGCGAAAGATGATTTCAGTGGATTTGTTTCTGCTTAATGCGAATCTCAATTCTCTGAAAGTATATTTAACCCCGATATTTTCGATAGGAATATCCCAGACTTGAGAGATAAAATCAATTGCGCTATCTCCCATTCCAGCTTCATAAACAGGGCCATCACCATCACTGACTGGGGTAGCATTAGGCTCAAGGATAGGAATTAACTGTTCACCATTCATAATAAAGTTGCAACAGGCGTTATTGGTGGCAATTCTATATCTGTAATGACGAGATACAATAGCACCAAGAGGGAAACAATAACCAACATTGACCCAGAAATCACCGCCTTTCAAATTTACTTCCTTAATGATAAAAGTATTAGGCGTAAGATAATCACGACTGGTAGGAGCACCAGTGAGCAAATCGAAATACAGCTCGACATCAGAACGGTTCGAACTATAGTGAACAATGATTTTCTTTCCATGAGAAGTAAAATCGCTGTTGTAACGATTGTTCTGAACCTTAGTCATTTCAACTCTTGCTTCTTTGAGTTGGTCAGAGAGATGTTTGATACGAGCATTGATTTCCTTTTCTTTAGCGGAGACTTCGTAGTTCTTAAAGAAGCTTTCATAATCATGAGTGGTAGACTTGTAGAAGTTAGCGATAGCAGTGTTAGACATAATCAATTTTCCTTTCTTAATTAGACGAAATGTTTGTAGTGACTATATATTAAAGGGAGGAGGGATTAACCCTCCATCACCTTTTTACAGAAAGCTTTGTATTTCTGACTATTGAGTACACCAAGAATTTTTTCTTTAGCTTCGGGCTTACTCTTATAGTAGTCAGAGTAGTAGTCAGAGTTATAACCAAAATGTCTCTGATAAATGATATCAGGATTTTTCTTAAGCAACGCTTCAAGAGGACAATAAAGGCTTACAGTAACCTCTTCGCCCTTGTACTTGTAAGGCATCTTGATGTAGATATCGCAAGAGCCAGAACCACAAGTAGGAACATAAGCATCAAACTTATATTTTTTCAGATAAGGATAAGCCATGAGAATTGCTTCATTGAAAACTTTTCGAAGATAGACACTCTGATAATCACGAGAAACAATATACTGGTAAGCATCTTCGTAATGGTCTCTTTTCCAACCATTACGTTCTTTTGTGAATCTAAAATTTCTCTTGATTTCAGGGAGACGTGTGTAATGGGCTTCATAGTAGCTAACACTATTTGTAGACACAGGAATATACTTGATACCACAGATATCTTTCATCTTGATTTTCTCATTTACAAGCCAAAGAAGGACATGAGTTGGGAAACACTTTTCCCACACATCCCATTCTTTGATGAACTTTTTAGCTCTTTCGTAGCCGACAAATTTCTCGTTGAGATAAGTACCCTGATACTGAGCATAGATAGCCATAGTCATAATTCCTTTCTTTTCAATAGATGTGTTGTTGTTTATGTTGTTGTTTATATTTAAGTAGAGTTATTTCTCTACATCAAAGATAACATGAGCACCAGCGATTTTTGTGCGACTTGGAAGCTTATAAAGCTCAGTAATTAAGTTTGTATCTCTAGGCTTAAAATGAGGCATAAACGCAAAGTAAAACACTTTGCTATCAAGAGCTTTGTTTTTATAATCGAAACGAGTAACAATAAATAAATAATATACTTTGTTACTTTCCGAGTCTGTAGAAATTCCTTCAAAAGTGATAGTAAAATTACCGATAACCATGTTATTCTCCTTTTTAATAAGTTGGATTAGTTTTAGAAAGTTCCCATGGTTCTTTTTTCAACAGCGCATGGGCTTCTTCATAAGCAGTAAAGAATTCTTGGTCAGTTTTGTAATCATCCATGCTATGAACAAGTTCTCTGATATAGTCATCCATGAGGGGAATAGATGCTTCAAAATTAACCAGAGTTCCACTGAGATTTTTTACTAACATATTTTTACCTCCTTTCAAACATCTATGGCAAAATTAGCCACACAGAATCCATATTCTTCTTCAAGTCTTTCACAAATAGAGTCTTCCATATCTCTTAAAAAACTGGTACAAAGGTCATCGTACTCAAGGTCAACTTCAGAGGGAAGGCTTTCACTGGGGACATCGTTTTCATCAATGTCCCATTCAATATTGGTAACGTGAACAATCATACTTAATCTCCTTTTGTTTTAATTTAAGGGAGAGAGATATTTCACTCTCTCCCATGTTGATGTGTTGAACAGTTGACGTTAAATCGAGGGCTGACCGAGCCATTCAATATTGTCTGCCTTGATAGTCATACAGCCAGTCTCATTGGAAGATGTGAAATAACTATCAGGAACAAAGCCAGTCTTGCGAAGGTCTTCCTTGGAAATTTGCTTTCCATTTAAATAGTGCTGCACGCGAGGCTTATTGGGAGTGTCATACACACGGAGGTACTCATTGTATTCGCCCTTCTTATTAGTGTGGCAGATGATGCGATTGCTACCATCCTTCCACTGACCCCAAGGGAGCTTAGAAGCGGTATCAATAGGAACATTCTTCTCAGCAGCCTTTGCAATTGCCTTCTTGGTGTGCTTGTAGTTGACACCGATACGGTAAGTACCGATAACACGCTTAAGAACAGAGACACCAGCTTTACGACCGAGGGCAGAGAGAGTCACATCGGAAACGTAAGCCATTTTGAAGAACTGACCAGCGGGGATGGAGTTGACCTTGAGGTTGAAATAAGTGTTATTCATGATATTTCCTTTCTGCCCGTAAACCCGATAGCACAGGATAATAAATTGGTTTGTGATAAAAGAGTTATATAGATTCGGGATTAAATTTCGACTTCGATGATTTTACTATCCCAGTTATCATGGTTTAGAGTAGTACCATAAGCCAAAAGACTTTCGATATCCACCATGTTCTCATCATCCATGAGCTCAAGCTCTTCAAGAATAGACAAAGCTTCTTTTAAAGTTTTCTCATCAATGACAAGAGGAACAATATCAATGCCAATGTCTCTGACTGTGCAGAAATCATTAACCATGTGGTAAATGGCTTTTTCCTTCTTATCAAAGAAAGTAGGTTCGTTAATTTCACGTTCACAAACGTCAATGTACATGTATTTCTTCATGCTTATTCTCCTTTAATCACATTTACGAGCAGATGATAAATCATTTCATCCGCAGCTTCGGCATCCTGCATCATAACAGTTACTTCGTCAAAAGCAACATCGTTAATCACTCTGAATGTGGCTCTATCCTTATTCTGGATAATTGTAATCATTTATTTCACCTCCTTAGAAATCAAGTGTGATATATTCAGAACAATGAAATGCTCTGTCAAGATTATTGCAGATAGATTTGAGAAGATTGGCTCTCTTTCTCTGTTTATCAGCAATTTCTTCATAGAAGAGCGATTCTTCCTGTGTGCTACTACCCAATGCCCAAAGATGATTATTGCGTGCATCCAGAAGAAGCTCTTCAATTTTGTTCTGCAATGCACGATAAACAAGAGTTGCTTCCTCAAGAGAATCAAACTCAAGGATAGCTTTCCAACTGTCATGGCTTGCTTTCTTAATCATGTGTTCGTCAATGATATTGGTAATGGGCTTGTAAGCGATAGTGTTCATAGTTAAATTCCTTTCTTAATTAGACATGTTGTTTGTAGGTATTATGTGAGTGTGGATTACGGAGTCGCAATCCACACAACAGTAATGTAATCATCAGATGTTTCCTTAGTCCCATTATTATCCATAGTGAGAATATAAGGAGCATCTTCATATACAGCCATATTGGTTTCAAGAGTATAAATACCATCGAAACCATTATCCTGAGTTACATTGAGAACTCTGAAACGATATTCCCCATGTTCCTCATCAGAATCTACAAGTTCTGCATAAACAGGATAAGTGTTTTCTTCAAACTTTACTTCAGGAAGGTTGCTGGGAGGAACAGGAACATTAGTCTTAGCCAACTGTTCCTGCAATTCCTCTACTTGTATGAGGTAATCCTTTACAGAATCGCCCAAAGCAGAAACTCTTTCTCTGCTGTTAATGTACATAAAAGTCATGAGGATTGCGATGATAAGGACAAACAGATTAATCTTTTTCATTTTTTATTCTCCTTTCGATTAAGCTGCAATGCGATTCCAAACAGAGTTCAGAATAGGCATGGTGTTAACTGCAACAGCCGTGAATGCTCCTGTGGTGGTAGACTTGGAAGATTTACGCATCTGAGTAGGATGACTTTCAAAGTCAGAGATAGCGTTCAAAGCCTTCCAAGCCGTGTCATTGAAGTTCTGAAGGTCATCCTGATTGTAAGCCGTCATAAGCTTTTCAATCATAGCCAGATTACGAATCTGGAGAATCTCAGAATCCTCAGTTTTGACAGGGAAGAGTTCACGAGCAAGAGCTTCGAATGCTTCCTTGGAGTAAGGAGTAACTGCAAGCTTTTCAGCTTCAACCTTAAGACGCTCAAGATAGTTGGTATTCTGAAGCAAGATAGTCTTAGCCTGTTCCAGCTTAGCCTGCATGGAATTGCTGTGACGAATACTGACACGATTCTCAGCTCCTCTGGTTGCACGAGCGATGCAATTGGAGCAGAAGATACGGATACTGATGAACATCGCCTGAATTGCCTTAGAACCATCATGGCTATTAAGGAACATCATGGTAGGCAAGAATTCATCATCCAGAATCTTCATAGGTTCGGTAGACATGGTGATGAAACTCTTAGCTCCATTAGGTCCATAGCTACCAGCAGTTTCAAATTTAGCACCTCCCAGAGCAAGAGAGTCAAGGAAGTCAAAAGCCTCACGATTCTGAAGAATGTTGTAATTCTTACCGACAATACCCAAAGGAGCATTAGTGTCAGTACGAATGGTTGCAAACTGGTCAGGGATGATAAAAGGAGTATCAACCAGAATCTTCTGACCATTCCATTCCTGCTCAACCTTATTTACGAACTGGACAGGACGCTTTTCAACGGAGTAATCCAGACCACTGAGCTTGAGAGCGGATTCAAGAGAGTGGACATTCTCAAGAGTGATGCCCATATCTTCGTAGTACTTTTTACGAGGAGTATTCTCAACAGCTTCCATAACAGCGTTGACTTTCTTAGTATCATAAGCAGCGATTCCCATAAGATTTCCTTTCCGAGCTTTAAGCTCTAAACAAAAAAGTTTTTGATATAATGTGTTGTTTGATTTAAGATGAGATTATTATAAATCTCAAATCCGCAAATGTCAAGTATTTAAACCAAATAAAGTAAATTATTTAGTAAGAATACTTCCAAAGTAATGCAAAGAGTTCTTGCGTAAGTTTTTTGGCTTTATCACGGTCTGTTTTAAGCATACAGGTATCTGAACCAATATCCTCTTTTAACTTAGTGAGGATGTCAAGATAGCTGAGGTCAGTTTCGACGGTGGTTTTAATTTTCATTTTGTTTCCTTTCTGTACTAAAAAGTACTTGACAAGATTTATGTTGTGTATTAATATATGTATAGATGATAAGAAGAATCCTATACTTCTTACTTACCATCTATACATCTTCGTAATTAACGGCTATTAATTACGGTTATAGATTATCATAATCTACGAGAGATTATAATAGTAACTTACAAAGAAGATTCTCTACATGGCTTTCAACTCCTTTCCTCCTTAGACAAGGGGCAATTATATAACAGTTTATAGGAACTGGTTATATCGAGCTAAAGAGAATTGCCTATACAATCCTCTTTAGGAATTAATTTAAGTTATTAAAGTTCGTACATCCGGCCAAGAATGATAGAACAATAATAAACATTAAACTAATAGTTTATTTGTTTGATTGTCTACATAGACATTCTCCTTTCCATTTAGCGTTAATATATAAACAGTTTATAGGAACTGAATATATCAAAATAGAGCAGGATTTTATTCCTGCTCTTTTTGTATTGTGTACAAATACTGCTTTCGCTTTTCTTTGTACTGTTTGTTAATTTTGTACCGATAACTGCCATGAGTCTTACGCTGAATTCCTTCACAGCGGTCATAGTACATACCATCGTACTGGGGATACTCTGTGATAGCATTGTTAGGTGTACGTTTAGACATAACTTTTACCCTCCAAACCATATTCTTTAGCATCAAGTTTACTGCTACTTGCGCTATAACCTTGACCTTTGTTGAGCACAATGTTTACAGGACATTTAATTCCCTTTTCATGAATCCAGTTAATTACAAACTTAACTGCATCAGGTTCATTTCCAAGCCAACGGTTGTAAAGGCCGTGAATTTGAATGATTTCATTGTGGTTGTTAACCTCAATCGTGAAGAAAGGAATATCAATTTCTTCATTCTTTCTTAAGAACAGAATGTTTGTTCTACCTTCTGCAACACGACTGATATAACCACCAACACAATGATGAAGATATACACCTTCCTTTGTAATCTTGTTCATCTCTTTAGGAACAACAATGGAGAAATTATCATCGGCATACTCAAATTTTTCTTTGCGTTGGTCATAAAGTTTAGCTGCTAACTTGTTTAATCTTTCCTGCTCTTCTTTGTTTCTTGCTTCTTTGTCTGTAATGTTGATTTCAATCAGCATGTTATGATAACGATGAAGCTCATTCACATCTTTACATGTGTATAAATCAATATCAGGACGGTTGGTGTTTGAGATTTGTTTGAACAAATTTAAGGTATCAGAAAAGATTTTAAATACATCCTCGTCAAGACCTTTCTTATCAGTTTTTTCTTGAAGACGTATAAGCTTGAGAAGATTCTTTCTATCCTTTTCATTTTGTTCAGGAGTTAATGGTTTAATTCTTCTTTCTTTGTTCATACAACGCCAACCATTCTTAATTCTATAATAAGTGTACACACTGTTGTTTGCTTCAACAAAATGCAAAAACTCACGATAGTCAGAACGAACATTATTCATTCTTTTTGCCATGCTAAAGTAAAAGTCGGAATCTTTGTCAGTAATAGAAGAAAGATTTTTAACGCCAGCAACAAATTGAACGGTTTCAATTACACATCGAGGAGTATAGGTCAGACCGCCGTAAATATAAGTCGGACTATTAGGGTTCTTTTTCTTTTCCTCAAACATCTTATCTACTAATTTAAGCTGGTACTTATTCATGCCACTAAGCTCGTAAATGCTTGCAGATTTGGAATACTTTTTATATCCAAAAAGATGTTCAACATCAGATTTTGCAGATACACTCATGAGATAATTGGCGATGTATTTATATCCAGCTTTATAAAATTGTTCGATAGTAGGACATCTAAGAGTGTAAATAATCCTAAGAATTAAGGAATTTGTTTTAGTCATAATGTCACTATCATTGATGATAGAAGAGATATAAAACAATCTCTTAAACTTAAACATATCCTCAAAACCTCTGAAGAAACAGACGTTATCAGCAGGAATTCCAATATCAGAAGAACTGGACACTCTAAATACAACATTTCCATTAAGAATTGTATTGGGTTTGAAGATTGTTACTTTTCCTTTGTTATCAATAAGAATACGTGACTGTTCTTCAAACTCGAAATACCCACCGAACTGACGAATGACACAATAATTATCATTTAAGATATTAAATGTCCAAATTATATCTTTGTATTCAGTGTGATATTCATTGTTCCAAGAGTTCTTAACATCAATGGCTTTCTTGGGATATAACTGACGAAGCTCATTTAAATTAACAGTTGGCAAGCTATTAACGATTTCAGAAATATCCGCTGAAGATTTAGAACTGGTACGAGGATACATTACTTTATAGTAATCAGCAAATGTGTAAGGAGTCCATTGCGTCCACTTGATTCTTGGATTACATCCTTTTCTAGTAAATTCTTCAATTGCTTGAGAAAAGTAGAAATGGAAAACAGCCTTGTACAAATCATGCTGGAGAAAATTAACAAATCCTAAACTATAGAACTTGCCTCCTTTAGATTTAAACGCAATGTCTCCATTGACATCAAATGGAGCAGGGCAGTTTCTGAAAAGGAAATAACGCTCCATAAAATAGTAGTTTCTTTTCTCTTCAGGAATCTTTCTGGTGTTGATTGTCATTATTCCAAATACAAGCATTTCAAATTCAGGGTAATATTTGGCATAAGCAACTTTTGCATTTTTACCAGAACCAACAACGATTGTGTGAGATTGAATATTACTCACATTGAAATGGTCAGCTACCTTTTTACGATACTGCGCAATAGTATCGTTAGGTTGAATAATTTCATACTCACCTCTCAGCAAGTGGAAAGCTTTACCATTTGCTTTCTGTTGCCAATATACAGTGATATCAGGGCAACTATTAGGATTGGGATTAATACTCTCTTTAGTTGAGAGGAACTTTTTCACAGTAGCTCTGTTCTTTTCAATGACTTCGTTAGGAATGTTATCAATATAAGTGGTGTTCATTTTTCTGAATTTCCTTTCATTTTAAAATTGATTGATTGTGTTAGCTGAGTTATTCTTCATCTTTCCATTTGTCGTATTCAGGCATAGGTTCAACTCCTTCCATTTCTTTTGTTTCTGGATTCCAATAAATTCTTTTGCCACACACGCGGGGAGAATAAAAATTGTTACGCCACTCCTTAGTTGCTTTGTGTTCTGCTCCCATTTTTACAATTAAAACAGGCAAAACAATAAAAATTAATGTGAACAAATCTATAACAATAATAGCGATTACTGGTGCAAAAACAATGATTGGTGGAATATTATAACCACCAATGTATTTGATTATACACATAATAACTGTAGCTACACCAAGGATGTAATTAAAAATAGCTCTGATATTATTGTTATTCATTTCTAAATTTCCTTTCTTTAAGGTGGAGAGGGTATATTTCAACCCTCTCCTATTTTGTTGTTAATTTGATGAGAATTTATGAATAATTGGTTAAAGATTACTCCCAATCTTCCTCACAATCCTCATCCTCATCTTCATCTTCGTAGTCATTGTACTTACCCGCCAAGTCATCACGAAGAGCATTGACTGCACGAGCTTCAAGGAGAGCCTTAAGAGCCCGTTCATCCAGTTCACAATCAATGTCACGAGTGTTGCAGATTTCCTCACCAGCCTCATCAAACAAAGCCTTCTTCTCATAGCTAAGAACGCAAGGATAAGTGATACCATCAACCTTGACTTCGAGGACTTCATCAGGGTTGATTTCCTTCTCATTCATGGAAGACTCAAACTGAACCTGAGCCATAACCTCCATAACGAGAGCCATGCCAGTTTTGTTACTGTTATCCACAATGCGCTGAATAACAGCAAGACCAGCTTCACGGTCGCGGTCATTGACAGAACCCATGACACCCACTCGAATATTATCAATGTACAGATACTCAAGATTAGTGTCGTTTTCCTTCATAATCTGAACGCGATTGAGGGACTTCTTGGTGTTGATGTTGATGTTAGCCATAGTTTGGCTCCTTTCCGTTTTAACGTCTTGAACGTGACGTAAATTTATTGAGCTTAAAGGCTCATTGAAGTGCAGGATATATTTCAATCCTGCACTCTATCAACCTTTACGGCTTTTCAATCAGGTCTTTTATTTGAGCTCTTAAACAAATTAGAGTGCCGATTCTTGTGCAACAATAACTAATATCTGCATTGTTACCTTGGGACTTAGCTTCTTTTGCATTTTCAATTTCAATGTCCGTTGCTTGTAACAGTTCATATGCTGCTTGCTTGAGGAAATAGTCTGCTCTACCCTGATGGGTTTTGTTATTCATGTTAATTGTCCTCCTTTACAGCTTATCAATCAAGTCTCTAGCCTGAATTTTAAGAGTCACTAGGAGGCCAATTTCAGTGCAACAATGAGAAATATCAAAGTTATCCCTTAGCTCCTTGATACGCTCAATTTCAGCATCAATTGCCTGTTGAAGAAGGTATTCCGTTCTGCGCTGGAGGTAAAGTTTGTTGTCCATAATATTACATTTCCTTTCTTTATTGAGATACAAGATATATTTTAACCTTAGAAGTTAACAGCAGGGAAAGTGAGCAGAAACATATTCCAACAATCCCAATTCTTATCAAGTTCTTTCAAGAGATACGAAGGAGAAATTCTCCAATCAGGATATGAAGGAATACCTTTATCTTCCAATTGGTCAACAAGTTTAATCCTGTTAAGAGTAAGAAATTCTTTTAACTTTTTCCTGTCGATTTTGTTGAATCCATCTTTTTGAATACATACAGCCCACATAATATTTTCCAAAACTGTTTTGTCATTAGAAGAATAAACAGGGTAGAAATTGACCCCATCATGGGCAATGAGGACATAATTGTAAGTCCGATTAATCATGATTAAAAATCCTCCTCTTCCTGAGCAACATCAGCTTCAAAGTCATCAGACCAAGTAATATCTTCTTTGCCATAGTCCTTGACCTTAGCAAGAGCCTCAGATTCAGAATTAGCTTCAACTTCAACGGAGCCATAACGAATGAACAGAACATTGTATTTCATATTATACTTTCCTTTCTTAATGGTGTCAAGTATTTAAAAAGAAATTTTTACAAACTACTTGACAAGTGTTATCATTTGTGTTATATTACACTCATCAAGCAAAGTAGCCTGTAACTTTTACTTGATGAGTGTTGTTGATTATCATCTTTGGTTAGTTACGATGATAAATGATACGAATAATTGAGATTTGTCTATCCATATCAACATGTAAAATTTTCTACATATTAATTTCTCCTTTCGTGAGTAGTTATGTAAACAGACTTTACAGGAGTCTGGAGTCTTAAGTAAGACTGGTAGTTGGTAGCTACCAGTCTTTTCTCTTTTACTTCTTGTAAACCATGTAGGTAAGAAGATAATCACGAATCTTTTCAGCAGGATGACCTTCGTGTTCTTCAATCTTGTCCTGAGCAACACGAACAAACTCATCACAGCTCTTGTACTGCTTAAGATTCAACAGAAAATAGTTGAATGCCTTGGTATCTTCACAGTGCTTGTAGCAAGCAGAAATTCCTGCTAACATGCGCTGAGTATAAACCATATCATCCTTCCAACCAGTCCCCTGAAGAACAGCGAACACAAAACGAAGAGCGTTTTCACCGTCACGTTTAACAATACGATACAGCTCTTCAACTGCATTGATGTTATTATAACGATTGATGGTGCTATTGCGATTGGTCTTAACAGTCAGACCAAATTCCTTTGTGACCTGATTGATAATCACTGCTGTGGGCTTCTTGGCGCAAAGTTCAGCTTTATATCTTTCGTAGCCACGAAGATTAGTTTTACCTTCATTCTGGCTAGCAAACAAATCTGCTTCTTCTTCCAGAGTAAGGTTGATAAATACTTTGCAAGTGATAGCATAGATGGGGAAGCCTTTACTCTGCATATAAAGCAGAGCACTCAAGGTATGAGCACCATCCATCAAGAAGAGATGCCAAGTATTACCAACCTTGCGAATAGAAGCTGCTTTAATTTCAACCTTGTTGATATTGAAGTTATTGGTAATTTTAGCTACTTCATAGTTTTTGGGTTCGCGCTGATAGTGCAAGTCGATTTCAGGCATAAAAAGAGGAATGTCTCTAATTGCCCAGTTACGACCATCCTCTCTCTTTTCAATCTCCCTTTCCACAGAGAGCTTGAAGGCATAAACGGACTTGGACTGCTCGTTAGTGATTGCCTTGGGCTTAAGTGCATCGAGCAGGACTTCGCTGACGGACTTTTCGTTCTTAATGTTGGTGAGATTAATCTTCTTCATAATTCTAAATTCCTTTCATAACTCAAAAAAGTTTGTAATTATTACTTGACAGATATTATCAAGTGTGCTAAGATAAACACAAGTAGAAAGCCTACACTCTCTACTTGTGACGCAATTAAGTGGGATTAATTACGATTGTAAATGATAAAGACTATTATTATGGACCAATAATAGTCAACTGCTAAGATTTTCTACATAGCAAAGCTCCTTTCTAATTTAATAATACATTAATTCATTGTAGGCTGAATTAATGTGCGAGTGAATAAGTTGGGCTTAAACACTCTATTGAGGGATGGAAGTTATTTTCCATCCCTCTAACAATGTTTAAACTTTTTCAACTTTGTATGGCCTGCAAGTAACAATATCGAAATTGTTTACAAGCCATTCAGGTTTGGTTTTTTTAGTATTGAGGAATTTGCAAACAATGTTTGCAAGCACTTCACTGTTAAATACAGTTTTTTCCTTCATACTCATTGTGACTGTTACGGATTTTCCGTATTTGTTTACAATCTTAAACATGCCACACCTCCGTTTTAACACCTTTGCCATTGTAATAACGACGAGCACCATAATTGGCTCTATCACTAAAACATTCAGCACAAGGAATTAATTCCTTACGCTTTCCCTCTTTGATTTCCTTGAGTGAAAGGTTGAAGCACTGCTCAACCTCGCATTTTTCACACGTCTTACAGGATTTACCCTTGCAGATATTTTCGCAGAAGTTGTTTTTAACTTTGCAGAGATGCTTAACACCCCAAGAGGAATTCATCTCAGCTAAAGTCTGGTCGAGAGTGTAATTACGACCCATAACACTAATCTTTTTCATTTTACTTTGACTCCTTTCAAGTCTGTATTAAATTTGATTTTGAATTTGTCTTAAACTATATGGTTAAAAACAAACACGTTTCTTTTTGATTTTGGTAAGCATCCAACACCAAGGATTTCCAAAATCATCTTCAAGAGGAGTAACCTTAATGGTTACAAGCACCTCAGTACTGAGATGTTCAAGCACATATTCGAGATTTTTAAGAGAGAAAACATATCTCTCTTTTGTATCATCTTTGGTACTTTTTGCGCACCATTTGATGATTTCTTTCAAACTTGAATCAATCAAGCAGTTCAAATTCCCATACGTATCAAGCGCTCTACTAAGAGAAGGCGCTTCTAAATAAGTAGGGTTGTTTGTAATGGAGCGAATATTGTTTTTCATTTTCTTAGACATGACTTTAATTCCTTTCTTTTGTCAAATTGATTAATACTTATACTTGCTTGAGATATTTAAGGTTTAACTCTAATTTGGAATCCATGATTAAACCCTTTTCTCTTTTGATGCGACCTCTGAGATTATTCAGCGCTTGTTTCTCAGAAGAGGCCATTGTGTAACCAGAATAATGACAATAATAGTCATGCCATCTGGTTACTGGGCCCTCATAATAATATTTGAGCTTCATATATACCTCCTTTCAACTCAAATAAACTCTGAGACTTTACCCTCTTCATGGACATAGCCTCCAAGAACTTCAGGACATGACTGGAAATAACCAGACGCATCCTGAATGTGTACGAGAATGGTATCATCCATATTCAATGAGCCATTTCGTACTTTCATTCTGAGAGAATTGCGAATTCGTTTCCAAATTTCGCTTCTTTCTTCGAATACATCATAGATGACTTTGCCATCTTTTTTGATGTATCCTTTGTACCATCTTGTCATTTGTTTTCACCCCCTTTCTCATGATTCAGGGCAGCTCTTCTTAATTCATCCTGAGAATTATAATACTGCTCAAAAGCATCACAACCTTCCCAAGAAATTTTAGATTGAAGCTTTGCAAGCTTTTCAGAGACTTCTGCCAAGTTTTTTTGTGCCTCTTCAAGAGCAGATTCCTGTAATGCAATATATGTATCCATTGCAACATTCTTTGCCATAAGAATGGCAGTGAATTCATCTTTGAAGTAACCTTCATAATGTTGAGGCATAATATGTGTTTTCATTTCATTAAAGGTGCTTTCGCGGATGAATTGTTCTCTCAATTCGCCTGAAGCTAGAAAATATACAGGATTTTCATTAGTATTATGAATATTCTGAATTTTGTACACTACCATGGTGTTCATGGTAGTAGGCTGACGGTAAATCACGGTATATACATACCCATCTAACGTTGTAATCTTTTTCATTTCTTTTTTCCTTTCTGCTCTTTTGAGCTTGACAAATCTTTGTTTGTGTGTTATACTTGCTATTGTAATAAGAAAAGTGGTTGACCAATCCACTCTTCTTATTAAATTGATTAGTCTAAGTCTAACTTAGATATATCTATCTGGAAGAATTCAATCAGCTATTCAACACTTAGGTGTTGCATATACCAATTAAACTCAAATTCAGAAGTGATATACTACTTCAGAATAGAACCAATCTTTGCTTTATTACTAAAACTATCCTACATGAATTCCTCCTTTCTTTTAACTTGTTAGTGCTGGTGACTAACTTGTTATTCATTATCTTATTGGTCAGATAAGATAGAGAGCTTATTCCCATTAAGCACTCTATGAAGGGTAGGAGCATATGTTCCTGCCCTTTAACAATGCTTAACCGATGTAACGTTCCTTGAGAGAACGTGCTTCCATAATGAAAGATTCAAAATCTTCGTTGGAAGTAATTTGTATTCTTTTTTCTTTGATTGGTCTAGCTATCATATTAAGTTTAGATAGTGTGTATTCACAATACAACTTTATATAATAAGTTGTGTTGTTTTCATTTAACACTCTATCAGGAGAGACATATACGTGAAGCCAATAATCTTTCCCAAAGTGTGACTGAGCAAATGCTCCTCTATCTTCCCACTGAGCGAATACTTCAGTATCTTCCCAAGGTTTTGCAATACCAACTAACATATTGCAGATATCATGGACGGCTAATTTCATTTTCTTTGATTCCTTTCTATTAAACCATTGACAAGTACAACTTTATATGTTATACTTATTATTAGAATAAGAGAAGTGCCTACACACCTCTCTTATTAATGAGCTTTTATTCTTCTTAGAAGTTATAGTTCTTTAGAATTACAACTACAACGACGTTTAAAGAATAATCGACTGAAATAATCTTCTTCATTATTTATTACCTCCTTAAGAAGATAAAAGCAAACAAGAATGTAGGTCCTTATTTACTACAGAGGAGAGATAGGGGGATATCTCTCCTTCTGTTATGTTTGAGTAGTTTAACGACTTGCTCAGGTCGAGGAGTTAGTTCTGATAATCGTCACTTACCAGAACCCATTCTTCTCCATTACCATCAATGAGATGAATTGTTGTTCCATCTTCACCGATAGTAACTGACTGAAGATTACTAAACCAATTTTCAGTAGTGGTATAGGCTTCTTCAGTGCCTTTGTCGTAACCAGCGTTGTATGCGCCAGTTACGTCTTCATTAGTGCAGACCTCTGCGGGAGTGCTCTTACTGTAATCAATGTTACAGATAAGAGTAATGATGCTAATGGCAAGAATAGTCATGATAATGAACATGGCACGAGGATTCATGCTCTTCTTATGCACGATTGCTTCGATATTAATGATAACACCGTATACAATCATGATAATCATGATAGCCACGGCAATGATAACAATAGAATTCATGGTAATAAACATCTTTATTTCCTTTCTGGTTTTAGTGTCTTTTCCTTGACAATAGTTGTTTGGTGTGTTATAATGTTTTTAATAAGAGAAGCACCTATATACTTCTCTTATCTGTGTATCTTATTACACTTTATTAGAAGTTGTAATTCTTAAGGATGATTACTACAACCACATTAAAAGTGTAATTGACAAATGTTATCTTCTACATTTATTTACCTCCTTTAGAAGATAGAAGTATTTAATTGTATAGGCAACTAAATACTGAGAGCTTATTGCGACTAAGCACTCTATAAGATAGAGGAAGATATTTCTACCTTCCTCTATCCTAACAATGCTCAGTTATGCTCAGAAGTTATAATTCTTCAGTATCGCAACTGTTACAACATTAAGAGCATAATTTACGGAAATTATTTTCTACATGGTAATTTCCTCCTTTCCGAGTGCGATTTGGATTACTAAGCACTCTATTAAGCCCAGTATCAACTCCTTTTGGGGCGGATATTGGGCTTTAACAATGCTTAGGTATTGAGCAGTTTATTGTCATACTCAGGACAAAAGAGTGGATTAGTTCTTAATCATCCACCCTTCACAACCGTATTTCTCATGGACAATCTTTCTGTTCCAGCAGTAATTTGTGCTGCCACCATCAGACTGAGGAAAAGTGATACAAGTTTTCTGCATTAAAGTAAGAATGCCCTTCCATGCATCTTCGGTTTCTTCATTGAAAATCTCATTGAAAACGGTTTCCAGTGCTCTCCACTGGAGGAAAATTGCTCCCTGATAGCGGAAACGGTCGTAGACCTTTACAAAGGTCTCCGTGAAGGACGGGGTATTGAAGCTGTCTACTAACTTGTCCAACCATTTATTGTTGTTGCTGATAGTAATGTTGATGTTGTTGATATACATAGCTTTGACTCCTTTTTGTTCCTTTCTTTTAGAAAATCTGTTGACAAATATAACTTTATATGTTATACTGTCATTGTAGTAAGAAAGATGCCTATACATCTTTCTTACTGGTGATGTGTATAAATTATTAACTTATACGTTGTGATGCTTTATTACTAAAACAACAATCACGCAAAGAAAATAATTTACTTCTATCAATCTTCATTATTTTACCTCCTGAAGATTGATAGAAGTACTTATCAATATAGGTTAATAAGTACTACAAAATAAAGAGACACTTGTTCGGAAGTGTCTCTTTACTTTTGTTTGGAGAAAGGCTATTTGTTTATACTCGTTAACCTTCCAGAACGAGTTGGATTGGAGAGTTTTTTAATCAAAGGAATAATTATATTCTTGACCATAGAAATTAAGGATATAGCCATTTTCGTTTGATTCAACAAGAACGGCATTCTTGATTGTTTGGTCGATTGTTTTCTCAACCAAATGGTTGCAAAATCTTACGCAACCAAGACCGATGATGACGATGATGATGAGAGAGATGATGAATTTTTCTTCCTTGTTAATGTGTTTCATTTTTGTTTTCTCCTTTTAATTTGTTTTTGTGTAAGGTCGAATTTACATTTCTTACTTACATTTTTTTGTTTTTATTTATGTTATGACTATAACTTTTAGGTAGACAAAAAATTTTAGGCTTAAAAAATCTAAAAAAATAAAAAATTTTTAAAAAAATAAAAAAGTCAGAAAGCATTTACTTTCTGACTTTATCTATAGCTTTTTCTAAAGCTTGTTTTCGTAATTTTTCTGCTCGTTTAGCTCTTGTTTCTTTTAACTTTTCAATTTTCTTTTTTGCTTTTTCTGCTTGCTTTTCTTCTAAACGAATATTTTCCTATTCTTCTGTTAAATTAAAATTGTTATTTAATTCATTCGTAATTTGTTCTATTTTCTATGCAATATTAGTAGTTTTTCTCAAGAACTCAAATGGTTCTAAATCCATTTTCATTACATTACAAGCACTGCAACATGGTACACAATTATTTTTTGTATATCCTCTGTCTGATAATATTCGGTCTATTCCACAATAATTAAGGTCTTTATATTTATAATTGGGAATAGAATACTCTCCACAATAAAAACAAGGTTGAGAAGTTAACTAATTAAATTCTTCAATAGTAAATTCGAAATTAAAATTTTTATCTTCTGCTCTTTTTTGGTAATAATTATATCTATATTCTAAACATTCTTGTTCAATTGATTTTTCTTGCTTTGGCTTATAGGGGTCACATTCTAAACAACACCATAAATGAGTAGAAACAACATTTTTTCTAAAACATTCAATCGGCAACATTTGGCCGCATATTTTACAAATATGTTTAATTACTTGTCTATTATTATCTACAATACATAGTTCTTCATTACAACCCATACTTCCACATCTTCGTGGAGCATTAACATTTAATAAATTATTCCCTTTTACTACTCTTTTACTTTTTAATTTACATTGACATTCACAAAGATAATCACAATCTCTAGCAAGAACTTCAGGGTCTAAAGTTAATTTTTCTAAAACTTTGTATTTCCGATATATAGAACCAATATTAATAGTATTAGATTTACTAGAGCATTTTATGCAGCAAGAACTTTTACCTCTTACAAGATTAGCCTCAATAACATCTTCAATATTACCACATTCAGTTCCATCATTTAAAATATGATGACAAACACATCTCCAAGTACGTCTTGTATATTTATTACATTTATTTTGATATGGTTCTCCCTCTTCAAGAACTTCCCAATCTCCAAAGACTTGTCCAATTAAATCATATTTTTTCCTTTGATGATTAATTCCATCATTATTATTTTCTTTCCAAGAATTAACTTTTTGTTGTACCCAAGTATTTTTGTTATTTTGATATTTAGATTCAGTATGACCTTTTTTATTATATGGATTGTATTCGGTAGGACAAGTTTTTAAATATTGAGCTAATAATTTATATTCATTCCCATCTTTATCAACACAATCCCACTAAACTAATGAATGTCCACTTTCTGTAATATATTTTTCATCACTCTATTTTACTACATGAAACATTCCAAAATCTTTACCTGTTAAATCAATTATTTTTCTACCCATAAAAACACTTCCTTTCAAATTAATAATAAAGATACATTGATATCATCATTATATCTTTTCTCAATTTACATTATAGCATACTTTTTAAATCTTGTCAAGTACTTTTTTAAAAATTTTTCAAAAAAAATTAAAAAAATTTTTAATCATTAAAATGTAAATTCTCCAAACCCCGACAAAAAAAGGATAGAAGCCGTCACAGCCTCTATCCTTAAAATATATTCAATTACATTATTCAATTACATTATTCAATTACACGCTACTTACATATGTCCATCACTCATAACTCCAAGCAAATCACTCCAAAATGCACAGTCCCATTTTTTACTTCCAACATCCTTTTCACCCAATCCAACACCATTTCTCTCATTCACAACGTAATCTTTCATTACTTTCATTACTTTCTCATTAATAACAAGACTTACTTTATCATTCCACAAGAACCCCTTATACCTTTTACCCTTACCTCTATAATTCATCTTTCCATATCTTTCAATTTTAAAGCCATGCATCTTTTTCCAGTTATTACTACAAAATAATAAAGCATCATCATCAGTAATCTTATCATTTTGATAAGTAATATTCAACAAACGAACAAAAGGTCTATTATTATCTCTTGCTTTTAACTCAAAATATTTCTTAATAGTATCATTCATGATTTTTTATACCTTGTTTTTCTTTTATAAACAATTTATCCATATTTTCTTTTCAAATTTAATCTTACAGTCTAACCCATCAAATTACCCATCTCAAACATTCTAATTAAAAATAGAAAGATAAACATGAATAAATTATTTATAATTCAATCTAAATTATTCTTCAATCGTCCTATCTACAACATTTATAGCATTGTTAATATTATTAACAGTCAGTATTGTCTCCATCAGTAATAATAACAGGACAATTAACCCAATCCATAGTGCCATCACCATTATCTCTATAGCATTTGACATTTACGTTCTTAGCATCATTATTATTTCCAACATTTTTAGTACTACTAATATTACTATCATTTTTATTAGAAATATCATTCATACCAAAATTATTCTTTTCTTTCCCACTCAAAATCAACACAGAGATTATATCCAATTTCCAAAGCTTTACAAATATCTTCTTGAATACCAATTAACTTATCAAGTTTTTGACATTGTTTAATAGCGTAATGCTTCTTAATAATATTCATTCTTACATACCTTCGTCATCGCAGTTACAACAATCATCATCACTACATTCACTATTCTGATACAACTTAAAACTATCAAAGATATGGTAAATTCTAGCATAATCTCCACCATATGTATTATCCAAATTAAGATTCTCCAACATTTTTTCAAGCGTATCACAAGTAGCATCAATTAATCTAAGCATGGGTAAAGTACAGTTACCATGAATTTCTTCTACAAAAATATCAGTATAATAAACCTTCTTACCTACCTCTCTGTCATAATTTCCCCAAATATTAGCTGAAATGGTCACACTTTGATTACTATTTACAAGATTACTTTTAAAATTAATAGCAATTGTTGCTTCACGATTAGTTTCGCTTTTAGAAGTAAATTTGATATCACAATAATCCAAAATCAAATGTAATTCTTTTACCCAACAATGTTCATACAACATATTAAGATTAGGATACTGTTTCTTCATTTGTTCACAAGTCATTTCATGAAAAGGAATAAGTTTTTCTTTATTTTCTTCAATCATATTTTCAGTCTCACTTTCGATTTTTTTAGATTTCCAATCAAGCTCCCCACAAGAAACCCAATTTTCATATTGCCAATCAATATCACTTACCCAAATGAATTTATAATATTTTCCATTATCATCATTTTTAACAACAGCAATATCGCCATTCTCTAATTCATTAGTAGGAATATTATCTAATTGTTTTACATCATGCAATCCATAATAATATTTAATTTTCTTGCCAAAGTTGCTTTTTTCAGACATAACTAAATAAGGTTTACCTTTAGCTTCATATTTAGTTTTATTTTCATTTTTCATCGAAATAAATCCTCTTTATAGATAAAATTATTATAGACTTCTTTTGTCAAATCAACTTTTGTTCCATTATTGTCAATAACGTAATCATAAGCAATTCCTGACTTACTTACACCATCATCAGCATGATTACCATATTTACTATTTTCATCTAAAACTTTTCTATTGACTTTAATTGTTTTACAATAAATTCCTTTTTTACAACAATATTCTTTAATCCATGTAATATCTTTATCTTCTCTCGCATGTAAAAATAAAATTTTTCTATCAAAAGTGGTATAATTGTATACTTTTTCAATTTTTTCTTTGAGATATTTATAAGTTGTATTATCCCAATAATCAAGCATATCTTTTAATTCACAAAGGAATCGTCTATCCATAGGTCGTTTAGACTTCTCATCCCAGCCCATTAAAGAAGCCCACTTTTTAGCGGGGGCAGAAGTGTAATATTTATGGACAAGAGAATGAGGGTCAAAATTATCCATAGCTGTCCAAACCAAATCACAAAAAGTATCTTTACCAGACCCACCTGAACCATTTATAATATAAACTTTAAAATAAGACATAGTTTTCTCCTTGTAAAATTAAGTTTTGGCAAAGGTTTGTTAACTTTTGAACTACTGTGCCACTGGTGGGACATCCTCATCTCATCTGGAATGATGTCTCTTAGATGACTTCTTGTTAGAAGTCTTATTATTATCTGAAGAAGAGTTAGAAGAAGTATTAGGAAGATTATTAGTATCATTATCTTTCTTAATAACTTCTCTCTTACCATCAAGTCCAACAATAATAATATCTTCGTTCTTAGTATTAAGAATAACAAAAGGTCGTTGGACACCGCAACAATTCTTTTCAGCAGCTTCAAGAGCAGTAAGAATATGTTGTTCAGGAGTAAAATCTTTCATATATTTAGTAGTAGCATAAAGACTTCCTTTAGCAGTTACCTCACCACAACCGACAGCAGAATAACCAGCTAAAGGTTCAAGAACAGAATAATCATTCTGAATTTCATAAAGTTTTCCATCAATACCTACTAAGAAATTACCACCTTTATCTCCACTATCTTTAATACCATTTTCAAAAAGAGTGATAATATTAGGAACAAAAGTAGTAACCATATATTCATGATTTACTTTAGTTTCACCAGAAGGAATTTTATATTTATCAATCTCAGGGAATAAAGTTTTGCTGTATTTAAGCAAATCAATATGTCTAAAAGTAGAAGTACTACCCATAACAACATTTTTCAAAGTAGTATTCCTAAATACTTTAGGATTAGATTCAACATCCTGAGTATAGCCATTATTACCAAGACTGTCTGCACCAATCCAAGTAACATTATTTTTCTTATCTGTAAAACCAACAATGCAAGTCATAATTAATTTTTACCTCTATTTAAGTATTTTTTAATTTGATTTTAAATTCAATATTTATAAATTATTTAAGCCTAAAAACAACTTTTTTCTTAACGATACATTTTTCAATAAAGTTCATTTCTAATAAAGCGTTAAGGTATTTTCTTAAAGTAACAGAAGATAACGAACTTATTTGTTCAAGTTTAGTTAAAGCAATATATTCTTTGTTTTCCCAGCCATGAGGAAAAGCTTTATTAAGGGCTTGATTTCTATTTACTTTCATTTTAATTAAAAGATAAGTATTAAGCAAGCTATCAATTTTTAATTTTTCTTTATGATTTTCTTTTAAGCAATAAGACATAATAGTTAAATAGTCTTCAATAGTAAGAATAGTAAATTTACTATTAATGTCATCATTATCTACTTTTATAGAAAGCATATATTGAGGAAATCTTTGATATTTTGTTAAGAGTTTTTGTTTTTCTTTTTCTATTAATTCTATAGCTTCTTCCATTTGAAATTCACAATGATTAAAGTAATCTCCATATTTAGGAATATCAATAATAGAATCACATATAATTTCTTTTTTGTCATTTACTATAGTATTAGAAAGTAAATACAAGCAAGAAAGTATTTTACTAATTTTAGAAGCTTTAGTTTTTTGATTTTCCATACTATCATCTATATAACATTCTTCCAAAAACAGAACGCTACTATTTACTTTTCCAAGCATATTCTTATTAATAGCTAAGAATAAATAAGTAAGACAAGTATATGAATTAACAGTATTAGAAAGTTCAATTACACCATTTGGAATTTTAATAAATAAAGAATTGATTTGATTTTGATTAGTTTCTTCCAAATTATAGTCACACCTTTATAGGTCAATTCAATTTTTCAAAAATAAAGTAACATATATTTTTAATTTTGTCAAGTCTTTTCTTTTAAAAACTCTTCTAAAATATAGAAATAACAAAGAAAAAAGGTGCATTGAACACCCAAGCATGATAATGCGCGGGTGTATAGTCTTTCTTTTATATTATTTAGTCTATATTCTGTAAATCACTAAGGACGGTAAAAAAGTCCTTAAAATCACTGGTGTTTGAAGCATTTTTTAAGAATATGGAAATGTATGAGTACCATTTACAAAACTAATGACATTGAAAAAATTTTGTATGAGTAGAATTGACATTTTTAATTTTGAACATCTTTCCTGATGGAAGTATAACATACAAAACATAGAAAAGTCAAGGGGTTTATGAATGCGATTAAAAATTTTTCATAAATAGTTGACAGAAATAGAAACATGTGTTACAATTCAGACATGAAAGAAAAGCGGATGAATACCAATGAGAATTGTGAATTCGTCCAATAAAAAATATAGAAAGAGAGGTACAACAATGTATAATTCTTAAGCAAAAAAGCAATGCAAAAGCATAGATGAATACATTAAAGCAACCGATGGAGATTGTAAAAAATATAGATATAGACCTTAATAAGAGGACAATTTTTTTAGATGTAGATGATGTTTTGTTAGATAGTTCAGTGGCAGTGGTAAATATCTTAAATTAGCGTTATGGTTTAAATAAGACTTTAGATGATTTGGTTGACTGGGGATACAAAAGTATTTATAGAAATTTAACTAAAGAACAAGTTAGTGAAATTTACGAATCAGAAGAATTTTGGTCATCAGTAAAGCCTAATGAAATATTAATGAAAGCTTTAGAAGATTCCGAAGAAGATGAACAAGGAATTTGGCAACAATATAATTGGATATTACTTACCAAAGGCTCAAAAGAATCACTACAGAAGAAACTTGATTATTTAAATAAGATTCCGTTTTTTAAACGTAATGAATCGAAATGGCGGTATTTTGGATTAGGTCATGGAGAGAAGAAAGAAGATGTTCATATGTTAGGACGGATTCAAATTGATGATAATTATAATTTTCTTAATAGAACTGATGCAGATTTAAAGATTCTTGTAAGGAATGGTAAAGAGACAAGATTTAATCGACCTAAAGTTGAGACAGAAAATCTTGAAAATTTATATATTGTAGATAATATTTCACAAGTTTTTGAAATTTTAGAATTTATAACAAAATTGGATACTGAAGATATTGACCTTGATGGTTTTGATATTATGGATATGATTACCGAGGTTAGTCAAATTATTTAAAATTCCAGCGAAGGAAGGTAACTAAGTGCGTTTATTTTACACCGTTAAGCTTAATAGTGCATTAATCAAAGAAAACGGCTATAATTTAGACATTAGTTTTCAAGATTGTTTAAAGAGCAATCTAATTGTTTCTTTAGCAGATAGTCAAATGCTAAAGAGTATTCGTGATATAACTGGTTAGAAGATTGATAGAGTCCAGCTTGAAGAATGGTACTCTGAAAGAGATAAATTAAAAAAAGGAAAAAACAGCAAGAATAATAGGGATAGAATTAAAGAGTTACAAAGAAAAATCTATAACATGATGTTTATACCACAGTATATTACTGTAAGCATGGAAAATGTCAAATCTTATCGAGACATCTATGAAAATGGTTTTTCTTTTACTATTGATTGTGGAGAGCCTATTATTAAAACTGTTAAAAATAAAGATGGTTTAAATGAAGATATAGTTGTTGGTTACGAGAAAGTAACGTATCATTACAAACGTTTATCTTGTTCAGCATCTCAAGCACGAGTAAGTACAGTAGTTTTTTGTGAAGAAACTATTTTGCCAGAATTAAAGAGAAGGCTTGATAATGGACGTAATATGGATGATTACAAAATCGCTCCTAGTAAGTATAATGCATATTTTGGTTTATATTCGAGTGCAACAAAAGAAGTTACCAAGCCAAGATTTTGTATAATTCCAGATTATTCAGAAGTAAGACCTGTTGATGTTGATTTTGTGATTGAACAACCAGAAGACCAAGATGATATTATCGAAGAAAGAACAGTAGACGTTGAATTTAATATGGTCGATGGTTCTGGTTTAATTAGTCCTCAAATGGCTGAACAATGGGGAAAAGACCTTGGAGAAGAGTATACTCCTTGTCAATTTTGTATTCGCTGTGCTTTCACAAAAGGGGCTGTAAACGAATTTGATTTTGTTGACTGGTGTAAAGAACTCAACAACGAGAATTATTTAATTAAAGATGTTTACGGCAACTACGTAGATGTAAGAAATATTGATGTTATTCTTACAGAAGGTATGGCAAAACTTTGGAGTGCTTGGGATTCTCAAGAAAGTTTTGAAGAAAATTGTCAAAAGAATGGTATTATTTGGGGAGTAACCAAATATGCTCCTAAACAAGACAAAGAAGTAAATACAGCAAACTATCAATTTTTGCAAACTTTAAATCTTACGCCAGAAATGGTAAAAGATGTTTGTAAACCAACAGTTGATTATATTCAAGGTGTAAGTTACGATAATATTTATTACACTTTATTATTTCTTCTCGGCGAAAATTTGACTCAAGATAATATTGAAAATTATATGAAATCAAGTGACAATTATTGGTTAAAGTCTCTTGTTTTAAATAATTCTTTGTTATATGATAAATATTCTAAAGAAAAAGTAAGAGATTTTATTATTAGAAAAATTGAACTTGCTTGTCTTGGAAAAATTATGGTTCATGGTAATTTTCAATGTATTGTAGTTGATGGGTATGCTTTTATGCAAGCCGCTACAGGTCAAAAAGTAACTGGCTTGTTAAATGCAGGAGAAATGTATTCGCAATTTTGGAATGAGAGAAACGTTACAAAAGTGGATACTATGCGTAGTCCTCTTACTCATTTTAGCGAGCATTACCCTGTTGAGTTAAAGAATACAGAAGAAATGAAAAAGTGGTACAAGTACAGTTATAGTGGAGTAATTGTTAATTGTCACGATGCACATACAATGCATTGGGCAGGAAGTGACTATGACTATGACATTATATTTACCTGTGATAATCCAAATTTTATTAATGGCGTTTATCCTGACCAAAGAGTAGTAACTTACAACGCTAAAAAGCCTCATAAAAAGCCAGCGAGAGAAATGACTGATTTGGATTTGTATAATACTGATACATTTAGTTTTGGTACAAGAATTGGTCAAATTACTAATATTTGTTCTACATTTGTTGGTATGTTACCTTTGTTTGAAAAAGGTAGTAAAGAAGAAAAATTGTTGCAAGACAGAGTTAGGTCATGCTGTGCGGCTCAGTCGAGACAGATAGATAAAACTAAGATTGGTGAAAATGTTAAAGCAGAAGCAACAATTTGGAAACAATATCAACATATAAATCCAGAAGATTCTCCAGAAGAAATTAAAAGAAAAGAATTTCTTAATTCTCTCTTAGCTGATAAAAAGCCTTATTTTTTCAGATACAAATATAATACTTTAAGTAAAGAATACAACGAATTTGTTAAGAAAAACGAACAAGATTGTCAGCTTAGATTTGCTTGTTCTTTAAAAGAGTTGTTGGCTAAAGATGAGAATTTATTAAATGAAAGTCAAAAAGAATTTATTAGATGTTATAAACATTTTCTTCCTGTGGTTGATTCTGATTGTGTGATGAATCAAATTTGTAAATATATTGAAAATGTTGATTTTCATATTAGAGAAAAAGTCCGCTCTTCTCAAAACTTTGATTATCATACCTTAATGTCTGATGGTTTTGTAATTAACAAAAAGATATATGAACAAATTAACGATTTAGTATCAAGTAGAATTAAGGAATGGGCAGCTAAAAGAACAGAAAAAGCTCTTGACGGAGCGTTTACAAGCAAAACAGTAAACCCAAGCAAAGTTCTTGACAGAGATTTAGAATATAATATTTTAAGACAAGATTTATTAACTAATATTTGTTCTAATGAAGAACAATTAGCAAACCATTTAATATATTTATTTTACGTTGATAAACAGTCTTATAACAAGAACATTCTTTGGGCTTTAGTTGGAAGACAAATATATGAGAATATAAGAAAAAAGACCTCTGTTTATTATTTTCCTCAAAAGAATCCTAATGGTTCTTTAGAGTTTTTATATGAGAAGTATTCTATTGAGAGAGTACTTGTAAGTCACAAAGAGGAAATTGAAGAAGAGGAAAAAGGTATAAAGGAGGAATCTTTTTATGATTGACATTTATGATGAAGAGGGTTATATTCAAGAAGTTCTTTAGAATGGTTTTTCTCAAAAGTGGTAGAGAGATGCTGCTTTACTGGTAAAATATTTTAAGACAGAATATGCACTTGGAAATTAGCCCTCTTGGAATAAAGCATGGGTTAAAGAAACGATTAAAGAAAAGTGTAAGAAGTATGTACCAACTTATGACCCCAATGTAACCTTTAATAGAGTTAATAAGTTGGTAGATACAACTTGGAAGAATTGGAAGGTTGACCCTGATAATCCAAAAGAATCATCTTAGCTTAGGAAAATAAAAGAAATAAAAATTCCCGAAGCGGTGCTAAACTGGTTTTTAAATCTTGATACATATTATATAACAGACGAAGAAGTAAAAGATATTAAATCAAGGCGTAAGAATGTTAGTGTAAAGAATCATCCAATTACAATGGCACGAGCTAAATATTTATTTACTTTATATGTATGGACAAAAATTTAGGAAAACTATTTAAGTAGACCTAATATACATTATCTTGAGAAATATAATAAGAAGTTAAGAAATGATGCTGATTTAAAGCCAAGTTTTTCTCTCACGAAAGAAAGAAACGTATTATTTGATTTAGGATTCATAGATATAAATCATGGACTTGGAGTGACTCCTATATTTATGGACAAAGAAGATTTCAAAGAAGCGGAGAAAGATGAAAAGGTAATTTTATTGGGTCGGAATGACCTCTATTTGTGCGGAAAATGGCTCGAAATGAGGAAATTCGGAACTTTTAGATGCCAAAAATGTCGGAAATTATTGCCGCTTCCTGAGAAAAACAAAAAAGGTGGAACACCTAAAAAATATTGTGACGAATGTGCAAAACTGGTAAGGAATTGCATAAGTAGTCATTATTTTTGCGAAGTTTGTGGAAAAGAAATAGAACATAATAGTGTAACACAGAGAATCCGCAAGCGTTGTGCCACTTGTTAGGACCTCTATCGTAAGATGAAAGATAGAGAAAGAAAACAAAATTTGAAAAATTCCGCAAATAAGCCGAAAAACCTCGATGCTGATTTTGATATATAAAATAAGGCAAAAACGACAACTTTTTAAAAAAATAATGTCTGCGTAGGTGGAAGGAAGAATAGAAACGCTCCTTCCAAATTTAAAAATAAAAAGGATTGATTAATTTATGATTAAGGTTTCTAAATACGAGCGTAAGGAATTAGAGAGAGTTGGTCTTCTTAAGAATAGACAAGTTGGTTTGAATCCACAAGACGCAAATTATACTGTTACTAATAGAGAACATGTAGGTCGTGATAAGACAATTTATGTTGCTGAAGAACCTGAAATTATGCTGTTCTTAGGTAAGTATGATGATTTGAATCTTCAGAGAATTAGCGTTAATCAGTATAACAAGCTTGTTGAAAAGAAGATTTTGAATGATGCAAATATTCAGCGTTGGGGCGAATATAAAGTCAACGCTATTTGCTTCCAAGATTCATACGGCGTTTATCGTTGCAAAAAGATTTCTAAGATTATGCTTGAACTCGGTATTTGGAGCAATAACAAATCTAAGGGTGGGTATAAGCCCCATAAGGTTGTTGAATCTCATACTGAAGATTGATAGAAACTGTTTCTAAAATTTTCGAAAAAATTTTTCAAAAACTCTTGACAAAGATATAAAATTGTGTTATATATAAAGTGAGTCAAGGGAAAACCTTGATAAATAAAGGTTTTAAAAGGTAATTTTAAAAATTAAAATTTAAAAGATTTAAAGGAGTATTTAATATTATGGTTAAGAATGAATTTATTGCTGCTATTAAGGACACTGAGGTTTGTGCAGACATTTCCAAGAAGGATATTGAGGCTGTCATCAAGGGTATTGATGAGGTTATTACTAATGTTGTCGCTTCCGAAGATAGCCTTAAGTTTGGTAGTATTGGCACCTTCTCTGGGGTCACTCGTCCCGCAAAGACTGCAAGGAACCCCCTCACGGGAGCTACCGTAGAGGTTCCTGAGAAGCATGGATATCCTAAGTTCAAGTTCTCTGCTAATATGAAGAAGTGCGATTGATATAATACAAGATTGGTTTCTTTCGAATAAAGAAATCTTTACAATTAAAAATAGCTCCAAGTCATCTTATGGTGGCTTGGGGCTTTTTATATAGGTGATACAATGACAAGATTTAGATTGATTAAAGCAATTATGGAGGAAACAGGGTATGATAAAGAAACTGTTTCTAATGTAATTGAATCTTTAGAATATAAAATTCTTGATACTATTGCAATGGAAGATTAGCTTGATTTTGTGTTTGGTTCTATTTATGGGACTACTAAACCATCTCATAAAATTACAGGATATGTTTCAATGCTTCCTGAAATTAGAAAACAAAAAGCTTGGTCTTCTGCATTTTTAGGATATCCAATGATTAAGTTTAGTAGAGAGGCTAAAAACTGTGATAGAGTTTATGCAAACGAATTCTTTGCTTGGCCTGAAAATAGATATACTTCGTTAGCTAGGAAGTATAGACAAGATGTTGGAGACCCTGAAATTCCAGAATACGAAGGTTTATCTGAAGAAAAAATTCAAGAGTTGTGTCAAAAAGCGGATGAAGAGAAAAAAGGTCCTCAATCTCCCCATCAAAAAGCAAGAGAGGCGAGTAACGAAAGAAAAAGGATTAAACATCAAGAAGCTCGTCATGCTTTAATGAGGCAAATGGACTTAGAAAAACAAAGAGAGAATGGAGTTCCCGAGGAAGATTTGATTGAGCGACCATTTGAAGATATTTTAGAAGACATGAAAGCTGAATGGTGGCAAACTCACGAAGATTTTCAAAAAAACTGGAAACCATATTTAGCCGACCCTGAAAAAGTCAAGGAAAGACAGGCTGCTCGTTTGCAACATGCAAAAGAGCACAAAGAATGGATGAAACGACAAGCTGAACTCAAAAATAAAAGAAATGAAGTTTGGCAAGGAGAAATTAACGATGACGGAATAGCAGTTGAGAAAAACGACGGTTGAATGGTTTTATCGTTGGGTTGGTTTTAGCGTGGCCAATGGTAAACATAAATGGATTATTGATATTTATAATAGGATAACTCCCTTACCAGCAAACCATATGATGCTGTATACAGAACCTTGGTGTGCAGCTACCGTTTCTGCTCTTGGAGAGAGATTAAATTTGACAGAATATATTTATCCTGAATGTAGTTGTAATAGAATGATAGCTCTCTATCAAAAGAATGGAAGATGGGAAGAAAGAGATGGTTATAAACCTCAAATTGGAGATTTGTGTTTTTACGATTGGCAAGATAACGGAGTTGGAGAATGTACTGGAGAAGCTGACCATGTTGGCATGGTTTGTGACGTAAGTGGAAACACCTTTAAAGTTTTAGAAGGAAATTATTCCAATGAAGTTAAGAGTCGCACAATGCAAATTGATGGTAAATATATTAGAGGTTTTGGTTTACCAAATTATGCTAAAGCTGCAATCGGTTATAAAGCTCCAGTCGATAAAACCAATATTAGAACTATGGCTGGTCAAGTACCCTATTTAAACATAGACAATAATAACGAAGCTGTTAAAATGGCTAAGATTCTTTTTAATAGTTTAGGGTTTAATGCTGGGACAGACACAATTTTCGATGAATAGCTGGAAAATGTAGTAAAACAATACCAAAAGATGTATGGTTTGAGATAGAACGGTGTAATTAACAGAGATGTTTGGTTGTTATTGCTTTAGGGAAAACCTAAGAAATAATTAATTATTAAGAGAAGGATGGTGAATTTTATGGCTGGACCTGCTCGCAGAAAGTCTCTTAAAACTCTAATCAAGGAAGTGACAGTTGGATTAGCCAACACTTTCCGTAATAATATTAATGAAAATAATAAGAATATTGCGGAAACAGTGGATAATTTGCCTGATATCGCTATCAGTAAAGAACAACCAGTTGATTAGAAAGCAGGAGACTTCTGGTTTCAAATTGTAGATTAATTAAATTTTTGGAATTAAAAGGTTTAGAAGGTGTGTTAAATGGCTAAATTAACAAACAATAGGGCCAAAGCTGCCATTGCTAAAGAATAGAAAAGATTAGATGCCATTCAAAAGAAAATGGAGACACAAAGGAAAAAAGAGGAATTTGGAGAATCTTGGAAATATTTTTTAAAAGATGAGCATAAACAGGCTCTAAAAGAAATTGTTGGGGACTTTGGTACACCAAATCTTGTAGATTCTGTTGATTATAATAGTTTTTTTGACCCTATTAATTTTTATAAAGAAGAAGATGGAAGTGTAAGATAGCTTGATTACAAGAAATACTTAGAATACGAAGAAGCTTATCAAGAAGTTATTGATGATTGTGATAAAATTATAAATGATGAAATAGATACTTCTAACGATTCAGCTAAAGAGCAATTAAGCACCCATCTTACTAAAAAAACAGAAAAGAAAAAGAGTAAGCCTAAAATACCCGAATACTTACAAAAGCTTTATTAGAATTGGACAAAATATTTTAATAGGTTTGTTCCATTGTATGATAAATATGTATGTTCATGTTGTGGAAAAGCATTGCCACAAGATAAATATTTCCTTGCATACAACGAAGGGAATTTGGGTAGAATAGAAGCTAATGGAAAAATGCACACACATATTTGTATGGATTGTTGTAAAAATTTATATGAATATTTGTTTTATGAAAAAGCAGACAAAGATGGCGAAAAAGCAATGAAATGGCTTTGTAGTTATCTTAATATATATTATGACGATGTTAGTTATTTTAAAGCTAAAAAAACGATGGAGGAGAAAGATAGAAAAACTCATATAGTTGAAGAATATATGAGTGTTATTTCTCGTAGTGCTACTTTAAAAGGAAAAGTTTTTTTGGAATCGCCCGATGTTGATGTGAATCAAAACAAAGGAGATTCAAAGGCTGATAAAATAATTAACAGCAATACAGGCAATGTGCCTGAAGATTTAGAAGAAGAATGGAGTAAAGCTGACCTCGAAGCAAAAAGACAAGTTATCAAGATGGTTGGTTACGACCCGTTTTATTTTGAAATTGAAAAAGATAGAAAAATTCTTTATAAAGATTTACTTGGTATGATGGAACAGGGTATGGAGCTTGATGGACTTAAAGTCCAAGCTGCTATTTAGATTGTTCTTTCTTTTAAAAATATTCGTGAATTAAATGAAAAATATAGAAAGAAAAGTGACGAAGATGCTCCTGTTTCAGAATTAAAAGCGTTATCCGAATTAAAGAAAAAAGAACTCGAAACAATTACAAGCTTTAGTAGAGATAATGGCTTTGGCGAGCGTTACGCTATCAGTAAAGCCAAAGGTGAAAACACATTTTCTGGTATTATGGCTAAGATGAATGAGATGAAGTATGAAAATGCTATTCTTAATATGTATGATGTTGAGACTAGCAAGAGTATTAATCAAGCTGCTGATGCAAGTTTTGCAGCTATTTTCAATCAACTTAGTATGAGTGAAGCGGAAGTGTACAAAACTTGTCAAGATTAGCTTAAAAAATTGCTTTCGTTGCAGAGAGAAAACGCCACCATTACTGAAAATTTAAGATTGGCTAAACGTGAATTAGCTGAGAAAAAATTGGAAGAAGAAAAACGTCAGTACGACAAAGAAAATGGTGATGATGGCGATAGTTGGGGTGGTTATTAATGATTAATGTTATTTTTAATGACTTTAGTTACGAACTGCTTCCAAAGAGAAAAGAAATTTTTGAAAAATATACCAAGATAATTTAGTGGGGAAGAGCAAACCCGACAAGATTTATTGAAGATTTTTTTAAAATATAGCTAACTGATATGCAAAAGTATGTTTTGCTGAGTAGTTGGTGCCCTGCAAACTGTGTGTGGCTTATGGGAAGAAACTCACGGAAAGCTACCAGTTTAAGCACCAAAACTTATGGTAAAATTAGCGACCGTGGAGTGGCTATTGAGGAGAAAAGTGTTGGCGAATTAAGAATTGGAGATAAAATTTATGATAATACTGGTAAACTAACAGAGGTTATTCATTTAAATCCAATTATTTTCGAAGAAGTCTATGAAGTTGAATTTGAAGATGGAGATATAATTGAATGTAATGCTGACCATCTTTGGTATGTAAAAGATTCAGGGTTTGATAAGCGTAATAAATATGATACGAAATGGGTAACTCGCTCTACTGATTTTATTTATAATAATTTTAATAAGGTAAAACGGGGGAGAAAAGCAGAAAAAGGATGGAATGATTATCGCTTCTTTGTGCCAATGAACAAACCAATTGAATATCCGAAGATGCTGCGACTGCCTGTTGCCCCATATATTTTAGGTTTATGGCTCGGAGATGGTTATAGTGCTTCTCCTGCTATTTGCGGTGCAAGAAAAGATTTAAAAGAAATAGAATCATATGTTAAAAAATTATGCCGTACAACTTATTACGAAGAAAAAAATGAAAAAAAAGATTGTGATATTCTTTACATAGACCGAGAAAAAGAATTAAGATTGTAGGACAATATTCTTCCAACTAATGTGAAAAAAATGTCGTTGTTGCAAAAATTGCGCAACATGGATTTATATGATAATAAACATATTCCAGAAGAATATTTACATGCTTCCATAAATGATAGAGTGGAACTATTGCAAGGCTTAATGGACACAGACGGTCACTGTGAAAAAAATACAGGCTATTGTAGTTTTACTCAAGCAAATTATGATTTTTGTTTGCAATTTCAGAAACTTTTATCTTCGCTGGGAATAAAATCTACATTGACAGAGAAGAAGATGAAATATATTAAAAAGGACGGAAATCTTTCTCGCTCTTGGACGGTATATTTTATGGCATCTAAAGAAATGCCTTGCTTCAAATTAAAAAGAAAGTATAATCTTTTGAAAGATACTTTATCAGACAGATAGAAGCAAAAAGCGATTGTAGATGTTCGCAAGACTGGTCGAAAAGCGCCTATGCGCTGTATAACAGTGTCAAATGAGTCAGGTCTTTTTCTTTGTGGGAACAAATATACAGTAACGCATAATTCATTCCTTGCTGCACCTTTTATGATGGCAAGAGCACTTTTGTTACCAAATACTAATACATATATTATGGCTCCAAGTGGAGGTCAGTCTCAAGAAACCTTTTAGAAGATGGAAGATATGGCAAAAGGTAATATCGCTTCTTTGCTGGGAACATCTTCTGTGTTCTTAGATGAATGTGTTAGAGCAAATACTTAGGCTGACCCCTTTGTTCATCCTAAGAGTGGATATACAGTTAGCTTATATAATGGTAGTACAATTAATACGTTAAATAGTGTAATAAAGAATATCGTTGGTATAAGAAGCTCGTTTAGTGTATATGACGAGGCTGGAAAAATAGACAGGACATTCTTTGCCTTGTCTCGTCCTTTTACTGCACAGGATACAAACTTTATTACTGGTGATGGTATTAATACGGATATATATCCAAGACAGCTACCGAACAAAAAGTTATTATTAAGTTCTGCTGAAGGTATTGATAGCGAACTTTTTGACCAATATAAAATGGCATTTGAAAAAATGTTGTTAGGAGACCCTAATTATTTTGTGTGTGATATTAGTTGTGAGTTTTCATTACATCCTTTTATGAATGGTAAGCCTATGAAACCACTGATTACTTAGGATGAAGTTGATAACGCATTTGCTACTAATCCATACAAAGCAGAACGTGAGCAAATCGAAAAGAAATACTCCGCACATTTAGTGATAAGTGTGTGCATCCCATTGAACTGCTGGGAGTTCTTAAAGGTTTTTGTACTACAGCATAATTATGAAATAAGAATAAGTGCGAATGTTACGAAAGTAAAAAGAAACAAAAACATGGTGCATGGTTAAATCCTAAACACTATATAATAGATAATCAGCAGCCAAGTCTTTAACAGAGAAAGGTTCAACGACTATCCCGTGACTGGGAGTAGAGGTTGTTAAAGAATAATAACTTCGAAGTGGTGGGACATCTTAATGAGATGATGATATAGTCTAAGCTTATATGAAAATATAAGAAGTAGGTTGTTTTTAAGGGCGACAAGGGAAGGCCATCCTTTATACATATCCGCAAAATATGTATATAGCCCTTTATATATTAAAAATACTTTTTGCGGGAGGTTTTTAATGGAAGATGATAGAAAATGGACAGTATATATTCATACTAATAAAGTAAATCAAAAGAAATACGTTGGAATAACTAGTACTTCTGTGATAGAAAGATGGCATCATGGACATGGCTATTTAACCAAAAAGAAAGATGGAAGTTTTTGTTAGCCAGCTATGGCTTATGCAGTATTAAAATATGGATGGGAATGTTTTTCTCATGAAGTAATAGCTGAAAATTTGACTATGGAAGAGGCTTCTTAGATGGAAAAAGAATTGATAGAAAAATATTAGTCTAATAACAAACATTTTGGATATAATATTAAAGAGGGTGGAATAGATGGATTGCCTTCTGAAGAATCAATTCAAAAAGCTTTATAGACAAGACTTAAGAATGGATATCATCATAGTGAAGAAACTAAAAAGAAGATATCTGAAAGTAATATGGGTAAAACTCATACTGATTCATCTAAAGAATTGTTAAGTAAAAGCCATAGTAAAACAAAACAAAGACCGAAGGAAGTAATTCCACGGAATGATACATATAATTAGGTTTATTGCCAATGTGTAGAAACAGGAGAGTGTTTTCCCTCAATTTCTAACGCCGCTGTTAATACTGGCTCTTACAATCCAAATATAGTTAAATGTTTAAAAGGAACAAGAAAAAGAGCAGGCGGATATCATTGGAAAGAAATAACAAAAGAAGAATATGAAGAATACTGTGCCAACAACTGAAAATACTTGTACAAGAATCGTTTTGATAGAGACGGTGGTGAAGATGTTTTTGTAAAACGCTCAACGATTTTACGAAACAGCTTTGCATACTATCCAGTATATGAAAATGACGGTGAAAAGAAATATCTCGTCTGTTACGACCCTGCATCAAAATTAGATAATTCTATTGTTTTAATAGGAGAATTGTTCAGAGATAAAGAAAAGGGTTTAATGTTAAAAATAGTCAACTGTGAGAACTTGATTGAGCTTTTGCCTAATGGTGATAAGGCAATAATTCAAAAGCCTCAGCAAATTGAAATGATAAAAGACCTTATTATAAATTATAATAGAGGTGCTTTAGATTATGATAATATTGAGCTTGTCTGTATTGATGCTGGTGCAGGCGGTGGAGGATTTGATATTTCTCAGTTCCTTTTAAATGATTGGGTAGGTTCTGATGGTAAACGTCATTTAGGTCTTATAGACGAAGAAGACCCGTACATGAAATTACGCGCAGATGATTATCCTGCAAATATAAGAAAATTGCAGTTATTTAATTTTAAACGTGATAAAGTTCAAGCTTATGAAAGAACTCAAGCTGCAATTAACCAAGGATTAGTAATGTTTCCAAAGAGTTTAAATGCTCGTAACGAGATGGAAATTGAAGAGGTTGCTTCCGATGGAACAACTTCAATAAGATATGAAAAGGTTTCGTTTGATGAAATGAACTCTTTGATATAGATTGATTTAACTAAAGAAGAGTTAGTTGGTATGCAAAAGCAAAAAAGACCAAATGGTACGATTGTTTTTGAACTTTCTCCTGATGCCAAGCAAAAAAATATGCATGATGACCGAGTTGACTGTGTAGCAATGATGTGTAATCATTTGATGGAGTTGCGTGCCAAAGAAGTGTTGGCGTTGGAAGAAAAACCTAAGACAGAATTTAAAGAAATGTTTGCAAAACAAAAGAGTGCGAACAAGAGTAATAGTTCTAATCCTTTTAATGGATTAGGACAGGTAAATCCACTTTCTACTAAATATAGAAGAGGTGGAAGGTTTGGATGATATTAACGATTAATATAACAAGAAAGGAGGAGTAGGATTTTGTTAAAAATAAATAATGGGGTAATTTCATTAACTCGTGGCGATGACTGCGTAATAGATTTACAGATTTATACTCCTGATAATTAGGAATACAGTCCAAGAGAAGGAGAAAAAGCAAGGTTTACAGTTAGAAAGCATCCTTTGTATAATAACGCTACTCCTCCTTTAATCGAAAAAGATTTTGAATTTGTTGAGCTTGAAAGCACTTCTAAGAATGAAAAAGATGAAGAAAAGACGAAAGTTTGGCGAATTAAAATTAAAGGAACTGATACGAAATTTCTAACATACGGAGGCTATTTGTACGACGTATAGTTTTGTGATATAAAAGGGAATATAACCACTGTTTGCAAAGGCAAATTTATATTGACATATGAAATTGGGTAATACTCCTTATTAAAAGAAATGAAAGGAGAGTTTTATTTACGATGGTAAGAAGAGATTATAGTGGAATGACACTGATAACGCCTGATTCTCCTAATTATAATAGAGGAGTATTATATGGTGTATTAAATGCTGGAATTGAAGAAATTCCCGCAAAAGATATGAAGCTTGAAGATTTAAAAGATGTAAAGATATCTGAAAGTGGAGTAGAAAACAAAGACATCCTCATGTATAATAAAGAGAATGAAGCATGGGAAAATAAGAATATGGATAAGTATTTGGAAGATAACTTGGTAGATGGTGGTGGAGTCCCACGGTTCTAAGGAGTCTTTTTCAAATAAATAGCTATTTAATTATAGCGAATTAAAATATTTTGCAAAACATTTTAATTAGGTAAATAGGAGGTGTAAAGACAAGAATGGCTGATATTAATAAGCTGCAAACGCTCATCCAACTGCGTCGCGGTTTTCAGGCACAGTGGGATGCAGTGGCTAACACTTACATTCCTAAAGCTGGTGAACCTTGTGTAACTCTTGATGGTAAGAACAAGAGTCAGATTAAGATTGGTGATGGCACTTCTACATGGGGAGAACTTAAGTATGTTGGTGTCAACGAAGGTGCTATGCATTTTATTGGTACTGTTGCTACGAAGGCTGAACTTCCTGAAAGTGCCGAAACTGGTGACATTTATCAAGTAACTGAAGATAGCAAATTGTATATTTGGGATGGCGATAGCTGGGAGATTTTTCATGCTGTTGACCTGAGTAATTATTACACTAAAGAAGAGACTACTAATCTTGTAACTGTTGAGATTGGTAAGGTTAATACTAAGATTGAAAGTCTTGGAACAGAGCTTGCCAAGGATTATGCTCTGAAGGCTGACCTTGATGTTATTAAGATTTATGGTGATACTACATCTGATACTTCCATGGAAGTTAATGGACAAAAGTATAATACTGCCAGTGAAGCTATTGCGGCTGTAAGTGATGGCGGCACGATTAAGTTGAGTGGTGGCCTTGGTGCAGATGAAGTTATTAATGCTGACAAGAAGTTTACTCTTGATATGAACAATGCAGTTATTGTTGATAACGAGAAAACTCCTGTTAATGTTGATGTTAATGGTGCTTTAACTCTCACTGGTAATGGTAGTGTTGAATGCAACAAGAATGGTAAACCCGCTATTAACAATAATGGTAACTTGATTATTGAGAATGGTAGTTATACTCGTAGTGTTGATGAGAAGGGTAATTCTTATTATACCATGGTCAACCATGGTAATACTGTGATTAATGATGGTATTTTCCAAGCTCCTCGGATTGTTTCGAGCATGATTTCCAATGGTTATTGGGATTATGCACAGGATTACAAAGCTGGCGAAATGGCAGAATATCCTGAATTGACTATTAATAATGGTACATTTATTAACGCTTTCTATGTTATTAAGAATGATGACAATGGTAAGCTTTATATTAATGGTGGTAACTTCTACGGTACTATTTTTAACAATGGTTACGAAATGGTTATTAAAGGTGGTAATTTCAAGATTACTGATGGGACTTACAATATTGGTATGCGCAAGTTGAATGATGTAATGAACTCTGGTAAGTTACTCATTGAAGGTGGTACATTCTATAGCAATGGCGAAGTTAACTTTAAGCACAACGGTGGTGGCGAAGAGCCTCAAGTTGTTATTAAGGGTGGTAAGTTTAGTGCTGTTGTACCTGAGAAATATATTGCAGAAGGTTATGAACAGAAGTACATAGATGGCTACTATGTTGTAAGTGCAAAAGCTTAAGGAAGGAGGATGACTAATGTTTAAATTAGCGTATGTAGACAAGGCAAAAATTGAAAATAGCATTGCACAGCAAGTCATCCCCGAAGAGAGCTTGATTGTGACCAACAGTGAGGCGAAGAATGCTGAACTGAGCTATTATGATGAAAAAGGTAATTTGAAGAGCATTGTAAAAAAGACTCAATTTGAGAGTTTTGCTGAAGCTCAATATTGGATTGCTAAATATGGTAACTACGAAGGTGAGACCATATCTGTACTTGAGAATGGTAAATGGAACACATACACTGTCAATAAAGATGGTGAAATGAACCAGATAGTTTATCAACAGGATATGGTGTCTCTGTTGGATGATTTAATTATTGATGGTGGCGGTGCTCCTGAAGCATAATAATTAAGGAAGGGAGGACTACCAATGGCAAAAGTGATTAATACTGTTATTAAGCTTCGTTATGATTAGGATTATAACTATCAACGTGTTGGGAATACTTTTATTCCAGCCAAGGGTGAAGTTTGTCTTGTTAATACGAGCAATAGTGGTTTAAGAGCGTTAGTTGGTGATGGTCAAAAAACTTATAACCAACTTGATTATGTTGACTATATCTTCTTTAAGGGATACTTTGATGGGAAAGTATTTTGGAAAGAAGAAGAGTTTGTAAATGAACTTGAAAAGAATATAAATAAAATTTATATTGCTTTAAATAGTAATAATGACCTTTATATCTACAATGGAGAAAATTATGAAAAGTTGTACAATTTACCCTATGCCAATAGTAAAACTGCTGGTGTGGTTAAATTATACGATGAAGTAGGCAATAACACAGATGGCTCCATGACTTAGAGGGCTATTACTGAAGAATTAGAAAAAAAAGTCGAAACTTCCATTGAGGGAGAGACAATTTTTTTTATTAATTAAATATTTTAATTTCGGATTTTACAAGGAGGTTTAAAATATGGCTGATAAATTTCTTTCTATTTTTAATGTTGGTGGCGTAGATTATAATTTGAAGGATGCTGCTGCTACTGCCAAGCTGAATACTTTGCTCGGTGAACAGACTGTTCAGGAGCTTGGTGCTGCCGCATGGAAGGCAGTCGCCGCTAATATTTCTGGCGAAGGTCTTGTTGATGCTTCCGTTGTTAAGGCTTATGTTGATTCTCATGTTGGTCAGATTCACAACTTTGATGTTGTAATTGATGCTGATGGCACTGCTGCAAGTGGTCCTTCTGTTACCGCTTCTGCTGATACTATGTATAAGATTTATCTTGTTCCTTCTGCTGATGCCGCTGCTGGTGGCTATATTGAATATATTACTATTCGTTCTGGTGCAGAAGGTGCTTATACTTACACTTGGGAAGCTATTGGTAATACAAAGGTAAGCCTTACTGGTTATGTTCCTACCAGCACTACTATTGCTACTATTAAGCTTGACCACAATATTACTGTTGCTGAACTTCAGACTGCTCTTGGTTTGAAAGCTTTTGCATATGCCGCAACTGGTACTGCCACTGTCGCTGCTAAGACTGTTTCTGGCGTTAAGGCTACTGGTACTAGCACTGGTTCTATCTCTGGTGATATTGCATATGCTGAAACAGCTATTACTTCTACTGGTAAAGTAACTGCTACTGGTAGTGTTACTGGTTCTGCTATTTCTGGCGGTTCTATTGCTGTTACTCTCAAGGATGCCGAGGCTGCCACTGCTGCTTCTGTTACCGCCGAAGCTTACAAGCCCGCTGGTTCCGTAACTTCCAATTTTGTCGCTGATGCTGATAATGGTGTTGCTATTGCGGGTACTATTTCTAAGCCCACGGCTACTGTTACTCCTGCCACTGCTACTGTTCAGGAAATGAAGACCTCTGGTACTGAGTATAGTATTACCGAGGGTTCTGTCGCTAAGGCTGCTGATACCAAGAGCGATTTTGCTACCGAAGGCGTTACTGCTTCTGTCGATGAAGCTACCGAGACTCTTACTTTTGCGGCTGCTGGTACTTCTAAGGCTGTTACGGCTGCTGGTGATGTGACTTATACTGCTCCTGTTCTTTCTGGCGCTCTGCCCACCTTTGGTGCTTCTGCTGCTGTTATGACTGGTGTTACTGTTGATGTTTCTCAGCCAACATTCGATGGTAATAAATACGCTGTTAAGAGCTCTTTTGCTGGCACCGAAGTTGAGGATATGAAGGTTACTGGTGTTACCTATGTCAAGCAGGCCGTCAACACCGCCACCTTTACTCCTGTCGCTGCTACGCTCGGATTCTCTGGAGATGAAGTTACTGTTTCTGTTGCTGGTAAGTATGACAAGGCCAATAAGGGTACTCTTGCCTTCGCTGGTGATGATATCGAGCTTGCCGTTGGCGATATTGCTGTTCCTGAGCAGACCATTACTGTTAATCCTGTTACCGAGTAATTTTTTCTCTTTTAAAATGTAGGTAACTAAAAATGGATATATCCAAGATAGAGTTACCTGATGGTTCTCAATTTGATATAAAAGATTCGTATTTAACTCATGTTATTAATGTTCTTTTAGGATTGGAAGAACCAGATGAAAGAGATGTAAGGTAATTTATATAGAGTGGGGTTATAACAACCTCACTCTATTTTAAAGAAAAAGGGGTAAGATATGAAACCAAAGAATAAAATAAGTGAATTTAGGCCAGATTTAAAAGAATGGTTTGTAAATTAGAACGATTATTATGAATGTGGTATAGCAACCACTAAAAAGGTAAAATTAAAATGTCCTGATTGTGGATATGAATTTGAAGAAAAGGTTTCCAATTTTACTAAAAGAGTAAAACTTTGTCCAAAATGCAATCTTGATGGTATTTCTCGCCCCAATAAATTTTTAAGAGCTTTTTTAGAGGAAATTAAAGATTAGCTATTACAAAAAGATTTAGAATGGAATCCTTCATGGGGAGAGAAATATGTATGGGATGGTCATATAATCACGAAAGATAATATTGAAGTTGTTATAGAAATGCAAGGTGAATAGCATTATCATGAAACTAATTGGGGGAGACATGATTATCAACTAAAGCGTGATTCTGATAAAAGAGAATTATGCAAAAAAGTAAATATTGAACAAATAGAAATAGATTGTAGTAATACGAAATATTCTTTTATGCAAAAACAAATTTTAAATAGTCGCTTATCAGAAATTTTAGATTTAACTAAAATTAATTGGGAAAGTGTATTTATTAATTCTTCTAAAAATTATATAAAAATAGTCGCAGATTATTATAATGATGGTAAAACATCTGGAGAAATTGGTCAAATTTTAGACATGGATAGGCATACAATTCAAAAAATGTTAATTGATGCTAAAGAAATCGGATGGATTGATTATGAGCCAATTCCTGCTACTGAATTATCCAAGAAGGATACTAAGATAATAGATGTTTTAACGGGAGAATCTATAGTTATTCATCGGGTAATAGAAGCTTGTAAATGGTTTAAAGAGAAATATGGAATTCCTGTTGATAGACATACAATAAAAGATTATATTCGTGGAGAGCGTATTATTTATTATGGTGGTAAACATACAGAATCTTTAAAGCGGAAATTATATAAAGACCGTTTCAAATTTGAGTATATAGAAAAAGACAAACAAGTGATAAAGCAAACGATTGATAACTTCCAAATTAATTGTTTGCAGACGTTGGAAGGGTTTACAAATAATTAACAAACACCGAGAGAGAGATGTAATGTCTTTCTCTCGGTTTTCTAAAAATTTTTATTAAATACTTGACAATTTTCTTTTTGTGCTGTATTTTAAAAAGTAAAGAAAGGAGAAAAATTGTGAGTGTTTGTGAAGTATTTTGTTATATAAAATGTGAGTTGAAATATTTTGCAGAATTAGGTGGCGATGTTTTACAAGTAGCTGGTTTAATCGCATTTGTTATTAAACCAATTTGTATTCTTATAAATAATAAATTTGTAAAATTAAATTTTTCCATGGTAGAGCTATCTGATTCAAACAGGATTGTTGTTCATTTACAGAATTGGGGCAATGAAAATATTTGTTTTAAAAAGATTGATTGGATACAATTGTATTTTTGTGATACAGATATTAATTGGCCATTAAAAAATAATAAAATTAGATTAATAGACAATACTTTTCTTGGAGCGGGGAAAGATTTTTATTGCCCACTTATAAAATGGTATAAAGACAAACAAGGCGATTTTTGTAATTTTAGGATAAAATAAAAGTTAAATATAAAATTGGTTTCATAACAATGCAAAAAACTTTAAAAACAGGAAGTTTGTATTCTGTTCCTTCTTTAAAACAGGAAGAAATTACCAATGGTATTTTTAAACTGTTGGATTTTGATGGTAAAAATCCTAATAAAGATAAAATTGAAATCAAGGGGCAGAAGAATAAAATTAAAGAATCAAAGATTACAAAGAAGATTAAAAAAGAATTGTATTATTTTGGGAAGTATTTAGTTAAAAAATATTCTCCTTATATCAAATAAAAACAATTTTTTATTATTACAATTTAATAAAAAAACAAAAAGAGCTGTATTTATGAAATCTACCTTTTTAATTTTAGATTTTATAAATATGCTCTTTTTATGTTATGTAAAATTTAATATAAAATCTAATAAATTTTAATATAATACAAAAAAGTATAAATCAAACTCATTTATTAATTTAGATGAGTTTTTAATTTATCCGTGTTGTACAGACGGATAAATATAAATATTAGAAAGGAGATTAAAATGGCTAATATTAGTAAAATTAAATTACCTGATGTAACCACTCCTTATCAATTAGTAGATAGCACAGCTTTACATAGTAGTGATATAGATACTACAGTAACAAGCACTTCTACTGAAAAGGTTGGTTCTGCAAGCGCGGTAAAACAAGCTTATGATAAGGGTGTAGATGCTTATAATCATGCTAACTCTCTTTTTGAATAGCTTGGTAGTTTCCTTACTTTTAAAGGAACAAAAACAACTGATGCTGAAATTAAGGCTTTAACTTCCGCAAGGGTTGGAGATGTATGGCTTGAAACCACTGGGCATTCAGAATGGATTTGTATTAAAGACATTAATGGAACTGCTAGTGCAAGCTCTTGGGAGAAATTGGGCATTGAGATTAGCGCAGCAAGTATCACTCATACTCATAATGTGACAAGTACTACTGGCACCGTAAGTAAAGTTAAGACTAATGGTTCTGTAACTGCTGGGACGGCTCCTTCTTTTAAACGAGGAGTAGATAGTTTTAGTGCAAACACTCCAACTATTGTTAGTGTTACGCAAGCAAATGGAAATGTAACTATTTCTGTAACAGATGGAACGGCTGCATCTTTTACACAAGGCACGGATACTTTTACTGCTGGTACAACCCCAAGCAATGTTACACTTCCCACTTTTGATGATGTAACTGTTGTAACAAGTGTAACAGAGGCTACAAGCAGACCTAACGGTTAAGAGAAAGGAGGGAAATAAATGGCAAGTTTTGATTTTAAAAAGATAACTTTGCCCAATGGCGATGTTGGTACGGTAACAGATATTGCAGCACAAAACGCCGCTGCGGAAGCTGCTGATTTAGCTAACTCTGCAAAGACAAGTGCTGACTCAGCCAATCAAGCCGCCTCTAGTGCTTAGAGCAGAGCGGACAGTGCGTATAATTTAGCAAATGGTAAGACAACAAATAATATTTCAATGAATGGCAGCTCTAATAATAATCCCACTTTTTATGCCCCCACTTCTGCGGGAACGGATGGCTATTTTCTAAAAAGCAATGGTGCTGGAGCTCCAACATGGACGGCAATGAGTAGTGGTCCAGACATTGTAGTTAGTAGCTCCCAGCCAACTGGTTAGAAGAGTGGAGATTTTTGGTATCAAATAGTTTGATACAAATTAAAAAGACATTACTATAATTAAATGTAATTCTACTTTCGTTTATTATGGGCGTTTACACGAAATTATATTTATTTATAGAGAAAGGAGTGACAGCTTTTAATGATAGTTAGGAAAGAAAAAGTAGTCTTTACCGCTGGTGGTGAACGTGAATTTCATGTTCCTGCTTCAGTTAGCATGGTTAAACTTGAGGTTAAGTCTGGAAGTGTGAAAGTTGAAGGGCGATTAACGAAAGAGAGTGACTATGTTTAGATTTCAGGTGTTAAAGCCGATTTAACTAAGTCAGCGGTCGCTCCCTAGGGAATTACTTCTTTCGAAGTTGCACGGTATTATCAAATACGTTTATCTTATAGCGGTACTGACCCAGTAATTAGCGTAATGTTATAAGGGAGGGCTGAATTATGGCAAATGAAGCTATCTCTAATATTGCTTTACTGTATAGTATGGCAGCGCTATCTGGTGAAGGTGGGTCAGGCGGTGGAAGTGGTGGAACTGTATCCGTAAAGGTTCATGCTACATATACTATAGAATCCACAGAGGAAGCGCGAGTAGAAAACGTAGGCACAGAAAAAGATGTACAACTTGATTTTTATATTCCTAGGGGATTAGATGGAAAATCCTCTTAGTGGTACATTTCTGATGGCAAACCTCGGTCTGCCGTTGAAGGAAGTACAGACGGAGATTTAATTTTATATACTACAGGAGACGTTTATAAAGTAATAAATGGAGTTCCTGTAGACCAGCATCTTAGTTTAAATGTAGGACAAAGTGATGGCCCATACACTTATGCTGTAAAAGCTGGGTTTAAAGGTAGTGAAGAAAAATTCCAAGAGCTCTGGTTAGCATCGTTAAACAGTGGATATACCAACTCCATACTGGACGGTGGCGTAAGCGATTTCTCTGAATTTAATGTTCAGAATGATGGCGGTGAAGGAGACAGCAAGACTTATCATCTCAGAGTAGACGGAATAAACGAATTGGACGATTGATAAGTGACTGTGTAATTGTTCTATGAAGGCATGAGGTACAGATAAGTACAGTTTTGAAGTCTGAGAACAATAAGCACGAATCTTTCGACGAACAAGTATTTATGTATTGAGTAAGAATAGTCGGACATTTTTAACAATTGTTAAGAATTAAAAACGTGATTTTATTTGGTTGTAAACCACAAGATATAGGGGTGTTAATTTTACAACAACACTATATATGGTAGTCATTGTGTCCGACAATTTCTTGCTCAAAAATATTTGTATTATTATTTATAAACCTATGAATATAATAGGTTTGTTTGTGTATTTTTATACACGCAAAGCCCATTACACAGGGGCTTTAATATTAATGGGAGACCTCCAATTATGCAAAAAATCTTGCAGAAATAGGGCATGATTGGGGGTAAATAGATGCGTTTTCGTTGCAGGAAAACGCCGAAATTTTGAGTGTCTCTGTATTAAATTCAGGAGGAAGTGCTAATTTACAAACCAAATCCGTTTCCTTAACTTCCACCTCTGCTTAGACTTTTTCAAAAGATAGCGCTTACGATGGTATGAGTTCTATTACTGTTACTCCTAATTTGCAAAACAAAAGTGTATCTCCTACAACTTCTACTCAATATATATATCCATCTTCGGGATATTGTGGCATATATCAAGTTGTTGTATCAGCAATACAATCACAAAGCAATTTGTTGTGTTTAACAGGATAGCCTTATAGCAATGATGGAATAACATTTAATTTTGATAAAAATTACTCTGATTGGAAACTTTATGTGTTATTTGGACCAAACACTACCAATTTCAACGGATGTTTAATGTTTTTTGCTGCTAAAAATATCAACAATAAATACGACCAATGCTCAGTAACTACTAATGGAGAAGGTTTTAACGGTAGTGGTAGCTACTATGCCACCTCAAATACAGATGGTACTCTTGGTCAATTTTCTTTTAATGGTAGTAACGCAACTTTTTCTTATATGGCTGGTAGTTATGGCTTATATACAGGTTATAATTATTATCTTTATATTGTCGTAAATTAAGTTGCCTTAAAATGCCAAATCTAAATGAGTGTTTAGGTTGTTAATTCTGGAGGTTCTGACCCAAAATTGGGCGCGTTCAGTGTAAAATCAACGAAAACAATAGCAACATAGTTCGCTTCTTCATATAATCTTGATGGTTTTAGTCAAGTAACGGTGAATCCAGTACAAATTTATAATGTAATTAACACCGCAACTTATAGCACAGATGCGTGGAATTCTTATAAAGCAACATGCACTCTTCCATCTTAGGTAACTAGAAACTCGATTTGGCGGATTTTTTGGAGCTTTTTTGGAGCGGTATCTGTTTCTTCCTATTCAACAAACGAAGTTTGTGGTATTTTCATTCCTGATTCAAACATTAATATGTCTGTTGCGAGTTGGGGAATTATGGGATTTAATTCCATTTATATGGTTAATGGATATACCAATACTTTTACTATAACTGTAGTTAACAATGGTACAATGCAGGTGGAAAGTGGTAATGGTACCTTTGTTTATGTAATATATTAACGTTGCGCCCAATTGCCTAAATATGTATGTCTTGCATAGTACATAATTCTTTTACAGGAGAAACATTAACAACTCCCACATATACTGGCAAATGGAGTTCTTATGATTGGACTTTTGTTTTAGATGATTCACAATTAAACGATTTTATTAATTGTAAAAGATTTTTTATGAGATATATATGGTGGAAATCGACTCGGTATCGGGGTGGAATGTATTTGATAATTAATTTTGCCTCATGCACGGGACTATATTATGATTCGACTTTTAAAATTTATATGTTTCAAGACGCATCTAGCTATTATCAACATAGCTATCAAGAAAAAAGTGGAAATACAGAATATTATTATGTTGGAACAAACAATATAGTTGGAATAAAAGAAAATGTAATTTCTTTTTATCCTTTTTATACTAATGACGCAAAAGCCTTGAAAACGACAACTTTTTTGGGAGAACAGCCTAATTAGAGAACGACTTTAGAATTATGGGTTTAAGTTGTACTTAATTGCCAGTATGATTGTCTATTGAAGTAAAAGGGGCAGGGGGTTCAGCAAATCTTACTGCTAAAACAATTTCTCCTTCCACCACTTCTCAAACAGTTTATGCGTCAAGTAGTGGCTATGATGGATTTTCTTCTGTAACAGTGAATGCTATTTCTCCTACTAAATCTGCTCAAACTTATACTCCAACTACTTATAATCAAACTATATCTTCTGGACAATGGTTATCAGGTACTTAGACCATTAAGGGAGATAGTAATTTAATTGCAAGCAACATTAAAAATGGAATAAGCATCTTTGGTGTGTCTGGTAGTTTAGCTGGATACAAACAGTTTCAATTTACAAATGTTACAGCTACTTCCTCTGGATTAACTATATCTGTAGGAGAAACATTAACCCTTTCTTCTATAGTAGGAATAATGCTTTCTTCAGAGGAATTTGTAAATGCATGGGATACTAATCGGATACTATTTGGCTTTGTTACTGGTATATACAAGAATGGAACACGCCATAGTGACAATGGTGTAAATTGGTGTGGTCACATAAGAGGAAGCGGTTCAGGGTGTTCTATTACAGCACTTACCAATTATTTTAGTCGTTATTACTATTCTGTGTCAGGCACTTCTATAACCATAAACTGTGATGAATTACGGGTTGGTTATAAATACGAAGGAACTTTGTATTATTCCTAAGTTGCGCTCAACCGCCGAAATCATTGGCAATTCAAGTATCAAACGGTTCTGCTGGGGCGAATCTACAAACAAAACTAGTTTCGACAATAACTGGAGAACCTTACTGGATTTATCCTGATGCTGGATATGACGGTTTTTCAGCAGTTCAAATTCCCAGATTTTTAGTGAATATACAAACTGTAAAGGGGACTTCTGGAACAGTGACATTCAATCAAACCTCTTCTTCTAGTAGCTCTTTACAAGGAACAATTCAAGGAAAATTCCCGCAATTAGAAGAAACATCTTATTTTATTTATATTTACGGTGCGCCGTATAATGAGAATGATAATATACAAGGATTTTTCTCTTTAATTTATTATATATCTTATTCACCGTATAGTTAGAGCGTTTCAAATTTAGGTATAGGAAATGCAGCAACATCTTCAGGATATTAGGAAAGTCTGGTTTCAAACGATAGTTTGTTTATGGACTTTTCACGGAATTATAATTATGGTAGTAATGGGATAACTGAATATTCTGTCAATCATATTTCTTTTAAAAACAATATGACTGTTAATCAACAAGGAGATAATCCAAAAAAGTTATTTGGAACATTTAATTTGTACTTATCAGGCGTTTTTATAGTACTTTAAAGTCGCAATTAAACGCCGAAATCTTGAGCGTACAGGTAAAATCATCTGGTTCATCACCAACATTGTAGTCTCGTACTATTAATCCTTCAAGTTCTACTCAATATATTACCCCTCAAAGTCGGTATGATGCTTTGAGTTAGGTTATTGTATAGGGAGATTCAAATCTTAAAAGTAGCAATATTAAGTCAGGAACCTCTATTTTTGGAATTATAGGTAATTATACTGGAAGTGGATATTAGGTAGGTAGAAGTTTTTTGTCTCCATCTTTGGGAAGCTTTGAAACAAATATTCCTTCTTCTATTACAACAATACAAGGGATGTTTTTTATTTAGATTGAAAATAGTAGCTCTGGAAATCCTTGTATTACCTCGTTTTGTTGTCCACAATCTTTTACATTAGCTAATTATACTCGCTTTCTGTTTTCATTAGCTTATTTAACTTTCGATTTTCCTCCATATATTGCTGCAACTTAGGATACTTTTGGTTGTTCATCAGCTATTAATAATGGACGCTGGTATTTTAACATGGATGGATATGAAAATGGTGGATTCTATGGTAAAAGCTATCTTTAGATTTATTGGTATTAATTAATATGAAAGGAGGAAACACATGGCAACAACTAAAAATATTCTCATGAAGCAAAAAAATTCTTCTGATTATGATACTATTTACCCTATTACAGAGGAAACTTATACAAATGTTACCATGACTAGCGGTGGGTGGAGTAATTCTCAGTATAGCTTTGAGGATACTTATCCTAATGCAAAGTATAATATTTCTGTATCCGTGGCAAGTACGGCAAGTTCTGCTCAATTTGATGCTTTCGGTAAAGCTAAAATTGTTGGTAATGCAACTACTAATGTCGTTAAAGCTTTGGGAACAGTTCCTACTGTTGATATACCTGTAATGTTAAAGATTACAAGGAAAGGCTAAGATTTTTGGATTTTTTAATATTACTTTGCAAACTATAGTTTTAAAAATGATACTATAGTTTAATTAAAATTTTAATTAAATTATAAAGCCTAAGAGTTATTGTTCTTGCGATGGTAACTCTTAGGCTTGAAAAATAAGTAATAAACAAGTAATTTAAAGATATTATTGTGTTACTATGGCATATAAATAAGTCATTTCTCCTCCAAATGTATAATATCCAGAATAATTTACCATAAGCATACCATCTGATAATTGATAACTAAATTCTATTCCAAAGGATATTGCCTCATCCCGTTTTGCCATAAAAAATTTATTAGAACCTGAAACAACAGAAGAATAACCAGCTACTATAAGTTCTCCATCATAAGGTTTTTCTTGCGCTAAAAGTACAACAAATAATATAATTTCATTAGAGGTAATACCAGAAACAGGAATTGTCAAACTTGTTGAGCTACTGCTATTAAAATAGGCTCCATAATATCCTTTTTGTCCAGTCCCGCCACTAGATAGACTTCCATTTACGCCAAATATACTAATACCAGATTTAATATTTTCTGAGATTAGATTGGAATCTCCATACACATATACACCACTTAATCCACTATATCCAGAAGAAGGTGTAATGTTTTGTGAGTAAGAAGCGGGAGTTATGTATTGGGTTGATTGATTATTTGTTCTTGCTGTAACAGAAGATAGTCCACTATATCCTGAATCTGGAGATACTGTAGTTGAAGAAGATGATAAAGTCACAGATTTACTCTATAAATTAGGCGTAACAGTTATGGAAGAGATTCCATCATAACCAGATTGCGGGGAAAATGTAGTCGCTGAGGTAGATGTAAGACTAACGCTTCTTGATTGAAGATTAGCTCCTCCACCTTGAGTAAGAACCTCTACACTCATATTTTACTCACCACCTTTAGAACAACAGGAATATCTGTTGATGTCGGAACTGTGCCTAAAGCTTTAATTGTATTAAAAGTAGATGAACTTCCAATTTTAGCTTTCGTAAAAGCATCGAACTATACAGATGTAGCTGTAGATGATACAGAGATAGATAAATTATATTTGGAATTTGGATAGGTAGATTCAAAACTATAGGTTCCATTTGACCAAGATGAACCAGAGAGTGTGTAATTAACATACTGCACCGGTGGGCTGAATGGATATAATTTATCGTAAGACCGAGAATCATTTTTTTGTTGGATGAGAACATTCTTGTCAGCCATGATTGACTCCCTTCTATGTATACAAGTATAAAATTAAAAAGTATTGTTGTTTTGATAGTTTTTAATTCTATAATGTTAAATGCATATATCAAAATAAATGATATTAACGGGAAAATAGATGCGTTGTGTGCTACATTTAAATGGGCATTTGGAAGCAACATGCTTTTTGAGAATTGTTTTGAGAACCTAAACCCAAAAATTTAGATTTTCAAAAGACCTCTCAAACATGCTCGCTTTACTCAAGTAAAGCTGTTGCGTTAGAGTCGAAAAATGCAACAAAAAATAGACAAGTTGCGTAAAATTTCCAATTAAATGCAACTTTGAGAAAAATGTGATTTGTTGCACGAAATAGCATCAAAAAATGTGCAAGATTTCTTGCATGATGGATTTAGATGTTATTGTGAGATAAATATAATAAATATTTGCTACTTGTGAAAGGAAGGAGAATAATTATGGGAAAAACAAAAGTTTCATTGTTTGAAAGATTTAAGCGAGCCATGGAGAAAACTCCGACCATGAAAAAGTGGGGAATTATTTCTTGGATTGCTACTATAAGCTTGACTGTACTGTTCGTTATGTATGTATTTTTTGGCCCAACTGGCGCTGATACCACATCCTTTGCTACTGTTGTAGGTTTGTCTTGGGGTGAGGTTGCTGTATATAATGCGTGCTATTGTTTTAAAGAGCGTGCAGAAAATAGAATGAAGATAAGTCTGGCATTTATAAATCAATTGGCAGATAAATACGGTATAGAAGCAATTACTCCTATTATTCAAAGTATTATTCAGGAGTAAAAATATGGAAGAGCTTAAAAAGACGAAAGTTTGTTCTTATTGTAAAATAGAAAAACCTCTTGAAGAGTTTGACATCTGTAGAAAAAATAAAGATGGTAGATAGTGTAAATGTAAAGAGTGTCGCAAAATTTATCGACAGCAGAACAAAGATAAAATTAGAGAAAGTAAGAAAAGATATGCTGAAGAAAACAAAGAAAAGCTCAAAGAAAAGCATAAAAAGTATTACGAAGAAAACAAGGGAGAAATTTTAGTAAAATATAAAGAATATCGAGATTCTCATAAAGAAGAAATAAGAGAATGCAGATAGAAATATTATTAGGAAAACAAAGAAAAAGTCAAAGAAAAAGTTAAAAAATATGCTTCTGATAACAGAGAAACGATAAATTAGAAAAATAGAGAATATTATCAAGAAAACAAAGAGCGTTTAAATTAGGCTAATAAGGAATATTAGTAGAAAAACAAAGAAAAAATTGCAGAATATTAGAAAAAATATTCTATTGAAAACAAAGAGAAAATTCAAAAAAAGAAGAAAGAATATCAAGAGAAAAATAAAGACAGACTTAGAGAATATAGAAAAGAGTATTTAAAAGACCCAATAAGGAAACAAAAAGCGAATATGCGTAGCTTTATTTGGGGCTGTTACAATCGAATGGGATATAAGAAGAATAAAAGAACCTATGATATAATTGGTTTACAGCCAGAAGAATTCAAAGAATATTTAGAAAACACTTTCTTTAATAATTATGGTTATAAATATAATGGGGAAAATATACATATTGACCATATTACCCCTTTAGCCACTGCTACAACTATCAAAGAGGTAGAAAAATTATGTTATTATACAAATTTGCAGATGCTAAAACCAGAAGATAATTTAGAGAAAGGCAAAAAGCTTGATTGGTCATTAGATGAAAAAAGAGAAGAAAATAAAGAAGGTAAAAAAGAATGAAATTATTGAAATGTATGTTTACATCTAATAGATGTTATAAAAACGGAATAAAAATTATTCCAAAAGGTATTATGATTCACAGTACTGGTTGTAATAATCCTAATTTGAAAAGATATGCGCAACCATCTACTAATGATAGTAATTACAATGCTTTGATTTCACAGCTTGGTAAAAACAATGGTGGCACATCTTGGAATAATTCTGCTACCAATGTATGTGTTCATGCATTTATTGGTAAACTGGCTAATGGCGAAATCGCTACTGTTCAAACCTTGCCTTGGAATTATAAAGGTTGGCATTGTAGTAAGGGAAACAAAGGTAGCGCTAATAATACCCACGTCTCGGTGGAATTGTGTGAGGATGCGCTGAAGGATGCAAATTATTTTAATAAGGTGTACAAAGAAGCTGTTGAATTCGCAGCTTATCTTTGCCAGCTTTACGGTTTCGACCCCTTAAAAGACGGAGTAATTATTGGACATTATGAAGGACATCAAAGAGGTATTGCTTCTAATCACGCTGACCCTCGTAATTGGTTTCCTCGTTTTGGTAAGAGCATGGATACTTTTAGAGCAGACGTTGCTGCTAAAATGGGTAAAAAGGTAACTCCTGCTACCAACGCTAACACTGGAACTACTGTATCTTATTCTGGCATTGTTACCGCTTCGGTTTTGAGAATTCGTAAAGGCCCTTCTGTTTCTTCTTCTATTGCTGGAACTCTTAAAAAGGGAACAGGTGTCTCTATTATCCTTGAAGATAATGGTTGGGGTAAATTGGCTGATGGTAGTGGTTGGGTAAGTTTAACTTATATCAAAAAGAACTCCACTCCAACTAACACATTTAAAAGTTACCGAGGTAAAATTACAGCATCTTCTGGCGTTAATATAAGAACTGGCGCTGGTACTAATTACAATAAAAATGGAGCTTTAACTTATAATTCTGTCGTAAGAATTGTTGACGAGGAACAAATCTCTGGTATAACTTGGGGTAAGTTAGCTGATGGTAGAGGTTGGATTAGCCTTGCTTATTTAAAAAAGATTTAATTTACGATATAAAAAGAGGGAGAGTGTTTAACCCTCCCTCTTGTAATTTAATTTTTGTTTAATCTTCATCGTCAAATTCGAGAAGTTTGTCTTTATATTCTTTTTCAATGCGTTCACGTTCTAACTTCTCTGCTTTGCGCTGATTTTTTTCTACAATGCTGGGTCTAAAATATTCTCTCTTATCACAAAAACGTTTCATTGTAGAACGATTAACATGAAAAAGTTTTGCTACATCTGCGTAACAGTTGTCTTGTTCAACAATCAATGCCTTAATAGTCTCTTCGTATTGAGTTAACTTTGTACTTTCTCCTAATGAACCTTTCGGTCTACCAAGCTTTACTCCACTTGCTTTTCTCATCGCAAGCGCTTCCTTGGTTCTCTGACTAATAAGATTACGTTCAATTTCAGCAGAAAGTCCAAAAGCAAATGCTAATACTTTACTCTGAATATCATCGCCTAATACAAATCCATCTTTGATTGTTCTTACTTGACAGCCTTTTTCCATACACAAAGAAAGAATGTCCATAATCATATAAAGACTTCTACCAAGACGAGAAATCTCAGAACAAATAATGATATCTCCACTTTGTACCTTTTTAAGAAGTTTTCCTAACTTACGTTTTTCGGGATTCTTTGTGCCAGAAATCGTTTCTTCAATCCAGCCATCAATTTTCATGCCGTGCTTTTCACAATATTGGTTGATTTCAAAACGCTGGTTCTCAACAGTCTGCTGGTCAGTACTTACTCGAATGTAACCAAAAGTCATAATTAAAAATCTCCTTGTTTATGGTATTTTTTAATTGGATTGTAAATTGATGATACCATAGAAAGGTGAAAAATTCAACAACTTAATAGGGAAATAATATGTCTTGTTTGTGCAGATTAATCAATTTTTTGCCGAAATTATCAATTGTTAATATTAATTCTAATATTAACATGATTAATATTCATTATAGAGGACATATTTTAATATAAGGAGTATAGAAATGGTCTATAAAATAATCGGTGATTTCAATACCGATAGCTTTGAATCAATGCTTTCTAAAATAGGAAAGTTTTATAAATTTATTTATCAAGATGATAATCTTTATCTTGCTTTGGCTCAATATAAATTTAGAGATGAAGCTTATGCAACATTGAAAAAATCTTTAAAACCAGCTCGTAATTTTATTATTAGAGAAGTTAACGAGAAAAATATTATGAATGAAAATGATTTCGTTATCGAATGGTGCAGAGATAATTTGGTTGCAATAGAAAAACAAAGATATGAAATAGAAAAACAGTAGAAATTGAGAGATACTATGAAAGCTCTTGATAATTTCGAACATATTTTAGCTGAACAAGAAAAAGCTAAAAAGTCTACTAAGACTGCAAATATTAATAAGAAGGGAGGAAATAATATTGGATAGTCCCAAAAAAAGAGGAAGACCCAAAAAGGTTGAATCGCCTAAAGCTGTTGTAAACGAAGAAGCTAAAATGATTACTATGACTCAGGATAAACCCGAAGAAGATGTTTCATTAAAAGCTATACAACAAAGATGGGCTACTATTTTTGGTAAATACGCTTCTACTGGTTTTGATAATTTAGCTGGCGCTTGGGCTATGTCTTGGAGTCAATTGAATAACCCGTTTTTACAGAATCAGCGTATTAAACAAATTAATGCTAAAGCTCAAAAAGTTCAATCAGAAGACCTTCAAAATGCTTTGAATAACCCTGAAAACTCTGAATTGACTTTTTAGAGAATCAGTATGTGGCTGTATTATACTAATTATGTTTATAATATTTTAGTAAAACTTAATAGAGATACTCCCTTGTTTAATTATTATTATATTCCAGAATATGTTGACTCAAAAGATATGTCTACGGAGGCTTTTAAGAAAGAAAGCCAAAAAGTAGATAAGATTTTAAAAGCTTTTAATCCAAATTTAACTTTAAAAACTATTACTACTTAGGTGAGTTTGGAAGGTAAGTCTTCTTATTTGCCTCGTACAAGTTATGATAAGAATGATGTTAATTTCTTTGTCATGCAGAAACTTAATACTGATATGGTTAAATTGATTGGTTTTGGTAGTAAACAATAGTTTACTATTGCTTTTAATATGGCAATTTTCCTTCAGCCAGCTTATGATGTTAGCCAGTATCCTCAATTTATTCAAGATGTCTGGAATCAAATGCTGGAAACAGGAATTGTTGTTATAGATTAGAAAACTAAGAAAAAGAGAATTTCTCCTAAAGCTAAACTTCCCGATGGTCACATCTTGGAAAGTAATGGAGAAAACTATATGTATTGGGTAAGATTGCCCCAAGATTTGTGTTATACATTCTATTTTGATGGCTCTCATCCTAATGCGTTTCCTGATACTATTGGTTTGTTTGATGATTTGACAGATTTGGATGACTATAAATGGTTGCAAGCAAATTTATTGAGTAAGGGTGTTAATAGTGTTTTAACCGCTGAGGTTCCCCTTATTAAAGACCCTAAAGCACGGTCTGATGCTACTGTTATTACTCCTGATACAATTCTTGGGTATCAGGATTACTTCGCGGAAAATATTTCAGGTAATATTCTCCCCTTTTTCGCTCCGTTTACTGAATTTGATTTGCATACCTTAGAAAATCAGCCCGAAGCAATGGATATCATTTATGATAGAACTAGAGATTTAATCGCTACTTCTGGTAACTCTGCTCTTATGAGTATTACTGATAAACCTTCTATCGCTTCTGTTAAGGCTGCTCAATATATTTAGGCTGCTAGAATTGATTACCTTACCAGACAATACGAAAGTTTCTTAAATGAAATGATTAATAAAAATTTCGATTTGAAATTCCAATGGAAAGTCTCTCTTTGGGGTGATATCTTTAATATTCGTGAGGATATTAAAATCCTTAGAGAACAAGTTGTGTTTGGCTTAGAAGGCTTTATTCCTAAACTTCTGTCGGCTAATGGTATGACTGTTGATGATTATCAACAAGCTAAAGCTTACCTTAAAGCTTTAGATATTAAAGTTGAAAAAGTCTTAGACCAAGAAAATTTAATTGCTAACCCTGTTGGTAGACCAAAGTTGAACGATGATGAGATTACCAACGATAATACTGGTAACTCTTCCAATGCTGGAACTAATGTTTCAGACATTAAGGAGTTTTCATATAATATCAAAAAGTGCCAAATTTGCGGAAAAGAACTGAATGAAGATGAAGATGTAATTTGTAACGAATGCTTGGAAGAAATGTATGAGTCTCGTATCAATGATATGAGCACGTTTACTCATATGATTCCAAAGAAAGTAAAGGAATGAAAGTGTGAAGATTAAAACATTTAAAGAGAAAAAGTGGCGTATTAAAAAAACCCACACAAATTCTGAACCTTGTTGTAATCATAATCCTTTAGACTCTAATACCACGTTGCAAAAAAGCACGAAAAAATTAATGGTTTCTCCTGATAAATAGTTTTACATTTGTTCACAATGTCAAAAATGTTTCGTCTTTAATACGGACGAAAAGGGAGAATTAATAATTGAGTAAGCTTGATTGTTCCCTTTTTTCAGTATTTCGTAAAGGAGGTCGATTAAATTGGACCCTACAATTATAATTGCTATAATTTCCTTTATCGGAACTTGTGTTGGTACTATTGGCGGTATTATTACTACTAATAAATTAACCAATTATAAAATCGAGCAGTTGCAACGCAAAGTGGATGCTCACAATAATCTAATTACTCGTACCTATGAGTTGGAAAAGAATATTGGAATCGTTTTTCAGAAAATCGAGGAAAATAAATCCGATATTCAAGATATCAAAAAAGATGTCAAAGGAATTATGGAGAAACTATAAAAAGGAAAGTGAGAGGACAATAATATGGTAAGTAATAATTATACGCCAGAGATTGTCGAAGCTTTAAATGATTTGTTAGGAAGCTTCTTTCAAATGAACTCTGCTTCTGATAACATGGCTTACGCTCTTGATTGTGAGCTTAATTGCCCCTGCGCTTCTCAGGTGTTTCACTTGAAATTCGCTCATGTGTTTCCAAGTGATACCTTCGCAGATAAATTAAGTGAAGTAATGATTCAAGAAGGTATTCGCCCTGTTCGTAAATCTCTTAACGGTAATGAAGATACTTATGAAAATATCGAATTGCTGTTTAACGATGCCTACACAGAAATGGATTCTTTGAAGAGAAAAATTCTTGATACTATTGAATTTTTAGATTACAACAAGTCATGTAAGGTTTTTGTAATTGTTCTGGAAAATATGGCAGAAGTTGCTAGCTCCCTCCTCCATCAATGTGATATTTGGAGACAAAAAGCTAAACTGTACAGCGCTTCTCCTGAATTATTCGATGCTGAATTCGAAGGATTTACAAAAATCTAATTTGTAAAATAAGTTAACTATACAAAATAGGATATTATACAATGGGCTATGTTTATTTTATAACCAATGGGGAAAATATTAAAATAGGATATACTAAAAATTCAGTTCAGAAAAGATTAAAACAATTAAATACTGGCAGTGATAAGCAATTATATATCTTAGGATATATGAAAGGCACTATGGCTGATGAGGAAAACCTTCATTCTAAATTTTAGCAATATAAAATTAGAAATAATGGAGAATGGTTTGAACCATCAGATGATATATTGGACTATATTAATGTAGTCAACCTTGTTCCTAATTGCTACGTTCGGAAGAATGAGGCTTGGAATAATAAAGTAATGGCTATGGCTTCCGTGTCATTGTCATTTACATCATGAGGAGAAAGGAGGAAGAAAAATATTGGATAAAAAAGTTCTGAAATTTGAACTTTCTCCGCAAAGTTTGAAAATTAAGAATGTGTTAAAAAATGACTTTATTGCTATCGACGTTTACGCAATTTCTGATATCTACCCTAATAGAAATAATAGCTATTTCCCTGTCTCTGCTATGCAAGATGCTAAACCCACCTTTTATAATAAACCCGCTCTCGGCGCTTTTGATGTGGCTCATGATGATTTTAAAGCTCATGAAATGGAATATAGATGGGATAATGAGTTACAACAAGATTACTTTGACTTTACTAATGGTAAATGTGAAGTCCCACTTGGCGTAATTCGTGGCGAAGATTTGGTTGAAATTGTCGAACATGACGGTCAAACTTGGGTGCATTTTACTTGCGTCCTTTGGGCTAAATATGCTTATAAACAAGTTAAAAGATTGCTTAAGGATACCAAAAAGAAAATTTCTGTAGAAATAGAAGTCCTTGAAAGTCATATAGATGAAAATAAAGTCGAAGTAATAGATAAATTCATTTTTGATGGATTTACTATTCTTGGTTCTGCTGTTACTGAAGCTATCCCTAATGCACATTTAACCATTCTTGATAAAATTAATGACGCTGTTTATCAGAAACAGGAAAAATGCTTATCTTTCGCTTATAAAGAGTTGGAAGATAATAACGATAAAAATAAAAATTCTGGCTCTGATACAGATAATAAAAATGAGGATTTCGATTCCACCATTCCTGATAACGGAGTTGTTAATGAAAAAGTGGACGAAATCACAATGGATAATGAACAAAGAGGGGAGGAACCAAAAACAATGACCTATGAAGAGAAAAGACAACTTCTCGAATCTTTTCTGAATAGCGGTCTTGATGAGAATGCTTCTCATTATAGTGTCACAGAAATTAACGACAATGTTGTTTGCTTTAGTCTTGGTGATGAAAATTTTAAGGCTACTTATAGCATCAATGAAGAAAATGTTGTTAATGTTGATATGGACGCTAAAGAAAAGATTGTACTCTCTAAGGATGAAAATCCTGAAGATGAGAGTGGTAAAGAGACTGAATCCAAGGAATGTGAATCTGAAGACGGCAAGTGCGAAGTCTGCGGTAACAACCCTTGCACTTGTGCGCATGAAGATGACGATGGTAATAAGGATGACGGTCATAAAGAGAATGAGTCTGAAGATGACAAAAATGATGATGACCATGACCATGATGATGATAATGATGATAACGACGATGATGATGGCAAAAAGGAAACCGAGGCTGAGGATAACGATGGTGAAAAGAAAGTCGAAAATTGCGAAGACCCCGCTCAGTTTGCTGCTACTGATGTAACTGTCGATGAATCTCATGCTGACCATGGACAGATTGAAGGTGAAGAGCTTGGTTCTCCTAAAGTTGATACTGATATCCTTAAAGAACACGATGATGGCAGTATTTTAATCGGTCAACCTTCTGGTGAAAGTAATGTTATTCAGGATACCCACTATGCTGTCGGTGATGAACAACTTACTGCCGATGAACTTTATGAGAGATTCAATACTCTTAATACCTCTTTCGCTGAACTGACTGAAAAGTATAATGCTCTTAATGCTCAGTTTAACGCAAAGAAAAATGCTGAACTTTATGCTTTGGCTTGCTCTTTGGTTGATTCTGAAGAAGATTTGACTGAGGAAAATGCTACTAATATTAAGGCATTTATGAAGGAAAATTGTGATAACAGTACTTACGCTTCCGATGAGGAACTTAATGAGGCTGTTGACCATAAAATTGCAGATGCTCTTTATGCTCAGAAGAAACTTAGTAGAAAAGCTAAGGAGAAAGAGTTCTCTGCTGATATCGTTAAGGATAAACCTGTTGTTACTGAAGTGAACGACAGCGCAAATAACCTTAAAAATGCAATGAAAAATCTTAACAAGATTTAATTAAAAAAGGAGGATAACTTTATTATGAAATTTATTGAGAAGATTTTGATGGCTTCCGAAGATGTTAAAAGCTATCTGGTTTCTGGCGTTTGCAAAGACAAGGAACTCGCTGATGGTTCTTTGGTTGAAATTGGCGACCTTATCGACCATGAGGTTTATAAGGGTCTGAAGGATATGAATACTCGTGAGATTAAGCCTTATGCTGGCACTGGTCGTGTCGGTATCGTTGACTATGTTGGCGTTTCTAAGGGCGAAATCATGGGCGTTGTCTACAGCGAAGGTGTTAAGACTTGCGGTCTTCCTTGCCCTGCTGGTACTCATACTCGCGTTCGTTGCCTCAAGCTTGGTGACGAGTTCTATCTCGGTGAAGATAACTTTGAGTCTGCTCCTACTGCTGGCCAGTTCGCTATTGCTGGCTCTGACGGTCAGTGGGCTCCTGCCGCTGTTGCTGCTGATGATAAGCTCTGCGTTAAAGTTGAGTTTGGCAAGGATAAGATTATTGGTGTCAAGAACGAGGGTAAGAAGTTCTATTGCACCGTTATCCACGAGTAATTTTAAATTATCATTGAATAATTTAAATAATTCGAATAATTTAAAATAAATATTGATATTTGCTTTATGATTTTTATAAATTAATTAAGGAGGATTTTGTTATTATGAAACAAATTTTTAGTTATAACAAATTCAACGAAGATGTCGCTGATGGTCTCGTTGAAACTTGCTATTCTTTGGCTCAGAAGTCCATTGAGGGTAAGAACAACACCCCTGAGTATATTGAGGCTAATAAGACCTTTAACCAAGAGTTTATGAAATATTGTGTTGAGAACGCTGGCATGAAGTGGAGCGGTCTCGATATGATTAAGAATCCTATGGTCTACAAGAAGAGTGGCTTCCTTGAGACTTTCGATACCATTCTTGCTGGTGCTATCACTCCTGTCGTTCCTACCGTTGCTGCGGCTGGTTATGAACAGCTCTATGATGTCACTCAGGTTGGTTTCGGTGATGTTGCTAAGTATGAAGTCGATAGCAATGAGCTCTTCATCGTGAATAGCCTTGCTGAAGGTATTGCTCGTGGTGGCGTTCAGACTGCTTCTAACACTGAGTATACTATTTCTGCTAAGAGAGAGCAGATTTCTCTCTATGTTGATTGGTATCATGTGGCTGCTGGCCGTCAGGACTGGGGTAAGCTTCTCCAGAAGATTGGTGCTTCTTTTGCCGCTTATATTCAGGCTCGTCTTGCTAAAGTAATGGCTTCTATTATTACTAATAACACTGACGTTGCCACTAACAATCAGGATGGTATCGCTGGATATATGGCTAACGGTCTTACTGATGAGAACTGGCTCAAAGTTGCACGTTTGGTAAAACTTGCTAATGGCGGTGCTGATGTTTATGCTCTTGGTACTTCTATTGCTCTCGCTTCTGTCCTTCCTGACAGTGCAAAGGGTTTCCGTTATGGTGAGGATAGCGCTATTGTTAGAGATGGCTTCCTGCCTGATTATAAGAATGTTCCTATGATTGAACTGGGTAACGCTCTTGTTCCTAATACCATCAATGGTGAGCCTGAAGTCGTTCTTCCCGATGATATTATTTACATGCTTCCTCTTGGCATGAACAAACCTATTAAGGTTGTCATGGAAGGTAATACTGTTTCTGTTGAGAAGGACCCCTTGTTTGCTGCTGACCATACTTACGGTTTTACCGTTGACATGCGTATGGGTATGGACGCTATTGTAGGTAGCAAGATTGGTGCTATTACTCTTAACTAATATCAAATTATAATCTAATTATAAATAATTAATTATAATAATTAGTTGATTTCGTAAATTCTGGTTGCTCTAGATAATGTTTAAAAGGTTTAAAAGGAGATTGTAAAAAATGGCTGTAAATAAGAAAACTATTAAAAATACAGAAGAAGTTGTAAACGAAACTAATAAGGAACAAATTGCTGAGAATGCGGAGACTTCTGTTAAGGAGTCTCCTGCTACTCAGTCTTCTATCTCGTTAGAAGATATTCAAGCTATGATGGCAAAGTTCCAGTCTACAATTGAATCTTTGAGTAGTGAACTCAAGGAAGAGAAGGCAAAGAACGAAAAGTTAGCAGAAGCAATCAAAGAATCTACTTTGTGTGATAGAGAGGGCGATACAGAAAGTTCTTTTAAGGAAAAAGAAGTACAGGATAATACTTCTAATACAACAGAAAGACTTCTGGAAATTCTTGGTAATAGAAAGAGTGACAAGGAAATTGTTATTGTTCATAATCGTGAATTGCTTGGTGGTCTTTCAACCGCTATTCAGCTTACTGGTTTAACTATTAATTTCCATACTCTCGGTGAACAGCGTGTTCTTAGCTGGCAACAGTTTGAGGAATGTGTTTCCAAATATCGTAAGTGGTTCGATAAAGAAATTATTCTTTTGGCTCCCGAATTCGCGGACGTTGCGGAACGTTATAACGTATCTTGTTTGAAGAGAGAAGGTCACGCTGTTGTTACGAAGGGAGACCTCGTAAATATTTACAAGAAGAGTGAACGTGAACTTGAGGATTACATGAATTCTTTGACTGAAGCTGATAAAGACTTTATTTGTTCTTATTGGCTTGGAAAGTGCTATGAAAATGATGCTAAATATCGTGTTAGAAGTAAAGTTGAGCTTCTTAACAGAATTTCTAACAAGGGTGTTTTTGACAATCTGTTGGCTCAAATGAATTTTGATTCAATAAGACATTAAACAAATAAGGAGGGTTTAAATGGGCATTTTGTTTAGTGATGTCTATCGAAAAGCAATAGCCTTATTTGATGACCCAAGGATTACGACAGCGTATGAGACTAATCCTTTGCAATTTAATAAGATAATGTACACCTATTTGCAAAATGCAATATCTATGTTTAACAACCCTCTAAGCGTTTCTTTACGTTTATCTCAATATAAAGAACCAAAAGGTATCATGCAAGTTTTTGAAGGGGATGGTAAGAATAATAAATTCGAACTTGACCCTGAGTTTGAGATTCAGGATAATTCAGTATATAATTATATTGAGGGAGAATTATTGGTGCAAGGCTCGATTGATAAAGAAGCTCACACTGTAGAATTCCCCGATGTGTTACCTGAAGGTAAGCAATATGCAGTTGAACAATATTACGTCGGTGAATTTACTGATAATTTTGAAGGTTTAACTAACAAAAATGTAAATGGTACAGGTTTAGTGGTAGGTTATGTTAAAGATATTCTTGCTCGTTTGCTTGTAAAGGCATGGGGAGAAGAAGAACGCAATTTGTTATTAGATATTCGCAATTTAATGCAAGACAGCGATTTCAAGATTATGTCTAATGACCGTATCTTAAAAGCGAAAAATGAATGGGTAGACCAACTTGATTCAGAAATATACAATTATCAAAATAGACTTGCATGGCAAATCCGTTTTATGGGTGGTAGTAAGTTTATAGGAAGGGGGTAAAGATGGATAAAGACGAAAAGAACTTCAAAGTAGTTTTATCTATTAATGAGAAAATTATATGCTTAGAAGAAATAGTTTCAAAATTGAAGAAAGTTCTTTATGTATATGACAAATCTCAAGAACCCGATTCCACTTATAATTACCGTGTGTATTGTGGTGGAATAATGATGTATGTTTCGTCAAGTAATATTCTTTTTGATGGTGAATTAGTAAGTATTATAATTAATATCAATGCTATTTTAACGAATCAATTAGATAAAGGACAGATTAAGAAGTTAATATTTGAATCAATCAATTATGCAGAGTATTTATTAAAGAAATACAAAAATGAAGGCTAAGGAGATTATGAATTAAAATGGCGATTTTAAATACTACTGATATTGTTGATAGCAGTATCATGCTCAAAGCTCGTTTAAAGCATAATATGGTTGGAGATAATTATTATATTCAAAATCTGCAATATAAACGCAATTAGGATTGGGAATATAGATATAATACTGTTGACATAGAAGAAGAAAAAGACCGACAAATTGAATACACAACCAAAATGCCTGAATATACGCCTCTTGAAACTGTTGTTATAAGAAATGTTAAGGGTGAACGTGGTGAAGATTTGGGTACGGACTGGGCAGAAATTTCTTTTAGAGATTTGAAATATCCCAATCCTCTTGGAAAAAGATATCGCTTTTCTTTGGAATTTCAGGATTTAAGCGTTATGACAGAGGAAGAAAAACATTATAATACGAGTGTTTGGATTGCTATAAATAATTCTCCTATAAATCCACGGAATTCTTGTGTAATTCGCAGATGTAATGCTAATATTGCATTACTTGGGTCTTCAACAAACAGTCAAACAGATGCCACTGAAATAAGGTATGAGCCTATTGTACTGGAAAATGAATTGAAATATATGAACCAGTATTATAATAAAACTTTGGTAATACCTCAAGCTGAGTGGTATGTCACGATGCAATTAAATTATTTTTCAAATGCTGTTAAAATTAATAGCCGAGTTATTCTTGGTGGTACAGATTAGAACGACATTGAAAATAATGCTATATATAAAGTTAAAGCTGTTATAAAGAGTACATCTACCAAAACTTTTGCAAAAAGTGGTTTTACTGGATTAGAAGATATACCTTTCGTGGTCTTGGCGTTGGATAAAGATTTATGGAGTGCTAATGACGATGCTGTAACACGTGTCGCTAATAATGCTCCTTTATATCTTATTCCAAAAAAGGAAGACCTTCACGATGAGGAGTATCATATTACTCTTAAAGATTGTGACGATTATAAAATAATTCTTGGCAATAGCAAAGAATGTGAAACTGAATTAAGTTTCAAAGGTGGTACACTTCCCACTCACTTCGAGTACAAAGTTGTTTTAAATGGTATAAAAGAAGAAAATTGGTCTAAATATTATGAATTTGAAAAAACTGGTGATAACACCTTTAAGATTAAAAATTTAAAAGCTTGTAATAGAGGTACATTAGATGTAATTGCTACTTGTATCGACCCTGATGTTGCAGGGGTTACTATTAGTGAGACTTTTAGTTTTAAATTGGGAGGTTTTTATTAATGTTAGATAGTAGTTATGCACCATCTGCATTTAACCGCTTTGTAAATTTAGATGGAGTAGAAGATAGAATAATTTATTATTTGTTATCTCCTAATAAAAAAACTCCTGAAGAATTAGAACAAACTCATATTATTTGGAAACTTTTATATTATAATGATGCAGATGCTCTTAATAGAGAATTGCCTACATATCAATAGATTACTTCTTTAATATGTTCTGATGATATAACACAAACCGACAAACGTATTTTTAGAAGTCCTCATTTTGAAGATGCTTGGACGGTTGAAAGTACGTTATTAAAAATTTATATCGACCAAATTATTCCTACAGATAGATACAAAGCTGTTGTTAACTTTGGAATTGATATAATTACACATAATAAATGTATTAATATCAATCCAAGTGATGATGATAAAACTTATCCTGTTGATACGGTTGATGGGGTTGAAATTCCTATTACTGGAAAAAGTCGTGTTTCTACTTTGTTAAAAGCTGTTTTGTTTTTGCTCAATGGCGCTCATGTACAGGGTGTTGGCAATTTAGAGTTTTCAACAATGATGAGTAGATTCCAATAGGCTCAATATGGAATTTGGAACAACAGAAATTTCGAAGGAATTAAAGTTGTATTAGGATGCTACATGAGTGGGGTGTCTTAATTGGCAATATCTAAAGAGTTACAAGCTAAAATGGAAATGTACGAACAAGCCTATTTCGGTCTGGATTTACCAGTGCCATTTAAAGGCTTGTTAATTTATCCAGTTTTAACGAAAGATTACTATAATTTTTATGCTAATTTATCTTGTTTTACTCAAGATAAAAATATTAAAGAAATAAAAGTTGTAGATGAAAATGGAATAGAAACCACTAAAAAAGTGGCTAATCCTGAAGGTATTGGTATGTCTTATATGGCATATTTAATATAGAATATGGAAAATCAAGAATATGGACCTATGGTTACTTCTTAGGTAATTAATATGTTCGAACTTGTGCTCCATGAAAAAAATGGTTTGTTTTGTCCTCATTGTGGATTCAAACGAACTTAGTTTGAAGTTATCAAAGAATATGCTAAATTCCAAGAAACATTACCTGATAATTTAAGCGAAACTGAAAAAAAAGTTAAAGCTCTTGAGTTTATTAATAATTATGCTATATGTCCAGAATGTAAAAGTAAGATGAGAGATATTTATGGTATAAAAACAGAAGCTAATGGTATGAAAAAATTATATATATATGATATAGTTTTAGAGCCTAAAGAACTTGATGAATTTATAGCTATTATCACGCATCAAAACATTTTAGATTATGATGGAGATAAGTATATTGACCCTAATTTAAGAGAAGAGATGGAATTAAAGGCGAGGATGTAGAACAAGAATTACACTTCTCCAAGTTTGGAAAAAATGCTTGTTTGTATATCTATTAGTTCTTCATATACTATGGAGATGTTAAAAGAACAAGTAAGTTTGAGAAAACTTTCTTTAATGCTAAAAACCATTGATGCTAAGGGGTATTATTATGCTTAGATTTAGGGTGCTATGTCTCGGATGGTTTAGTTCAAGGATGGAGACATTCACCATTGGATATTTACTGATAACAAGAAGGATATGTCTAAGGAAATCATGACAATGAATGATTTCCAAAAGAAGTTTGCTTCTGTTACATAATTAAAAGGAAAGGAGTTGTTATGGGTAAATCTAAATTAGATGGTACTTCTGTAATTGAAGATTATCTTGGTGGACTTTCGGCTGATTAGTTGGCTGAGAGGTATGGGATGAGCGATGTTGCAGTTAGAAACTATCTTAAAAAGAAACGGGTTAAAATGAGAAAATCAAACGACCCTGTTTATGATATTAATCGTGCTTCTCCGTATACTTTTAATGAACATTGGTTGGACGAATTAGACAGTCCTGAAAAGTTTTATTTCTTGGGTTTTTTTGCCGCTGATGGGTGCAATTTTAAAAAATAGAATAACGTAAAAATAAAACTTTAGAGTGGAGATTTGGAACTTCTTGAAAAGTTTAAGGTGCTGTTAGAAAGTGATAGACCTATTTATGATGGGTATCAAAAAGCAACTGACAATAGGAAAGAGAGCTTTCAAAAACATCTTGTTTTTACAAGTAAATATTTTTGTTCTCGTTTAGAAGAGCTTGGTTTGCCTGAAAGAAAAACTTATTGTTTACATTTTCCTGATTATATTCCAGAAATATATTTAAGAGATTATATTAGGCGGGTTTTTGATGGAGATGGAAGTATAACAATAAATCGAGACGGTAAAGCAAGAGGCACGTCAGATATAGCTGGACATCCTTGTTTTTTAAAAGAATTAAAATCAGTAATTGAAAATACATTGCCAATTAATATAATTTTTTATCAAATCAATGAAACTTGTGCTCATTTAAAAATAAATAGACAAGAAGATATTAAATTATTTATGGATTGGATGTATAAAGAAAGTTCTTTATATTTAGAAAGAAAATTTCAAACATATCAAGAGTTTTTGTCTTTAAGGGATTATTCTGTAGAAACAAAAGGATAGAAAAAAAGAAGAATCGAAATCCAAGAAAAGGAAATAATTAATGCTTATTTATCTTATATTAGTAATAAAGAGATTTGTGAAAAATATAAGATATCTAATAATACTTTGTATAGAATTTTACAAAGAAATAATATAATTCCTTTTAAAGAAAAGGAAAGAATAAATAAATAAGGAGGATATATATTATGTTATTTTTAGCTGGTGTAGGCCGCGCTACTCTTCTTGATGGCGAGCGCCTTGTCGCTACTGCAAATACTCTGATTGACTCCAGCATTACTATAGGAATCAGCTTTGAGGACCTGCGTGCAGGAATGCGGAATAAGCTTTATGGTCGTTATGCGCATACTTCTACTTTTGACCTCAAGCTGACCGATGCTATGTTCTCTCTTGAGTATCTTGCTATGAATACTGGTTCTGAGGTTGAACTCGGTGGTGACGCTATGAAAGATGAGAAGCTCACTGCTGATGCTACTGGTAAGGTTACTCTGTCTTACAAGGCTGTTCCTATGGTTGGTAATACCAATGTTTATGCTTATGTTAAGAAATCTGGCACCGATGAGGGTTATCAGCGTTATGCCGTTACTGGTGCTGGTGTTAATGAAGTCGCTCTCGGTGAAGCTCTGAAGGACGCTGAAGTTTGTGTTCGTTATATGTATCATAATGACATTGCTTCTAAGATTACTATTAGCGCTAATTTCATTCCTAAGACTCTGACTTGCATTCTTGAGGCTAATCTTTACAACGGTGGTTCTTGTGATGTTGAGACCTCTACCCTTGCTGGTAAGGTTATCATCAAGGTTCCTCGTTTCATGCTCAATGGTTCTCAGGAACTCAGCATGAGCGCTTCTGGTGTTTCTAACACTTCTATTGAAGGTTCTGCTCTTGCTTCTGGTTGCGCTGGTTGTGATGGCGACGGTGTTTATGCTGAAATCGTTCAGGTTCTTGAGAATAAAACTGCTGCTGATATGTTCGCCAGTATTGTTATTGAGGACAAAAACCAGACCGCCAAGGCTGGCGATAAGATTGAACTTAACGTCTATGCTTGCCCTGTTGATGGCGCTCCTATTAAGCTGAATCCCGACCAGTATAATGTTACTGTTACCCCTGGTTCTAGCACTTATGCTAATGGTATTGTTACCGTTGCGGATACTAGTGTCGTTACTGTTAAGTTTGTACCTAATAACAAACTTTCCGACACTATGAATATTACTGTTGCTTAATTTAATTAACGAACAGGAGATTAAAATAAATGCTTTGCAGTAATGCACAGCAGGAAAATGGTGGAAGAATAACGTGCAGAGTCGATGGGAAAGAACCTCATCGGCTCTGTCCTTATCAAAAATATTGTCATTAGAAGTGTGCATGGGAAAATTCTCCTGCCATGACGAGCTGTGAGAGGAGATTAAAAAATGGATGAAATGAACAGCGCTTTTGATATTGAGGTTTCTCCAAAAAAAGAAAACAAAGAGAAGCAGATTCAATATAAGAAGTATGACAAAAACAAGCACAACAAGGAAATTGTAAAAGAAGAAATTGTTGAGCCTGTTAAGCAGGAGTTAAAAAGTGTCACTGAAGAAGAAGTTAAGCCTATTGTCGAAAAGTCTAAATTAAAAGAAGGTTGGGCAAGAGGTATTGTACATAGTAAGTGGAAAACTTCTGCTTGGGTAATTCTTGAAAATGGCACAGGTCTCACAATGGATAATTTTGGCAAATACTCTATTGGTGAGACTGTTGAATTTGAATTGCCTTCTTGGTATAAAGATTTACAAAAGAGTAAGTAATGACAAATAAACTGAGGATGGGGTTAATCCCATCCTCTTTTTAGACGCGAAAGAGAATAAAAGTATCATTTTATTTGGTAAAACAGGCTCATTTTTCCCAGTAAAATCAAGGATTTTGAAAAGCATCTTTTTAATGAAGATTTTATTTGACAAAGATTTTTCTCAAAGTCCTTGACAAAAACATTAATATTTGGTATTATGTGTATACAAATAATAATGTATATAAATATATCAAGGCAAAAAATCTACAATTAAAAAAATTGTATTATTTGTATTATAGAAATATAATATAAGTTCCTATAATAACATAGGGGGTAAAGTATGAGTAAAAGCAAAGACAAGATTAGAGTAAGTTTTATTGGTAATAATGCTACGAGCGTTGCTGGTTCTATGACTTTAATCACATGGGGAAAACCTCAGCGTTCTATTTTAGTAGAAGCTGGTCTTGTGCAAGGAGAAAAAAGTTTGCTTGGTGAATATCAGGCAAATAACGCAAATTTTAAATTTAAAACAAAAAATATTGATTATGTTTTTATGAGTGATAATCACGGGGACCATTGTCTTTTGTTTCCTTTGTTAGTAAAAAGAGGCTTTAAGGGAAAAGCATTTGTCCCTGAAGGATTTACAGATATTTTTAAACCGATGGCATTAGACAGTGCTAATATCATGGAGCGAAACGCTCTTGATTTAACCAAGAAGTTTAAGAAAAATTATCCTCCAATTTATGATAACGGAGATGTTTACGCTGCTACAATGCTATTAGAAGAATGCGAATTTAATAAAAAGATAAAAATTGATGAAGATATTACTGTGGAGTTTGTTCCTGCTGGCCATACTTTACATTCTTCTGGTATTATTCTTTATATTAAAAATGGTAATACAATTAAAAAGATTGCTTTTACAGGAGACATGGGAAATATAGCAATGCCTAAATTGTTTACCAATACTTTTCAACCTATTCAAAGTTCTAATTTATTAATTTCTGAAACAACCTATGCTGATGCTAAAAGAAGTGCGAATGGGAAAGATAGAGAAAAAGACATAGAAAAAATTAAGTCTATAGTATACGATTATGTAATAGATAGAGAAGACGGAAAAATTTTGTTCCCGACTTTTAGCTTTATGAGAACTCAAATTATTTTAAGTATATTGTTTGATTTGTTTTATACTGATGAAAAGTTTACCTGTCCAATTTATGTGGCTTCTCCATTAGCGTGTAAAATTTGTGACGTTTTTGATACACACTTAAAAGGAGAAGAACTCGAAAAGTGGCAAAAAATTAGAGGCTGGGGTCAAGTTCATTTTGTAAAAGATTTTGAGACTTTGGAAAATTTATTGAACAAACATACCAAAGAAAATTCAGCAGCTTTATTCTTAGCCTCATCACGGTTTATGCAACGGCGGTATTCCGTTTATTTGGCGGAAAAATTACTACCAAGTTCTAAAAATATTATTGCTTTTTGTGGTTACGCAACTCCTACAAGTTTGGCTGGTAAGATAAAACAAAAGAAAACAAAAACTATTGCAATTAATGGAAAATCTGTTCCATGTAGAGCAAATGTTATTAATCTTCAAAGTTTTTCTAGCCATATTCAACATGATGAATTACTTAAGTTGCTGTCTGGTGGATATGGTCAGGCAAGTTATGAAAAAATCGCTCTTGTCCATGGAGATTTTGATGGTAAGGTTAAATTTGCCGAAGAGTTAAAGAAAGAAATTAGTAAGCGAAATAGAACAGATAAAGTTATAATTGTAAATAAATCGACAGAAATTTTACTTTGATAATTAGTAGAAATACTTTTTATATAAAGAAAAGGTTTGGGATAGGGAGTAGCTACCTTTTGTTCTATCCTGTTTAAGAACAATTACCAAGCTGTATTCTTTTTTAATGCTATAACAGGCGGTGTTAAAAATGGAAGTAAAGAAAATTGAACATAAGGAATTAAAATTGATTCCAACTATACTAAAAGATGAAAGGGAACTTTCCGCTCATACTAAAGAGGTTCGCAGAAAAGAACCAAGCGGTGTGTATGTAATAACTAATTTAGTCAACGGAAAATTTTATATCGGTAGTAGTGTTGGTATTAACACTCGTTGGTGGAATCATTTGGTAGATTTGAGAAATGGAACGCATGAAAATCCACATTTGTAGAATTCTTTTAATAAATACGGAGAAGAGAATTTTGCTTTTTCAATAATTGAAGAAGTAGAATTTGATGAAGAGGACAAAGTTGCTTCTGTTCGTTTAGTTAGAGAATTAGAATAGATTTATTTAGATTATTATCAACCTTTTGATGGAAACATTGGTTATAATTTAAGCAGAATTGCTAACGGTGGTAAAA